TAGCGGCAGGGGGTAGTACTGTCAAGTACTAGAATATAATTGACAGTACTAGAATATACTGTACCTACTTACACCTGTAAACATCCACATGTTGTACAAATATATAGTACTATAATAATAACCAGTACTTTTAGAAAGCACTATTTTGGCGTGTTTGAATCCTTTCGATATCGCAGTGCGATACTACAGGAATCAAACTAATGCTCTCTAAGAGCTTCCTACGCAGTTCTATGGGGTAAATATTAGATATTATAGTACATAATTATAATTGACTAGTGACTGCTACACGCGGAATACAATGGTAAGGAGGAATAATTAATGTTACCATTTCCAATAATAAGTAATACACATATAATAGTGAAGGTATCTATTGTAAAATACGTTGGTGCTAATGGATATTATCTTGCTTTAAGTAACACAGGAAATGTATACTCTTATGGTACAAATGCCAATGGTCAATTAGGATTAGGTGATACCACACAGAGGACTACATGGACATTGAGTGCAACTGGAGTGGATGATATATATTTGAATAGGAACTCCAACACATACACATCTATAATACGTAAGGGGAAGAAGCTCCTATACAGTGGTAAGAGGGGTGCAATAATAGGTGATAGTTCTGTATCTACTCAAGTACTGACATGGACAGAGTTTTATGATTTAAGCACCTTAACCTCAGATGGAAGTACTGTTACAGATATACAGAGTAGTACTGGTAGTATAGGAGTATTATTAAGTAATAAAAATTTATATTTAACTGGTACAAATTTAGGTACAGGAAGTACATCGATAAGTCCAGTACTAACGTTGAGTTCTAGTAATGTAGATTCATTTAGTATTAACAGTACCAACACTTATATAGTACGGGGTTCAGAATTATTTGGTACTGGTTCAAATGCACAGTTACAGATTTCTAACAGTGGTACATCATTTAGTACTTACACTAGTATAACGACTTCTGTATCATTTGCATTAGGAGGAATTAACAATGTATATATAGTACTTCTTAATGGAGAGATATGGGGCAGGGGTCAGAATGCATTAATATCTTTAGGTTTAAGTGGAAGTACAGGTAATAGGGGTTTAACGAAGTTAATGAATACTTTAATACTGTTACCTGCTAAGATACATTGTTGGGGATATGGAGCAGCGGTGATTGGAAGTGATGGTATATGGGGATGTGGGCAGACTTTATATTCTGGAAGTTCTTCATCGAATCAGACGGTTTGGACGAAGTATTATCCTATTACATCTTTTAGTGGATCATTAATTGATTTAACTGGTACAAACACGAGTACGGTATTGCACACGAGTACTGGAATATATGGAGCGGGTTCTGATTTATTAGTTAATCAGGGTACTTCTATATCGTACTATAAGTTAGAGCAGCCGAAATAAAATAATGGAGTGACCTAACACTAGGTTCAAGGAGAGGAATAGAGATGTTACCATTTGCGAGAATAGTCGAGTACGGAAATGTTGCACCTGCGGCTAATATACTATTGGATATAGATTTCGATAGACAAGATATAGGAAGTACATCTATGATAGACAGTACTGGGGTACAGTTTCCGTTATCGAGTGGTTCAGCGGGAATAGTACAATATGATTCTGAAGTAGATAGAAATGTAATGGTATTCAACAATGGATATTACTTATCACCTGCAATTACTGATGGTTCACAATTAGATTTAAGGAATATCGATTTCGAGATAGATTACATGTTCAAGTGTAATACGGGAACATTACAGGTACTATGGCAGACTGGAAATTATGGTACACGCAGGGTCGCGGGAATATCGTGTAGTGCGAATCAGTATCCGAGCACGTACTTTCAAATATTTTGTGATACAGGTTCTAGTTTTAATAGAGTACTGATGAATGGGGCGAATACATTAGGTTGGGAGACATTAAAGATAACATTCATACGTGGGATTGGTTGGAGCATATACAATGCACGTACTGGAGTAACACAGAATTATCCTGCATATGCATTTGGTCGAGGTGATTACTTTAGTATAGGTGGTGGTTATGTAGATGCGGCGAGTGGTCAGTACTATTATAGTTCAGGATCATTAGCATATATAAAGATAACAAAATTAAGTTAAGGGGGATATATGTTACCACTACCAATAATAAGTAATAATGTACGTGGTGCATCTGTATCTACATTTTATGTATACATTCAGAAACTAGGTATAAGACAATTAGTGTAACGACATATAGCTCAATATTAGGTTGAGCTATTTTTGTTTAATGAGGTAAATACTGATGATTATAGGTGACTACTACACAGTAGTGAAAAATAAGGAGAATTTTACATGTTACCCTTTCCAATAATGAATAAGTATGGGAATACAGTAGTAAAAAATAAAATAAAGAAAGTACTTGGATCAAGTAGAGTTGTTGCATTATTATACGATAATGGTAATTTATACATGCGGGGTTCAAATCAATATACTAATTTTGGAATAGCTTCACCTAGTGATTATAAGAATTGGGTACTAGTACGGACGAATGTTAAAGAGGTTTGGTTAAACAATTATCACACTATAATACAAACATATGATGATCAATTCTTATGTGCTGGATATGGTAGAGCATTAGGATATGGTGGGACGAGTTATTTGTGGACGGTATATGATAGATTATACACACTAACCTCAACACCTGCAACGACAGTCAAGCAGATATGTTTAAACATATATGGAACATTTGTATTATTGAATACGAATAACAACTTATATGCTTTAGGATTTAACGCTTATAATTGTTTAGGGGTAGGTGCATTGAATAGTACTAGTACTGCATTTACGTTATCACGTTCAGGGGTGAAGTACGTTCACAGTAATCTAGCTGGAACGTTTTGTATAGGTACAAATAATGTATTGTACGCAAGGGGTTTAGCACAGAATTATAAGATGGGAAATAATAGTAATACTGACATGGCTTCATGGACTACTATAACATTACCTGCTGGATACACATATCCTGTCATGGCCTTTGAGGGATACATTCATACATTAATATATGCTGCATCTGATAGTACATTGAATAATACTGCAATATTATATTGTGGATACACATCTACGAATCCTGGTGGTGCTATACCTCCTTATGGTTCTAACTACACACCTACATTTAGGGTTGGTGCTGGAGGAACTGGAAATTCATTTAGTTCATTTGGTACTGGATATTTAGAAATTGGTCACCAATCATTTTATACTGATGCAGGTAGTACAAATTTATATTCAGCGGGAAGTGCTGGGCCAAGTTTAGGTTCAAGTACTAACAAGAGTACTGGATTTACTATTATGCCATTGCCTAGTACTGGAATTACATCATTTTGTTCAGCGGGTAATACTGATACTACAGGTGTTACATTTGTTGTACAGAATAATATATTATATGCCTGTGGTGATGTAACGTGGTTAGATGCGACTACATATAATTTTTTACCACAAGAGGTTCCAGAATAATAGGAGAACAACAAATGTTACCATTTCCAATCATAAGTAATTTACGTCAAAAAAGTAATTACAGAATTCAAAAGTTTATAGCTGGGTCATCCCACATTGCAGTACTTGGAACAAATGGTCAATTATATACTAGAGGCAATAACCAGTACGGACAACTTGGTGATACTACGTACAGTACAGATTATAACAATTGGGTACTTAGTATGTCAAACGTATCATCGATATATGGGGATCGTTCTGAAAATACGATAGCAATTAAAAATGATGGTACAGTATGGGTATGTGGTAGATTTACGTCAGCCGTACAATTTGGGTTCAGTAGTACAGTTGGTGCAAATTCATGGGTAGAAATCACATCTAGCATACCATTTAGCGTATCATTAATCAAGGATATTATTGTTGGGTATCAGATGAGTGCGATTTTACGGTCTGATGGATTAGTATATTTTTGTGGTACAAATTCATATGGTCAGTTCGGTAGAAATAACACAACGAACTTATCTGTTTATACTGTCTCATTAGCCACTGATGTTCAGAAACTATATGTTCAACATCCAGTTGGATCTGTTCAGAATGTTATTTCTTACTTAGATAGTTCTTCACATATATGGGCATGTGGATATAATGGTTATAAGCAGGTTAGTTTTTCTAATACATCATCATTTAGTACTTTTCAACAAATGAGTACAACTATAGTATGTAGTGCAGTGGCGATTGCTGGGAGAACATCTTGGTACTTAGACAGTTCTAATAATGTTGGATTATTTTGTGGTAATGCTGTAGATTTACAGGGATCAAATAGTGGTATATTAAACTTATATAGTGCTACTGGAAATCAAAGTTCAGGTCTAACTGATTTTCAATTAGCATCAAGTGGAGGAGTTGTTTATGGAAGAAAGAGTACTGGTCAATTCTTTGCTAAGATATTATTTGGTGGCGGGGGTTCGGTAACACCATTAATGAACAATGTATCTAACCGAGCTAATTGGTTACAACAACATACATTACCAGTCAGTACTGCGACATATTCAGGAATGGCAATGGGAAATAACAATAATGCATTCTTATTGTACTTAGGTGCAGATTATCAAGAGATATGGGGTTTAGGATTAATGTTCCCACAAAATGATAGTGTTTATAGGCCATTAGTAATACCAGATTTTAATTAAGGAGTAGAAATGTTACCATTTCCAATAATAAGTAATACGAATAGTAGATATAAGCCAATAGAACCATTACTTAATGGGTTAATTGACACATTATATTTTATAAACAAAAGAGTATTTGTTCGTGGTAGATACTGGTCAAATGCACCAGTCAGTACTGCATGGTTCGAACAAACCCCACCAGGTGAATCGGTAGATGCTGTGTTTACTGGTCAGTATATCACTTACATGTTATGTTATGCAAGTAATAAAATTTACGGATACGGTAGTGATAACTCCTTTTGGGGAATGACTGGTTCATCATATCAAAAATTAGATTTGACTTCTCAATTTAGTTCTGCTGGTATAACAAACATAAGTGATATAGTAACTATTAAAAGTGCTGCTTTTCAAAGTGCATGTGTACTTCTAAAGAATGGTGATTTATATTTTATAGGAAATAATGCAAGTTATCAATTTGGTACTACTGTATCTTCGTACAGTACTTTAACCAAGACATTAAGTTCAGTTCAAGAAGTTGGATATGCTTATGGTACTGGTTCATCTGGTATGTGTACATATGCAAAGATGATGGATGGAAGTTATCAAGCATGTGGTGCAGTAAGTGCTACAGGTATACCAATGAATGCAACTGACAGTACTAAAAGAATATGGACAAGTGCTCCATTTTTGAATGGTGTTAAATCTTTTTCAGTTGGTGGAAAGCATTTGAACTATATAGATTCTAATGATGATTTATATTTTATTGGAAATTCGTCACAAGCACAAGCAGGGAATAATAATACAGGTAATGTATATTACAGTGAACCTCATCTAATGGCATCAAATGTATTATCCGCAGTTGATTCAGAATACAATACATATTATGTACTTAAATCAGATCCTAGTACTTTATGGTTCGCTGGAATAAATTCATATTCTAGTTTAAGTACTACTGGAAGTACTGCTATTGTTCCAGTGTTTACTTCATATACATTCCCTACAACAATTAGTGATTATTCAGATAATATACGTGCTGGTATGTTAATTATAAACTTGATTGATAACACGAAATATGCATCTGGTTATAGTGCTGATGGGAGATTAGGAAGTACTACCACGAATGTTGTACTTGGTTCAAGACAAACATCATTTCCAAGTGTATAAAAACTTAACTCAAATTAATATTATTTTGGGTAAATATTTTAAAATAAGGAATTCAATATGTTACCATTTCCAATCATCAGTCACACAACAGTATCAGTACCGACTGGTCAACAACAATGGACTGCACAAACAACAACCTTTACCGTTCCTGCTGGCGTTCATAGTATATGTGCCGTATGCGTAGGTGCTGGTTCAGGTAGATATATTTCAAATACAGTAATAGGTGGTGCTGGTGGTGATCTCCGCTGGAGAAACAATATACCAGTAACACCAGGAGAAGTACTTAATATAACCGCAGCGAATCAAACAAATGCTGGGACAGTATCAGTATCATCTAAAATAGTAAGAGCTAGTACTTCAGAAGTATTATTAATTGCTAAAGGTGGTAATAACAATGACACTAGTAGTACTATTGGAGTTAACAGTACTGGTGGTGGTAATGGCGGATTCGATACTTCATCACGCGGTGGTGGCGGTGCTGGAGGATATTCTGGTAATGGTGGTATTGGTAATGGTACTATATCTAGTGCAGGTACTGGTGGAGCAGGGGGAGCAGGTGTAGCTTTTACATCTAGTTCAACATTCTATGGTGGTTCTGGTGGTGGAGTTGGTTTACTTGGTGAAGGTGCAAGTGGAGCGGCAAGAACTGGTTCTCCATCTAATGCATCTAGTTCAGTAGGTAGAGGTGGTTCTGGTGGAACCGATGGTGTTGCAACAAGTACAACAGTATCAAGGGGCGGCTTATATGGTGGAGGTGGTGGCGGTACTGCATTATGTCCTGGTGGAGCAGGGGCTGTTCGTATTATATGGGGAAATGGAAGGGCATTTCCTAGTTCAAAAACAACAGATTTATAAACAATTTTAAGCTCATCTACGGATGGGCTTTTTTTATTACACAGGTAAATACCCTATATAAAAACTTATTCAACGGGGGAGATAAATGTTACCATTTCCAATAATAAGTTCAACACCTATTTTAGAAAAATTAGTAATTACTAAAATTGCTGCTGGACAAGAACACTTCTTGTTCTTAACATCTACTGGTGATGTATATGGTATAGGAAAAAATACATATGGTCAACTTGGTACTGGAAATACAATAACACAAACAGATTATGTTAAAGTTTTTTCTGGTGCTAGAGATATATTTTGTGGAGAAAGAATATCATTTGTTATTCGAGATTCGGATTCAGCAATAATGGCAACTGGTGCAGTTAATAGTACCGGTTTTAGTGGAAATATATCTACATGGCAAGCTCGTACAAATTTAAATGTTGTAGCTGCTAAGGGGGTTAAAAAAATCTGTGCATCGGAAAAAATCTGTGCAATACTATGCAATGACAACACGTTATATACGGTAGGTAGTGGGTATCTAGGTAATGGAGTTTACACATCTGGTTTACAATCATCATTACAAAACGTTGCAAACAACGCATATGATATATCTGTTAGTACTGAAAGTATGTATTACAGAGATAATAATCAAAATATATATGGAGTTGGTGAGTATTGGGCATTGAACTTACCTTTAACTGCAAATAATCAAGCAACATGGGCTTCACAATACGGTGGTGTATATGGAGATATGTTTAACCCTGAACTTAAAACTCATTACAGATCATGTTTAATTCCTGGTTCAGACAGAACATATGCTGTTGGTTTATCATCTTTTGGTCAATTAGGGAATAATAATATTGCTGACATGCAAGGAAATAGAGTATATCCTATAACATTTTATTTGGTAGGAAAGCCTTTATTTTTTGGTAGTTCTCGTGGAGCAGCATATATGACTATGATTGCTACTGCTGATGGAATATATTATTCTGGAAGAAATACAAATGGTAATGTTGGTTTTCCTGGTGCAGGATCTGCATTTGGAACATATAGGCAAATATCATTATCAAATGTTATTGGTCCTTCCACATTTGATGCAACATTAATACAATCATTGGAGTCTAATCAATATTGTACATATTTGCTATACAATAATAAAGTTTTCATAACTGGTCTAGCATTTGATGGTACTAGTAGTACTTCATTAGTACCAGTTAATATAAAAGGATAAATTATGTTACCTTTCCCAATAATAAGCAATACTAACAAACTTCCACCTAAAGGTCAACAAGAATGGATTAATAGTGGAACATTTAATTTTACAGTACCTGATGATGTTTATTCTATCAGTGCAGTTGTTATAGCTGGTGGTGGTGGTGCGAATACCTATTATGGACCACCTAGTGGTTCAGGTTCATACCCTGCTGGTGGAGGTGCTGGAGGCGGTGGACTAAGTTTTAGAAATAATATTCCTGTAACTCCAGGCGAAACCTTAACAATAATTGTTGGTTCTAGAGGTGCACCAGTTAGTTCAATAGGAAGTACTGGTGGTGGTGGAACATTAAGTGCAATTAGAAGAAATACTGATACATTAGTTATAGCGAATGGTGGTACGGGTGGCACAACACCATATGCAGGTACAGGTGGTACAGGTGGTAAATCTGCAAGTACTATAAATGATGGGGGTGCTAATGGTGGTTCCGGTGGTGCTGGATTATATGGAAACGGCAGAGGTGGTTCCGGTGGTGCTGGAGGATATTCTGGTGCTGGAGGAAATGGTGGTGTATATTCAGGAGGATCAGGAGGAACTGGTGCTGGAGGTGCTGGAGGCGGTGGTGGTTCTGGTCTAGGTTCACAGTCATATGGTGGATCAGGTGGTGGAACTGCTATGTATGGTCAAGGTAACAATGGTACTGGTGGAGGTCGAGGAAATGAAGGTGCTGCTGGTTCTTCAAATATGGGAAGTACTAACTATCGTGGTGCTGGTGGTTCAAATTCTACTACATGCCAAGGTGGAGTACGAGTTATATGGGGTGCAGGTAGATCATTCCCTAACCAATTAACAAATAATCAATAAGAGGAATATAATATGCTACCATTTCCAATAATAAGTAATACTACAATACGCGAAAAAAGATTCTATAAAAAGTTTGTTACTAGTAGAATTAGTTTAGGGCTACTTTCTCAGGATTCAACAAATTCGTTATATGCAATGGGTGATTCTTCAAGATTTGGATTAGGTGTACCATTTACATATTTTATTAATACTATTACTAATGTCAAAGATGTTTGGAGTAATACAAATTGGTCTTTTGTACTCAAGAATGATGGTACTTACTGGTGGAGTGGTTCATCAAATCCATTTGGAATAAGTACATCCGTAACTTGGAGTAATGTTAGCTCAAGATTTAACGCATTTGGTATTATTAAAAAAATGTGTGTAAGTTCAGGAGCTATATATGTTTTAAATACAATTGGAGAAGTTTGGGCAGTTGGTGGTAATCAATATGGTTCATATGGAAATGGAACTACCACAACAAGTCAATCATTTACAAAACTTCAACTAACGGATGTAAAAGACATATTTACAAAAGATGATGTTATTGATAATTTATTTGTATTGAAAAATGACGGGACTTTGGTTGGTTCAGGATACAACGGAACAAATTTATTAGGTTCAACTTATCCACAAACTAATACATCTTTCGTAACTTTAAATACGGACATTAATGATGTATATGTAATGTATAGTGCTTTGTTTGTGAAAAAAAATGATGGTACTTGGTATGTACAGGGACAAAATTCTAATGGGCAATTAGGAAATGGGTTAACTACTGGAATTACAGATTGGATATTATTACCATTTTCATATTCTACTATTAAATCAATTTTTAGTATTAATAGTTGTACACATATAATTGGAACTGATAATAACCTATATTATAGTGGTTATCAAACTTCGACATATCCAATTGGTGGAGCAAATACTATTTCTGCACCTTGGAATAATTATATGACTTCATTTACACAAGTTCCTGGTACTGACCCTTCTATAATATCTCAAATTAAAGATATTATACATTTTGGGACAAGTACTACATATTTTATAACTGATTTTAAAATATATGGTTGTGGTAATAGTGGCAATTATTCATTACTTCCAAATTATGGAAGTAGTAAGGTAGTTATTGGTTTCCAACCATTAGTTACCCCTTCATTATCATAAAAAAAGCCCCTTATTGGGGCTTTTTTCATTACAACAGTTGCTTGTACAACTCGAAGGCATTTTGAAGTACTGAAGAAATATACTCAGGTGCTTCAGTACTGCGTTCTTCACGCATTTTACTTTCGGACCATTCAGGATGTATAGATGAATAGAAATGTTCAAATGTATCCATGTGACCATAATTCTGTGCATCAGTATGTTCTTTATGTGTCAAGTACGTACTGTAAACCACGGAGTTTACAGTTTCAATGATAGTACGACCCATAACTGCTAAGTTATAATGCTTAGTAATGATACTATCTTTGCTATGCAAATGCTTAATATATGAATAAGCAGCTTTAGCAGTTGTAAAGTTCATTACATTAGCCCATTCATTTTTATAGGTGATTGGTTCAAACTGCAATCCACCCATAGAATCGAACAGTACTTTATCAGTATTAGTACTATTGATGATATAGAAAGTTGTTTGTATTGATTCATCAGTACTATGACCAACAATTTTGTGTTCCATATTAACCCCCAAAGCTACGACCACCAGATGAATGAGAAACAGATTTAGCAGAGGACTGTGCGTGTACAGTACTTCCAAATCCACCACGTGTTGTAGTTGTTGTCATGGCAGGTTTAGGTGCTAATGCTGAACGAGATACACTTGCTTTACCTGCATGAGTAAAGTTCCCAAACGAATTACCTTTTGCGTCAACGAACTTATTATACATCGGAGATGAATAACGTGAACTTGAATACAATGGTTGACTTGGATAGTTCGCATGTGAGGAACTATAACCACTCATTATTGGGAACCACATAAAACCTGAACTATGTGAAGCTGTTTGTGAACTTGGCTTACATTGATCATAACCAAATTCTTCTTCACATGAACCTTTTGAATCATACTTAGGTGCAACCTTCTCAGCTTGACCTAATGCATTTTGATAATCTAATGCACAACGATCTTTATCAGCTTGAGTACTTGCACCTTTTTCACAATCCTGAATTGTTTTATAAACAGAAACATTTTCTTCCTGAAAATCATCACAAGCAGTTAGGAAGAAAGTACTTCCAATCGCTACAAACAACGCACTATATTTCCAGAATTTATGTACTTTACGAAAACGCTTATGATTAATATTTTTAGTACGCTTCATTGTTGCACCTTCATCTTAATTAATAATCCCCTACATCGGTAGGGGATTTTGAAAATTACTTCTGATCCGTACTTTCAGTATCGGCCTGTTTCTGAACTTCAGTTTCGATAGGATCTACCTTGTTAGGTACTTCCAGATTACCAGCAAGTAATTCTTCTTCGTATTGTTTGTACTCTTGGTACGCTACGAAGCCGATGATCGCCAGAATACAAATAAACGTGGCGAAAAATGAACTTGCGATTAGACCATACACAGCGAATGGTGCAGCTACAAACGGGGTAGACAGCACTTGCTCTTTGATTTCAACAATGGTACGTTTCGCTACTTCAACAATAATATCTTCTTGCATTTTGTGTTCCTCTCTGTCAGTTGATGGGTACATTATAGGGGATAAAGTCTCCCCTGTCAAGGCATTTTACGCTTTTCGTTCAATAAAGTACTGACGTACCTTAGCAAGTACGATGTAACAACTATATCCACATGTACCAATTAGTAAAATACCAATGGACATTAATGAACAAGCTAGGCTAAAGTACATGAACAAATTTAAATCAGTGATTAGTGCAAATATTAATGATAATAACGCAATAACTTCAACTCCCATCACTGGTAATAGATAAGATTCATCATGTACCCACTTATCTAGTACTGGATTTATTTTATCCAGTGCATACAACCAATCTAAAATAAGTACTACTATTAGTGCAGTGAATAAAACATTGTATGTATAAAGAATTGGTATTAACATTATTTTCCTCGTTTAGAACGAAAGTACTGGTGAATAGAATTGGCTGTTGAATGTATCTTAGCAATAAAAATCACTATAAGTATTAGTGAAATATACCCATTGATTATAAAGGTAAAGGGATTAACCCATGTCCAATAGTAGCCAATTGGGATTGTTGCTAATCCTCCCCACAATAAGGTATGAAACATCCCAAAGTTATTTGAGTAATTGTATTTAAAACTATCATAAAAATCAGTTGCAAACAACCAAGTTATTGTTGTGAATGCATACAATGTAATATACAAAAACAATGGTGCAGTTAGTACAATAGAATTTTGTACAACCCATTCCCAAATACTCATGACTTACCTCGTTTTTTACGAATTTTAAGACGAAATGAATCTAACGAACCATATACAATCGGTATAACGAACACTACCCATGCTACTAGATTACTAATTATATTAAAAGTGTTATCTAGTCCATATACGTAATTAACTACATGCCATGCTACAGTCAGTAAACATATCAATAACACACATACTATACCTGGCATATCATCATCGTCATAGTCTTCAGCAATCTTATCATAATAATCAGTACTAAAGAACCATCCGATTATAAACATTCCAATGCATATAGTGAATGCATATAGTGGGATGCTTAAAATATGTGGATACATTCCAATCTGTTGGAATATAGATGCGATAAAATCTATCATATACGGCGACCTCTTTTATTAGCAAAGTACTGACGGAGTTTAAGTACAGTAGGTACTACATTAACAATAAAGCATACAATTAGTACTATACCAGTCAATATAGTTCCAATTATTGATATAAAGGTAAATCCTTTCCATCCATCCATGAGAGACAGAACTATTGATAAGAATGCAAATATTCCCAAATAGAGATAGATTATTCCAATTCCTACATTCGTTATAATATCTTCAATGTAGAAATAATAATTGGCACAACATAACCAACCAACTGCAATCAATGCACCGAAAACGAATTCTGAAATTAATATTCCATTACATAAGTATATGAAAAATTCTGACATAATAACCTCAAAGAAAAACTCCCCGCAGGGAGTTTTTTATATTAGATGTTAACCCTGAGCTTCAACACGAGCAGCAGCGGATTCAACACGATCACGACTTTCTACAATCCACTGAATGTAACTACGTAATGCTTGACGGCCTTGAAGTTTAGAACTATTGCGAATACGCAGTACTGCATCATCCCATTTAATGGATGGAAGATCAAGTTCTTTCAAAATACGACGAGCATAGTTACAACCATCATCACATGCATTAGCACGGCGAAGTACTTCTACACTAATTGTGTGGTTGCGAACTCGCACACCAAGGCGTTCACCTTCAGCACTGGTCAAGTAACGTAATGAATTCAAGAATGATTTACCACGTTTCTTAACTGCTTCTGCACCTTCAGGCGTTTGAATGAAATCAACAATCGCTGGATTTGAATTGCTGAATAGAATATCATTCATTTCAGTTGCGGATACTTGTTCAATCGCCACTTCAATAGGAACACATGATTGTGTACTTACGATACGGCTACGGTAACGATGGCTGGTATCAGTAAGAAGTTGGTTGACTACACTGTACGGAAGTTGAACGTGTTTGAATACGTCAATATCACTTGAGTAGTACGAGTGTTCTTGAATGAATGCAATCCACTGATCATGATCCAGTGCTGACGAATTGATGCGTCCTGATGTAATCAGATGCTTTTTCAGGTTCGTACTGAATTTATTGAGATTCGCCGCGACGAATTCATTATCAGATTCAGTTACATCATCGCGTGACAATGCTTTCCAGTCAAGAAATTTCAACTGGTCAGTAGTCAGATCAGAAAGTTTAGTACTGTTCAGAATAAGTTTAATCATTTTGCATTACCCTTAAATTTTGTTTCGTTTACGACCGAAGTACTTACGTGATTGTTCGAAGTACTTCGATAAGAATACAAATAGAAGTACTGAATAAACAACAGTGCTAATTGCTGTGAACACACATACACCAACATTCACTGCATTCATTTTGTCGTCTTCAATACCAAGACCGATGAGTAAGAAAAACATACCACACCCGAATTGTCCTATACTAATTGCAGCAAATACTTCACGTATCTGTTTTGAAAGATTAGTATAATAATCTGCATAAGTCCAGTACCCTACGAACATAATGAGTGCTACTATTGTCCATAATGACACATTAACATATGCATAATTTAAAAACATTTCACCCATATTACACCTTCTTAGTTTTTACATACATTTTAGTTGCATGTATCTCCCACTTATCAGGATACTGAATATACAACCCTGCTAACTGAACAGGCATACGTAAAGACGGTTTACGAAGATTCGCAGCATTCTTTAGCATGAAGTTTAAAATACTTGTTGCACCATTTTGATCAATACCGAACTTAGCAACAATGTTAGTACTGTTCATGATGTTCTCAATGTGAACCATGATACTTTCATTGTCGTGAATTTCCAAATCAACAAACACACCACGAGTCATCAATGCATCCACATGTGGAGACAAAGATGAATTTGATTCAGAGATCTTAACAAGATCTTTGTTCGTGATAAAGATAATCTTACCACGAAAATCAAATTGTGTTGGAATATCATTATCAACCAAATGACGTGAAGTACTCATATAAGTAATAATACGTTCTTCATCAGTTTCCAATGCCGCTTTCAATAAGTTCAACTTATCTTCTGTATCGAAAACGTCAACGTCATCCAGTAACAGTACTGACCCAACTTCACGTGCATTCCACAACGCCTCATATAAACCTAGAGTCGTACATTTACTGTTCAGGTAATGGAAATTACAATATCCAGTTTCATCAGCTTCTTTAAGACGCAGAATCAGATTGTATGATTTACCAATACCACTCGCACCTGTTACAGTCATTGACTTAATAGGATTCAACGGATTCAGGACACATTCAAGCGTATCCATCATAGCATTAAAGTTTTCAGCGATACGCAGTTTTAGCACTTCACGACGATCAATCATTTTCTACTCCCCTCACTTGATGAAGACAGTATACCAGACTCCCCGAAGGGAGTCAAGCTGTTTTTAACAAAACAGTATTTTGAATGCTTCAGTAATTCGTGTCCAGATTCCGGTTCGTGATGTATGTACATTAAGTACTTTCTGTTGTACTTCTGAAGATGAATACATTTTAACGGTATTTTTCAAATGCATTTTAAAATTATTATCCAACTTATCTAAAAATTCTTTGGAAGTTGTTCCTTTTGTAACTTTAGGATAGAAATTAAGAGTACTGATATTTGTAAGAATATCTGAATTAGTTCGCTTAGCTGCAATTTCATGTACGAGTTTAGATAAGAAATTATTCATATGCTTTGAACTAATACGCTTTAATGCACTAGCGGTGTAGCGTCCACTCAATTTGTTGTGAGATAATACATACTTACGCAATTGTATTTTCATTGGTGCTGGAACACCAGCACTGAAATTGATTTCAGATAAACGATGTTTGATCATGTATTCAAAATCTATACGAGAATAGTTACGCATGTTTGGTTTGCAAATCTTTTTACCAGACGATTTCTTTTCATCATACCATGATTTAAAAGTACTGTACTCGGCAAAACGATCATCACGAAGAAGATTACATTGCTCACAAAGAACGTGAAAGTTATCAATGGTATCGGAACCACCCATTGAATCTAAATGATCATGGTCTAACGTAAGGCGAACGTGTTGTCCATCACGATCAACAAACGCAGCCATATAATCGTTATCAATAACTTTAAAAAATACTGAACTTTCTTCACAACAATGACACTTTAAACCATCCCGCTTCATAACTTCAATAACCTTTTCAACGTTTTTGGTAAAACGAATACCGTTAACATTAGTGTTGAAATTCATTACATATGAAGGTTTAAATTTAATGTTTTTAACTGTTGGAGTAGACATTAGTATCTCACTTAAAAGGTTATCTGTTTCAATGCTAGTATAATAGCAAAGGGGCTGACCTAAGTCAACCCCTTTTTTGTTTTTATTCAGCACGTTTTATTTGATTTAACTTTGGACCTTCTGGTACTACAGTGAATGAATGTAAAGACTGTTTACGATTTCGAGTACTATACACTTTCCCTACATTACGTTCAAAAATTATCATCAATGAATTATCTTGACTAACAAAAATCCTATGTTCATCAGTACTAAAAGATTTTACAAAATTAAATCCCTGTGATTTTAGAAGTTCTGGAAGATCAGAAACCTTAACGGTATTCCAACGTTGAATAACGTTCATATCTGGTCGAATCATGTTTATATCCTTATAATAATGATTTCCTGTAATTTTATTTATGTGCTAAACATATCTTCACCAATTCATTAACCGTTTTACCATCATCGTGCATTTGTACTAAATCAAATGCATTTTCAGTACAGTACTTTATTGCTTTACCAATATCAGTACCTTCGTTACGTATACGATTTAATTCTCGTATAATCATTTGGTATATCATAGCTTACCCACAATTTCATAATATTCTAATTTAATAGTATATAACAGAAAATCATAAAACTTAATTTGATTGTCATATTTTTTATGTACTACTGTCTTTTCAGCTTCAGTACTTGCTTTTGCTAATTCTTTTCTACGTAAACTACGCATTTGAGTAAGTTTATTTAAAATCCTTGTACAAGAACTATTAACGTCCTGACGGGTTTTCCAATTCGCTTTGTACCTGTTCAACTCCGCATACACACTTTTCATCGTCATTGCACAATTCCTTAGATACATATTTCATCTTATAGTACTTCTTCTGATTTCGAAGTTCATATATTGCATCAGCAATTAATGCTTCAATTTGAATTTCAGTTTCTGCACAAATGAACAATTCTTCTACAATATAATCATCCTGCTTAGGTTGTAAACCTTTAAGAATTATTTTGTACTTTAACATAATTGCCTCTTTCTGTCAAATAAAAAAGGGACGCCTAAGCATCCCGTTTTGTTATTTCTTATTTGGATTAGGAATCTTATCAATACCCCATTTATAATACATGAAAGTACTGGAAACATATAATAGCATGAACCAGCACCAGAATGCAATACTTACAATGAATTGTACAAATGTAACACCACCACTGAATAACATACCAATCACCCATAAATTTAAAAGAGTAATGATTGGAACTAATTTGAACAATCCACTTTGTTGTAGTACTACTGCCATAGTACTTCCCCAAAGAGACATACGTTGGCTGTACTTAGTTACATACACATCAAATAAAAACAATGTGTTTATCAATGTAGTACCTACTACAAATCCGAATAATGTCATTTGGATTCCTTTTTCAGATTATTATCTGTATCAAGTAACATGAACCAACCGATCCATGCTAAGAAATGAAATGCACCATTTAACCAACCGTACACAGGTGGATGCATTACCCACAAATAACCCAATACAAAGTTCAGTACGAAAATCTTTACAATTTCATTTGGATAACGTACTAAACAAAATATGGATGGAACAAAGATAATAACCATAACCATGAATATATCAAAAGTCATATTTTAATCCTCTATCTTAATTAGGCTGTTACCAAATAAAGGATGTTTGTATTCTTGATACTTAACACCATTCATTACAATAACATTTAGGGGTACTGATGTATTTTTGCTTGGCAGCACAACACCAGTACTAGATGGTGTCTTGTGTGTTACATGCTTCTCTGGAGTTTCAAATGTGAATCGGTAATTACGTTTGTACTTAGGATTATCTTTTATATAACTGAAGTTTTTTTCAGTTGGTAGTTCTTTTCCACTCCAATACCAATCAATAAACTGTTCCAGTTCAGCAAAGAGATTTGCCCTCAACTGATTGCAATCGTAGCACATCACCACGAGGTTTTCGGCCTTAGCTGAGCCACCCAACGACTTCAGCAGCACATGGTCACTAGTGACCTGTACAGGCTTCCCATTGGGTTTTAAAAAGTGCTGGTTCGACACTTGTGGTATTCCACAGCACATGCAGCAAGTGTTGCGATACGCTACCACTGGTTCTGAATTGAACTCTAACTTAATCATTATGGACTCCCTTCTAATGTGAGAGTCCATAGTACTACATCAATTGTTCATAAGTCAAGCAGATTTTAATAAAAGTATGAATTATCATCTGCAACTACTTCTGCTAACCATGTTAAATCTGATTTAGCATTATCAAGATCGTCTTGGTTTGCAAGAAGGTGGAATGCAATAAATGAATTCCAAGTATATGATTGACCATTTCGTGGTGTCCATTTTAGAACACGTTTCCAACCTTCCGAACATGGTTCATGTTCACGTAGTTCTTCAGCACACATACTTGGGCGATTAAGACCAAAGATAATAAGCTCATCATCATGATCAATCATAACTGAACCGAAACCATTGAATAGTTCAGTACGGAAACTATCAATATCATCTAGGTTGTCAAACTTATCCCAATTCATAACAACATGCTTAGCCAGTTCAACATTACCAGATGTACCAATTGCTTCACCTAAAGAATACACATCTAATTCATGGTCTTCACTATTAAGTAATAAATCCAATTGTTCAGTACTGATGTGTTGTGCTTCAATCATAACTGATGGGGATAGTTCGTCCAAATGATTAGTCAAAATATCTACAATCATTTCTGGTGATAGTTTAGTACAACCAACTACTGAATCTAGATCAATGTTTCCAGATAGTAGTACTTGTGCAATTTCATCATCAATCTGACCACAGTTCGCCGTAAAATGTTCAAGTACATTATTATAATATAACCGACGATAGTCTGTAGGATTCAACTTTTCTACCATTGATACGAAAACTTCTTTGGTAATTACTTCACGATCAAACGTGTATGATCCAATATCTTTGATAACTTCATCTAATTCAACATTAGATTTAACTGAAATATTAAACATTTATTATTCCTTATTATTCAATAGGTTTTGTGCAAAAGCAACTACAGCAGGGTTACGTGAATTACGAACTACGCCCAATAAATCCATTTGTTCACCATATTTTTGAATGAATGGAAGATCAATAACAGGTAGTACTTCCACGTAATACAATGGTGCAATATTCGCTTCAGCCAATTTGTTCAATTGTTCAATAGTAGTTGAGGTACGGACATTCTGAATGTGTGCTTTCTTTGCAACAGCAATGTCATATAAGTGTTCATTGATTTGTGTTTCAGTGAACTCTGAATTTTCTAGTACTTTATTGTATAGTCGATTGTCATCAAGGATGTTGTTAATCAGAACCCCTGCTGATTCACTATTAAGTACTTGTAGTAGATTATAAAGTTCCTGTACTGAGCAATTGGATGAACTTAGAAGGTTATACATACTTTTGATAGTTACATTTTCTGAACCATGTTTATTAATAAGTTCAATAAGTTCATTGATAGAACCAATATTAGTATTACGTGTAACAATAATTGTTGTCATTAAAGTTTACCTTTGATAAAAAAGAAAATGCCGAACAACTTGTTCGGCATTATTAAGTACTAAAATTATATTAGCTTTCGGTTGGTTGACGAACTTCTGAAGTCATTGGTGACATTGCTACAGTCACTGCTTCTGAAAGATCGATAGGTGCTTCTTGTGATTGACGTTGGCGAGCACGTTCACGATCCGCTACACATGAATCACACTGACAACCTTCTTCAACATCTACTGCTTCGCCGTCTGGTGTCTCACCAGTTTCATTTGCGTAAGCACGTTCAGACACTTCACCAATTTCCAGAGTTTCACGATATTCAGAAATATATTCATCATCGTGACGAACTGCACGATCAAACAACCAATCAATATAACCATTGTTGTTCATGCGGGGATGCTGTTCAAATAATTGAAGCAGTTGATCCCATGTTGGATAACCCGTTTCATCTTTGAAAGTGCGACGATATTTACGCAACCAGATAGCATAAGAACGTTGACCATCAGAACATGGATCACCTGACATAACACGCTGTTCATTCATGATGTTATTGTAGTATTCAGGTGCTGTCATACCGCAAGAAGCAAGTTGAGCCGCTGTATAGTAACGAGTTACACAGTATTCTTCCATATCAGAACGGAATTCACCATCGTTATAGTTAGCCCAAACTGCATAAGTACTAACATCTTGGTTACGGCTGAAACGGCTCCAGAAGTTACTGAGATCCATGCGATTCTTGTACTTAGACAAGAATTCAGGAGTGATGCACTTCTGATTCTCAACATGGTACATGGGGATATTACGGTTATAACGCTCAAGAAACTCGATTGGGTATTGAGCATTATCCCTGAACATGTTTGCATTCACTTCTTCAGTGAAATCAGAACCCAATGATTCTAACATGAATCCAATAGTTTCTTTGTTTAAGAAACATACTTCATCACGTGTCAGAATATAAGAGAACATATTTTTATCCGCAAGACGCATACGGATAAGAAATTTCTTATCATTGATTTCATCTTCGAAGTCGCTGAAATCCATATGACGCCATGCTAAACGACGAATTTCTTCTACACTCAGGTCAAGGAGGCTGGTTTTATCTGATTTGAAAGCTAACATAATTTTTATGTCCTGTTCATTTAAAGTACATACATTATGGCACGGTGACCGTGCCATGTCAAGGGGTTTTTATTCAGCAGTGAGTGCTTGAGTCAATTTTGGCAGTAAGAAATCTGACCAGAATACATCAGCCAATGCTGAAACATCAATGTCTTTGGATTTTTCTACAAAAGCATCCCATGTAAAAGTACTATCTTCGTTGTAGTGACGATTGAAGAAACGCATAATATCAGTAGTACTATGTGAACCACCAATATCATAATTGCGAGTCAACGTTTCTTTGTTGATGATAGTACTGTAGACTTCATCAAGTGCAGCATCAATTTGTTCTACACGATTAGGTGCGTACTGCAACATAACGTTACGTGCCATTTCTTTTGAATATGTCCAGCGGATACGACCTTGAATCCCAACTTTCATAACTGGTGCACATTGAAGAAAATCTGCAATATCACCACGTTCCTCACGGATACGAATGAATGTAGAAATATCCATTTTTGAACCGAACTTATTCACGAATTCTGGTGTGATGTTTTTCTGATTCTCAATGCAGTACAAATCAAGTTTGTTACCCAATTCCATCAATGCCTCTGCTGGATAATCAAGGTGCATAGTACTAATACTATCCCATACACGATCACTATTACGCAGGATAGAAATACATTCATCTACTGAAAGGTGTTTCTGGCGATGCAATGTTTCTTGCAGACGGCTTGGAATATTAATAGCAATAAGTTCTTCACGTACACCAGGAATTTCACACAGGTCTTCACGATCACGACGATCCATATCAGTCAAATCCATTTTACGTAATTTGTCACCAGTTACATCTTCTTTTGCTAATTTGAAATAAATGTCGCCCATCTGAATTACCTCATTGGTTAATATTATAAAACGGTTCACTGCTTCAATACGAGATATTTTACTCGCCTTGCTGAAGCAAGTCAAGGATTTTCTTTCACTTCGTTCACAGAAAATCAATTTCTAAATGTACGTTCAATACTATTGTACTGACGAGATTTGTTGAGGCAATTTCATCCCCCCGCAGGGGAATGAAATCTGACGATGATAGTCGTCGGCAATATTGTATTGAAAATTACTTTTACAGTACGGAAGCGGGTTATTCTGTTTCTTCCTATTTCAGTTCTAACAACGGTCGAGGTTTTAGCTCACTTAATACTTGGACTATACAATCAATCCTAGTACTTGATTATAACATCAAATTCTGGACGGATCTATATTGTACAAATTCGATGCATAATCTCCCTTATCGTATTTGGTAAGGTGCATCTTATATGTCTATCTAGGAAGTACTAATAACGATTAGATGTACTTCTTTATAGTGCCGCATTGCCGAGGGAGGTACAAACTATGCCTTCACCTATCGGGTTTCTTCTGCACTTCGAACTGCTTGAACTTCTCAACTGGTATCTACTTTTCGATAACATCAGGATAAAAACAACTTTAGGGGCATCTAAGCCCCTATCAAACAGAATTTTACATATAGATTATACCAGAATTTTCTTCTCGGTTTCATCTATTTTATTAAGAATAGCATCTATGTTTTGAACTTCATCTTTAGTAAGTTCTTCACGCGAAGTCTTATTCAAAATATTATAATAGTTCTTTATCATACCTAAAATGGTGTCACCCATTTCAGTACTGAAATCACAATGATCCATAATGTCCAACGTTAAATCATGTGAATAAGACGGTCGGATTGTACATTTGAAAAATTTTACAGAATCTGGATGTACTTTATAATCTGAATATAAATCTGAATATTCATCACGTAACGCAATAAATGCATCTATATATTCTAGATCATCAGTTCCAGCACCATTGAACCAACCACTATCCTTACCAAAAGAAACTGAGTTCATATTGTTGAACAAGTACTTTCCTAGCTCTAGATGCATAACATTTCCAGAACGAGCACTTTCAAACAATTCTTTTGATTGTTGAATAGAATTAGATTGACCTTCTTTCATTATAATACCTCATTCGTCTTCGTCAGTTTTTAAACCGTCTATTGAAATTTTAATTTCTTCAGGAATAATTTGAAGATTAACACCTTCAATTTTCTTCCACGCATGAATGAATTCGCCATTTTGACGATGATAATCGAAGTAGCCATACTCTGAAATTTCAACATAAATCCATTGACGTTCACGTTCAAAACGATCTGCTGCATCTTTATCAAAGTACATTACACGAATAACAGGAAGCCCGTCACGTGATATAATGACTACATTATATGCACCACTTTCATTTGGTAGTACCGTAGGACAAAAGCCAACTTTAGTGAAACCTTCTAACATACTTACTCCGATTATAGTTTAGTAAAATGTGCCCACTCTGAATTAATAAGATGGGTTACAATACCATTAGCTGTTACCGTTACAATATCCTCACCACTCCAATCTAATCCCTGAATGGTACTCGGATTTTTATCTGTACAGAATACAGCTACTAATGTTGAACCGAACATTTCATTAAGAAACTGACGAAGTTTTGAACTACGATAGAAAGTCCTACCATTGTATTCGAACTCCCATACATCCATTGGACTTGTGATAAGTTTGCTTTTATCTAAATGTGCCATAGTTACCTCAACTGTGAATCCTTAGATCCACGACGATTATACATAGAACTAATCTTAGTATCTTTAGTACTTTGACAGTTCACACAGTACTTTACACCTTTAAGAATCAATCGACGCTTTTCAGGTATTTCATTTCCACATTCTAAGCAGAATTCTTCAGATTCACCAGTAGGTAATTGTGCACGAGCAAAGTCAATACCATTATCTACTGTAGCCTGAATTGTTTCCTGAAAATTATCACAAGAACCAAATCCAATTGCCATTAGATGAACCCTTCCAACTTTAATGATGTGCGATTTTGTTCTGGAGTTGTACTGTACAACGGATCAGATACAACATTCCAAAATTTAACAGCCTTAGAAAGAAATGCAGTACCTTCAACATATGATGTATTATGTGAATTTGTTACCATTAACACATAAGGAATATTCTGCATTTTTGGTGGTGCAAATGGACGAGTATACTTACCAATAACTTCTTCAGTTATTGTGTCTACAATTGCATATTGATAAATGATAGTCATGCTTCAAGTACTCCCATAATATAGCTATCAACTTCTTCTTTATTAACACAACGTGCAGCCCGAAGAAGTGGACCATACATAAAAACAATATCACGGAAGTAAGGAACATCAGCATAACGTATCAAAATTTCATTATCTGTAACATTCCTAATGAACCAAATAAATGCTTCCGGTGTTATTTTGTGATAATCCCGTAAGTATGTTTCAACCATAGATGTAAAATAGTTATAATCTTTATCGGAATCATTCCGTTTTGCATTAGCCTCAATTAAAACACCCACAGCCGAAGACATTTCTGTGATCGTTTCTTGTGGGATCATTTTTGTAAAACCATTTAGTACTGCACTGACTTTTAATACAGAATCTGAGTGATAAATAGTTTTCATAATATTATCTCTTTGTATTGTCGATGCATAGAGTATAGCAAAAAGGGCTGACCGAAGTCAACCCTTTTTTAATATTATCGTGGACGATAATAAGCAATTATTGAATAGCCACTTTCACCGAAAAATGGACCAACTGGACTTTTATAACTAACAATATCTTCATAAAACTTAATTGCTAATTTAACTGTTTCAAATAAGTTCCTACGGTTTGTAGATGCACCAATAAAACCTATATCATGAAATTCATAATCACCAATAATTACTATATTCATATTATCTAGAACTTCGGCATCAATATGAAAATTATTGTCATTTAGTAACTTTAAATGATTTGTATAACTATTAGCCAATTCTTGAATATTCATTTATCACTCTCCAAACATAAATCCGATTGCTAGTGTATCACCAGCAATACCACCACCGAATGAATTACACATCGTATAGGTACAATCATCTTCATCTTCTTTCTTTTGTTCAGTACTTTCTTGAGATTCGTATGCTGTAATTTTTGGTTTATGATCTATTACTGTAATCAAAATGCTGAATATTAAAATTACACATACAATGAATGCAATAAAGATTTTCATATTATTGCCTCACTTATTAAACTTCTTCAGATATTCATTCTTTTCATCAGAAGTCATTTTGGTAGTATCAATGATAGTTTCAGTTTTGTGATTCTCTAAACCTAACTTACCGGTTCCTTGATTCAAGTTCTTAACTGGCATCAAGTGTAAATCAATTATCTTTGATACTGGAGATAATGTTTTATTCATATTATACCTTTAACATGAACATGTAAAGAAGGAACCACGATGTTCATCTAAAGTTTTAGTACTACGATATATATCATAGTTATCCCAAAACTCATCAGATACCCATTCACCTTCTAGTAATCCACCTTTACATAAGTACTCACCAAAACTTCCACGTTTTTGAGAGTTCACCCATGAATCAGCATAATCAATTAGTTCCTCAACATTTAAGCCTAAGTTGTCGGCATAATTGTCAATCCATGTAAATGCTTCCGCAATACGAAGACTTTCATCGAGTTCTGGTGCAGCAGATGATTGTACTAAACGTTTTTGTACTTCAGCCATAATTTCTTCTGAACTTAGTGAAGAAATATCTAGTACTGGTTCATCTGAATCAAAGTCTGGATGTGACCACACATGACGAAGTGATGTAATCTTACGTGGATATACAACTAACCAGAAACTTTCTCCTTCATTGATACGATTGCGTAGGAATGGATCGGAAATACCTACAGCTTTAATATCTGAACGGAAATCAGTAGCATATGCTTTACCATCAGTCCCAATACCAATATTAGCACCAACTGCAATATCTTCACCAGCAATAACTGGTTCTACTCCAAGATGGATTGCATCACGATGTTCATCGCGTGTATGAATAGTACCAAGCGTATCTAACGCATCAGTACTTACAGAACGTTTATCTTTATGTGACATTATTATAACCCTTATGGATTTAGAATATCCAACTTATATTTGATTTTTACATCACCAGTTTTTGCACAATATAATGCTAAGGCTGAATCCATTTTTTGCAAAAATGTGTTTGTAGCACGAGAACGAACTTTCTTACTTAGATAAGTTTTTGCTTTAGCCAGTACTACCGGATTTTTAATCATCAATTCTGAAATTTCTTTTGCAGAACGATAACGAAAACCGTGTGGACGTGCAGAATTATACTTTTGTGCCTTACTTTGTTCTTTTTTCTTCAGTACTTCAGCCTGACGTTTATGTAATTTTTTAACATAACGGCTATATGCTTTAGTCAAAACACTTCGTTGTTCTTGTGGCAACTTACGATTTCGTTTTTGTTTAATTACAATATGAACTAATTCATTATTGTCAATCATTTTATCTGAAAGAATATCAGGACAATCTAAAAACATGCATAACCTCTCTTAGTCAAAACTGATTTGTTTACGTTCAACAATGCGGCGTACTTTATCCATCACAGCACTATAACGGCGAGATAATGTTGCTTTAGATGAAACATACTTACCAGTACTGTCGATATATCCAGTACTAATAATTTCATCAAATGTATGAATACGATAACCATCTAAACCATGAACTAAACCTAACAATACACGTTCATGTTCTTCTAGTTCATTCATAATATCTTCCATTGTGCTTAGGAAGTCTTTACTTACACAACGTTCATCTACGATGTAATCCCCACTTTCACCAGGAATCATATCTTTTAGAGTCTGTTGTGACCCTTCATCCCCACCGCGATTCATTGGGGTGTCGATGCTGAATGTGTTGCTGTTGTAGTTCATTATACGCTTCACTGAACGAATGTCAATGCCCGTACCCTCTGAGATCTGTTCGTGCGTAGGGTAGCCAGTACTGTCCTGCATGGTCTTCTCAATGAAGCTCTGGATGCGAATATTGTGCATTGATAGATGCTCTGGTAACGCTACCATACGCACATCGTTGTTTCCGTTTCGGTACATATGTTGACGGATCGCGGTAGTTGCATAAGTACTGAACATTGTTTTGAAGTTTGTATTGAAACCATAGATAGCTTTCATTAATCCTTCAAAACCGTATTGTACTTTATCTTGGAACGGAATGTTACAAGTACAGTTCTTTGCTTCGTTATACACTAAACCACTGTTGAACATGATTAGAAGTTCTTTTGAACGTTCAACATCAATATTATTCTGTACATTACGAACTAAAACTTCATTACTGATGTACTGCTCTGTTTTTACTTTGGATTTAATCTTATCCATAGTTAGACCAGTATCGATAACTTCTTCAGTACTTTCTACTTCGAAATCATCTTCATCGACAACTAACGAGTCAAGTGTTTTATCTTCACTGTTAAAACACTCATCTAGAATCTCATCCTGAATTTCATCTAAGTTTAGCTTTTTGATGCTCACATTTTTCTCCGTACAAAATTACAACAATTGATTTTATCCAACAGAAAAAGCCAGCGTTAACTGGCTTTTTCTCAATTTTACTTACTTAATAGTTATTATGCAAGGCGGGTACTACGAATAATTATATCCTGTCCCTTTTCTGCTTTAGCTGCACTTCGTGCATTTGCTTCGGAATGTGCGAATTGACGAGTTGCTAAAGGAATTGAACTTTTTGGTAAAAAGTACTCTACAATATATTCTTTCATGATAATATCCTCTAATTTAAAAGTTGGTGGTGTTTCCACCACCGATTTGTACTGCATCCGAAACATCTTTACCTCACTTGGGTTGACCCTTGTGGGTAATTGAGCATCTAGTTCTAAGCTAGTCGGCTATGCTCTGCCACAGAACAGGTACGACATTATGGTACGTACCGTAGGGGCGTTGAAATCGCTTAATGCTAGTCCTCACCGAACTGATTATAGCATTAAACTTCGTAGTACTGCAAGTCTTTGTGTGAACATCGTTCGGGATGTTCGACAAGTGCCGCTTCTCACAGCTTCCCTCGAAAGGGTGTTGTACCTACGCTGTACAACTTGCACTTGTTTGAAACACTCTCCGGCCTGCGTCTACCGGAACCCACTGACGTATCAACTTACGTATCAGGGGAAAGTCACTTCATTGACTTCATCTAACCGTGTTCAGTTAGTCGTGTTTCCCTCATATTGTCTACTTAATCCTGCTGGCAATCCCCGCGTAACCCCCATTATACGGGCTTCATGTCCCCTATAATGTGATGATACGACAAAATATACACTTCCAGTACTAAGTAGCTTGCCATTACTTTGAATGGCGAAGTCAACATGAACAGCTTCAACGATTCTCTGCCGATTACTGGTTGTACCACGTGAATCGGTTTCCTCTCCACTTGTACCATTTCAATGGATACACGTTCATTTGCAATGTAGTCATGCAGATCATAGTAGAAGGCAACTTTGCTTATCGCCGTCCCGTACTGCACTTTAACTCAGGCAATATTTAAGATCGATGTTTAAAGTGTTTAAATTACTTCATGATCGTATCCCTCATTGTTTGTCAGAGTAGAGACATTCCACCCTGCAACTGTTACTGCTGAATAAATTTTTTAGATTCGACTAGGTTATATTATAAAAGATTATAGTTAAACTGTTACATTTGCGTTCAATCCTCTTTCTAGTTAATCGTATGTCTTCTTTAGAGACTACATAGTACCATCTAGCGTTTCGTCTGTCAAGTACTATTTTATTTTATTTTGAAGCCTCGGTATGGCTTCGTGGTGAACTTCCTTCTTAGCCTGTTCAGTATATCATAATGAACGGTGGTGTCAAGTCTTTTTTTTATTTAATGATCATATTGATGCTTGTTTTTATATTCGTTTGACTTGAATTCCATATTATAAAGGAAGCTTGCAACCTTTTCATTTTGAACCATTTCCGGTGTAGCACTGATGATCTTTGAAATCTTACGACCAAATTCAATCAGTTTATATTCCAAATCACCCTCAGTACTATCACATAACTTCATAGTACGACCGAAAACGGTATGTTCAGTATAAACTACTGAATAATTTTGCCGTTTAGAATTACTTAATTCAAACGCACGTTCTTGATTTTTACGAACTTTAATAACTTCACGATACTTTTCTTCACGTTCTTTGAAAATATCGATTAAAAACATGATACGATTTAATCGTGGATCGAGTTCATCGTACTTATTTTTTTCAGAAAGTTTATTGATTAAAGCTGATGCCATATTAAACCTCTTAATAAGCAAATTATGACAAGTACTATATCATTGAATTCCATTGTTGTCAATCCATTTTAAACATTTTTTAGCTTGATCGATGGCTTGCCCCAACAGTTAAATCCTGTACGTGTAATCCGAATTTACCATTTTTTTTCTTAACAAATGTACAAGTCGCCACCACAGATACTGGTGGATTATTTTCTAAATCACAACATAGTACTTCATGAGGATAGAAAGTACTAACCAGCATGAACTTCTCTATCATTTCTAGAGCAGATTCTTTGCTTTCAAAATTAGTACATTCCGAAAATATATTGGTTCGTACTGGCGTATTCCATTTATCCATGCGGATATGGTTATAATCAGAATTAGTTTGTACCCGAACAACAAAGAATTTGCTCATATTAACGTCCAACCATTAAAATTATCATGACCATAGTAGCTGCGAAGTACCCTATAAGGAATGCCATAGCTATATGAAAATGATACATTGTTACAGGTTCATTCATTTTTTTCTTAAAACGAACCCACCATGAATTAGTTGTCACCTTTACTCCTTAATGAGAATTTCTTAAACTTACGATTATTATCATACATGATATGCTCACGAATTACAACACCATTTTCGATGTGAAACACACGTTCAGATGCTGGAGTACTGACTGTGATTTGCTTCAGTTCATCGATCTTCAATGAAACTTCACCTTTATAGGTTAAAAATCCCATTTTCTTACGGTTGTATTTGTAAGATACTGTATCATGTGTAAGTTCAATGTTCGTAACACCTTCTTCTTCCAGTGTTTTACCATTCTCAATATAAGTAATAATCAATTTAAACTTACCAAATACTTCAGTCTTGTCGAACGGTTCAAAAAAACGTTCAAGTTCAGCACGATATAGTCCCATATCAAACTGATTACCATCAGCATTAACAAAACGGCGTACATCTCCATCACGATCCATAACCGTAATTTTGATAGCTTCTCCATTAATAGCACGAGCAATTTCTTCATTCTGTCCGTGAGCTTTGCTGAAATTATCAGGATCTTTTAATACAATCCACTGACCAGTTTTAAAAGACATATATAACCCCTTACTTACATGATTCAATAAATGAATGAAGTTCAGTACTTTCAATTAACCCTGCACTAATTAATGCAGAACGTGCGGAAGATAATGATAATTCAGTTTCAAAAACACTTTCCATGATTTCATAAAAATCAGGGATACTATCAAACAGTTCATCCTCAAGATGATTATCATTTAGACAGCCATGTTCTTTGAAATAATCTTCTTGGACAATACTTACAAGAAAATCATAGTAGTCATCATCTGGTGTTAAGTTAATGCTAAAAATGTAAACCATTATATCTCCAGTCCATAGACAGTTGTTTTTAAACATAGTTCAACTGGATCAAATGATTCTTTTATCCAAGAGGATTGATTACGCCAATTATTCCATGTTTTGTTTCTTGTGGTATAAGTAGTGTAATCTAAACGAATCTTAGAATAATTAGAATATTCTGGATCTGTTTCAACTACACAAAATTTTGCATCTATTGGTGCAACGTACTGTTCTGATGCGTACAGTATTTCACCTGATTGTACTTTAATACCAATCAATAAACCAATAGTTTTTACGATTCCGGCAAGTATCTGTTTTTCATATACAAAACAAACCTCATCTCCTTTTTTGAATAGAGCCATAATGACCCCCTGTTGTATTGAACTAACTTAAAATGTGCCAGATTTAACTGGCACTATACTACAATTAATCGTCAGTGAAATTGATCAATGGGCAGATTTTACGTTTTTTAGCTTTGATATACTCAATAACCAATAGTGGTTTTGAATCAATCGGAGCACCTTTTTCTTTAGCTTCTTCAATTTTACGTTCTTTGTAAGATGAGTATTTGTACTTACCATAGAACACTGCAATCACTAACACGTCAAAAAGGATTGACATTGGAATGAACCGCCAGTTGAATACGTTTTTCACAAGTTGGAACGATTCAGGTAGAACATTGATCCATACTAAGAAGTTAGAGAATAGTGCACCTACTAGATATAACGCACCCCAACTTAGAATGGAAATGACAATCAATCCAACAATAGCTAACGTTAGAGTAATGATCGGAGCAAACACAGTCTGCCAGAAATAACCACAGAGTGAGGTTGCTACGTTCTTGTTCAAGAACTCATACACAAACTCATTCATTTTGTAATGCCACGAATTAGTACTAATGTTCATTAGTTGCTCCCAATAATAGAATTTACACAGTCACCAACTGATGGTGATTTTTGACCAATTTTATAGCCGATACCAATACCGACTGCCAGTACTACAATTAACAGGATTAATGGTTTAAGCATTTTTATTCTCCAAACGTTCAATTGTTTCATTAAAGAAAGCAATCCATTTTTCAAGTACTGCTTTCTGTTCGTCATTCTGTTCAGAAGTAAGTTCATGTTGAACTACTTTCAACCAACCTTTAGTACAGGCTAATGCCAATGCTAACGTTGTTTTGTTTGTATCTGGTTGAACATGCATAATGATGGAGTAACCACAAACAGGATATGGTTGTCCTTTATGTTTTGCTGTTTCATTATGTACAATTTGTTCTGCTGCCATTGCATCAGCATCAAAATAATAACTGGCTGGCATTGGTTCAAAATCTTTTTCCAGTTCTTGGATTTCTTCTTGATAAATTTCATCAAAACGGGAACCACCTTCACCGAAAATATCACGCATTTCTTTCATGCGTTCATGGCAACGAATAATACGATTTGCCCTTTCTTTTTTGGCATCCTCGATACTAAGATTTTCGAAGTACACTCCATCTTTGGGGTCGAAACCAATACCATTGCCGATCACAAAAAAGATATGATCTAATTGTGATAATGCTGTTGGAAAGATACTATAATAACGATACTTACTAGTACTTAACTTACGAGCAACTTCAATTTTAGCAGCACTATACTTAGCCATTATTGTTCTCCCAACACGACAGATAGAATTTGTTTCTGCAAACTACGAACTTCTGCTTCAAGTTTAGCTTTAGCAGTAAAAGTACTATCAATTTTTTTATAGTTTTCCTGAATTTCAGGAGTGACAGTATTTTTATATTCAGAAAAACGAATACTGTTATCCTCGTACAGATCTTTAATAGACTGACGAAGTTCTTCGATTTTAATTTCATTCTCTTTTACTGTGTTAACAAGGTGTTGGATTTCCATTTTGTGGCCTCTCATCTCATTTAATATACAAGTACTATACCAGTTGACAGCGGTCATGTCAACTGGTATTTCATTATTTTAATGCGGTAATTGTGGCTTTTTTGATAATGTTTTTATGTAACAAATAGAATGCTAGTACACACAGACCAATGATCAAAAATCCACCAGCGAATAGATACATAGCTAATTGGAAACATACTACAGTTATGATAAATGGTAATATATACCAAAATGAACTGTATAGGTTGTCTGATAGTAGTGTGTACATTTGTACTTTAAAACGTTTAGCCTCTGCATCAATTTCACAATATACCATACCCAATGCGATTATTGAACAAAATGAACAGAACACTACTAGAGCCATGAATACATTAGTTACAATAAACCATTGGCTTGCTAGATAAGTATTCCATTGAAACATTTCAACAAATTCTCCATACAATGATACTCCTAAAAAAAGATATATCACTGCTAATGATTTAGATACAATATTCGAAAACATAATTATATCCTCATTCTAATGTAACTGTTGGTTTTTGCTTTGCAGCTTCTTTGAGTTGTTCTAAGTTAGCTGCCGTAACATAGTTATTCTGCTTAACTCGTATCCAGTTCCATATCATAAAGAGTAGGATACCCATAATAGTCCAAGGCCAATTCCCAACATGGAACATTATTACGGTGAATATAATGAAGTGATAGGTATAAAGGAGGTTAAACTTCTTTGGACCATAAACTTCAAGATAATGTGTTCGTTCAGCATTCTGTCCATCAGGCATATTCATGAAGTATAATCCTGAGAATGCTGTGAACAACAAGTATGAAATAACAGATAGTACTACATACTTGGATTGAATTGTATATGCATAAAAATGATATGTTTTGTTTAGTTGAGCGAAACTCATTGCTACTTCAATTGTGAATAGTAAGAACACTATAGTAAAGATTGTAGACTTTTTCATATGTCACCATTTAAATATGGGGCTTTCGCCCCAACCAAATTATTTGAATGTACAGCCCCAATTTTCTGCCATAACTTTTTTGAAATGATCTACCTCAGATGCTGATAGAACTTTCTTGTCAGAGGATTTTAGCACTGTATTTGACTGTGCAACTTCAACTGGTAGACCATCCACCATTGATTTAGTTACAAAGCTTTGTACACCTTTTTCATTTAAGAAGCGACCATTAATTACGTGGCCTAAGCAATGATGCTGCTTAGCTGGATACATACCAATTTCATCAATAGTTTTCAATTCTTTCGATAGAATTGCGACCTTTGTAAAACCATTTGCAAGTACTGATGCTTTAACTGTACATTGTACTGCAATTGGTGAACCTTCCCAATAACAGATCCAACTGTGGAATCCTTCTTTATTGTACTTAATACAATCTTTGAATGTATAGTACATCAAATTTTCATCCATAATTTCATTGAAGGTGAGGTAACCTGCACGGTTTGACATATTGTTGGTCATATTGGTTGCTAGTACTGCTGACATAATGGAACCCTCACATTTGTTAATATACAAGTATTATACACTATCATTTTTACAAGTCAAGTTAAATGGTACGTTTTTGACTATCTAACTTTTCTTGAGCCTTTTTGTCTTCCAACTTCTTGATCAATTTATTAGCAATGAAAAATACGCTTGGTGATAGTAGGTATTTTTCATTACTATTAATTTTTCCAACCAAATAATAGAATGAAATTGAACTACTATTAGTATCAAAATTCCGTGGTGCTTGGATGTTCAAGTAATTCTGTTCACCCCAACGATCCCATGAGATTGTTGCCTGTGCTTCACCATTTAATGCTAGTGCTAACAACTTTTCCAACCTATCATTTACTTCTGGTAAGAAGTGTTCGAATGCATTTATTGCATCACCATAAACTAGGTACGATTCGAAATAGAATTTAAAAAACGACTTCCAACCTAATTTCTGAGCCAATTTGAATGCATATATTGAACGAAACACAAATGCATTATTAGCTATAGAATAGAAGATTTGGAACAAAATAAAAAATACTATTACTTGCCACATCATTTATTCCTTTTAAATTGTTCCTCACACTTATCATTTAAGTTATGAGAAATAGATACATTATCTTTCACTGCTTCTGAACCACTTTGATAGTACTCATTGAGTAGACCATCATGTTCAATTGTAGAACTAACTTGACTATCATAAAACTTTTGCATTTTGTAATAGTACTGCATACGATATGTCGCTGCCATCTTAGATGCGTATCCTGAACAATACGCACTATGATAAACTGGTACAGTACTTGCATGTGCGGTTTTGTAAAGAAATGTACACACTAATACAAGAAACAAAATACCAATACTTTTCATTTTCAATTTACCTTATTCTGGAATTACATAAATTTCAGTTCGTGGAGGATTATATTCTGAATCCCCTGAACATAGATGTACAATACTATGCACGGAAAATAAGTCTCCACTATCTAGTACTACCCATTCGTCTTTACGGGGTAATACTAGAAACGTGTAATCCTTTCGTGATAGGTCATTTTTATTAATAACTGTTACCCTAACCATCAAATGTAAGCTCCTGTAGTGGTTTAATAATGCTTAGTACTGGATAGTTTTCAATCTTTTCACGACCTTCAGCACCAGTCATGATAGTAGGAATAGTTTCAATTTCAGATACTAAGTTGTATCCTTCAAATGTAAATTCCTGACAACGTTCATTATACAACGCCCACAGTACAATGTCAGCTTTCTTTTTTATTTTTGGAAGTTGACGAGCACTTACACATGGACCAAATCGCAACCATGAACCGTACTTAATACCTTTTACTTCAATACGTTTGCCACCTACATAAAGGTCACATTCTCCTTCACGGCGTTCATCTTGAAAGGCAGGATCAATCTTTAAATCAATTCCTAACATTTCTTCAATTTCAGTAAAAAGCACCCATGATGCATGTTCAGCAGCCATTCCTACAAGATGCGAGTGTGCATGATTGAAACCATATGGTGATTTTCCATCCGGTGCAAGCTTGGTGTACTTCTCTGCTTTCGCAGCAGCTTTAGCCATAAATGACTCAGCTTCATCTTGATGCAATCGGATTTTCATTTTTTCTTCACGGATAATTAAACGTGTCATACATCACCTCAATTAATTTTCATTCATTATACATTAAATGAATGGTATGTCAACCCCATTAATCACTGTCAATAGGGTTTCTCATTACAAAAACATTATACTACAATGAGTTGGAAAAGTCAAGGAAAATCATACCGTATCAAATAAATACAGGATAATAACTAGGAGGGTACATATGGCTAAACCTATTGCTGGCATAAATGATTATCCATACGGAGTATGTGGATTTATTGTGAGTGGAGCATTATTAAAGGATGGGACTAAGCTAAAAAATATGCGAATATATAAGCAAAGATCTATTCATATGTTCGACTTGATTGATCCCGTATCTAATATGGTGTATCAAAAAGTACAATTAACTGGTTATAACACAAGTAATAGAGTACTCGATTATAGTTTATCGGATGATAATTTATTGGATATGATTCCAAAAAATTCTTTTTTTGTTCGTGGCTACAACGATTCTTTATCTGAACAAGGATTTGTAATCCGGTTTTTATCTAATAAAGTTGTTTTGAGTGATGGAACATATCTTTATGATATGTATACCCCTGAATGTGACATACCAATTCCAGACTTAGGAACTATTATCGTTAATACTGTTACTGTTGATAGTACTACAGTAACTGGATCGGTAAGTGCAATTAGTGGTGCATTAAATGAAGATGGAATGATCGTTACATTAACTACACCAGAAGGTTTAATATATACTACTAATGTAGTTAACAGAGTATTCACATTCGATAATGTCGTATTTGAAAATACTGGTGTAGGTACTATTGTAATAACATCACCACATTATAATACTGCAACAGTACCTTTTGATGTTTTACCATCTGGAACTGATACTGATTTTGTAACTAATATACCTGTAGCATCTGCACAATTTGTAGATAATGGTGATGGAACATTTACATATACATTACCTGAAAGTGTACATAATCGTGGTGCTGATTTGGTAGTTCAAATTCAAAATCCAAATGGGGTAGTATATAATCCTGAAGTACATGTAAACAGTACTGGTGACATTTCAGTAACTCAATTAGTTGCAGAGGATATGGATATTGTTATAATTGGCCCAACGGATCAATTATCAGTATTCAGTACTAGTTTAGTGTGGTCTGAGGATGGTTTTTCATATAAAATGGAAATACCATTTAGCATACATGATAAATCAAATCCATCCGTTTCAGTATATGATGGTTCTGAAATGGTTTCAATAACAATAGAAGTAGATAGTTCAGATAATATTACATTATATAGCAATGAAGATTTTGCTGGTAAAGTTGTTATCGCTGGTAAGGCATAAAAAAAGGCACTCTTATGAGTGCCTTTCTTTTTGATACATCGTAACTCTAGATTTTCCCGTTCTGTTTTTATACTCTAATTTCCATATATCAGAAATCAACTCATGTGAGTTAGGTCTTATTAGTATTAGTGTTTCGGTATAAGTACTTAATGCATATAACAGTTTTTGCCGATATGATTCAGGAACAAGATCAAATGCATAGCTACATATGATAACATCATATTCTTTTTCAAACGTACAATTAAAATCGGAAATGTCTTCGAATGAATATGGATAGCATTTAAAACCCGTTTCTTCTGTATAACGTTCATACATGTATTTGTCTGAACCTTCAATGTTGTGGACTCCACATGTTTTGAGAGCATGACTGATAAGGCCATTTCCTGAGCCTAGATCGAGTACTGAGGCGTTTTCTGTGAAGTATTGATAGAATGAGTTATTCAGGCATTCGATGATGAATTGACCGTGTGGGTTTTGATATGTTTTCTGGATAGAAGGACATGAATAGAAATTTTGAACACCTAGTGTTCGGTACTGCTCTGTTATTTTCATATAACCTCAAATGACAAAAGGCAGCCAATGGCTGCCTTAATTTTGGATATTAACGTAGAAGGTGATTGAACACTTCGTTAACGGTTAGTTCATCGTTCGCACGAGCAACGTTGAATACCATTTCTTTGTGTGCATCGATAGCTTCTTGTACTTCTTCTTCGCTATGGAAGCGGCGTAGATTTGCAACTAGACCCTGAACCTGACGGTTAGTAGCAATTAGTTGGTCTGCTTTAGTACTGATAACTGCTTGTAGATCAGCATCAGATAGAGTACTTACTACTGCATCAGCATCTACTACACGACGTGTGCGAGAAGTACCGAATACATCTTCTGCTTCAGCGGTGGAAGCACGGCGGGTATCTGCACGAGCTGGAACAGCTTGTTCTGCACCTTTGATCGCTTCGTCAAGTTGACGTAGGAACTCATTTACACGCTCATCAATACCAGCGGTTGCTTTAGCAGCTTTACCAGCTACTTTAGATTTAACTGAACCGAAACCAGTTTTGCCGAATAGACCAGAAACTAGACCAGAAACAGTTTCAGCAGCGTCCTGAATTACAGAAGCGATGTTAGAACCTTTAGCAGCATCTAGTACTTCACCGAGTTCTAGCTGACCTGCTAGTGCTTCCGCTTCAGAATCGAACTCTAGCTCGATTTCACCTTTTGAGGTTACAATCACTAGGGTTTCTTCAACTACTACTGCGAAACGATAATCTTCAGAATCAAATAGAACGGTTTGGAATTGTACTTGCATGATAATACCTCATTAGTTATTTGTTTAGGACTCTTAGTTACTTTTTTACTATGGTGTTACTTAAAATTGGTATACTCAACAAGAATTTCACTTGTATCCCCGAAACCTCCTGCGAGCGAATCAGTATCCTGTCCAGCTATTGTATCCCTTATTTGGACAATACGCAAACTGAATATTAGACGATAAGTATATTGTCTGTGGAGATAATCGGGGTCGAACCGATGACCTTCTACGTGCAAGGCAGATGCTCTCCCAACTGAGCTATATCCCCAAACATATTACTACTTAGATGCGGAGGTGGGATTCGAACCAAACACGACCTCAAGGTTATGAGCCTTGCAAGCTACCACTGCTCTACTCCGCAATTTCTTTATGTGTATATTATACCACATTTTTTCCTACCGTTTCAAATTTTTTTCATTTTTTATAGATACCGATTTCGAACCTAAATCTTGAATCTTTTTATAAATATAAAAAGGAGAAAAATATGATTCACAAAAAATGTTCTTGTCTAAAATGCCATGAAGAAATTTCTACATGTAATATTAAATCTCACTATGAGAAATGTCAAACAAACTCATGTTTGTTTTGTAGTAAATTAATCCATTCGACAAAAAAATTTTGTAATAGTTCTTGTGCTGCAAAGTATAATAATTCTAATCGCACAAAGGAACAATTACAAGCAAAAGCTGCATCAATATCAAAATCTTTATCAACTACATATAACTATGTTTGTCAACTATGTGAAAATGAAAAAACTACAACCGATAGAAAACGAAAATTATGTGAAGATTGTAGTACTAAAATATCTCCACATCGTTCACGTAAATTTGTTAATATAAGAAATTGTCCTAAATGCAACATTAAGGAAATTTCATTAGGATGTTTTAGACATGAATTATGTCCGTCCTGTAGAACAATAACTGAATATCGTGGTCTTTGTAATTTTACACATGATTTAAGAAATTATCCAAATGAATATGATTTAATTTTATTAGAAGAACATGGTATGTTTCATCCAAAGAAAAATCCAAAAGGCGTTTCTCGTGATCATATGTATTCAGTTCATGATGGATACCACAATAAAGTAGATCCATCCATACTTAAACATCCTGCTAATTGCTCAATAATGCTTCAAACTAATAATACTATAAAGCATAGTACTTCTAGTATTACATATGAAGAACTTTTAGAGAGAATTCGCATTTGGGATGAAAAATATAATTAGTGGTCAGTACTGGCTACGATCCAGTGACTTCTTCATTATGAGTGAAGCGTTCTACCAACTGAACTAACTGACCTTTGAGTACTAATTAATCACAATGATTACCCGTTGCTTCTATCGATTTTATTAAGTACTGCAATTCATTACGTGCGTCTGCAATACCACCAACGATAAAACGCTGTGCATAATTTACTGATTTTTGTATTGAATCATCAACTCGAATAACGGTTTGAAGCTCATGTTGAATTTTCATCAATTCAACTTGAATTTCATTCAAACGTGAAATATTCATGTTTTAATCCTCTTACTTAAAATGTGCGATTATTATCGCACGAAATTTCACGACTGTCAAGTGAAATCTGGTGGGCTGTCAGGGATTCGAACCCTGGACAAACCGATTAAGAGTCGGCTACTCTAACCTACTGAGTTAACAGCCCATATCATTTTTATATCGCTCAAATATAGTGTTAAACTTAGCTAAGTCAAACAAATTCAAGCCGAACAATTCTTCTTTGATAATGTCAACGTACTCAAAAATATCTGGACGATTATCAACACTTCTTTCCGAATGAATAACTAAACCGAAATCTACTACACATAGTAGTACTTGTTCAGTATCATCATCTGGATTAATATAAGAAAGCTTCAGTACTGGTACTGGTGAACTCTCCGCAAATTCCATCATATATGTTACGCCACCATAATCAATGGTTTTATCATCATATCTAAAGAATTGATAGTAATTATTATAAAAGAAACTAGCTATTTCATCAAGCGATGCAAAGTGGTGCATAATCTTTCCTTTAAATGGAGCAACGGGAGGGATTCGAACCCCCGAACATCGGATTTGCAATCCGCTCCTTTAAGCCATCTCAGGCACCGTTGCGTAAATTTTCTTCGAACAATAAATTAATTTTCAGTACTGGTGAAACTTCAACAACTTCACCAACAGCTTTAATCTTATCACACATTTCTTTAACTTTCAAGCATTGTTTCAAATCTAATATCAAATCATCAGATGCTGTTCGTTGAAAGTGTTCTTCTTCAGAGATGGGTAATTTTTTGTACTTCATATTGAGTACTGTATCAATGTCATAATATTCTTCATAATGACTTTGAAAACTATCTTTAATTCTAACTTCTCGAACCTTTTTATTAACAGTAGCCCATTCATCATTACTAGCAGATACCATTGAGAAATGTGTATCAGTATTAACCATGACTAATGCTAATCTTTCGATGTTGGCAACATTTGTGTAAGTACTTCTACTTGGATTCCAAGGTGAATCATCCATATATTGATATGCATATTCACCTGAGAGTTTTTTGTAGAATTCAATCGTACCATCAATATTATTGATAATTTTCAAATCAGTACCCTTTACGAGTACTGTTTGTGATGGTGATGATGATTCTACCACAAATGAACTTAAATGTCTATGAAAATAATCAACAAGGTTGTTTCTGTTTGTCAATCCACTCATTCTATATTAAATCCTTTTGGCTGTCAAGGGAAATCTTTTCCCTTTTTATTGCTTAGGTTCCTCTGTATTGTCAACGGTGGCTTCCGGTGCTGGTTGAACTGGTTCTTCACTAGCAGGTTCATCTGCTGGTGCATCAGTATCTAGCACATTATTAGCTGGCTCTTTGGTCAATTCTGCCCAAATCTTACCTACTACCAATACAATCACTGACCAAATCTTAATTAAAATGCTCATAAGTACTCCATAATAAAAACAGAACTTGTTGTCTGCTAATTATTTAGAATTGAAGTACTTATGAATGATGTAAATTTTAGTGTGCAGTTGTTTCTGTTTGTGTATGTTCTTTTCGTACACAACTAACCGATGAATCCCAATTTTTGGTATTCAAAGTTACCCAGCATGTACCATCAACATCTTCCACTCGTTTTAGAAGTACTTGATTGTTACTAGTACCATATAAAACAACTGTATTTTCAGATAGACGAACTGGATCGAAGTTTGATTCATTAGAATCATATTTGGAATTATTTTGTTTAGGAGCGTTAGTACTGGTATTATCAGCACTTACTGGTTCACAACCAGTTATGAGTAAAGCAGAGATAAGTACTAAAATATATTTCATTAGATATATCCTACACTGGATTAATTAAAAATTCAGGCTCATTGGTGTATGAACGCAGTACTTTACGAATGTTTCCTGCTTAACCTGAGAATATTGTTAAAACTTATAACCTTCTGGTGCTTTTTCCATTTCACCAATATATTCAGCTTGAATATACCAGTCTGGAACAGCTTCAGGTAAATCTTTATTGGTATCCATAACTTCTGCACGTGCATCTTTTTCAGTACTGAATTCACGATACCATACTTCACCACCCCATCCACGTTCGGATTCGGTGTATTTTATCACATGAACCATTAAGACTCCAGTTTTAGTTGCTTAACATCCACAATACTATCATCATCAGCAAATGTTAATGCCCATAGATGGGTGTGTGGATTACGGACTATACCCGTACATGTATTACATTTAAGTTGACTTTTGAACGGCCTACCTGAACGTTTCACTACTTTACTTCCTACCATAGAAGTACCTTGTACCCACGTATAATGGTCATTCAGTATTTCTCGTGGTTTAACATTTTTTGCTTCTTCTTCACTCATTGGTACATATGAAATATATGGATTGAACATATAATTTCCTTTATAAAGAGTTGAATTGGTGGCACCGGTTGGACTCGAACCAACGAAGCCCGAAGGCGAGAGATTTACAGTCTCCTGCAATTGCCGCTATGCGACGATGCCAATTTCTTAATTAAAATAGTACTACGAACTGTCAGTACTGTAAAGGATTATTTGAAAATATAAATCAAAAATCCTATGCTTGGTAAACAACCAACTATCCAAAATCCTAAAATATTATCAATGCAATCATAAATTGTATATAATTGTTTTCTGAATTTACCTTTAGTACGCTCGATGAGTGCCAGATATTCACGATAATCTTTTTTAGAACTATCAACCAAATATTGCATATAAGCTAGTAAGGTAAGAAACGATTGCCATACTAACAGTGCTAATGCAGCTTCACCAGTACTTAAAATCATTGGTTAACCACCATAACTTTAACATTGTATGCATAAGTTGCATCAGAGTAATAAGTTCCATAACCAGTTTTACGGATCTCTATATTGTTATCAATGCAATACTTCTCAAATGAAGCGGTACTTTCAAACACTTGAAACAATCGTCGTTCTTCAGCACCATATGCCAGTTCAAAATACTCGATAACGGCTACCGTTTTTTCTTTTTGGTCTTGCATTTTTTGGCTTCCTCACGTCGAATGTGTTCAATCGCTTCTTCCAAGGTACTATACATGCTTATTGAGGCCATGTCAACCTTTTTTAATTTCGCTGTGTCGCCCATACAGGCATGAATACCAGTACAGCCACAGCGAGGGCATTTAGATTTAAACACGAGTTAGTTTATATCCTTCAATTTTTTCAAGTTTATTAATTTCATTGATAATTGTACCAATACTTGGAAATATTTGTGCAGTATCACTACTGAATACTATTTTACCATTTTTGGTAATACAATATCCCCAAGAACCGTCACCACGTGGCTCACGACTAACACCATATGGGCTATCTGGTAGATCAGATTGTGCTAAATCTAATATAGTACGCTCATATATACGTGCGGCAATTGAACGATTAACCATTAATGCAATTAATGCAGAAATAAACATGATAGTAGTACAAATAATTAAAATATTCATGTATTTTCCTCTAAATTAATTGTGGTCAGTTTATAACCCTCAATTGCTTCCATAACATTCATGTCTTTGACTGCTTTTGCTATAGATAGATATACTGGTGCTGATCCATAACCATCATTGCCACGGAGGATTTTTCCATGTTTAGTGATGCAATATCCCCACTTTTTATCTACACCTTGTTCACGAGAAAGTCCATATGGACTTTTCTTACCAAAGTTACCAGTACTACGATTATAGATAGTCGCTGCAATCATTTTGTTTGTAATCAATGTAATACACGCTGCACCAAACATCAAAAATACTAAGGTTGTTAGTGACATAATTAATCCTTAAACTTGGATTTATCATAATTGTTTAATGATTCAAGTTCCCACATTGATTTTTTAGCTTCATTCAATGAAGTCAGTACTGGTGAAACGGGTTTCCCCTTCTCAACTACTGTATAACGAGATTCATCCCAACGGTTATATGTTCGAACAATACTATATGGACTTTTCTTTGCATTCGCAGGATCTTGTCCATGAATTTCAAGATATGTTCTTGTATATACATTAGCTGCAATCTTTTTATTAGCTAAGTATATCAATCCTGCTGCCAGTACTAACATACCAGCAACGATAATTAAAGTTAAATTCATTTATCCTTCCCGTTAAGTACTGAACAATACCATTGAAGTAATTCAAGATATGATTGTTCAATTTCAGTACGCTCCTTAATAGAACGCATACTACGCATGTCATCAATAATCCATTGTTCAGGTTTCATTATGCACCTTTAATAGTTACTATGTTACCAACCATAGATTGACGTTTATCAATGTCTACAGTACGAACTTCAGTTTTACATTCGGTACATGTACCATTCTTAACAATGTACCCTGGTATCTGTGAGTACCCATAATTATGGAAATGAATAGCCGAAGCACGTGATGGAACAAATTCACACAAACACACACCATCAGGAACACCAAACTTACGACGAAGTACTGGTATTTTGAAATGATGACGGCTTCCATACCACCATTCAGGAGTAAGGCAGATTGGAGGAAAACGTTCATCAATAATGAAAGCGACTTTATCAGTACCTTCACCATATACTTCAGCTTGCATAGTATCACCGATAAGACCTAAACTTTTCGCATCTTCTAAATCTTCATAACTTAGATTGATAATAGAAAAGTTTTCGCCTGTATGATTATTACGTGTACTAATATAGTTTCCTCGACCACGTGGGAACTCACCACTAATACCCACAAGTGAAGACATGCTAATACTAGTAGGAATGAATTCAGTACTGAACATAAATGTTTCCTTATTTAAATTGGTAGGCCGTGAAGGATTCGAACCTTCGATGGGATATACCCGCCGGATTAAAAGTCCGGTACTCTAACCAACTGAGTGAACGACCCAATTAAAGCAATTCTAACATGAATTGCCATTTTTATCAATGTTTTTTGTTCTGGATATTCCTAATTTTTTACCACAATCTTTACAGATTTTAGTATAAATTAGTTCAGTACTAGAAGTGTGATACTGTATCTTACACACTTCCATACTAATATAGTGACCACAGAACAGTCGCTTGAGGAAGTTCATTTTTAGCTATTAATGTAGCTTAAAATCGCATCTTCAAGTGTCATGCCATCGTATGACTTATTATTAATTTGAATAGTAGTAGTGATTTTTACATCATTACCTTCATCATCTACCCAAAAACGAGTGTCTGGAGTGATGTATACTTGATTGTTAGAAATGAAATCGAACATTTCATCCTTAGTCATTAATACTGAAGCATCCAGTACTGGTTTACTTGCAATATTAATATCATTGTATTTTACATTTTTCAGATAACACTGAAAAACAACAGCACCTGAATCATCTTTGATAGTACTTACCCACGTGTCGATCATGGAAGAAACTTGTGAATGCAAAGCTTCTTTACTTTTACCAACAATAGATACACTTTCTACTTCACGTGTATTTTCAATTGAATTGGATTTAACGAACTCAATGGTAGCTTTTACTTGCGATGACATTATTCATTTCCTTTATCATTAATCAGTGCAAAAATTATATCACACTGACTATCTGAAGTCAAGTTTTTTATGGTGGGTCCAGAGGGAATCGAACCCTCGACCTTTGGTGTTTCAAACCAACGCTCTAAACCTACTGAGCTACAGACCCATTATTTGATTGCAATTCCAGTACTCTATCTACGAATCTCAGGAATTTTGTTATATAATCTGGATGAATATCTTTTTTATTTTCGGGGATACTCAGATTATCTGTTATACCTTCGTACTTGAATATATAATGACTTGATCTATGATTCGAGTACGGGATGTTCAGCTTACTTGCTACTGTAAGTAGTTTCGGCATTGACCAATCTCTTTTATTTTGTCTCATTTTACTGAGGATTTTTTCTACGCTCATGATAGTACTCCTATTGTTGGTGTGGCTAGTGGGAGTCGAACCCACGTCATCTGCGTCACAGGCAGGAACATTAACCAACTATGCTTATAGCCACCACTGATTTTAAGTATCTATTTTTCTGTACGGAATAAAGCAATTTTCAGTACTATCATCAACATGTTTTGCTTCTTTTTCAGTATTTCCATAATTATACATAAACATATTACCAATCCACATTGCTTGTGATGAGCAACCATATCCGTGATACCATGCACCTATTACTAATTTATATTTAGGTAGATATGTTTCTTTCAAAAGTTCTGTGGGATAAAACAAATCATAGTTATCATCATCTTCTGGATGATTAACACTATCATTATAGGTTGAACCAAATTTTTCTCGTTCATAAGTAAACTGTGTACCAGTCCATACAGCCGTATCAGAATTACGACATGAACCACTATAAGTTCTTCCAACTATTAATTCGGATTTAGGAAGATAATTTTCCATTATTCTTGGCCTTATGTTTTTGAATATTAGTTTGAATCTCATTGTAGTAATATACCTTACCACGTGGAGCAGCATCTTCATTGTGTCTACGTCGAGCTGATGTAGTATGTGCATTACCTGCACCTAACTTATCACACCAACGCATCATTTCTCGGCAAATCCAACCAATATCTGAACGTAAGGAACATGCCATTTCATCAGATAAGATACCATTAACGAATAGTCGTGCATGGTACTTATTTTTGATTTTAGTAACTTTAATGTCAGTTACTGAATCAGTACTTAATATCATTTGTCTATTGCGTTTCATAGTACTTTATTCCGATATTATTTCTTTATAATTATATCTTACAATTTGTAATTTTTCATTTAATACAAATGATGGATTATTGTCATGTAATAAAAAGAATAACATATATTCTTGTATTATTTGTAATGATTTTAAAGGAACTGGATAATTTTCTAATTCAAATTGATCTATATTTTTATCTAATAATATAAAATCTAAATAAATTTTTTCTCTGTTTTCCAAATACCATAACATCCATTCTTTAGTATCAACATTATAATTCATTCCAAATTCTTCTATCCAGTCACCATAAAAACCCCTCAAATGCGTCATGGTAATAACTCTGTCAGAATAAGGTTTTGTGCATATTCTATAGTACATTATTGTTATTTTTCCAGTTAAGTACATATTGGTGTACTTGTTCTTCAATTAAATGTTTGAAACTACTATGCATATAAACATGATGCGTTGGACATAATGGTATTAAATTTGATGGTTCATTATTATAATGATTTTCATCATAATGATGAACAGCAACTATATTTTTCTCCCCACATACTACACATTTCTTTTCATGATAATGAAAACACAGTGTTCTGTATTGAGAATTTTCTTTAGCCTTCCTAATTTTATCTGTTGATAGGGCTTTGGCATGAGAACCATTATTAATACCACTTCTGAAGTAGGTATTAGAGCAAGAATGTGAGCAAGTGGTTTTTGGACTATGTGTTTCATATTGTTTAGAAACTTTAAACTCATTTCCACACACTGGACATGATTTATATTCATACAAATTGTCGTGTATTATTTGTTCTATATCAATACCATTATCTAAACACAGTTGTTTTATTTTATTAGATGTTGTACTATTTGTATTCGCAATACCTAAATTCCTATAAAGATGAACTTTTCTTGTTATACCAATAGATGCTTTCAAAAGCTGCTCTTTTGTAAAATTTATTTTCATTGATAAATCTCCCTGTTATGGAATATTTATCAATGTTGTAGGTTTTGAACTCAAAACCTACAGTTAGTCTCCAATGAGTGAATCGAACACCCTTAATCATAGTCCCAAACTATGCGATCAACCAATGACCCAATCGGAGATTTTGTATTGGTCGGGATGGCTGGACTCAAACCAGCGGCTTCATATCCCCAAAATATGCACTCTAATCAACTGAGCTACACCCCGAATTTCTTTCTAAGGTACTGATATTATACCAGATTATTCAGCACCGTTTCATCTTTTTTATTTAAAAATACTTCACGAATAATATTCATTTTATCCAATAAAGAAGTATCTAAATCATATACATCAACTACTGTTTCCAATTGAAACAAACGTGCTTCTAAATCTTCTACAGTACTTACATCACTGCAATGTAAGGTTTTATTACCTTGTACTTTCATAATTGAAATTCCAATATCTGGATATTGTTCAGATATACCAAAGGCAAATATTAATGTTTCACTGGCCTCAAATATGGTAATCATTAAAATACACACATTTTGTTCAATTGAAGAATCATATTCGGTTATGACTTTGTACATGAATAGAGCTTTGTCATCATCTACACTTCGAATTGTTTTATTTTGGTTACCATCACTTGCATATAAAAAACACGTTTCAAATACATTCATAATTTATTTCCACAAATGGTCAAGAAGTTGTATTAACTCTCTCAAGTACGGTAAAGTTTCTGGTGCAAGATTACCATAATTAACTCTAGTACTATCTTGAAACATTTGTTCTTCAGTAATATTAGTATTAAATTTAACAAAAGTTTTATCAAATATATACATGATAACATCACGTGAGACTAATACAGATTCACTATCTGATAAGGAAATACTAAACAATCTTGTACTTCCTGTCATTGACTCTTTAGTACCCCTAACTATATTAAGATGTGGTAAGTACGTTTTAATATCGTCAAAAGATATTTGTTCAAATGTTCTAACTATCTTTGTATTTTTTACTATAGTCGAATTAATATCTTCCATTAATAAACTCCAGATATAAAAAAAGGGAACCTATGGTGTAGGTTCCCCGCGTTTGAATATATAGATTTCTTTAAGTGCTGTAATATCTTCGAATGTTAGATCGTAGAAATTGTACACAGTACTTAATTGAAAATGTGATTCTTCATCAAGTACTTTATCTATATAGGAACGTGTTTCACCAAACTGAATGTATTCATCCGTAAAGTTAAAGCTAGTTCCCATAAAGGTGCAATAGTGCATCCAGTACTCATAATATACGTTTCCATAATGTAAAGCATCTTCACCAGAAGTGTAGTACTCATTTAATACATTATGTATAGTTTTCCAATCATCAATTGACAGATTGTGCTTGACTCTCATCAGCAATCATCTCAAGATGTTTCCGAATCCAACGTATAAAGAACGTAGCTTTATCTTCGTTTTTAAATTCTGCATTACCAGTATCAGATACCGGAACCGGAAACATAAATCCGCATTCAGTACTGTACCATAACTCGTTGTTTTGATAATGGCTAAAATAGACTTTTTTGTCTTTTACCATAGTTACTAGTGATTTCATCTTAATGACCTTTAATGTGCGTTCTCGGAAGGGATCGAACCTACTACCTTCACGTTCGTAGCGTGACGCTCTATCCGAATGAGCTACGAGAACAGTGTTTATAATATTTGGAATGAGTACCCGAAAGTACTCTCTAGAAAGCTACTTAAAGCGTCGATAAAGAGAATCTAGTTTCTTGACCTTTATCCAAAGTGGTTGCATGATACCGCACAACAATATGAATTGCAACCTACTATCATATTTATTACATGCAGTAAACGTCTGCTAGCTACTTAAAGCGTCGAATAGTGAGGGCAGTCTCATTCTCTATTCCAATTTATTTATAAAAATGTAGTACTGTCCCATACTACAAGGATATGCACTATTCACATCGTCACCCTTTCAGGAAAATCGCGGGTAATAAAGTACTTCTTTGTGTCTACGACTAGAACCCAATTTATGGGGGATGAAAGTAGAGGGGGAATATGATACTAAGTACTAACCCTTACACTCTTTATTACCAATTTATTTAACACCACACATTAGACCAACACTTTGTTCTAAACGAACCATTTCATCATGTTGTTCTGGCGTAGGATTATATTTGGGTTTACCATGTCTTGCAGTAAGTATTTGTATAATCTCTTTTTCAGATTTACGATACTTTCCTTTAGACATAAGTAAAATTGTTTTTCTAAGAAGATTATGATACCAGTAATTGTACTTACAATGTTCTGATGATGTTTCTATCACAGTATTAAAAATACGTTTTTTAGCTTTCTTATTCATATTTTTGCGGAACTAGCGGGAATCGAACCCGCCTCTCTCCCGTGACAGGGGAGTATACTAACCGATATACGATAGCTCCATTTATTATAGCACGTTCAATGCTATAACGTCAAATTCATGTTCTTGAATATTACGCCATGAAAATACACTTCTTAATTTTTCACGAACATCCGAAATATCTTCAAATTCGTGTTCAGTACTAATAATATCACTTGTTTCTATTCGTTCAAAGTCATGAAGTTCTTGACTATATTCAGTACTAGGATAAGTGTAGCGTACAAAATATTTTTTCATATTATTTACCTTGAAATACATCTCTGGTTAATTCACGTTCTTCTTGAACATTGATTAGTCCTTTAGAAACCATACAACCTTGTATGTATCCTAACCATCTATGTTTCTTTGTTTCAGACATATTAGGATTACTTAGTTCTAATAACATCCATACTAAATGTTTGTTGCTAGTAGGTTCATCAGGATTACAATATGCTTGACAATCAAGCACTTCAATATATCTAAATCTTAAATCTTCATAAAATGAATTACTCATCAGTTCCACCAAACCGTTTCATAATTTCTTCTATGAACATTTGTTGTTCTTCTGGTGTTAAGTCTTCTGGCATATCAATATGAATTTCTCCATATTTTTCACCATCTTCTTGCATTTTATTGATAGTATCTTCAATTAATTGTGCAACATCGTCTGCACTTTTAGTTGTAGATACCTTTGGTTTAGTAAAAGTAACAAAATGGAAGTAGTTACGTTTCATATCGTTTTCCAAATAAAAACAAGAATCCGTTTCTTTTTCATATTAAGCGAATGAGTTTTAGTTGCTGCTGGATTCTTTAATTCTGTTATTTAACTTTAATCAAAGAAACAATTTCTTCGATGAGTTCTTTTGTAAATTCAATGCCGAATAGTTCAGAATAATGCTTTACTGTCTTTTCGTAATTGTACCGTTTTTCGTTTAATTCATAATGAATTTCACGAACTGCGAAATTGTACATATTGAACGGGTCATTGTTGTTAGCGTGTAAACGACCCCTGTCTGTAATTGGTGCGAAACCAGTATCAGATGGGACTCCACGAAGTACATTATAGATCACATGATCAAAAATGTTATGTTCTTTTACAGCTTTCCAAGTATTTTTTACAGTAATATATTGTTCTTTGTTTAACATGGTATGTTCTTCCTATAGTAGTTTAATTTTGAGTTGTTTATATCAGAATTAAATTCTTTAGGAGGACCAGTACTAGGATTCTATAGCATAAAAATCACCTTATTGTTTGTTTAGTTTGAGCGGAATATCGGATTCGAACCGATGGAACCTATTCGCCTCTTGCTTGGAAGGCAAGTGCTCTACCACTGAGCTAATCCCGCTTTGTTGTACTGCCGCTCTCAGTACTGTACATACTCGATCTTTACAATCTGACCTGTACAGGTGCAACGCGGTTCCCGTTCGATAATTTTACAAGCAAGGGGAATCATACCAGCTTGTTTCACACAAGGAAATGAATGAAATTTTAATTTGCAGGAATATAAGGACTCGAACCTCAACTACGTGAGTCAAAGTCACGTGTGCTAACCAATTACACCATACTCCTAAAACAAGAATCTATCTTTTTTCATATAATCGAATGAGTTTTTATTGCTGTTAGATTCTTAATTATTTGTTAAATTGAGTTTACAGAAAACCGTTCAAGGGTTTAATACGTATTCTATTCGAATTGGTATCATGATACCTTTCCCACCATAGTACGCCTGGTGAATTTAACTTTTTGCGGTCATGCTTGGAATCGAACCAAGATAAAAGAGTTAACAGCTCTCCGTAATAACCTTTATACGACATAACCTCTTGTTTAACTTACTTATATTATACCACAATTTTTTGAAGCGTTTCATTTATTTGTGGTATTTTTATTTAATATTCTTCGTCATCATCATCCAAGTACGGGTTTAAATCAGGGTCTTCGAAAATATCTTCAAGAATATATTCATCACCATGTTTGGTATAGAATTCAAAGTTCACACTATTATATGCATTCTTATCACCTTCAAGATATATGCGAGTACTTGAACTACCAATATCAATCGAAACTACTGGATAGTACTTTTTGCGATCTAAGGCTTTAAGACGTATTCTTTCAATCTCATATCCATTGTTTGGATATTCTAATCGAGCATAATACATTTTTTTACTCCGAAATAGGCTGGAATCCATTTTTGAATTTTTCAATTAACAGTTGATTTCATTTTATGGGTGCTGCTAGATTCCAAAACTTGTTTTATATGTTATACAAACCATATCCGATTGATGGCATTTGTTCTTCTGTCCAGAACCCGTTAAAGTTCGGAATTGCATCATTCGTAATTTCAAATTCAAAGTCCAATTCAAGTTGGGCGATACGCATCACTAGGATAGTCATATCACTTGAACCTTCAATAATATAATTTGGTTCTTCATCATCGCCATCATTATACACTAAATCATCAAATTTTACACCTGCATTTTTAAGAACTTCTGCATGGTCTTCAGATAGACTACAATCTTCAAATTCATCTGCAATTAGAAAACGACCATTTACTAGTAAATGTAAATCTGTTGCAGCTTTTTTAAATGCTTTTTGTACTTCATCTACTGGTTTAGTACTGTTAAGAACTAAAACATCATATTGATTATGACCATCTTGTGACCAATCACCGATGTTTACTTTAAATTGATGCTTATCAGACATTGATTTATACTCATGTTGTTTTAATTAATACTGGAATTCATTTCTTTTTAAGGTGGCTGCTCTACCAACTGAGCTACAGTACTCGATAGTACTGGTAGGACTTGAACCTACGACATGCTACGGGTTTAGAATGATTTGCTGTTGAATTCCAAATCTTATTATTCACTTCCAATCAGTTTCTGCATAGCTTCTTCTGGATTGAATGTGTTTACAACTTTTATACTTGCTGGATTATATACTATAATAAAACGTTCACCGCTTGCAAAAGTATATATGTATCCATCATATCCTAACTGTACTAGTGAACGCACGAATTGAACAGGATATTCTCTATACCAATCGTACCAAACACCCATTAACGCATCATACATATTACCTTCATCTACATAACCCTGTAATGCTGTTCTATAAGCAACATTTTTATTTTCATTCCAGTTAGTATATGCATCTTCATCAGGTGTATTTTGCATTAATTTTAATAGTACTGCTTTATTAACTCTAGTTTTTTTAGATAGTTCTTTTCTTAAATTGATTTCGCACTGATATACCATTCCATTAGAACCGCCATCTTTTGCATAACCTATAGAAGTATTTGGAACTGAACTAAAATATATTCCCGGACCGTATTCATCATTTCCTCTACCAACAAACTCATCACTAAAATTTGATATTGGGGCAGAACTTCCATGATAATAATAACCAGGTAGTTGTCCTTCCATGATGGCAGAAATATCTTCCATCAACTTTTTCATTTCCATAATTATATCCTTACAAAAAAGTGTATAAGAATATTTATGTCTTAATTAATACTGGAATTCATTTCTTTTGGACAGCCGTGTTTACCATTTTCACCACATGTACTCGAAAGTACAAGGTAGGACTTGAACCTACAAACCGTGAGGTAGCTGTTTTTAGTAAGTGAATTGCTGTTGAATTCCAAATTTATTGTAGTTACTTATAGGCTTACTGATTCATTCAAAGTGCTACCTATAGTGTTGAATAATTTCACTGTACATTTTTCAGTACTGAACTACTTCGTGGGAATAGCTGGACTCGAACCAGCGGCGACTCGATTATCGGTCGAGCATTCTACCAACTGAATTATATTCCCAAATACTAGAATCTATCTTTTTTCATATATCCAATGAGTTTTGATTGCTGTTAGATTCTAAAACTTTTTTACACAATATGTGTACGTAATTTATTTATAACTTCATAATCCAAATACATATCATCAGTGATAAACATTAATTGAAAATGCCGTTCTTCTGTAAGACTTGTTATTTCAGGTATAGATAACTTGTAATGATTTTTTAGTCCCTTCGGAACTCTATTGGTAAATTTAAATTCTACCATTAAGCTATTCGCTTTATCACCATTACTTGGATTATCATTATAGTACTTTACATTTATATGATAATTCACATTATGTTTAGTATTATACCCGTACTGAGTGAATAAATGACCATCTTTATAAATTTCAACTCGACATGTATAAATTTCAAGTATTTCAGTTATAATATCATCAATTATATCAGCATGATTAACCGTTGTATACATCTTTGTTCCTTAGAAGGAATCTGGTTTAGCCACACTTCGTACTGCTGACATGAATCCTTTTTGTAAATCCGTCTTTGCAATTGCAAGCCAACGTTTATCTACTGATTCAGTACTTTCAAGTTTTTCTATCAACTCTCCAATGGTGGCAGCCAGTTGTTTAATCTCATTCATCGCATCCACTTCTTTTTGTGAAAGGTCACGATACCCTTTAATATGTTTGTGTTGATTGTCCATAATCATCTCACTTAAAAAAGGATTCTTTCGAATCCAGAATTTATATTTAATCTCGGATCAAATATTCACCGATTTTAACATCTAACGCTTCTTCAGCAGTCAAGTACCAATCGAGATGTTCTTTCTCTTTTAATTTTTCAAGAGGAATTCCAGTACGTTTAGCAATTTCCTGTTGTGCGTACTCGTTTTGTTTAACCAAGTACTCCATACGAATTGTCATGTTTGGTACATTATCCCATGCCATAGCACCAATGCTATGTGTCATAAATGAGGCACCTTCACCAACAAAACGGCGTTTGCCATGTAAGAAGATAAAGAAAGCTGCACTCATTGCAGAACCAAAACAGTAGGTATCAATTGGAATTGGTGAAGTTTTCATTAGTGCTACAACTTCTAGCATTACTGCAACTAAACCACCACCACTATTGATAACCAGATTGATACGCTCAACTTTACGTTTAGCAGGAACAAACTCTGGCTTAGATTCAGGATCATGAATCTTTTTAAATTCATCCTTTTCTTTGCGTTCAGTTTCTTCGGTATCAATTTTATTATTTTCCGTACATGTATCTTCTAAGAACTTTTGGAACTTAGTTAATGTAGGATGATCAATAGAACCATTCATATAGAAAGTTTTTACTGTTGGTGTATTCACTAGTGTTAGTGAGCCGTGTTTAACAACAGTGTACTTTTCTTTTGTATCTTTTACTTCTTTATCAGTCTTTTTTGACATTTTTATTCCACATATCCTAAGAAGCCAACATGTACTTTTTCAGTACTTTTAATCTTTTTACCAGATTTGTCTTCAGTAGTTACGTCACGTTCAAATACAATTGGAGTAAGCATTACTACTTGTTTGCTTGCACCAAAAATATTATTGATTTCCGCATCCGTTAACTCTTGATTACTGGTATAACGACGAAGGTCACCGTCAACTTTGTAATAATAGTCGTAATACATTGCATTTCCTTGTATATCACTGTTCAACCAATTTAAATCAATTTCTAAATCAGTTTGATTCAGATGGCTATTCATTTCACGGATGATACGAATTTGTTCATCAGTTAATGGACCATCATCTTTCTCGTACATAATATTCTCCTGTTGTTTTTGTACTTCACTTTAATAAGGAGTTATTACTTTGCGGTAAAGATAGGATTTGAACCTACGAGGCTAGGGATTACCTAACCTGACCGCTTTCCAAGCGGTTGCATTCAGCCGCTCTGCCACTTTACCCTTTAAATCGTTTAAGAAATTCTTGAAATTTATTATTCAATTCACGAGTTCTATAACCATTTTTCTTTCTACGAGATTTTATATAAAATGTTGCTTTTGGATCAATACGCTTACTTATAAGATATTCTTTTTCAAAATCATCTTGTTCTTTAGACATATCACATCCTTAAAAATAACGGGAATCCATAATTGTCAAATTAAAAGTTTGATTGGGTTATGGTTGCTGCTAGATTCCTTAGTGGGGAGCGAGTGGATTCGAACCACCGACACACCGTTTTCGCATGGCTGCTCTACCAGACTGAGCTACGTACCCCATTGAACTTTACAAATCAGTACTTAATACATGTGAATCATAATCATCATAAAGACCTTCGCCGCCGATTACTTCATCAGCCCAAATTTCTTTTTCGTTTACATAAGGTGCCCAATTGCAAGAATTAAAAAATTCATATAACAAACTTTTGAAAGTAGGATGCGTTTCTTTTAAATCTTCCCATGACTTAAAACTCCATGAGTCCGTAACATGAACGTCACAAGTTCCTTCTTCAGTAACTTGTACTACATAATGTATTTCATGAGAACCACGAACACGTTGTTCTAAAAACACAACGATTAAACCAACTGAATCCATCATGTTCACCTTTATTGTATTGGAGGTAGGTGAGGGATTTGAACCCTCGGAGGGCTGTTAACCCCCGCTTGTTTTCAAGACAAGTGCAATAAGCCAAACTCTGCCAACCTACCATAAAAAAGTACCGTTCAAGGTACTTTTGTGTTACTGGATTTATTTATAATCACCTCTAATCCGATACACGTGAGGTGATACAACTTATTTAAGTACCCAAGTTGCCAAGTACTAACGAAGGGAACGAATTCCGAGTTAGTAACATTATCGTATGTTTTATTTTAGGATTATGTTTGCTGTATAAATCCGTGTGTATCAAATTCTTTAGTACTTCTTAATTAAAATCAGGATTCGGTTTTTTCTATCCATCACCAGATCCACACATTGTGGAAGCAGAATCGAACTGCAAGGTTGTTTTCACCAATTGAATTTTAAGATTTTATTGTTGCTGTGCGAATCCTTTAGCGTTCTGTACGGGGGTCGAACCCGTAAACCCCACCTTGAAAGGGTGGTGACTTTACCAATTTGTCTAACAGAACATTATTGTTTTAATGACCATTCTGTACTTTTATCAGTACTCTTAGTTACTTCGTAACCAAGTTCAGTCATTGTTTCACTCAATTTACCATTTGCAATGGCATTCATTATTTTATTTAATAATTCTAAATTTTCTTCAGAACTCATTATATGCTATCCTTTTTAGTTGATAGGAACTGAAATCTTTGTCATACGGCCTTCCAGACACATCCTAAAAGCAACTTGGATGTTGGGGAATCGAACCCCACCGTTTTTCTATGCAAGGAAAAAAATTGTTTTGTTTGCTGTGAGATTTCGTTTGTTGCTTTGTGCAGCGACAGGGGATCGAACCCTCGTGATATTAAGAACCCTGTTCTCTTACTCACTTATTATGATTTTCTAGAATCAAATAATAGCTTTCATCAATCACCATCCCGCTTTACTTCTTATATTATACCACAAATTTTTGATTTGTTTCATAATTTTCTAACTTAAATTCTGGAATCTTTGTTTATCCAGCACCGTGCTCCCACTAATAATAAGGCAATTCGTGGGTGAGGATTCGAACCTCGTCGTTTCGTTTTCATCAAAAATTAGTATTTTTGCTGTAAGATTCCGTTGCCTTATGTACTATATTATACCACAATTTTTTCTTTCGTTTCAAATATTTGCTATAATATCTGAAAGAAATTGACCGCTTTCCAGTTCAACATATTCAGAATCATCATACTGCAATTCGTATATGAAGTCATCCCAATTTTCATCAATAAAATTAATAAAACTTTCAGGACTTCCGCGTTGAACATAACGTTCGTGGTATTCTTCACCTAAATCAATCTCTGGATATACATTAGTATAACTAATACCCAATGATTGTAATTCTTTTCTAAGTACGTCATGCGTACTTACCAAAATATAATCATATTCATCCATTGCAGATACAATATCAACAATATAATTAGCAGGAAATAAAGAATTCTTGGTATACAAAGAACTATCCAAATCAAGTACTTTGCCGATATTTTTAATACTACTCTTACCTATACCAGGAAATCCACAAATAATTTTAGCCATACGTTCTCAATTTATTTCGTACTTGAACCCCATCGTTGTTATAAGTACGTGGTAATAACTTATTTTGGGTGTTATTAACATCATTGATTTCAATTGGAACAAATGAGATACGAACAAAAGTACGTACTTCACCAGTACTTGATGATGGACGACGATGTAAGATATATGGGTCTAAACAATACAACACATTTTCTTTACACTGCTGAACTTCATCATTATGGACAAACTTTTGTAAGTAATGATTCACATTATGAATATTAGAATCAAAATCATCAGGGAACTTAACAGAAACATTGGTGTATTCGGTAGGAATACTGTTAGACCAAATGTAGTTCTGTTCAGGTACATGAACAATTTTAGTACTGAATCCATCAACGTGCCATTCGTCATCAGTTATTGATTTAACTAAACCATGACGAACAGTAATATAACAAAACGGATGTTTTATCCCAATTACTTCAGTTTGATGTTTTAAAGCTGCAATATACAATGGATACATCCATCGTAATTCAATAGGTAAGTGATAGGTCAAACCATCGGTACTTACCACCATACGTAAAATATATTGTTCATCGTATGGGCAAACTGCTTTAATCTTTTTCATTTCTATTGGATTAACATTACTTTCAAATTCAGAAACGGAAACAATATGTTTTGCTCGTTCAATGATATTCATATTAAATCTCTCAATTAAAATAGGGCATTGCTGCCCTTAGTCCAGAATAACCTGTTCTTCTGATGACTTACTAGTACTTTTTTGTACTGGAACTTCATCAGTAATATCAAGTTGTTTTTCAAGTTTAATAATACGCTTGAAAGTTTTTAAATCTGGTTTATTGCATTGCCACTTAGTATTTCCATTTGCACCATAACGATACAACTGACCATACGAGAAGTACTTATTTGCAATATAAATCTCACCAGCCAGTGCATTACCTTCCATTTCGGTGAATTCTATAACATTTGATTTAAGCTTAGCTTTAAGTAAGCCAGCTTGATACTTATCAATCAAAAGATTGATTTTTACTGTAGCTTCTTCACTATAACTCAATGAAGACATAAAGTACTGTGAAGTTTTTAAACGTTCAGTACCCATTGCAGATGTTACAACGAACATATACAAAGTGAATACACCGAGAAAACCTAAAATACTGTACAGAATAATTGCACCCATAACAACCCCATTTTAGTTAAGACAAAATGATTTCTTTGATGACTTGTTCTTTCAGTTCACCAAAGGTGATTTGCAGACCGCGAATTTCATATGTCAGTTTAGTGATAAGGGCGAAAGTTTGAGACAATGCTTTACCTTGCTCTTTGTTACGCTGTTCCAAATCATTTAACTTATGCCATTCAATCCATGCTAAATCACGTTGTGATTTAAGTAACTCAATGCGAGTATGCATGTTCTTTAAAGTAGTTGCACTTTTCATATTTTTATACTCTTTTTATCACTTAAAAGACGCCGCTAACGATGTTAGCGGCATGGCTCATTACTTGTGCGTGTTGTGACGTGCTTTCTGCTGAGCCTGACGGATTTCATACAGTTCAGACTGCAACTGTTTTTTCCAATCCAACAGATGTGCATAGCAGATCTTTGGCTTATCGCTGTTAGCGAATGGAGCAAGCTGTTCGTCAGCTTGAGAGATCTGGAACTTGATGTAGTTCACAGTACGTTCAACTTCGCCAATATCAGTAATAGTGTTCTTAGCCATTTTTTAAAGCCCTTATATATTATTTTCTAAAACAGTACTCAACGTTGAGTACCAAGAGATACGTTTTACATCCGTCGATGTGATACATAGTATCGAATTTGTAATCACTTGTCAAGCAGTTTTTTAAAGATTTTTTTAAACTTGCTGAACTCAATGACTCTATCTTACTTAAAATTTGTAGCACTGTCAATCTTTTTTTTGGTGGGGATAGTCGGAGTCGAACCGACACGGATTAAACCGCCACATTTTGAGTGTGGTGCGTCTTACCAATTTCGCCATATCCCCAATTAAAAAGCCCTTTAATAAGGGCTTTCACTATTAAAGTACTCTTAAATTAAGTACTTAGTAGATAAAATCTCTAAACGTTCAGCCGAGGTTTCTGTACCTGTTAAATTGTTAATGTACTTAACCACATTAACAATTTCTTCATCACCATTATTTGGCACAACGATGGTGAACGTTTTACCTTCTTCATCTGAACGATATTTAAATTCCACTTCAATACCATTAATTTTTGGTACTACAGGAACTTGTGGTTGGTACGTTGGATTTGGGATAATAAACCACATAATCACACCAAACATACCTGCCCAAATCGCAAGACCAACGTGACCTAATAAACCAGCCAAAATTGCAATTGCTACGAACAGTACTTCCAAGAAGTGTTTCATGTTTTGTTCCTATTGATAAGATATTCAACAAGGCATCCTAAAAAGAATATTGCTATTCCAATAAATGCCACAATTATACTTTTAAACAAACAAGTTGCAAGACCGAATAACACAACTACCGTCACTAATACATCATAATAATGCTTCATAAAGAACCCCTCTATTATAGCGGGGTCTTTGGCAGTTTGTCAAGCGTTCCCGCAAATTTTAATATTCAGTTACACTGTATTTAATAGCATTTTCATCGTAGTAATAAACCGCATTAATACCACCCGATGCATTAAATTGACAATCAACAGTACAATCACCAACATTGCCAATGTTAACATTAATACCATTATATGTAAAGCTAATTTCACCACCATCCATTACCATCATACCTGTTGATGAAGCAATACAATCTTCAATTTCATCAAAGTCAAATTGGTGTTCTTCACCAGTAGATGAACGAATAATGATATATTTCTGTTCGTGGTCAACGCTAACGACAGTTCCTTTCTCTTTCGGAGAATTATAATCAAAACTGAAGCGAACTTCAACACCAACTAATGGAATACCTTGATTATCATCATAATCAATGGTTTCATCAACAAAGAACGGGTCAATAGTGTAGTCATCACGTTCAGCATTTTGACATTCAAGACCGTGCTCAATCATTGAAAGTAACACACCAATACTTTCTTTTTGTTCAGGAAGTACTGGAATATTTACATATTCAAAGGTAGTTGCATCTGCATCACCATGCTCGTATTCCAATTCAACAACAAGTGTGTTTTTCAATGTAGTTACTACTGGTGTGAATTTAACCGACATAGTTAATTACCTTTTTAATTTTTACAATTACAGAATCAATAGCTTTTGCTAAACGGAATTCTGTACCAGCAGGATAATGGTACTTTTCATAACGATCATAAGTTGTTGGATTAACAGACTTAGACGATTCGTTACGTGATTTTTCCAAAGCTTTATAGCTTGGGAATGGAACAGATTTAATTTCATCAAGGAACATATGTACTCCTTATTATTTGGCGGCGAGTGTTGGATTCGAACCAACGACCACGACATTAAAAGTGTATGAGTTATTGTTGCTGTAAGATTCAAGTACTTGAATCTTGGGTTTCTACGTGCTCTACCAACTGAGCTAACTCGCCATTTGTTTAACTACGGTTTGGACGTGAATTTTTAATTAATTCAACACCAGCTTCTGTACAACATTCAATATGTGTGTCATACAGTTTATTCACAATATCTTTATCAGAACTGTGAAGATAAATTTGTTTCAACTTAGGGAATTCCCCACGGCGAAACCTATATGTAATCATTCGAAGTAAATCAGCACCAGTGTGGGTACGGTCACCTAGATAATTATCTAAATGAATCACTTCAATTTCTAAATTATTATAAAAGATAAAGTTACGTGCATCCCACCATTCTTTAATCCACACTACATCGGCTGCCTGTTCAGAACTTAGATGGTTTTGTGGATTACGAATATCATCTACATAAACTTTCATTTAGTAGTTCCTTTCTTGATGGTTATCAATAAGCTCAACACCAGATTCAGCCAATTCAGTACTATATTCTTCAACAAGTTCTTCAACCATATCAACATCAGAAGAATGTAAATAAATTTTCTGTAGTTTAATCCATGTTTCTTTTCCACCCCACATACAATCCCCAGCAACCATAAAGAATAAATCTTTACCAGTTAACGTTGGTTCATCCATGTAATGGTCAAAATGAATCACTTCAATTTCAGCAGCATGATCAATCAAAAAGCGTTTTGCTGACCACCACTCTTTGATCCAAATAATACCATCAGCCTGTTCTGGTGTCAAGTAATTTTTTGGGTCACGAATATCATCAATGAATACTTTCATTTTTATTTCCCATCATTCACGGTTAAATGACGCCCACTGCTTACTGCAATCAAGTGGTCGATACTACAACCACGAGGATCAACATCAGAAGTTTTAAAATCGGCTTCGCCAATGTTTTTCAATTTATCGTTACCATAAGTAAGATCAATTTGAAGTTCATATACATGGTTCGGTTCCAAATTATAACAGCGATTTGCTGGATGTTCTTTTGGAACAACATGACCAATAATCAAACCATTCGGTAAGACTTGAATACGCATTGCAATCCCGTCCATAATTTAAATCCTATCTCGTTTAATTGATGATAGTAATATAACACACAGGATACACCATGTCAAGACAAATTTGTGTGGGATGGTGGATTTGAACTCACCGACCTGCGAATTTACAGTAGAAGATATAATGCTGTTAGAATCCTTTTCAAGATTCCATTGTTTTTTCTTTCGCTGCTCTACCAGACTGAGCTAACCCCACAAATTATTTTTATGAATAGTTTACATAACCTTCATATTTTACATTAATTACTGGATGATATGCATCATCTGGTAACATAACATAATTGTACAAAATTGGAACATGTTCTTTCAAAGTACGCATTAAGGATGCATTATCCTTGACAGTACTAATATCATGCAATTCAAATCCTACATGAAAATATGGATCGAATTCTGATTTTAATGTTTCCAGTGCAGCCTCATCAGAAACACGATTCTGATTATAGAAGCGGATTACAGTACGCCAACCTTCGCCAGTTGCGAAGTACTCAAAGAGAAGAATACTTTTCATATATTACTCCAATATTAGTGCAGTGAGCAGGATTCGAACCTGCGTTACGTTCGTGAAATGAAAGTTTATTGATGCCGTAAGATTCTTAACCAAGAATCGCTTTTTCGTGTCCTAAGCCTCTAGACGATCACTGCAAATTAATTAGTCACTAATCGTGACCGTTGGTGGTTCAAACTCCGTATAACCATTACGGTTAAGAATACGAGTCATTTGTTTATCTAATTTTTCATCCTGATCTGAGAATACATTAATTTGATAATTAACTGCTTCCAATTCTGCCAGTACTACTTCAGGTGATGGTGAATCTTCTGAACCTTTGAACAATTTCAAGTACGGCATAGAAAAATCACCAATTCGTTCGATTGCTACAAGTTTCATACTTCACTCCTAACAATTTCACCGCCGATACGGATATTACATTCGTAATCATAACAGTACCCAGCTAAATCGTCAATAGCTTTATCAAGCTTTTCAGCATAATTAATATCGGCTGAACGTACTTTAATACTGAGATTTAAAAGATTTCTATTATACTGATCCCATACCAATGATACTTCACCATTCATATTATCATCCAAGCGTTCACGTACTTCCCAATAATCTGAATTATTGGTAATAAGTTCAATGCAAGGTGATACTAAATGAATTTGATGTTCATGATGAAACTTTTTCATAGATAATCCTTAGTCATATCGAACACAATAGAATTAATTTCAGAGAATTTAACTTTCCACGGTGCATAATACTGTTGAAGTACTTGATCTTTTTTAAACAGATTATCCAATGCAGTAATTGCAAATTTCACATCTTCGAGAAATTTATCTTTTACTTTTTGAATATATTCTGGCTTCATACCTTCAAAACCCATAATATAAGCTACTTCAAAATCACGATAGGAAGCACCCAAATCACCTAATGGATTTTTTTGGTTTTCAGGGAAACAGAAACGATATACTTCTTCACAAACACCTTTCAGGCGTTCTTCTGCTTTTGCTTCTTTTCCGTATTTTTCAAAAAAGATTTCCGCAGGTGGATACGTTTTTGCCTTATTAAGCCAAGTTTCAATTACTTCATTCATTAGTCAGTACCTTTTACAACTAACCAAACAATAAGTGCAATTATAAGCACCCACATACAAAATAGACCACCACCCCATAAACCGACAAACAGCCGTTCATCATATGATAGATAATACATATTACCTTGAGGCCATGTTGCCATTCGGATAGAGGTTATCATTATACCAACCATCACACTAATTAAACCAGCGACCCAGCAATACAGAGTTTTCATGTAAGTACCTTTTTTGTTCTTAATTAAAAATCCCTTGACAGATATAATATCAAAATTATCAATATCTGTCAAGTACTTTTTACAGAATTTTTGCAGTGACAATAATTGCAGCAATAACACAAATTGCTAGTACTGCACGTTTCCACATACCCTTACCAATACTTTCAGGGTCTACCGCAGTTTGAGTTTCTGGATCAATTTTTATTGACATTTAAATTACCCTTTTTGCAGATTCAGGAATAGTTTTTTGATCAAAAATTCCTAATTCAGCGATAATAGTTCCATTATCATTATAAGGTACTACACACGTAATATCAAAATGTGCACCACCATGAACTACTTCAATACATGAATCATCTGAATAATCTTTAAGAATTTCCAGTAGTTCCGCTTTCGTCATTTTTACGTTCCTCTTTTTCACGAGAACGCCGTTCTTGATAAAGAATCGCTGAAGCTTTTTGCAATTCATGCAAACGTTCTTGAAGTTCTTCTTGATATAAGTTCATCCAAATAACTTCGTTTGCTTTAGCATCATAGTATTGGTAACTAAAATTACCAAACGATTGATCACCACCCATACCTTTCAACGATTCAGGAAAGAATCGTTTCAATGCACGTATAATATCTGGATCAATTTCTTCACCTAGAATTGTCAAACCGCGTAGGCGATTGTGATCAATAAATTTAAGTGAATGACGATGCCAATCATCCATTTCATCCCAACCAAGTACTTTACACATCTCTGCTTCAAGTTCTTCATTGGTCAGTTGTTTATGGGTATGAAAACATGCAATATGGTAAGGATAACACATTTCATGATATTCAAATATCACAGTACTACCGATCATATTATTCTCCAAATAGTTTTGGTGGTTCACAATAGGCAAGGAGCTTCAAATAGTCACGATCAGATGCGTGATGACCATCAACAATACGTAGGGTATAGTTAGAAGCTTGATCAACTTCTATCTTAACAAGTATTTTTTGATTATTACAGTCAGTTTCGATTGCAGTTCCTAACCAAGTACCTTCGGGTACTTTTGTAAAGTCATCACATTCAATCCACATAGATTTACCTTTTAGAAATCATCAAGAATATAGATTTCATCAGCAGATGGATTATCTTCAAAAATCTTAGTGAAAATAAGATCTAAATCGTTTCCAAAGGTCTGACCTTTTTGAACAGTAGTGTAACCTGCACCATCTTCACCATAAAGACCAGCACGAGATACAAGATCACATACATCATTCCAATCTAGTCCAATCATTTCACCAACACCACTAACTTCACCACTTTCAATACAGTACCGTGGCACAATTGTAAATGTTCCAGACATTATTTCACCTTTACTGCTGAACGTGCAGCATCATAATATTTGTTTACTTTATTACGATACGCGATTGCATCAGCATATTCTTTCGTATCATGATTTACTGGAAAACGAATTTGGTCATCATCTTTGGTATAATCAAAAAACTCTTTGTTAATACTTGCCAGTACTGAAGTACGATGCGATTTCAGACGTTTAAGGTTCATTTTAGCCAGTACTGCATCTTCGATAATCTTCATATTTTTACCTTAGTATTCAGTGAATACACAAAAAGAATTTGTGAATAATATTTTTTTACCCACAAGTGGTGTAATTTTATAGCTACCATAAGAATATTCACTATAATCATAAATGTCTTCGTCAAAGACACCTATAGGTTTTGAACATTCTGCATGATAACGTGCTGGGCGTGGAGCGTCTGCTTGTACCGTGAAAGTACTTAACAGTATCGCTCCTAGAATTAACTTATTCAGTTTCTTCATCTTCAGTTTCTTCCTGTTCAGCAGCTTCACCTTTTTCATGATTACGCTGTACTGCAAGTTTGAATTCTTCTGAATCCATAACTTCATCGTCAGCATACAATAGTTCCCATTGTCCAGCACCATATTCTTTATCATAAAGATCGTGCTTCCAATCTGAACCAATGCCCATATCATGGCGACCCCACGTAGTATTGCTACTTAGATGACCAGCGATACAATCACCATCTTCTGTGAGTGCTACCATACTAACACCAAAATAGCTTTCACCATTTGGTACTACAAAAATCTTTTTCATAGTGTCTCCTAAAGACTACTTCGAAATGTTATTTGGTACGGGTGATGAGATTCGAACTCACAAGGGGGAAACCCCTACAGGATTTTAAGTCCTGTGCGTACTGCCAATACCGCCACACCCGCATTATATATTAAAAGTACTCAGCCTGTAAAGTCAGACATTCGTCACTTTCATGTAATTCAGCCATCTTACCCCAAAAATCCATCGAACCCTGAATACCTGAACCAGCATAAAGTGTTCCATCAAATTTCTTTTGAATAAGAAGTTTGTTCATTTCTTTGTACAGCAATTTGCCATAACCTTTTCCACGTTCAGATTCAATAACAAACACCTGAATATTAGTACCCCAATAATTGGATTCATATTCATGATTGTGGAAGATAGTACCAATATTCTTACCAGAATCATCTTGTAGAATCATAATCTCAGATGTATTTGCAATATCTTCATCATCCATTACATCAGTAAAGCATTGAAACAGTGTCCATGCATATGAATGAAATAGATGTGATTCAACACACATTTTTGCAAGGTGTTGTGTTTTAAAATCAGAAGTAGTTAATAGTTTCATTACCACAAGCCTGTTTGTGTAACTGAAAAGATTCGGAGAAATGCATCAATACAAACAATAGTGAATAGTAATGAGTTCCCCACCCGATAGGAAAATGTACTATAATCTCCTATTAAGACAGCTTTTGTTGCCATCACCCAACCAGAAATAGAGTTTAACAGACTCCAAAGAAAAATAAAGGTCAAAATCATTATTTTATGTCCTTTTCTTCAAAGAAGCGGCGTATGCTCCCAAAGCTTCACCACCTGCCATAATAGTAATGAAGATAATAGTTAACATCAAGCTACTAATATGACCAGCAGTAATATATGGATGAATAACCGCTGCAATAATACCCAAAGAACCAGAAAAAATCATACGGATTACAGAAGGACTCATAAAATTATTTCCCAATCAGTGACAGTACTTTCTACTCGTGTGAAATTAACTTCAACCACACGACCCTCTTGAGTATCAATTTCGAACAAGTTGTTATTCTTATCCAAGTATAACTCAACGTTTAACGCGATAAAATGTGGACGACGAATATAATAACCGTTTTGAAAAGAATTTGCAAGCTGTTTTTGTATTTCTGCAATTGTCATAAATCACCTGTGAATTAGATAGGTATCATTAATCATCTGCTGAGTAACAATACGCCCGATACCATCTGCAATTGCATTAGTGACGATACCAAGTACTATCAAAGCCAGAATTGCAAATAAAATTATATGTAAATTGGTCTTAATGTATTTCCACATATGAAACCTCACTTAATAGTTAATGGTCGGGGGTCGTGACCTTCTCAGAGTTTCCTCTCCAGCCCCATCCCATTCTCGCCACGTCGAGATATGAGTACTCTCATATTAGAGCTTATTTTACCAAGATCAACTGGCTACATTCGAAGATAGCAATTCTCCTAGCTACTAATCAGGTAGCGTGTATGGTGGCCCTTGTTGGGAACGATCCAACGACCAAGCGATTATGAGTCGCCTGCTCTACCACTGAGCTAAAGGGCCGAATTTGTTTTTACTTCAACCGCCGCATTAACTTTCGTAACATAAGTGTAGGCATAGAAGGTTTTTGAATTTCTTCTTGTAATTTTTCGAAAGTTTCTGTGCTTACTGTACGTTGACTTCCTGTACTATTACATGGAGTACAATCATATACCATTCCGTCACCTGCATAATGGTATCCAGTGCCGTTACAACTTTCACATTTAGACATATTATGTCCCTCAATTAAAAGTGCACAAAATAGGCTTCGAACCTATAAGGAAACCTCGCGGTACTTCCCACCTCCTATCGTCGCATTAGCTATTGTTGGACGTTATGTTTACCAATTCCATCATTTGTGCATTGGTGCCGATGGTCGGACTCGAACCGACGACAAAGAATTTTAGAGATTCCCGCTCTACCAACTGAGCTACAAAGGCATATGTTGTTTCAATACGTATATTATACCAGACTTTTTTAAGTCGTTCCATCTTTTTCTCAAAAATTTCAACGACTTGAACAAAAATTAATCACAATCACTATATGTACTAAAACGGTTTTTATCAACAAGGAATGGATGTGTCCATTCATCATTATCTTCAAGTTTCGCATGTCCAAGGTAAATGCCTACTTCACCATCATTTACCCACATACCTTCACGCAAATATGGTTTAGTTTCATATGCGTCAATATGTCCAGTGTAATTAATTACAATGTAATGAATACCACGAGGAACTTCAAGCTCACAGCCATTGACATTACATTTTACAGTACTAGGTAAATTCAACATCTTCATTCTGATTCTCCTGAATTACCATTACTTACAATTGAAGTTTACAAATACAACATTACTTTTCGGATTAATCATTTCTTTCAATCGAGCTTTAGTTTCGTCGCTCATCGATGTATGTACTTTACACTTACTCGGATTCATTGTCAAGCCCCTTTTTACACTTTTTTTGAACTTCAGGAAGCTCACTGACAGGCATCTGTGGCGTTTTTAACCATTGCTGAAGCCACGGTAAAGGATTACGTGTTGAACGCTTCAGCGGCTTTTCTGGCTCGTTTTTCTTCATATTCATTTGTCCATTCAGTATGTTGATATAAAATCCAGTACTCAATCCACGCACGGTTTTGTACGGTGTTCAACTCATTATAGCACAGTTGCGATAAAAGAAAATCTCTTTCTATAGAAATATCTTCGAACCAATATGATTCATTCTCTATGACTTCTTTGTACATTCTGTACTGTTCTTTACCAATCTCATCAAATGATATATATCTTGGAATTTCTATATAATGACCATCATCTTCCCGCTCCAATCTCCATGACAAATATAAACCATTGTCTTGTAATTCGAAGGTAGTAAAATTAGCTTCTACAATTTCATTCCACTTTACTGTACCTAAACAACCAGGTCCACCTGGATATTCTACATGTTCAATAAAGTGATAGTCAAATACTAATACAGTTTTCATGTTACATAATCTTATTGAAATAATTGTGGATCTTTTGAAAATCTTGTAATTCAAATACACCAGCAAGAAAGGTGGTTGTCCCTAATTGGAAATGACGTTCTTCAGTAAGTTCAGTGTAATTGTCAAGTACTGAAGGTGGTTGTCCTCCACCATGATAGAAGAAGGTTAAATTATTATCACTTATATAAGTAGTTCCAATTGTTCCATACAAACAAATATGGTGAGAATTTTCATATTTATTTTCATAGTCTGGATGTAATTCAAACCCACAATCTGTTAAATCTCTATCTTCTAAATCAGCCCATGATAGAAATTTATCAACTTTACCATTAGGTATAATATATTTTACATATATATCTTCTAGAGCTTTAAATATTTCTTCTGGAAAGGTTTGTTCTTCCACAATATCCACCCATAAAAAAGCCCAAGCATATGCTTAGGCGTATTTGTTTTGTCTCCCGTATAGGAATCGAACCTATATCTATAGCTTAGAAGGCTACTGCTCTATCCATTGAGCTAACAGGAGAATACTAATATTATACCACAAAAAATAATATTGTTTCATTTTTTGTGGTACTTTATTTATTTCAAAAGTGCTTCATCGAATGGTGAGAATGTGATCACAGCTTCGTGAGTTTTACCTTCATAGAAGTAATGTAGTTCATTTACTTCATAGTCTGGAATAACAACTTTAACCGTGAATAAAATTCCAGGATATAGTACTGATAATTTTTTCATATCAGAATCTATTTCACTCCAACGACATTCTGGTTCAGCCACAATATTAGTATTACTATGAATAGAAAACGTTTCATTTTCAACAATAGAACACAAATCAGTATGAATTTGTTCAATATCAGGTTTAGCACCTTTCATACCACGTGGTTGTTTTACAAGTTTTACATTAATTGAAGCTTCTACATTCGAACCCATAGTTTTAATCCTCGGTTTCTACACTTTCATTTTCAATGATATAATCTAAGTCTTCGTCGGTGCATTCATTTATCCAAGAATCACGTTCAGCAACAGTTTCGAACACAAAGATATATCCCTTATATCCTAAGCCATACGGAGAACCATATGATTCATTTAGGGTATCGTATAGCGTTACATTTTCAGTAGTAATCATAATACATCCTTATAAATTTAATTCATGTTCAGGGAATGCTTCTTTAAACTTACTAAAGAGTAATTCCTTGTCATCGACAATTTGCTGAAATTCTTCCTTTTCTGCATAGTCTAGAGTACTAACAATAAAGGTTTCACCCGTACAGTCACCATATCCACTAAAAGTGAATACAATACTGTCAAGTTCACCTAAATTATATGATTTTGATAAACCTTTAGCTAAACTAAAGATATATCCAGGTTTTCCATCTTTACCAAACATGATTTCACGATGACTTTCTCGACAATTCTTTTCATCAATTTTATGATAAAAATGTGTATCGTAGCGTTTGATGTATTCATGTTCATGAATATCATACGTTTGGTCAGGTGCAAAGTACTGTCCTTGTGAACGACACACAAAAATAGTTTCTTGCGTGGCTCCTTTGAAAATTTCAACAGTCATTACATTTTCAGTATTTTTACTTTCCATAATGGAAACCTCTTAAAACAGGCGACCGTAGCCGCCTTAAAATTATTTAGGTAAAGAGTTTAAGTACTTTTTACCTGCTTGAATTAGCTTCTTCTTTTTAATTTTAAAAGAAGTGCTATCCTGACCACCAAACATTGTACAGTTCGCTAAAATCTCAGCCCATGCAGTTACATACAAAGTAGGTGCTAAAGGATCTTGCCATATTGTATCAAAATCATCAGATTTTGCAACATGGAAAGTCATATCTTTTCGCATCAACTCTTGAATGACATTTTCATTTGGAAATAGCTTACTCCAAACATCTGCACTGATATTAGCATGTTCAGGGAAATGAACTTTACCCTCATCATCAACTACACGACATATTGGTTTACCACAATCATGAAACTCTTGGTAACGTAATACAATATCATCTGATAAAATCTTATCTTTAATTTTACCATATACCTCAAGTAATATAGGGTCGCCCTATCCAGTGTCAAGTTCTGAAATTAGTACTTTATACTGTTCAACAACCATAAGTCCATGTGCATGAACACTAAGACCTTTCATTTGCTCAGTTTTTTGCATTACTTGTAGCAATTCTTCGAAAGTGTTAGGATAAATCATTTAGCACCTCCACGAAAAAGTTGAAACTTACGGAAGATACTACGCTGTTCAGCGGTTACTGGAGCACTGGCAAATGCAGTTAAACCATAATCCCAATCTGGTTCATGGAATTGAATTAAATCAATACCCTCAGCTTGGAGTTCATCATATGCTTTTTGTAACTTATGTTTATTCTTACACGAGATAACGATTAGAGAACTAGTCTCAGTACTGTTATTTTCGAATGCTAATCCGCTTTCATAAGCGGCGTGGTTTGATTGTACTACAACTTGTTCGATTGGTAAATCAGTACGAACAAATACATAGATCCAAGTTTTATCATTCTAGTGCGTCATTTTTTATTCCTCAATTTTACGATACGTTAGTGCAAACACATCAGGTTTGCATGGGTAAATTTCCCCTTGTACACCTTTGATGATCATATCACCAATCGATGCAGTTAACCAGCCTTCTAAAGTTTCAATTTTGCAATGACCCATATTATTAATCTTTACTTCTTTTGGACTCGCAAAGGCTTTTAACTCTTTAAGATTATTACCAGTCCATTCAAGGGCATCAATCTGGATAGGTAACTTTTCAAATTTTTGTACTGTCATTGTAATTTCCTGAATAGTTCAAATACATCGTTGAATGTGGATAGTGCGTACTTTTCTTCATCATTTAAATCACGAAGTTTTTTGTACTTATCTTCACGATGATGATAATCATAGTAATCAAAAACTTCCCAACATGTACCATGCCATGAAAGTTCTGCACCTTGTAGTGCAGGATCTTTTGAAATTAATTGTTGAACCAACTTCCGTTTTAATATAATAAGAAGTTGTCCGTTTGTCAACTGATTTGCCGCTTTTTCGAGTTCAACTATGCTAATATCAACTTCAACTGATTTTACTTCAGTTACAGTACCGTTAACTTTAATAGTCATAGGTTATACCATATATTATTTTAATTAAAAAGCCGTTGATGGTGTGCTATTACGCCAAAGTCTCTAAGGGTCTATGTTAGCATTTATCAGTACAAAGTAGTACCACCTACCTTTCCTGTATTAAGTATACGCCGCCCGTGCATACCGTACTAACATAACTGTATCCGGTCTTTTCTTCCCCTGAACTTATACGATTGGTCATTGTGGTACGTTTACCAATTACGGATCGTTCTCGACACTCATTATATGATTGCTGCCTCTAAGCCAACATCCCAACAACGGTCAGTATTCTGTTACAGTTGAACTAACTTCAGTTCAATTAAGTCAATAGTCAAATTAGGATGTGTATCTTCCCAATCTTCACCATACAACTTCACTAATTCATCATATGTATCTTGCTTGTACTTAAACAAGGTACTTAAAATAACATCATCAGTACGGGAATCATGTGCAGCCCAATACTTAGGTGTAAGTTTTTGTTCAATATTCATAATAGATTCAATCCGTACTTTCTATCCATTGCAGATAAAAAATCACAATGGTTATAATATTCTTTATATTCGTTGTACTCTTTTTCCACTAAACCACGAAATGCACTTTCAAGACCTTCATTTACAGTTTTATATTCTAAGTACATAAAGATCTTTTCAATAATGGAATTAATCATTCCACTTACTACATGGAAATAAATTAAATCCTGACCGTGCTTAACATCATAAGTTCCATCAGCTTTCATTTGCTGAATTAAACGATCACGTGCAATAAATTGACGACCGTTCATTTCCAAATCATGAGTTAACTCACGCACCAGCTTATAATCAATTTCCATGATATATTACCTATCGTAGTTGTTTGGATGAAGTTCAATTATTTCTACTGCATCCATTGGATATTTTTCACCCTGATCGTAGAATACTAGTACTTTACCGTTATTAACAGAATCAATCAAATATCGCACTACACCTTTCTTGGTGTACACACGTTCAATGATACCAGTATCCACAATACCAATACCATTAACTTCAGTACTAAAACGTACTTCATCTAAATGTTTTGGTTTTCCATACAATAATTCATCAATTTTACGTTGATGTTCCCATGCAGCTTCACGCTTAAAACGTGTAATGTTCTTAACAATATACATGGGATCAGAATAATCAAAGTCTTCTACAACGGTAACAGTGCCTTGACCATAAATGTGCGTGACACGAATACCATACTTAGGCAATTCAACGTAATATGTTGGAAATGATGTAGACGTGTCTTCATATGTGCTACGAGCATTTCTTTCAATATAATTCCAAAACAACTTCGTAATTTCTGGTACTGGAAGATTATCATAGCTTGGTTCAAAAGAATATGCCCCATCTACAAAGAAACTTCTCAAGTACTGAAGCTCGACTAAAAATACTTCTTCAGTATAGGCTTCCAACTGTTCTGAATTGTAACCATACAATTTTGCAAAGAAGTCATCAGATGACATATTTTTAATGTCTTCTAACGCAGCATCTAATGCAGCTTTCATATCTGAATGCATGTTATTACCCCCACGGTTGGGTTAAGCATTGTAACCCATCAGGTACGCCATGTTTTTTGGCGTATCGTTTTAATCGTTCACCAACTGTTCCCAATGAAGTCCATTTTTTTGGTTTATGTAATAGTACAAATTCATTTGGGTTATTTTTGATATATGATGTATTTTTTTGAAACATCGTAATACCAATTATTTTTATAATGTCATCAATTCGACACATTTGTAGTACGATGACATTTTGTTTATTCAAAGAATCATGACGAATATTAACTAACTTTACATCAACAACTTCAGTGATTGCTCGTGAAATATATTGAGTATGATTCTTGAAAAACAAATCAAAATTTTGCTTAATAAGATTTTCAGCAATTTCATATGTAGGATAACGCTGCATCACACGGTCTTTGAAATGAACTGAAAGCCCAAATTCAAATTTATAATCGAATAAACAAAAAACTTCCTGTGCTTGTTTTTGATAAACCAACGCTAGTTCATTAAGTTTTTTGATTACTTCTATCCGGTTGAGATCCATGTTATCCTCCAAATCAATTACACGTTCCGCACTGGCCTAAAAACGGCTTGAAATTTTCTTCAACGTGCTTCACTGCTTCTATTGTTGATTTTACCACAATGTCAGGTGCATGTCCAGACCTTGCGAATTGAATATCACGTAAAAGTGAATTAATAAAACTGATTTTAGCATTACAAAGAACAAAGCGATATGTAGCACCTTCTTCAAGGGCTTCATTGCTTCGATTTCGAAGATTTTGAACTTGAGTCCAAAGATCTTCTTCAGCTTGTTTTAAAAACTCTGCATCAGTCATCATTATCACCATACTTTTCATCAAGATACGCATCATCAGGATCAAGTACTTTAACTTCATTTCGTTTACGAATAATTTCAGAATGTTCACCCGCATCGTGGGTATCTTTGTTATCATAATCAAAAATAGAAGTTTTTCCATCAAGTGCGTATTCTACTGCTTCAAGCATTAACTGAAGTTCTAACTTCAATTCTTGAAGTGCTTCAGTACTGTTAGAACCTGAACCCTGTGGAGCGATTGCAGCACTGAACATTACACCATCATCAGTGTAATATACTTCATGCACAGTTGCAGTACTTTCTTTTTCACCATCTTGGTAAGTATGTTCATGAATACTTACTCGGTTGTTCCAAGACATATGTCACCTCATTTAATTACAGTGAATTCGTGTTCAGATGGATCTAACTCATCAATAGTAATTACTTCAAGTAATCCTTTTTTAATAAAATGATTGAATACATTGAAGTACGTCCCAAAAATAGTTTCTGGTTCAACTACTGTTTCAGTTACAACAATTTGCTTTTCACCAGCACACAGTCGTCGCCACAATTGGCGATGGATTTCCCTTGATTTGAATTCATCATTATCAAGTACTCGACGCTTACGGACTACTTTTGTCATTTTGTTCTCACATCTTGCGAATTTCTATTGTGGTATAGAATACCAGTTCGTTGCCATCTTTGTCAAGCTCTTTTACAGGATTTTCAAAGATAACGATTGTTTTTGGATCATAGCTAGTCATCATAAAAGTACGACCATTATGAGTGCTCATTAAATATACGGGATTTTTCATGTAAAGTACTTCATTATTCTTGAGAATAAGCTGGATGGTTTTTCATCAGCTTTAAGGAATACAACATCACAGTAGCCAAAACTACGCTGTTCACATTCAGTTCCATAGTTAATGAATCCCTGAATGCGAACAGAATATTCAAAGTACTCGATTTTAATAACTTTCAAGTACTCATCTTTAGCTACTTTAACCATGTCATTAACTGACAGATTCTTTGCATGTTTGTGCATAAGTCATGTAGCTCTTTTCGAATTGTTCAGGAATAGATACTTCCTGCCAAGTAATTTTAGGATTACTTGTTAGTTTAGTTGACATTAGGGCAATATAGTATGCACCATTTTTAGCATATACATGGTTATTACTATTGCGGGTATAGAGGGGTAGTACTTTTAGTCCAGAACTGGTTCGAACAAGTACTTCGGCATTTTCAATTTTAGTAAACATCATCAGGGTGTCCGTAGATTAAGATTAATTTACCTTCAGGATTATATTCACGAGTAACTACACCTTTCTTGTCACCACGTGTCCAATGTATCATACTAGCTTTAGTACCATTTTCACAGGTATAGAAAGTATTATTTTCTTTGTCAGTAACATTAGGACATTTTTGAATATCGTTTAGCATTTGGATATATGCTGGTTGGTTTTGACGCATTGCATCAGGTGGTGCTGGTTCATTCTTTTTGTATTCAGCTTTAACTTGCGTTTCGATTTTTTCTTTCCAGTTCGCTTCTGGTTTATACATAACAACGTATATATTAACACAAGTAAATGCGATCCAGAAGAATATAAACCAATACAAATTAGTACTGCTCATTGCTTCACGTTTCATTGTCAATCTCCACAAATAAAAAAAGCTGCGTTAGCAGCTTAAACGCCTGTACAGATATTATCACACAAAGATGAGGTACTGTCAAGCAAATAATGAATGTTACCAAATGAATCAAAAAGGGCGAGAGCCACGTATGGCTCTACTGTGCTACGCACTCGAACGATTCAAACCATCATAGAGCGGGTTACTGAATCTACGTTTGTGGGGATAGGGAGACTCGAACTCCCACGCACAAGGCGGTGGCTTCTAAGACCACGGTGTCTACCAATTCCACCATATCCCCTTTATTATATTTATATTATACCACAATTTTTATTTCTGTTTCATTTATTTTACCACAATCGTAGTCTTTTTACTGCTGCAATTTCTGTTTGGTTCGGATAAATGATAAGGCCAGTTTGTGTTAACCCATCAAAGAAGTTAAAACCATAATCAAAAATATCATGAACAAAATATCCAGGATGATATTCATTAGAATCAATTTCAGCCTGAATTTTTTCTTTAATCTTGTTCATATGGTCTTCGCTTTTAAGGCGTAGTACTATCTTGCGACGACCTTCTTTATACCAACCTTCAAAGTTAGAAACAGGCATGATTAAATCTTCATTATCCTCTTTACGACTACGTTCTTTGTAGTCCATATATAGAGGCCATACTTGATCTAAACCATGCCCTACCTGTACAGCAAATTTACCTTGCGGCATGTCAAGATCTTCACGAAGAAGAATGTAACATTTATAATTAAGTACTGGACGTTCCGACATTTCTATATTCCTTAGTTTTGTCAACGATGGCTTTTCCCATCATCAATAAGGAAATTATATCAGGAATTTCAAAATCTGTCAAGTCCTGTCTGGTCATTTCCTGAAAATGTCCTTCCTCTGTACATAACCTTGTTAAGTTCTTAAATATTATGATATTATCAGGTGCTGAATGTTTCCAATAACCAGAATACTTTCTAGTTGTATAAAACATAACAGAATCATTATTATAATCATAATTCATATAATAATAATCTTGACTATTTGGTTTATACTTAAATTGAACCAAATAATCATCACCACATTTAATCTCATAATAATCATTAAGTTTAAAATAACAATAATCTCCACGATTAACTGTTTTTCTTAATGTACTAAAGTTTTTATAAAACCTTCCTACGACTTCGTTTATTTTCTTCCAAGTCATTTATTTCACCAATAATGTTTTCTAACATTTCTGTGTACTGATTGTATCCTTTATTTTGTAATACTTCTAATATCATCTTTATGGTAAAATTTTGATAATCTGTAGGGTACGAGCGATTCCGTATAATGTCCATAAGAATACGTACATTAAGGCTAATATCAGATTCAGTAGTATTTTCTTCTTGAAGAATGTTATAAATTGATTGAACATATTTTCTATTTAAATCCATAAAAATTTCAGTTTGACGGTACTTTTCCCAATACTTAGACCAAAGAGTATAATACTCAAATCCGGCTTTAAATATATATTCTTCAGGAACGTAACCACTCCACGTGTCATTGATATATACACAGTACTCACCTACAGATGGGTGCCAATGTACGTATGTAGTACTAAACGATACCTCTGGAAATTCATCTGCTAAAAAATCGATAAATTCATTATTGAGATTAGGATCTTTCATTCGTCAGTAATTTCCGTAGTATTAGTAGTGTATTCAACATCTTCTTCATCCCAAAACTTAGAAGGATAATCTTCTTCCGAATGAACTTCTAACAAAAATTCAATTTTAATTCCACGTTCTTTCAGTACTTCATTAACTTCTGCTAGTACCATGTATGCACCATCCCATGCTGTACGTGCATAATCTAAATCTAGATCACAAAAATTAAGTTTTGCTTTTATAGCCATTAATTCCATCCTCTATTACGATTTATTTCTTCTTGTTCACGTGCTGCATCAGCAGCCCAACCAGCATCAGATACTGCTTTACTTCTGGCATCTTCCACTTTTTTATAATCAGTGAATTTTACATATTCACCAAATTCATGAGGTATCAATTCCCCATCAATTAATTCATAACGTGTTACCAACATAGTAATTGTGTACTCCAAATGTTTTGTACCTTTCTACGTATAGTGTCAAGTGCTTTAAGATCTTCTAACTCTAAATACTTGAAATTGAATAATGTAGAGTACTGAAAATAATATTCCTCGGTGAATTGAAATTTATTTATATCAGGTAAATCAATCACATCATATATATGTTTATCTGGCTTCTTACTATCCCAATAACGATATATTACGCTGTTATCAGTATATATAATAGTATGTTTTCCAAATTTAATCCACATTTCAAATTTATCAGGTGTATTAGAAAATTGAATTGCATTATCAATCTGAATGCCAACCTTTGACCCAAATTTTGAATACTTAACTCGTTCTCTGATTATGGTAGTATAAATGCAATGTGCATTATTCGCTATATCATGAAGTTGTTTTCTTACTATTTCATTCATCAGTACTATCCTTTGGATATTGGTAAAATCCATAACCAGATACTTCTTCATACAATTGCCGCATTACTCTACGATTCGAATCTCGCCTACGTTCAAATTCTTCTTCCGTTTCAACATCGTACTTACCATCTTTCATACGTAGAGATCTAATACCATGTGAGTGATCAAAACGCATACACATACTTTCAATCAAATTCGGATTTGGCTCTTGGGGTAAATTTGGTTTCATTTTTAATCCTTTCAATTTCAATCATAAATTTCTCAACTTCAGTACATTCAAAACTAATATGAGGCCATACTGTCATTTTTTGAAAATGATAAGCTTCATCTTGAAGTTTTGAGAAATTTGGATATTTTAATTTTATTTTATCAACAAAATCTTCTATAACTAATTCGTCATTTTCAATATTATAATGAAAATTTATATGCTTATTATATAAAAAAGTCATCTGAATAGTTATTGTTTTTGAACTAATATTTTGATTTATAGTTTCATAAAATTCAAATATGAGATTATCTAATCCTTCAAAGTACTCGTTCAAATGATTTTTCATTTTATAAATGCCTCAACAATTGAAGGAATATCACATGCATAGAATCCAGCACAGTTTATGTTATTAACTTCGAGTACTTTAAATCCGTCAACAGTTTCGGCAAAATCCATTACGAACGCATCAGCAGGTGTCCAAATATTACATAGTTCTTCTGCTTTTGTAATTATTTCTTCAGGAACAGATGATGCAATACAAACTGAACCATTCAACTTATATAATGAATGTGCAACAACTTTACCATGAACAATAAACAAACGAAACTCTGCTTTAATTTCTTTAAATTCAGAGATCATAATTTCAAATCCTGGTTCTTTACCATAACGAAATAGTTCTAAAGAATAATCAAAGTTTTCTTTTTCAATAACGGTAGCCAACATTTGTTTAGTATCGTGTACTGGACGAATAAAAATACGTTTCCAATCAGGAGCAGTCATATTTTCTAACGTCCCAAAAATAGCCATTCCATTAAGAAAACTATCTAATCCCCAATGTTCCATTTGTACTTTTATATTAAAGTTCTCATTAATATAACCACCAGGAGTATATCCTTCTTGTATAAGTTGATTAGCTAATGCATAGCTTCCAAATGACATAGTTGGTACAGATTTATCAAAATACTTCTCATATGAAGCGTCTGAATAATCATTAACATCTTCAGGAACGAATATATTAAGTACAGGGACAGGTTTTACTGAAGTATGGGATATATTATGTTGTACCATGTAATCTTTCATTACACGGAATCCTTCTTCATTAAAGTATTTGTCCATTATTAAAAAGTGCATTAGCAGTTTGCCTCAAAGAAGTCAAGATAATGACGAGGAATAACGAAACCACGATCAACACGAGTACCATGATCTTCAGTCAGTTCAACTACTACAAAAACATCACCAACTTTAACATCATCAGGAATTGCAAACCCATGCAATTCAATAAATTCTTGATTGACAAGTTTTAGCTTATCATAGTTCTCACGAAGATCAGACCATGTATAACACCATGTATATTTTTCGGAATTATTTAAATCATTAGGATTCATCAGTTTCCTCCTGGACAAAAAACATTACCACATAGTGGGCCACCATCATTATCATATCTTCCACACGTATCACAGCGACCGCCATATTGTGGATTATTTTTTAATAATGTAATTTTAATATATCCTACAGTTTTGTGTAACTTTAATATCTTCATTATAAAACTCCAGAAATGAAAAAACCAGCAATGTGCTGGTTTAGTTAATTAGTCGGGAATCAAGGAATCGAACCTTATCTCACGGCTCCCTATGCAATTGTATTGGTTGCTGTGAAATTCCTGTACAAGAATTTATGTTATAACGTTGTGCTGCCATTACACCAATTCCCGATTGTACTGAATCTTCAGTACAGTATGTCTTTCTGTTTCTTGGCTGACATGCCTCAGAACTTCCCGTTCGGTGACAGCATATAGCTGTGTCTCATCATCGAAACTATACAGAGTATAGTCGCCATCTTACGCCAGCCCAAACTACAGGCCACCCTACGCTCTCTTTCGAGAGAAATTCTTTTTAATAACTACGTTTACCATAACCTTGACGAGTTACATATTCTTTAAATTTATTGAAATCACGATTAATTTCTTCTGGTTCCCATTGACCTTCTAATCCATAACATGAGCAGTGTCCACCATGTACTTCAAAGAATGATTGAAAATCAGGATCATAATACAGTACAGATGCTGAACCTGAATAATCTTCATATTCATAAAATGCGTACAATATTTGTTTATTTTCTAGTACTTCAATATCAATACAAAAGCTATTTGCAATGTCTTGTTTACATTCAAATAATTCATTATAGATATTTGGAAACATATCTAACACTTCAATACGTTGTTGTTCAGTCATTATTATGCCTTTTGTAGTACTTATTATTTTGTGGTTAGTCAGGGACTCGAACCCTGATGAACGGATTACAAAACCGCCATAATAGCCTTTATATGAACCAACCAGCGTTACATTTTTATTTATCAATATAAAAACGTAACAAAAAGATTGTGCCTAAGAAGCGAAGCAACCGTTCAACAATGCAATCATGCAACCATACAATCGAGTTAAACCGTTTCTACAACCAAGCAAGATATAGTATCTGTTTAGTATAAACGGAGCAAACTCTTTATCTTAATTACGTTAGCGTAATTGACCATTTTTCTTTTGTAAGAAAAATAATATCATCGAAAATTCATTCGATGGGCTTCTTAGGCAAGGGAGTAAGAGAGTGAGTTAAGCGACTTCTCTCTTACTCTGTTTATTAAAGAACTTGAAGTTCTTTAAACAATTCTTTGTACTTGTCATCAACTTCGATTTCAAGTTTATTATTGATATAAGCTAGTTTATCACTAACTGTTTCTTGTTCTTGCTTTAACGTCACGTAAAGCGTATTCAAATTGTCATGCATAACAGATGACAACCCACTAACACGTGTATACGTGCTACGATACTCGGACGTACTTTCATGGTTGTCTTTTACTTCACGAAGAATTTTATTCAACACTTCTTCGTCTTTAGTCTTAGATGGTTCACGGAATGAAGATAGAACCTTCATTTGTGCTTCTACTAGAACTTTTCGGTTCAATAGAGAATCAACGGTGTTACCATCAACATCTTTAGCGTTTGCATCTTGCAAAGATTTACGAATGTCAAAAATTGCTTCTTGAACTTTCAACGCTTTTTCAACGGATTGGAAACTTGCAGATTGGGTTTCTGCAACTACCGCACGTACTTCATCGTCTGTAGCTGAATGGTGTACATCTTTTTGTTCAAAACGTACTGATACTTTTGATTGTAATTCTTTTACTAAACGGTGTGCTTTACGTAAGGTAATTTTCATTTGCTGATTCTCCAATGTCTCATCTTGTCTATGTGTATATTATACCACAATTTTTTTTAGTGTTTCATTTTTTTAATTAAAAAAGGTGATTTTCATCACCCGTTAGCGACCTCTGAAAGTTCATCAAAGAATACGCCATTCATTTCAATTAGCTTTGGATACCAATAGATACCATTTTCATTAGCTTCAATTGGAAGGTTATTCACTGCTGCATAAAGCAATTCGGCTTTAGTAATATCACAGCGTGTCCATGTACCATTGGTGTAAGCCGTTAGAATACTGAATTCACCACGACTATCATCAGTAAGCTTTTCACAAATATATACTACTTGTAGTTCATCAGTACTCAATGAACGTAACTTGAGATTAGTACTATTAATATACGATTGTAGATTAAAGTTAGCATCAGTTGTCACTACAAAGCGTTTAAATTCATCACCATCAATGATCTTAAAATCAAGAGTATGACCTAATGATTTAACTACTTCTTCCATAAGATACAATTCATAACCGTGATAGTTATTAGCTGGACCATTACGGGAAATGACTTGAATACCAACACCTTCATCAAAAATTTCAGTACTGAAATCATTATTATCTTTTAGAACATCAGCGATACGCTGAATAATATCTTGTACTTCTTTTAACATTGCATTCCCTCTATAAATTTAAGTACTTCTTCCCATGATGGGAATTCTTCGGTTCCGAAGTGAATGAAAGTTCCTTCGAATCCTTCGCAATTTGCTTTATGCTTGCGATCATCAATGAGAATATCACCACGCAAACAACCTTTGTCTGGTGTGATAATTGTTTTTGCAATCATTTCTGGAAAATGTTGATTAATCCAGTGTAATTTTTCAGTTGCAGCAAGAACGTTATGTGTTGGAATCTTTGTTGCCAAAAACACGTCATGCCCAGCTTCAATCAATAATCGTACTGCATCAATAGCACCGATCATTGGTTTCAGACTAATATAGGTTCCTGGTAGTAATTTTACTACTTTAGGATTACGACCATCTAAGTGTTCTTCAAAATCCGCAATAACACCATCCATATCAACATAGATACGCAAAGGTTTAACTGCTTTTTTGAACAATATTGTTGGTGTAGGCTGTCTTAATGCATGTGGATATTCGTGACCATTTTCACAAATTGTTGGTCCGATTGGATTTCGTGCACTGTTAACACCCTTCGCTGCACAGTACGGACAATAGCCATAACTCATATAACCTTTCCTTTAATAAGAAAGACGGCTTACGCCGTCTGTTCAATAATTGATTCATCCCAAATCAATGCATGTGAATTCCAAAACTCATGTGCCTCATGAGCTTCTTCATAAGTTAGTTTAGGATCATGCACTTCTTTGGTTGCTAACCCACCAATATATGCTGTCAATAGGGTATATCCGTACTTATCACTATTGGGAGTACGTTTCATAATAACGGTGACTGTACTACATGGTTCTGGTTCACGATTTAATACAAACCGAGTAGGATATTTACGTCCAATACGTTTAGCATATTTAAATTCATCACCATTACAAACGTTGACACATGTACTTTGTCCAATAATTTTATCGAATTGGACAGCTATCTTAATAAATGGTGCAGAATGCGTATTAATAGTACTTATTGCTTCTTCTAAGTACTCACAAACATCAGCATGTACTTTTAAGTGATATGCACTATAATAAACTTTATGTCCATCATTCGTTACTAGATTCATAAAAAATCCCTACCGTTTAAGATAGGGATAATATATCATTAATTTACATAATATGTCAAGTAAAATTTGCAGGAGATGTAGGAATTGAACCCACCTAGACGGATTTGGAATCCGCTGCCTGACCAATCGGCCAATCTCCTAGACCCGCAGTTATTTATAGTGCGTCCACCAGCATAACCACTTCAGTTTTTGCACCTTGACTGCAAACAAGCCCCGAAAGCCTTTCAGCCACACCAAAGAGAGTAACCGTCTGGTTTTGTCTCAATATGCTTAGGGGAAGCCGGTATTTCACCATCGTTGAGTAGGGTGAAGTCCTTGGTATCCAATACGGGAAAGGGGGAAGTACAAGTACTAACAATTCCTTTCCCTATTGTTATTTATTTACCATCGAACATGGTTTCGATCACATCTGGTGATTCAGCTTTCACGAACTTAGCGTGAAGTTTTACACCATTTAGATCACGGTCGATAGTAACGCCAGTACTATTTACAACAGTATCTGCCTTGCTGAACTCAAGATTGATAAAGTACTGGATTTCACGAAGTTGTTTTTCACCTTCTTCGTCTTCGTCTTCATCATAATCGTTGTCGTATTCACGAGCTTCGATTGCTTTAAGTTCTTCTAGCATTGTGCCTTCTTCTGCGAACAAGTACACACGGAAGTCATCATACTTAGCCATAAAGGAGAAAGTAGTGAAGTGGTTGTAATTTTCTGCATCGAACTTAACTTCTTTACCATCTAAAGTAAATTCAGAAAGTAGGAATGCATTACCATCACGAGCTTCAACTTCCACATTCAATTCACGGAATGTTTCAGTGAACGTCTGAGTTGGATAACGGTTTAGTTCTTCAATTAGACATTGAATCATATCGAAGCTAACAGTTTCTGCAACTTCCCACAACGTATCAAACTGTGGAATGTAGTTTTTGTTTACCAACTTGTCATTAAGAAGATCAAACATAACTGGTTTGCTTAGCTTCTTGTATTCGAAGTGATAGAAGATACGGCTAGGACGGTTACGTAGGAACTCAGAAACTTGACGATTGTTTGAGGTTAGAATATACAACTTATTGTATGAACCAGTACCGTCAAGTAGCGTCAAAATTGCTTCTTGTTCTTCACGTTCACTATAAACTTTTTCAAATTCATCAAACAGAACTAATGCTTTATCTTCAATAGCTTTGATGAAGTTAATGAAACCACCACAGGTATAACAGTTCTGAACGATGATCGTAGGGATTCCCTTTTCAAGCAATGCAATACTAACATCTTTTGCTAACTGAGTTTTACCTGCACCCTTTGTACCACTTAGTAGTACACCAGTATTTTTACCTTCACGTGATAGGAAAGTATTGATTACTTTCTCATTACGATTTGTCATTTCACCATATACTTTAGATGGGCGAGTAAATGGATTAGACTTCATTAGGTAAAATTCACCAGTTTGTGGATTTTGTTCTACTGTGTAAGTTGCTGCTGGTAGAACATCAATCTTGTTTCCAAATTCACGAGCAATTTGGATAATATCACCACTTTGATTATACATTAAGTTTTCCTGTTACTTTGTTGAACAATGGGTAAGTACTGCACTATATAAATTAAAAATGGAGCTTTATTGCTCAACACGGATATTAAAACACAATTCTATATCCGTGTCAAGCACTTTTTGTTAATTTTTCAAAATACGCAACGGTAGCATCTTGTTCCAGATATACATAGAAATAAATTTGTATTCAGGGTTTTTAAAATCTTCAACCTTAATTTCAATTTCATGTTTATCTTTGAACAATTCATTTAATGAAGTTACAAAATCTGAATATTCTTCATCAGTTTCTTCATACCACTCTTTAATTCCCGCAATCATTTGATCATATGTCATTTCTTGCCATTGTTCAGAATATTTGGTAGTACCAAAATGTTCTTCGGATTCCCAACGGTCATTAATGGTCATTAATGCCGCACCAACTTTCATCCAGAAAATACCATCACTGGTTAGATCGTGTTCTTGACCAGAAGTGATGATTGGCCTGTACATGATATTGTGAGTGTACATGCGACCATCAAAGAAACGTCCTTCGAAGGTTTTTGAAATCAAATCCACATCAGTAAATGGGGTGAATCCAACTTCATTTTCTTCATCAGTTTTACTGGTTTCTGCAAGTTCACGAAGTTCTTCAAGTGGTGACATAATAGCATAAGCATATTCATAACCGTTATCACTGCGAGAACTCAATTCACGTTTGACCATACGCTTAATCATATTAAGAATTTCATCTTCTTTTTCTGGTTCAGCTTCAAATTTGTCTTTGAATATCTCAATCAATTCTTGAGTTCGCTTTTCAATTTCTTCCGAGTTATTTTTTGTCAACTCATTTGCTAATAGGCTGTTGAAATCAACCGTTTCATAGGGGTGGAAGTCAGAGCGATAATCCATTCCATCAGGATAACCAATATAACGTTCAAATGGTTCATTCAACATGATCTGATAAACTGATTCATGAATTGCCATCGTTGTAACAAATGGAAGGTTACAATTTCCATAACTCCTAAGATGTAGACGACCGCTATGCATCATATCTTGAATTTTTTCCCACGTCAAATCACTTTTTGGTACATCCATGTGATCATGGTATGGGTTATATTCTTTACCTTCTTCGGAAACATTCATTTCATAATCACGAAGAATAATAGAATGAATATAATTAGCAAAAATTGATTCTTGGTCAAACGAGTAAGTATTATAATCAGTATACTCAGCTTCTAATGAAATTCCACCAATTACAGTAAAATCATCATGAGGATAGCACTGACAACCTTGTGAAATAGAATTTCGCAAAGGATCAAAATTATAACTAAATCGATGCGAAAGTAAGAAGAACAAACGTACTTTGTCGCCTTCACGGATCGGTGTATTACTTACAGCACATGTAGTATTGAAAGAACCCATTATAGTTTACCTTTGTAATATTCATGAATAGTACTGAAAAGTTTCATCGTGTCCATCTTATACAAGCCTGAACCATTCCAGCAATTATACTCAACGATTTTAATACCGTTGGGTGTTTCAGCTAAATCCATAGTGTAAATTTCGCTTGGGCGATATAATAACGCATATTCATCAGCCGTGTCAAGTACTATTTTAGGAATTTCTGAACTTAATACTAATTGGTTATTTTTACGGTACATTGAACCTGTAATCACTTCACCATTTAAACAGATGAAACGATACTCTGCATCAATATCTACAACATCATGAACTAACGCAGTTTCTTCTGCATAATTAGTTCGATGATAATGGTTTTCAATGAAGTACTTTATAACTTCACCTTCTTCCATAATACCAGCAGTAAATGCTTTCAAATCAGAACTAGGTTTAACAAACTTTGGAATACTAAATGATGCATATAAATCTTTTTCGTTTGATAAATCTAAAATTGTTGGCGTACTATTAAGTAATGGTAACTGTAAATTACTAGAATAATATGCTTGATCAAACATTTTTTGATTATAAGAAATACCTTTACGTAAGGTGCTGATCAATTCTGGACTGATATTTTCAGGAACACCAGAATCTAAAAGTTGTACAACTTTAGTACCACCACGTATGATATAAAAATCATCAGGATCTAAATCATCAATACCAGTCATCGTATCAGTAAATGGTATCATCCCAAATGGTATGACCTCAAACCCCAATGCTTTGAGTGGTGTTACTTCATCTTCAATGGCAGAATACATCCTAGATGTATCTTGAATTAACCATTTAATCTTCTTCATCCGAAATAACCTTTTTTAATATTTCGAGTACTGCTATCATACCAAAAAGTACTTCATCGCACTGCATGGAAATAATAACAGTTTCATGTTCAGTATGGTCTTTATTCCAAATTGCACAGTCCACGCTTAGACCAAACCATTGATCAGCACCGATACTTGTAATAAACCCATTATAAGACCAATTAAGTTCCATAACAAGTTGACTCATCATATCAGCGTGTTTTTCTGGATCAAAATCTGGCATATAATCATGCAATTTATCTTTCCAGTACTTTTTATCTTCTTCAGCACAAGTACAAACAAAATAGGAGAACACATGTTCTCCTTGTTCAATACTATATTGTACTGGCTTAGAATCATCCTCACGTAGTAAGAATTCCTCTTTTAATTTTATATTAGCCATTACAGAAATAAACCCCAATGCGTTTTTCAGAAAAATCTGCTGGTAAATGTTCTTTGATAATCTTAATGAAATCAATATTAACATCATCATCTTCGGTTTCACCTTCTTCAACGAAACCATCAATGAACAACGTATCATCCAAATTAAAAACTCCGGTAAAATCACCATCACAATAATCATACATATTTTCATCTTCGAGACATTGTTGTACCAATGCTTCACGTACCCATTCTTCAAATACAGATGAATCCATTTTGAAATTAGCAGGTTTTTCCCAAGGACGCAATGTAGAAATTTTAGACATTTTATATTATCTCAATAAAAGATTAATTGGAGGTAGATGTGGGATTTGAACCCACGGGCCGCCTTTTGAGCGACCGACTTCTTAGCAGGAAGCTGGTTTAAACCACTCACCCAATCTACCGTATGTGTATATTATAGCACATTTTTTTGGATTGTTTCATCTTTTTTCAATTTTTGCAGAATTTGACTGTGTAAATTGAAAAGTACAATAATATTCTCACGTGTTAGTTTAAAACGCTCTAAATCCGCATCTTCAATATCATTGATAGATATAAATTCTTTTAAACAATCATTTGACAAAATACTATCAATATCAAAAAGCTGTACAAATCCTTCATCTTGGGTGCTAAAAATTACATGTGTTAAACTGTTATCCCAAACACCAAAGTACTGAACATGTTCATTGTACTTATTAATAGATACTGATGCCACAATATCATCTACTAATTTAATAGTACTTCCAAAGCACATATACTTTTCATTATTAAGTACCGATTGATACTCATAAAATTCGTCAAACGTTCTTACCATATTATTAACTTCAAAATTGGCAAGCATATCGTATCTACTCATGATAATTTCCTATAATAACTTAAAACTTCAACAATATCATCCCTTGTAATTCCAAATACTTCAGCAGAATTAGACATAAGGAATATTTCGTAATCAATCATGACAACCAACTCACGATGAATAGGAATACCATGAAATGGATTAATTACATTCATGTTATAATGTACTAAGTCCAATTTAATATAATCCAACGTAACTTCCAATTCATGTGTTGAAGTACTGATGATTAGTTTATTACGTACACCATCATAACGTTCAAATCTAGAATGGGAATGTTCTGGATTTAACATAATTTCAAAAATTGGACTTAGCATATTCACTTCCTTACAAGGATGTTATAAACATCAGTTAAAAATGTTATATCTTCATGTTCAATAGCATTATAATTTTTAACACACGATTGTTGAAAAAACCATTCTTCAGTTATTGATGGATCTATATTATCTAACATGACCCCATCACTATCAGTTGCAGATAATGTTGTTCCATTATATGACAACGTAAAGAATTCAGTAATTAAGGTGCAATATTGATTTTTTTCACCAATAATTCGGCTCATAATGAGATATTTCTCATTTGTTCCTGATTTCATTTCAATCTGACAAACACTTTTAACTGAATCATTTAAAGTATAATTGGTTTGCTTAACATAGTCAAGCTCTAAAATTTCATTTAAAGATTCCATTACAAAATCTCGAATTTAGACCAATCACGACTTTCTTTTGCTGCGGCTTTCTGTTCATCAGTACGATTATCATCTAGCTTTTGCACTAGATCTTTAAGTACTTCAACATCAACCATAGTATCCATAAAATGTACATGATCAGTACTGCCAAACATATATTTGATACCTACCCACACACGCTTATACCAAGGAAGACGGATTTCCATAGACATGTTCATTAAACATTGTCCAATATTCGCATCGTCATATTCATCGCCTGTATTGTATTGTGCTACATGAATACTATGCTCACGTAACTCATGACATTCACAACGAAGAATAAATTCTTTATTTTTTACAGTCATTCCCACCTCGCAAGTATTTGTAATAATTTCATCTGAACGTCAGGAAATGGGTGCCAATCACTCATCCCCGCATCAGAATCGATATTAACGGAAGTCTTTTTATCACCATCATGTACTTCAAAAATGATCTTTTTAGGATCAAATTTATTTTTGAGTACAGCTACACGAATAGCATCAATGATTAACATCTGACTAACATACACAGTACCTTCTCCTTTGCTAATTAGATTATTAGCAAATTCTTGTACTTTAACATCTGGTAGTGCAATGCCATTTTCATTATCAAATATTACAGTAATCATCAAAAGAACTCCATCATCATTTTAATATTTAAATCTGGATACAAAAAACGTTCACCCTCTGGAGATTGCATGTTATAATCTTCATCAAGGATAATAGTATTATGTCCATAATACTCATGTTCAAAATGGAAACGAATAGAGTCATGTGGAATATTATTAATTTTCATAGCATAACGATATGACATTAATAAAAACTCAGATCCAACCGTATCGACAAAATCTCCCATTTGTACTTTCTCGGTACAATAGTCAATAGCTAAACCATCAGGTATAACCCGACCAATTTTGTCATCATAATAAACTTCTATCATTCGTCATCCCCATCAATGAATAAATCACAAATAAGCTTTTCAGTAGAACCCCAGCTATAATCTGAACGAATATTTTCAAATGTTCGCTGTTGAATATAATGAAGATATAAAATGAACATTGCAATATAACACAACCGTAGCCTACCTGACATATACAACAACTTTAACCGTTCAGGATCAGTTTTATACATACTAACGGCAACTTTAACTTGCTTTAGTTGTGATGAATTCATACCAAAACTCCAATACGATCCACCCAATGATGGTAACGGAACATAAATTCACCATTCTGATTAATGGTATACACATTATGATAATTGAAATGACCAATGCGAACTGTGCCAGATTTGTGTGCACGGTCTGCAAACATTTCAGCCATTTCACGAGTGTCATAGATATTGTATTTCTTACGACGATCATTACGCACGTGATCATACTCGTACAGACGATTAAACTGTAAACCAATTTTATACTGTTCTTCAGTTAATTCTTCTGCACGGTTACGGCGGCAATCAAGACTGAATACCCAGCTATTGTTTTCTTCGAACAATGCCTTTGCTTCATCAATATCATCAGTATCTTGAAGTGCAAAGTACTCCCAAAAATCTGACATACCAGATGCATCACCTTCATTAACACGGAAGTATTTCATTATAGGTATCCTTTACGAAGTTGTTTAAAATATATTAACATAGAAAGTACTTGTAATAGCAACAATACAAGTAATATTCCATTTTTTATATATGGTTCAATGTTGAATACCAAATCACACAACAATATAGTTAAACCGTGAGGAATTGGCATACCCATAGCTAGATAGAAAAATATCCTACTATTTTTGAATTTTTTAAACTGAAAGAAAATGTATTTCAATAATAATAGAAACATAATAACCTCAATTAAAAAGTACTGCACGAATGCAGTACAAATTTATTAGTTAAGTACTTGTAGCGTACTTTCCCAAGCTTGACCTTCTAGATCAACTTTACCCATTTCAACCATTTCATTAGCAGTTGGATTGTCCCAAAACTGCCATCCATGATCAACTTTCGGTTCATCTTCAAAACCCATCAATGTACCATTTGCATCCACTGCGGCATATTTGATACAAACAGGCACAGTGAAGGTGAAACCATAGTACTGTACTTCTTTTGTTGGAGAATGTTCAATCAATTTCATTTTTAGTTTCCTTTACGCCATTGATACCAGCCGTATACAGAGTTCAACCAGAATGTAGACCACATTGCAAGTACTGCGAAGCCCTGATCCTGATGATGCATAACAGCCATAACCCACATAATTACTGCAACGGTATTAACCATAATCCAAACTAACCATTGCTCTGCATAACGCATAACCATCAAGGTTGTTGCAACGATAGATAGAATTGCGGTTGCTGAATCTAAACCTGGCATTGAGCCTTCGAGATAACGCAAGAAACCTGCGTAAGCTGCGATAGCTACTGCTGTACCTACAAATAGGCAGATACGTTGTTTAGTACTCATAACTTTTTTAATTACATCAGTATCTTGTACTTTTTTGTTACGAATCCAGTAGTAATAACCTGAAACTTGCATTGGTAAGAACAAGATTGCATAAGTAATTGTTTCACCAAATAGCTTGTACTGGTAAGAGATCCAAATATACAAGGCTGTACTTACAAAACCCCATACATAAGAACTAATCTTACCTTTAGCAACCAGAATTGCCCCAATGATACCAGTTACTGAACAGATAAATTCAATCCATCCACCACCCATTATTACTGAAGTAGCTAATATAATAGAAGGTGCAATGATTGCCCATGCATATTCTTTTAACGACCAACCTTTGAAGTCAGTGAAACAAGTACTGAATACTTGCGTCAGTTTAAGATCTGTACCTGCAATACGATACACATATAGACCACATACCAAAGTAAGGAATACTGCATATGACCATACTAAGGTTGGTGATAAATTCAAACTAGTAATCAGTGCATTCATTTAATGAACCTTCTAGTAATTGCTGAACCAAATTAACAGCAGTTTTATAACGATTGTCAAAATCACCACTAACGGTATGATATTTGACACCATGTGCACGACACAAAAACTTGAGATGGTCAAATGTTTCTTGACGCCGCTCCGGTGTATTGTTAAGACGTAATGGATCATACACCCAAGGCACGTCTATGTCAAGCATTATTACTAAATCATAATCTTCAGCATTTGCCATCTGGCTAAGCAATGCACTCGTTTTACCCATACATTCTGCACTAAAAAGTGTAATCAAATTATTGGTATCACTAAAGAGTACTTTATTTGCTGTTTTTGCATATTTGTGTTCTTTTACTTTATGTTCCATTGCTACATAAACATAATCTTCAATATTCATCATGTTTTCTGCCCAATGGTATTCATTTTCACAAATAGTACGTCCCACTTCTTCAACATATTGAGTACTAAAATGATTTGCCAAATTGATAGTTAAAGTACTTTTGCCAGTACTTTCTACACCAATGATACAAACCTTTTTAACAAAATGTTGATGTGCTGCGGGTGCTAATAAATCCCAATACAAATAAGGATTACTGCGAACGCGAGTTGCACTAATATCTACAAAGTCACGTGGTGGATCAATGAGAACATGTTCACATTCAGGCCAATTTTGGCTGAAGTAATCATTATACTCAGTTTCTGAACTGAATACTTTATCCAGAACCGTGCAATTGAATGTACTGAATAGTTCATTACGAACAAGATCAGTAAAGTCTTTTGCACCATCAGGATATGATTGAATTGGTGACTCATCTACATAAGTTATATGAACATGAGACATATGTTTGAAAGTATCTTTCAGCCACATTTGGCGATTACGCAAAGTCATTACTTTTTTGAGTTCAGGCGTAAGAGTACTTTGAAACTTATCATCCCAACATAGTACTACGTACAATTCATCAACTTTAGTTGCAGCTTGTACAATAGCTGAAATATGCCCCACAGTTAATGGGGCGAATTTTCCAAAAAATAACCCGTTAATCATAAGTTACTCCTGACATTTGTATACTTGCGAAACACGAGTAACTGAACGTTTGGTAGGGTTAATTGATGACCCCTGATACCAGCGAGATTCGTCACTTAGTGCATTACCCACAACTGCTTCAGTTTTTGGTATCACAATATCCATACAGGTTTCACCCATACTATCTTTCATATGTGACCAAAGACTCATTGAGAAACGCTCAATCTTATTACAGACCTGAACTTTACACAATGGAACAGTTTTGAAATCATCATCTGCAACAGCAGAAGTACTAAGAACAGCTAGTGCCATTACAGAAGCCATCAATATTTTTTTCATTTTTTACCCGTTAGATATGACAGTCGATTAGGATTAGGTAATCATTATCACCGAACTCACGGATTTTGTCAAGGTAAATGTCATCCCAATTTGCATTTTCATCACTGACCATGCCAAACCAGCCCATATCACCACGTTCTACCCATTGACCATCACTTAGTACTGCGAACGTACCAATTTCATTAAAGACACGAGCTTTAATAAATGATTCACGTGATACTTTATAGAAGGTGTCAACATCATGTAATAGATAAGACTTTTGTTCTTCTTCGGGTGAACTGAACAATTCACGAATTTTAGTTTTAATTTCTTGTGAATGATAATATTCACGTGCTGCATTATAATCTTTATTGAAAAGATCAACACATTCAGACCATGATTTGTATTCCAATTCATTTAAACCAGAGGCTTCATACTTCTCGAAGAAGTGTACATAACTTTGTACGGCATTTGCCATAGCACCTGCAAGATCCCAATCATGTACTTGGATCATATCTTCGTGATTACCTTCTTTCGTTAAGAAGTGACCGCTCCAACGTCCACCAACAGTCCACCAATCCCATTTACGATTTGGATTAGTATAACGATAGAAACGACCGTCACGGAAATCAGAATAGTTCCCATCCATTGAATAACCTTGCCATGAAGTAAGATATTCTTCAAAAGTGTAAACTTCTTTGATTGGAACATTTTCTCGTAGTTCATAACCTTCAGGGAGAACAAATTCATCTGAAGATGAGATACCAAGCCCATTACGTACCCAAAAACGTTCACACTGTTCACCATAACGTGTACCAAATACTTCGCCATCTTTGTAAACTACTGATGTGGTTTCGATTTCATATGATGCAAGTTGTTCTTCAGTTTCATCATATTCCTGTACATATTGGTCTTTAACACCAGTACATTCAAATTCATGGAATGGTTGTAGTTTCGCAGCTAGTAAATCTTGAATTTCACCATCTTGTGCTTCTTCAAATGGGATGTGTACAAGTACTGTAAAATGAGACATATTAAATCCTTATTTTAAATTTGAAAATCGTCAACAACACCGTATGTGTTGTAAATGTGTTTTAGCTCATCCCTTGAGAACTGTGTAAATTTGGCCTGTAGCTCATCCAGAGCACGTTTTTCAGTGAGTTTGATACCTCGGTCAGCCAAGCGGTCTAAACCGCGTATAGCCCGATAGATGCACTCTATCGGCTCATCGAACAAGAATTGTTCTTCCATTATTACCTCGGAATATACAAGTAAGGGAAAAATACAATACTACAACCTTCATAGATTGGATTATCTTTCATTGCAGATTGAATAACAAATTCATGTGCATTACATTGCCATGCTTGATGTTTTATATACCGTAAAACACAATCATCTTTTACAATCCAGTACCGATTCATATAAACTTGTGAGCCATCAAACGGCTCACGTAGCTCACTAATTGGATGGAATTCAAAGATATTATCCACGATGATCATCTTCCATATCTTTAGCACGTTGTAGATATTCGTTAGCACGGCTAACTGCTTCATACAAAGTGCGTCCAAAGAATGTGTGATGCCAAATGCCATCTTCATCAATTCCTTGATATGGGGCAAAGCGGTGGCGAACCATCCAACGAATACGTTCATTATATGAATCCGTCATTCGCTCATCTGGTGTATTGAAAGTAACATCCCATTCGTTATAAATGTTTTGCACTTCATCCATATTAGTACCGAAGTACTTGAATACTTTAGTACCTTCATCCTCAAGAATTTCATCATCTTGAGCAACTTCTAAACCAAGTACTTCATCCAATGGAGTACCATACCATTCGATCATGTTATCATCTTCATCATATTCGTGACCATAGATAGTCCACTTAGTACCATCCCATACATAACCAAAATCATTTTCACATACTGGTTCATCGACCACAGAGAACTCAGTATCTTCTTCTCCACGATCTCTCCCATAATACACACAGTATCCTTTAACTGGAGTATCATAACTATGACCTTCTGGTTTTTCACAAGATTCATAAACAGAAGAAAGATCACCATGTGATACTAATTTTTCTGCTAGTTCTTGTGAATTATAATGTAGTGCAAGCATCATACCAACACCACTTGGATAACCATCAAAATGACAATATACCGAATGGTACTTATCACCAACTTTAACATTGATATTAGAACGTGTAGACATATAAATTCCTTACATTTTACTTACTAGATTTAATATATTTTAAGAATAACTTTTCAAACTGATACGCATCATCAATCGTCTTCATTAGGCAATAAATTTTCTTTTAGGAAAACGACATAATACCGATCACCACAGCCGTTGTCAACCTTAGCGTGAAGAAAATCTTCATCTTCGTATGAAATATAACAAATTTCTAATGAATAGCAGTTTCCTTCTTCAAAATCTTCAAGAGTACCATCTTCTTCAATATAACAAATTTCATTACTATCAAAACGCCAACGGTATTCACATAATTCAAATTCTAAACTAATAGTAGTTTCAGCTTTATTGAATGTTTGATGCATCCCCACTGCTAATTTTAGTGCTTCGTTCTTAGTCATCTGTGTTTCCTAAATCTCGATAAGTGTCTAGACCATAATTGTATTTTGTTTTGTATGCTTCATGCCAACGTCCATCTGAACCATATTGAGCATATGGGTTTAAGTATCGCAAACCAGCTTTACCGTCTTTATACCCTTGGTCACCAGCATCAGCAATTGTATCCTTTCCATCTTGTATTTCAACAAATTCATAACATGAACAGTACTTACATCCGATTGGTGACATTTCTTCATATGAATCAAAATGGCGATAATAAGAGTGTCCACATTCGCAAATACGGTCATCACCATATTCGGGATTATAATGAAATTCCTCAATAGTACGGATAGTTTTTATATAAGGTTCTTGACTCATTTAGAATCTTCCTCGTTCTTTTGAGCTTGACCCCAACTATAACCACGCTTGAACTGTTGATGTAGTTTATCTTCAGCAATGGCTGCGGCACCACCTAAACCATTTACAAATTCAAGATGTGGATTTTTATATTCATTTGCTTTATAACCTTGTTCTTTACCCGCATAGAATGCTTTAAGTTCTTCATCATTAAACATTAGTCTTTCCTCGTAAATGTGTTTCTTGAAAAATCATCTTCAGTACTATCAATTCCAAAATCTTCATTGGCACGTTCTGTACCTACAATAGCTTTATGCATTTGATATTCTTCTTCACGAGCTTCATCGGATTCCTCCCATTCAGCATCTGCACGTTCTTGTAACATGTCGTCAAGTTCAGATAATCTTTCACTAATAGTTTCACATTGATCCCAAAGAGCATCAAATGCTCTACGTTCAGTTTTACTTAGTTTATCAGGATCAAAATCATCTTCATACATTTTATCAATTATATCTTGCATATCTTTCGATGTGTTCTCGAACATACAATAACTCATGTTAGGCATTAGTTTCTCCAATTATATAAGTTTTCTGCTAATGTAATTATTTCGTTAGAATCAGTAATAATATTAACCCATTCAGTAGGGATTTCATTGATTCCATAGTACGCCCCTGCAATTTGTCCTGTGATAGCAGCTACTGTATCTGCATCATCACCTAAGTTTGCAGCTAAAAGAACAGCTTCCTTGAAAGAATCGGTTGTAATGAAACACCATAAAGCGGCTTCCAATGAATCAATTACATATCCAGTACTTTTGATAGTATTTCGTGTTTTAGATAGAATATTATCAAGACAAATTGTACTTTTAACATTTTCATCAAAAATTCCAAATTTTTCTGGTTCATCTATATCTATAATATCAACCTTATCATAACCATGAATGGCACGGTTTAGCATAATTGAGAATGCAACACATGACTGTACTGGAATTTGATGTGCATGAGTAGTACTTGAACTTAACTCTGAATATTTCAGTAATTCTACAAAATCTTCTGAGTACATTTCTTTAGTATTATAGAATATAGTGATTGGAGCTAAACGCATTAAACTTCCATTACCAGAATCTAAAAAGTGGTGATTGTTAATTAACGTACCATGTTGAAGAAAATCCCGTAATGCAATTTTTGTAGTGGTTCCAATATCAAAACATTTACCAGTACTACTCATATAACCATAATTCATCCAATTACAATATCTTGTTAATTGGTCTTTTGCATCAAATCCATAACGAGCAAGTAGACTATGACCTAAACATAAAGCCATACTGGTATCATCTGTCCATTCACCAGCATTTAATTGAAATGGTCCACCACCAACAATATCAGTCAATGGTTCATACGTATCCCGTTGATGAAATTCTAACGTAGTCCCTAATGCATCACCAACAGCCAATCCTACTAATGCACCAATAGATCTATCTAAATTATTACTCATAATCATCCTTTTAATTTGCCATTCTTCGAATGTCAAAGAATTTTCGTTTGTTCTGTACTTCACTTCGTTTGTACTGAAACAAACTCAATTCAATACTTATTACGTTTAATACTATTATACTGACGAGATTTGTAGAGGTATTTTCATCCCCCCACAGGGGAATAAAGACGTAAAAAAAGTACACGTTTGTGTACTGATTATATACCTGACGATGATAGTCGTCGGAATCTGTCGAATTGTGAATTTCTCTGAATTTTAGATACAACTTCATTGTACTTAATTTGGAGAACGAAAGCGGGTTGCTCTGTTTCTCTCTATCACAGTCATGTGCAACGGTCGGAGTTTTTTCATTGCTCCACTGAGTACTGAGTCTATTCGACCAAACCAGTACTTGTCAACTCTTTCGAGTCAACTCCCTTAGCGAAATGGTAAGTGTGACCTTATATATCTATCGAGGGGACATGGGTGTGCCTATTATATCCCTTTATAGAGCCGTATTGCCGTGGGTGGTACAAACTATGCCAACTCCTAACGGGTTTCTTCTGCTCTGCGTACTGATTGAACTACTCATCTGCCATCTACGTTTTCGATAGGATCAGGTGCATTTACTCATCAAGGACGTTCCTTGTCAATCAGAGTTGTATCTAAATTTCTGTACTTCTATTATACCAGCTTTTTTTAAGCTGTTCCATAAATCTCAATTAAAAAAATACCAGCGGTTAAGCTGGTATCTTGGGTATTAAAGTTCTGTATTCTCAATAAGAATGTAGTGACCATTTAAATGCACTTCATAGAATGCATAATCTGGAACATCTTCAATGTAATGTGGATAATCTTCTAGGACATATTTAGAACGAAGTTCATCAGTTAGTAAATGTATAGGAATGAAGAAATCTCCATTGTTATATTCAGAATTAACACGAACTACGTTTGAATCTACTCCATCATTGCCTGAAATAATACGCACACCATTAACACGGTGCTCTGTACGTTCCTTCTTAGCGGCATAAGCAGTTAGTTTATCCCAATCAATAGATAGATTAACTTCACTTTTTAGTGAGCGTTCAAAATCACTTTCCATATCAAGTAGTGCTGCACGGATTTTAGCCATACTGTCACGTACAAATACATTATGTTTTTTGACGCGAGTAATAAACTCATCTGCAATATCTTTATCATCTATAATCATATTTCGGAGATCAGCTAAGAATTTAGTACTTACTTCAGCATCTTGAAGACGTTTCATATATTCTTTATTAATCCATCCAGTATCAAGACTATCCATCATATCATGAAATTTTTTAATAGTACTTTCTGGTGTAGTACCCTCAATAAACTTAATTGATAGAGTACTTGGTGTTGCCAAATCCCAACCAATTACATGATGTTTAGAAGCATAGCTATCAAATGCATCAAAACTAATTACTGCATTTTCAACTTCAATAACTTCATTAGTACGTTGTACTTTAGTTAGTTCTCGAACTTCTTCTTGAGTTAATTCTTCAATCTCTGCTTCTGTAGCTGGTGCATTAAGAATATATTCCTCAGCAGCAGTCGCACCTTCTGGAATCTTACTCCATCGTAATGCAACAACTTCTTTAGAAGGTGCAGCATGAAGTCCACCAGTAGCATCCATAGAAGTATAGTTATTAACGGATTGTGCCATCGTAGTTGTATCCTCATCTGCACTGCGTACATTTATTAGAAGTTCTTTCATTGCTTGAACATTTTTCTCATATTCATTATAAGATGGAACTGCGGCTGCATAAGGCAAATCTTTTTCAATTGCTTCAAACACATTTAGTAAATCTTGAATTTCATCAGTTCCAGAGATTTTACTCACTTCTGGTTGTTCTTTATACGTTAATTCATCAAGAAATTCTTTTGTCTCATTGAGAATTTTGTTTATTTCTTCAGGAGTAATTTCTTCATCTGAAGTAAAGAAATATTCATCCCTAATTGTTTCTGAACGACGAATAAGAGTTGTGTTTATTTCAGATTCATCCTGAATATCAAATGATGCAGGATCAAACTCTAGAACGTACTTGTCAAGTAATAGTACAATGTCACCGTTTGGTTCAAAGATTTGTGCACCACCGTTAACAAATTCAATTTGCTTATTTGGAATACGCTTACCAATGTAAGAATTTACCAAATTACGCATTTTTCTTATATATTCATTAATTTCGGCATTTTCATCTTTATGTAGTTCAGCTACAACTGGATTGTCAATATCGGCTACGGAACTATCACCAATTCTACGAGTCTTTTTGAATGCATTTGGGAATTTTTCAAGTAATTCGTATCCTGCAATTACTGGCAATACATATGTCTGTGTTTCAACTTCCATATCAATTGTAAATTGATTACCATGTTCTTCAACATAAAAAACAATATTCTTTGGTGATACTGAATACTTAATTACATACGCAGAACCAATTTCTTTTTGAATTTTGTTTAGTACATCAATGTCGTAAACACAATCTTCAAGAGACACGACTTTTTGGGTAACTTTAATAATCATTATATAACACTCCATGTTGTATAAAATAAGGTAAAACTATTTATATTTCTGATCAATAATTAATCAGTTCGATTCATTAAGTACTGTTCTAATATCTGCATAGGCAGAAGATAACCAATCGAATTCAGTACACATTATTACCCTTCCACTATAGTTATAATAGTGGCAAAATGGTAGTGTACTTTCTTTTAATAATGCTGCAATGTGTGGATTATAAGCCACTTTAAGTACTAACATTTGCATCATTACTTCTAAATCTTCATCGGTTAATCCTAACACGTCTAACCGATCATTTCTATATTTTTTTCCTTCTTTCTTTGCTTCAAATCCTGATAAGTATCTTAATGAATCATGTTGTTGTCCAGTAAGATACCAGTACCAAAAACCCTCACCACTTTCAAATTTTCCATAAGGTTCATATACAAATGGTGAATGTGCAAAGTTAGATAAAAGTCTTCCAAGTTCAGTCTTGGCCTGACTATAGATGTTTATATGAGTAATTCCATCTTCATCAGGATTATAGATAGGTTCTTGTTCAAATTCAAACATAATTTTCCATAGCAAAAATCCCCCATTTGGGGGATTGTATTTAGTTCGCTGTATCGTCTACAATTCCGTGGTCTTCACCAGGAGTTCCGCGTGTACGTTCAATATCAACATAAACACCAGTGGCGTTTTTAGCTTGACATTGATCCATTACCCATGAATATTGAGTACTTGCATTAGTAATGAAACCTTTAGTAGCACAAGAACTCATTTTGAATAGTTTTACTGAACATAGTAATGTAGCAATAACAACCGCTAGTAACATTGTTTTCATAAAACGTTTCATATTGTCGCCAATAATGATGACAAAATCATCTTTAAGATACCAGCGACTGAATGCGTACCAAATTACAAAATTCAGTACTAGACAAATTACAATTACCAGAAAATACCATGACATAATTTATTCCTCTTACTTAGCACGAGCACAACGCCCAATAACTTCACGGACTGAACTTCCAATATATTCTTTTTTCACTTCAGAAATGGCAGTTTTACATTTATCAATATCATCGAATGACCCGTAAGTTACTGAGCTTGATGATTGATTAGTCAGTACCAGAGTCAGAATTATCGTGAACATATGCAACTCCCATAATTTTAAAAATTTCATTTATGTCAAGAAGGCTAAATGGTAATTCATTTGTGGTATCCATTTGGAATGCCTTTGACTCGAACTCCATTCTATCAAACCACATCTCATTAATCAAGTACTTTTTTTCTCCAACATAAAATTGTAAAATTAAATGTGAACTTTTGGTATGTATCACTTTTACAAAATGTAATTTCGAATCTCTAAAGCAAATTCTAATAAAAAAATCTTCACCCATTTTTCCATAGAATATTATGTTATCTTTATCTTTACTGGCTTTCATTCCAACATTAACTTCAACATAATCTTCTGAATCAGTCATATGATCAAAAATGCTAAAATCAATATCAGTCATAGATTCTAGTACATTTGTAATAATTTTTATAATGTCATTATAAGGAAGATCCTTATTACATTTCATTTCATGTATCATTGTGGATTAAACCTACTCATAACATCAAGTACTGCTAAAATACTAATATCATCTTCAGATATATCATTCATAAACGGTTCTGGTGAATCAACCTTATACCAATTTCCATTAACCAAAATATTATCTTTATCAAAAATAATACTATGAATGTTTTTGTCATGTTCAAAAGTACCACGCCAGTTTTCAGTAACTTCGAGTTTAACCATAAAATCTTTGGTAAAAGTTAATGATACTGAATAACTAATTAGGTCTTGTTTAAATGTTGATCCAAATGACGCTAAACCAACATTAGAACTTAAAGATGGTGGAGGTGGTGGAGGGGGATTAAATTGTGATGCATTTCTACTAATTGTGAATTTGTATAAATTCTCCATTGGTGTAGTAAATTTAAAATTCCCAAATACATAAGAGTTAGCATATTTCAGTACTTCAAGATTTGATTTGTTTACAATAGAAAGTAGTTCTTCTAAATCATTGTACCATATATTAAAGGGTATTAATTTTTCCATAAAAATCCATACAAAAAAAGCTACCCGAAGGTAGCTTTAATAGTTAACGTAGTTTAATTACTTCTTGTTCACCAGTTGCAAATGCTGTTTTGGTACGAGCATCACTGATTACTTTACACATATCTTCGATGTTCTTTGACGGGTACTCACCGGAAAGAATTTTCTTATTCCAGAACTTTCCACGGTATTCGCCATAATCGGAACAAGCATCAATTTTTTGTTTCTGGATATTATTGAATGCATCACGACCAGCATCAATAGTAACCATCAAGTTTTCGTACATTTTTGTACTGAACTCTGGTAGTGCTTGTTTAACGAATGAACGCACGTATGTATCATCTTGCTTACCACGACCTTCGAAGTAAGTTTTCAGTACGTCTTTTAAATCATCTTTATACATTGCTGGAATTTGAGCTTGTTCCTGTACTTTAAGTGTAAAGGTACTTAACTCTGATTCACTTGCTTTGTTAAGACGTTCAATGTTGTGTTCGAACTTGTTCGCTGTATCGTATGTTCCAGTATAAGCTGAAAACAGACCGATGCCACCAACAACGATTACAACAAAAAATGCGATTAGTACTGCAATAATACCGTTCTTCATAAATCTACTTTCCTCATGTACATTCCAACACCGATTGAGATACCTAACGCTAAGAGTGAACATAATATCACAACCCAACGACTTGGTTCAAGTTTATATTTCAAATATTCGAATTCCGCATTTGGAAGCCGTTTGAAATTCTTTTGTACATCTTGCACTGTTTTCTGCACTAAGTCAAGTGACATTTGTTCAGTTAATGCAGTCATACGTAATTGACTGTGTAGAAACTCGTTCTTCATACCTTTACCGAATGAAGTACTACTAAAGTTCTGAACACGCCCTTCACTATCTAATCCAAAGAACATAATCACATCGTTCTTCTTACCACCACGCCATTTAGCAGTAACGCCTTGTACAAATGATTTATTTTCATACGGATACATTATCAAAACAAGATTTACTTGCTGGCTTTCACCCATATCACGCAGAACGTTGTTTATGTAATCATTATACCCTGAATCTGGTAGCTTTGTCAAATTTATTACATGATTAATTCGATAATAATCATAAATTTGTGGATATTCAGGTAAAGTCTTTTTATATTCTTCAGTAAAATCTTTCTTGTACTGTTCCTGATAGAATAATGAATCTTCGTTTCCTAACAGATAGTTAATGTACATATGGGTAGTACTGGCAGGATCGCCAATCTTAACCATTTCCCACCTTGGAGGTATAGAAGTACCTTGTCGGTTTACACGTTCAATTTCATGACGATCAACTGATGTTTTTACATACCAATCTACTTCATAACGGTAGTCAAAAACTTTATATGATTCGCATGATTTTTGTCGTTTACCTTTACTATCAGTATAATAGTGGCATTTTTCTTTCCAATGATAATGTTTACATGAACTGTATTGAGTACAAGTTTCTACTTCCCTTGTTTTGGACAGTACTTTACCATTAAGAATTTCCCGATCCGCCATCGATGCATACATACTTGCATACGTGATTGCCATCATCAAAGCAATAGCGGCGATTGCTGCTCCACAATGAATGAAAAATTCTTTTACTGTAATGTCATGCTTAAAAATGAACTTCATGATTATACAGGTTAATAATGCAGGTAATGCAATTATTACAAAATCCATGATTTTCGCCTAGTTAGTTGATAACATGGTTATTATATAGTACTGTCCATCTCATGTCAAGTGGATTTTTTAAGATTTAGAATATAGGTAGCGAATAATGCTTCTTTTGCAGCGTCAAAGATTGGATTATGTAAACATAGATCATAAGTATAACCCTGTTCATCCATTGCCTGACAAAATTGCTCTAGTACTGGCTCTACTGCTTCTTTCATATCTTGTTCTTCCTGCTCACTTAGTAGTAAGCGTAAGGTGCGGATATTATTAGGTGCACTATAATGCCATAGATTACCCTCACCAAAAAGAACACGATGATTTTCTTGTAAAATTGAACAGTCAAAGTGGCAACCATTACCAAATACTTTAACTTTATTATCAATTTTATCAGAACCATGTAAGAAATTTCTTAGCATTAATGGGATATTGTGTGAATCAACATCTTCACCATTGATAATAACTTTTGAATTTTTCAAAGTGAAGGATTTTTGCATTTCGCACAATGCTAATGGGAATTCCTGTGCACATATATTAAACCAGAAATTCATAGTAGGAGCATCCGTTTTTAATCCAAGATCAAGTTGTTCTTGAATTGGAAGTTGTACATACATCCATTCTAATTCTGAAGTTAGTACTTCAGGAATTTTAACAATAGCGTAATTAGGAATTACAATACCATATCCTGATTGTTCTGGTGTTGCAAGAGTTTCAATATCTAGACAAAATCTCATAGTTTAATTCCTACATATACAGTAGTTACTACTGTTTTTGTTTGTGGTTCTACGAACATAAAACTAGGATCATCATAGTAATAATCACTGTAATATGATCCTGAACGAGATTGGCCTACATTTACATATACGTTTAGATCTGGAAAGAAGAATGTATCATCACGATATGAGTACTTTCCTTCATCAACCCAATCACCTTCTTCTACTTGTACATATTTGATTTTTTCATCATTGTACTCACCGTTAGCATCTTCTTCAAAATCACCTTCAGTAATAATTTCCGATAATTTATCCAAAAGTTCTTTAGTATGAATAGAATCCATGTTTATTTTCTCCATATGAAAAAAGGTTCCCTTTTGGGAACCTTATGTATTACTACTTTGTTAGATTATTTTTTCTGAGCAATGTCACGTAGTGCATTTTTCAGATCATTATCCATTTTTTGCATTTGAATTGCAGCTTGTTTACGCTCTTGACGACCAGTTTCTTCGATGCGGATTGTTTCTTTAATACCAGCCAACATATCGTTCTGGATAGATTGGAGAGTATTCAAGTCAATAACACCACGCTGGTTCGCTGCTGCTGCGTCTTTCATGTTCTGAGACACGGTTTTTGCGTTATCCTTCAACAGACGGTTAGTTTCATTGTCAATCATGTTTGACAACTCGTTATCTTTCTTCTGTTGCAAGCTGATGAGACTCAAGCTCATGTTGTTTTTCCATGCTGGAATTACAACTGTGTTTAGAGATTCAAACTTTTCAACAGTGTTAACGTTCACTTTACGCATTGATGCAATTTGAGGTGCAGTCAATTTAGCAAGTTGAACTAAACGGCGAAGTTTATCAGCTTGTTTGTCCAATGCATCAGTGATGATACGTTGTTCATCCAGAACGTTCATTGGAGTATCTGGATTACCCATCAGTACTGATAACTTTTTATCTTCGATCTCTTTAACCATATCGACGTTATCCAGAATATCTTCTAGTTCATGGAGATATTCAATGTTAGCGTCATATGCATTTTCAAGCCAAACTGCTTCACCACGCATACGATCAATACCAGTACTTAATGTAGTAGTGATCTTTTCGATCTGGTCTTTGCTGGTTTCGAACTGGTCGAGTACTTTTTGTTTAGTATCACCAAAGATGTTCCAAACACGAGACAGAAGACCTGTTTGCTGAGTTCCGAGCCGTGTAATATCGACTTTGCGGGTCAGAGTCAGAATGTTTGAAATACCTTCACCGAGTTCACCAGTATTTGCAACTTTTACTTTAGACAGAATTTCTTCTGACAATTTACCAATATTCTGACCAGCATCTGAACCCAACGAATGGATGTTCGATACTGTCAGTTCCATTTGTGTGCCTTTAGCATCACGCAGTACTGGCAGATTTTTTTGTTCTTGTTCGAACACATCTTGATCGATAGTTACTGGTTCAGCTTGTTTCGTCGCCTTTGCACGTGGCTTACGAGTACGTTTCGCTGGCTGCTGTTCCGCTTCAAAACCGTTCATCTGATCGTCAATCATTGGGTAATTCCTTCATTCTAAGTTAATGGGAGAGTGTGTCGTCTTGATGTAAAAGATTATATCAGCACTCTCATGGCATGTCAAGAGATTTTAGTAATCATCTTCAGGTTTATATTCAGGTGGTAGAATCGGTTTTTCAGCATCACGGCTATATGCCAGATTGCGGATAATATTGACCGTTTCGTCATCAACCTTCTTAGTAGCCTGATTCTGTAATTTAATAATTAACAGAGGGACTACCACTTCTTGTACTTCTTTTAACTTATTCAAGTCAGAAAGAAACTTCTTATTGATAGTTACCAAAGACAGTTCAGAAATTTCAGTAGTTGCACGAATTTTCATCAAACGCTCTTGGCGTAATTCAAACTCATATGCATCTTCGGTTGTTTGAATTACGTACTTACAACCAACAACACCTTGTTCTACACTATCTTTTATTTCCTGAATACTATTTTGGATGTTTTTAAACACTTCACCAATACCACTAAAACGGTTCGGGTCAACAGAAACCGCATTTCGCAAAGTACTGAGAATAGTACCCAATTCATCCTGTTTAACTTCAATATCTTTCTTTGTTCCAAACAAACGTTGTGTGAACGAAGGTTTCAATGGGAACATAGTTTCTAGTACAGAAGTTAAGTTCGAAAACACGCTGTGAATATAATCACTATTTGTTTTCAATACTTGTACTAGACGAATTTGTTCTTCTGACAACTTCTGAGTACATACAGTCATTTCTTGACTACAAACTTCGAAGTTGTCAATCCAATCAAGTACCTTCATTGGTAAGATTGGTACATTAGAATCAATGGTCGCAATTTTCATGATTCGTGGATCGTTTTCACTGATTTCAGTACGAGTATGAACTATCGGTGCAGGAACATCAGGAATTGCCGGAACAGGTGCGGGTTTAGTGCGACCTTCCAAGAATTCGTTATATTCTTGCTGCAACCGTGGAACTGCCAGTTCTTTGATAGAGATGCGACCAAAGTAAATGTCATCAAGCATCATTTCTAGTACACGAAGACGTGTACTATCATAATAGATTTCATTTAAATTTAATGGACGAACATCAAAAACTGGTAATCCCATCGAATCATAATCACGACGGACGACCACATTAAAGATGTATTTCTTTGCGACATTTTTATCAAAAACTTTTAGCAAAGAATTACGAACATACTCGTAGTCGAATTCTTGAATTTCGACAGGATTTCCATTTGTATCTTTGAAAAAATATTTGCCTTTCATGGATTTTAATCTCGCTGTTTACTTAAAAGATCGGGGAGTTCTAGAACTCCCCGTTGTAATTAACGCCAAGAAACCTTAGCAACTGTTGCTGTAGCGACTACACGTACAACAGTGAATTCTTTTTCTTGGTTTTCTTGAGCTAGACGTGCCGCTTCTGCTTTCGCAACTGCTTCAGTGCTATGCTCTTTTGGTGATGCAGACATAGAACAACGCTTGGTTGTCTTATCACGCGATACTACTAAGTATTTTCCGGTTTCCATTATATATCCTTTTTTATCAGAGTGTCAAATTATTTCAACACGTTTAGAGATTTTAGTACTGCAATGTCACTTTCAGAAACGCCAGCATTACGTAGCTGTTCAATCGCAGTATTTGCAGATGGTGCAGGAGTCGGCTCTGCTTTCATCATCATTACAGGAGCTTCTGGAGCTACAGCCTTGGCTCGTGGTGTTGGTGCAGGGGCAACAGGGGTTACGCCGTTTTCAGCTTCCCATGCTGCTTTACGTGCTGCACGGCGAGCTTCGAACTTAGCAAGTTCTTTAGCGTTACGTTCTGGTGCCTTTGCTGCACGATTTGCTGCAACGGCAGCCGCTTCGCGTTCGATATTTTGTTGACGAGTAACTGCGTTACCTTTAGGCACAATATCGAAATGATCGTAGATACCAGGGATGATTGTAACAATACCAGTACTATGATCTTTTACAGTAGCGAAAAGCAAATCTTCGGTACTGACAGAACGGAAGTCAACCCCAACAACTGTACCAGATTCGTTCTGAACAGAACGAGAATAATCAACAGTATAACCATCGGACTCGATGTTTTCAACGTTGGTTGCTTTGTAAGAAACGCCTTCAGTGTACAAGAAATTTACAGTTTTCATTACTTTTTCCTTTTTAGGTTTTGACTCGAAAGATTTTATATTGAACTCAGCGTTTTGTCAAGTACTTTGTTACGCTGTGTTCATGTGGTACATTCTACGCTTAAAAGTGACCCCTGTCAAGGGAGAAAATAAAAAAGGACGAAAATAAATTCACGTCCTTTTGATATTCCAATGAAACGAGGTTACCGGATCAAATCTTTCCGGTACAGGCGTCATGCCGTACATCGTTGCATTTCTAAATTTTATTATATACGTTCTTTCCAAAATTGCAACTGCTTTTTTCATTGCAGCCTCTGCACGTTCTTTCCAGAAGTTTTCATACGGTTCAGGGCATTTCAGATAATCATATCTATACATTCCCATACACGCTTGTAGTAGCCTTTGTGGGGCTTCTGTGCGACCGTCAACAAGGCTTGCACCATGCTGTACTGAAGTCCAACCAGGAATTCCTGGTAATGAACAAAATAAATCGAAATCTCTAATACTAACACATTTATCGGAATCAGCTATTTGATTATGAATAACTGCTTCTTTGACCGTAGTGTATAAATTGAATTCTTTATACATATCACTATGATCAAATATATGTTGTAATTCTTTATATGTAGTAGGTACTGGTAACTCTGGAAGAAGTTCACCGAATACTTCCATAGAGAATATTCTCCATAAACCTTCAGTGAATTCTACCTCTTGCTCATAAAATTCATCAATTAAAAATCTTCCTCTAAGGTATTTTTCATTAATGTATACTTTACGTGCCAAATATGCTTTGAGAACCATCTCGGTACTTACATCATTGCGATTTACTTCATCATAATTCTTTCCGATTCTGTTGATTTCATACGTCCTAACATATAGACGCTTACTCAAACCAACATTACCATACTGTTGTATTGATGTTTTAGTACTTTCATGTAGTGCAATTAACATATTATATATTTTCATTATCTTAGTACTATATAACGTCCGTTGATGCCTACAATGTAGTTTTTCCCACTTCTTAGCACGTCATAGTTTTCTCCTAGTACAGCACTTAAACGAGTGCCATCTAGTGTCATTTCTTCTTTTAGAAGACCAGTAACGTAGCTCTCATTAACTATACCTGAACCTAAGCTGTAATGCAATTCTGAACCATATACACTTCTAAGTTTAATGGATTCTTTTAAAATTTCTACATTTACAGGTGCAAAATCAAAAAATTCTTTCAAATCTTCTTCATTAACGAGTTCCATACCATCAGTAATTTTATCAATATCTAAATCTATAGGATCATTAACACCGTACATTTGTAATTTCCAATCTGGATTAGGACAAATGTTTTCGATTGATTTAATTAAATCTATCAATTTTGCAGGGAATTCTCCATTTCGTTCAAACTCAACAAAAACCTGATAACGTCCATCAACATTCGGAGTTTCAGCAGCTTCAGTATCAATTACTTCAACTGGTGAACGTTCGATAAATGAACTTAGGTCATAAGCAGCATCGAAATTATCTAGTACTTGAAATAATACTACGATATTATCATCATCAATTTTTGGTGTATATTCATCAACACTGATGATAGGGTGTACTAAATCTTTTAGTACTAGTGGTCTTAATGCACGTTCATAAATTCTCTTAGACATTATAATCCTCCTTGTGGGTCATCGAATTGAATATCATCACTTTGATCCTGCTGATCCATTTGTTCTTGATCTTGAGGTTCTTGTTTCTCAGGGTCATCAGCTTCAGCTTGCATAGTATTGCTATTGAAATCTGATGCCATTAGTTTATATTCATCGAAGCTTTCAGGATTAACTAAACGTCTTGGAATTTGAAATTTATATAAAATAATTGCTTTACGTTCATCTTTAGGTTTTCTCATACTTGAGCTATTGCCTAAAACACTTTGCATATCTTCATTACCGCGTGGGTGTGAAACAGGGTAAATTTCCCAATCAGGACGAATGAAGATTTTCGTTCCTTGTCTCTCAAACATCTGTGTAGCTACTGGATCTGGAAACGTATTGTGATCAAATTTTAAAGTAATTTCAACCCAATACTTACTAACGATTGGCCCTTCTACTACTTCACCGTATATCCAGTTCTTATAAGCATACAAATCCATATTATCAAAATATTCTTCAACTCCAAGAAGAATATCTAGTAATCCGTCTTGGTCGTAAAGATTTTGAATTGCTTGTGAACTATCCATGTATATCTTTCCTTTAAGGTTATTTCTCATGCGAGAAACATAATAATATAACCTTATTTACTTATACAAAAAGGGGATCACTCCCCTTTGATTTTTGCATCAATGTAATTGTACATTTCATTCCAATTTTGAACATAATTGTAAAAAGGATTATCCTTCTCTGTAACATTATGTGAACATTCCAAGACTACTGCATCTAAGCCTAATTGCTTTGCTACATCAATATTTGCTAGATGATCATCAACAACAGTAATAACATTGTATTGTTTCATTAACTTATTATATGTTCCACGCTTAGATGCATAGTTTTCAAGAATAATAATATCATCAAACATATCACCAAATACATTATGTAAGTTTACCTTACGTAGTACTTCACCATGTCCGAATGTACCACTTTTTGTCACTACAATAAATTCAACATCTGGATGATTTTCACGTAGTTCTTTCATACGTTGAACTGTAAATTCATCCATAGGTTCAAGAAGTCCAAACTCATATGAATAGAAGTTGAAATTCTTCAACAGATCCATCACTTGTTCACCATCGCAGCGTAACCAATCTTGTAAATTGTATTGCATTGGCTCACCGATAGTTTCAATATCATAGTACTTCTGAACGTACTTTTTAAAACCACCTAGATGATTTAACAGAATTTCATCACAGTCAAAAATGACTGCTTTCTTTTTCATGTTTTGCATTTAATTTCCTATTACATTTGATCGTGGCAAATAAGGTCAACTTCACATAGAAGTGCAGATAGATTCATTTCTCTATCAGAAACGTTCGCTTGTTTTACAACAGCATCACGAATCTTAACCTTGATTTTCATTTCTTTGATTTCATCAGTAGTAAACATATCTACATTCTGATATAAGAATGAGAAGAATCCATCAATTTCATCTTCGGGAATATTCTGAACAATACGTTCACGCATTTGACGAATATTACCTTCTTTAAGTGCATCAATAATAGCTGCACGATAGCTCGCAGTACTGTCAATAGATTCCTCTAGACGTACTAGCTTACCACCAACTACTGAACTTTGCAACGTGTTTAATGTTTTGCGGAAGTCAGGGAATGTACATTTAATGTACTTATTAACTAGATCTAAACTTTCTTCAGTATCTAGTTCTACACCTTCATTGATAAGAATCTCAATGATGCGAGTAGTAAATTCATCTTGATCATGTTTTTCAATCATGATAGATTGAACACGCGAGATAATTGGTTTGATAATTTTGTGTGGTTCATTGGAAGTAAGAATGAATCTAGCATTCTCGTGATAATCTTCCATAATACGTTTTAGGGAACCTTGAGCTTTTAAACCCATTTGTTCCATTTCTTCAAGTACAAAGATACGGTAATCACCAAATGCAGATAGTCTAGCAGCAGCATCTATTTTATCACGTACTGCATCCATACCTTCATCTGACATGTTTAGTGTTGTTACATCGGATGGATCTACGAATCCGTTCTCGACTAATCCATTAATTAGTACTTTAATGGCAGAAGTCTTACCTGTACCTGCTGGTCCAAATAGTCCAATATGTGGAATTTGACCAGTACTGATCCATTCTTCCATCTTTAGTTTAAAAGCTGGATTCTTGAATACGTATTCGTCAACATTATTTGGGCGGTACTTCTCTGTCCATAGACTGGTCATAATCATTCCTTGTTTTCATTAATCCATTCTGGATATAGTAAAGCTGTAAAAATTTCTTCGGTCATTTCTAGTTGGTCAAAAAGATAATCAAATGAATTTGCTAATGCACTTGAATCTTCACTGGTGTTTCTTCTTTGTGCTGCTGCAACCAGCATTGTTTTGAATAAATCCTCTGATACTTCATAAACTCTAGATCTATTCTTTGCAGCTTCAAAGTAGAACTTTCCAGATTTATTAGTTGAAACCAACTTAACATCATAAAAATTGAATTTGTTATCTGTAGTTACGCTCATAAAAGTACCGACAAAAAGAAAGCCCTGCATATGCAGGGCAAGTTATTAATATCCTAATCCAAGGAAGTCAGGCCGTTCATCACAGGCTGCTAAGATACCTTTAGGATAATCTACTAAATTTAATGATACACCGTCTACTGTAATAGTTCTTGACCATCTACCATGAGATACCAAAATCCATTCACCAGCTTTAAGATCGGTTACATCTTCACCTACGGAATATACTTTAGCCCAACGACTATGTACACCACGTACTTTACCGTCATCATCACGTAGGACAATACCGGATTTTAAAACTTGTTCACCTGAATCTAAATCAGATACTAGAACTTTACCTTTGCAGGCGTTAAGTACTTTTGACTCCATGTTAATTTCCTTATTCTGCGTCCGTGTCTTTAGTTCTTGCACGTTTTACTGGTGCTTTTTTCTCTACAGGTTCTTCTATTGGTTCACCTGTTGAGGAACTTTCAAACTGTGTATCATCAAAACCATCATCAGCAAATGCCATAGGATCACCCATTTGTGGTGCCATAGAATGGCTTTGGTGTTCTGGACTAATGTCAGGTTTTTGCAATTCACGTTCACGTTCTGCTAATAGTTCTTCACGCTTCTTAACAACAGTGCCGCCACGACCAATAATATCGCCACGTGCATTCATGTTTGCGTTACCAACGGCTACGCTATATTGATGTTGAAATTTCAACATTTCCATATCGATTTTCTGACCGCGATAGCTAGTATGTTTTTTCATAAAAATCCCTTTTCACTGTACTACTGGTATATTATACCATAAATTTTTTTACCATTTCAAAAATTCATTCACATCTAATTCATATTTAACTGAATCAACTAAGTGTAATCCAATCAAGTATAAACAGAAGCTACTTACGGAACTTCCACGACCTAATCCCCAAAAAATATTATGTTCTTCTAGGTAATCTACCAACCATATCATACAGCGTAATAGTTTAGTCATGTTATAGTTTTCATATAAACTTAATTCATATAGTACTCTATCACGTTCTATATCAGTACTACATAAAGAAAGAAAATAATCTTCTAAGTTGATTTTATCATAAGCTGGATCATACCGCCATAATTCATGATTTTTATCATGTTCTATGGTGTAATCTAACATACGTTCCGATAGTCCAAATTTCTTGCAGTTGTCATTGAACTTTAAACGTTCAAATTCATCTTGCTCATTAAGCTGGATATATGTAATATCTGTGCCGCAATTTATTGCATAAACCACGGCGTTCAGATTTAAACGTACATCACCATCCTCGCTTATAGTTCTGTTTTCTTGTACTTTCATGTTTCTTATCATCTTTGTCATTTAAATAGCTGTCTGAATCAAAAATACAATTATCTTCTTTTGCCGCTTGCTCCAAGTCTTTGTGAGCTTGGCGATTCTGAATCTCAAACTCACAAGCTTGAATTACGGTGAACATAGATTGTATCATTTCGTATTGTATACCTGCTGAACGAGCAGCACTTATACGAAGCGAAACTTCAGTGATTTTATCATAAAGTTCTTTATCACTTAAAGATGAAGGATCGAAAAACGGATGAAACATAAATCCTCCTTATTGAAATAGGTTAGGCACTCTTAATGAGGCCATAAAGGTTTCTGGTACGTATCTCTCATTGTCTTGTACGAAGTAACTGAATTCAACTCCAGAAACTTCAAACTCAGTATTGAGTAATGTACCATGTTCGTTATTTTGAATCAATGTATTAAAGAATACTTCCCCTTGTCCTGGTTGTAAGTAAGCAACTGGTATACATGGGAAGTACATTGGCTTAATGTTATCTTCAACATATGGATGGTTCATATAACGAGGAACTGTATCTAGCATTTCAACTGATAATCCGTTAATAGGATCAACTACTATACCACGATTATTCAAATCTGTAGGATCAGTTAATAAGTTCACAGTATCTTCACCAACAATGTTGTACACATTTTGACGTAGACCATAAATTTCTGAAATAAGTGATGTTGAATAATCAGTATATTTCAATGGATTTAAACTTAAACTTACTTGTGTTCCTTCTGAATGTAACTCTCTGTATAAAACATCATACAGTACATTTCCTTGATTGTCAAGTGCTGAACGTAATTTATAATTCCCTAGTACTAGTCGGAATGAACCATCTGGTGTAGGTGCACCATGTGCTGTATCAACAATACCATTTCGAATATTTAATACTGTTTGTTTTATCCCTTCCCAATTCTTATTAGGATCAACGAAGTTTTCTTTCATAAGAATACGTGGGACTTTCTTAACACCATATCTTGGATCTGATGCACGATAGTAATTTGCTCTACTAAATGATGTAGTACTAATCATTCTGAACCATGCACGTTCTAATGAAAGTGATGGACAAATATCAGCATGTAAGAAGTTTTGCCCTAAACCACGAATTATACGAATTTTAAAACGTTGTGTCAATGATTTACCGTTTTTACCAGTTGCAACTACATCGAACTGCAAAGGTATGTCATCATTGGCAGAAAAATCAGTACTTAATGCATATGCTTCCCCTACAATAAATCCATCAGCAGTTAAATCTATTCCGTACTTTGTAATATCATTTGGTGAAGTACTTGCATTTATTGTGTAGGTTATTAATTCTGAGCCAGTTGCAACGATTTTTGGATAAACCGTATGACCAAAATATTCACCAACATGAATTTCACCTAAGTTGGAATCAGTTTCAAAAGAAATATCAGTACCAGTATCATCATTAACTACAATTCTAAACATCCTTTCGGAACCTATGATATTAGCACCTAATGATTCATTATACAATCCTAAATCGTACCATTTATCTTCTTCAAATAAAATTTTAGTTATACCTTCAACAACAGTATCTTTAACAACATAAGGATATACTTTAGTATCTTTTAATTGATATAAATGTCCAGGTTTTGGTTTTGTTGAGAAGTTAGTAACATCTGCTGGACAAACCCATACATTATATGCACGGAATCTTTTACCAACATAGTATGCATCAGTATCAGTATTATAAAAATCCTTTATAGAAAGAATAGTTGCACGAAAATATGCATCTACTGGTTCTGAATCATAAATGAATGTTTGAACAAATTGTCCATTAGCATTAAATTTCAATCCTGATTGTACCATATTTCCAATTTCATCTCTGATCATAATAGAGTTTTCCTCTAATTTTCGAATCACAACTGGTTCTATAGTATTTGGTACTTGATTTTTTGTATTATTGGCATTATATGATGTTGTCCATCCAGAACCAGCAACTGCTGCATGTAAAATGTTATCTAGTTCAACTGAATTTAATGCAGTACTGTTTGTATTAATATAAATTCTATTATCCAATGTATTAGAAGATTTTAGAATTGGACTATTAAATGATATTACATTAAATGAAATCCAAGGTGGGCAAATTGTATTACTAACCTTAACTCGAATATAAATTACCATTTGACCACCGGTAGTGGATGGTGGTAAGACTATTGTTTGTGGTTCATGTTTTACATTACCATATATATCACATCTACCAATTTTGTTCGTATCTAATATACCATATTCTGTTAATTCAGACAATGAAGAATTTATACCACCTGCATTTACAGCATTTACATTACTTACATATATACTTTCTGCTTCTGCTGGACACATTAATTTGAAACCAGTATTTGCATATACTCTTATTCCATAACTATAATAGAGTTCATTATTATGATCTGTTAGTGTAGTTCCTTGAATAATACAACCAGCACCAGACATTAAATTAGCAACATTCTTCATATAAAATGAATTTATTTGATTTCTAGTAGTACCTAAAGTTATAGGATATTCTGGAATAGAAGGTAGTGCCGATTCATCCGGTACTAAAATTGTTCCTGAACCAGTAATATGTTCAGATGGAATATCTGACATTGTTATATCTTGCACTTCATACGATGGCATAAAAACATTAGTTACACCATTTATTGTTCTACTTTGTCCAAATGCTTGAATGAACAATCTACTTTCGGCACCATATCCAATACCACCAATTGTATAAAGATTATCACCGTGGGTCGTTAAATTAGGTGTTAGCCAAATTTCTCCAGCAGTATTATAATTCAGTACTTGTGTACTAGTTCCCAATACCCCACTTGGCATTGTATTTGCAATTTGACCATCTAAAAGAGTAATTTCATTTATGCTGTCAATGTTAAATGTTAATGATTCTGGACCATCCCATATACCATCTTCAGGACATTCTATTTTAAAAAAGAATGCATCAATGAATGTTACGCTTGAACTTAATTGGAAATCTTTTCTACTAAGTTTTACTACATGTTTACCCTGAATATGAGGGGTTCCAGTTCCAGCTTCACCGATTGGAACTAAAGAAGAAGTACTTTCACCTATAGATACATTAAAATCACGTTCTTCTAAAGTTTCCCCTGCCCCGACAATATTAAATGTAAATTCAAGATATTGATCATCTTGAAGTACATATTCATTATTTGGTGAAGTTGTTTGACTTTTAGAAATTCGTAGTCTAAAGTATGTGGTCTGTCCTTCTTTAATTGAATTGGTATCAGCTCTCAAATCCCATTTGGGTTCGAAGTTTGCCATATATTATCTCCAAAAACATAAAAAGCTTTGTGGTATTTATTATATGTTCGCAATTAAAAAATAAAGGACGCATTAGCGTCCTTTTGGTTTATTCAGTATCTTCTTTATATTCGATGTTCATATTACGTAGTTCAATAAGTTCATCTTTGTAGATATTCCAGATTTTATCATGATTAGCAAGCAAATCATTATACTCATCCATCTTAGCTAATGCATCTTCAATATCTTGAAGTACTTTATCATAGTTTTCTTGAGTCCACCGATAACTTGGGAAATTAACAATTCCTTGAATATTTTCATCTGATGCTTCAATTTCATTATTCAATGAAGTAACAAATTCTACTAGTTCTGCACGGTTTTGGAAAGATTTAATCTTACCAGTCATGTCGTTATCAAAACATTCTTTTACAAGAATTTTATAACGAACCTCTGCATCTGCGTCAGCAAGTAACTTTTCATAACGTTTAATGTAGTACTTGAATCTGAACTGAACGAAGTCCGAGATTATACTCTGAACATCGGTGTAACTTTTTACTTTTCCATTTTCACCTAAAACATTAAGGGTATGTGCTAATTTTGTTGAAATGTCAAAATATTGAAGCACATCCATTTCTTTCCATGTAGTACTAAGACCACGTGGTAGTTTAATGGTAATATCTACTTTACCTGAACTGTTATCATCATAACTACGAATTTTACCAGAATCTTCCATTGCAATCAAATCTTCAACAAATTTTTCTAGTTTCATACGTGGTGATAAACCAGTAATTCTTACAGTACTTGCATCAATAACTTCAGCTTTACCAAAGAATGTATACTTACCTTCTCCACGATCTTCAACATAATCGTTAGCACCATAACTTGCATAGTATGGAGTCATTGGTAGTAATTCTTTACCATCAATAGCACGAATAGTATTATCAATAATATCATTCATACGATAAGGAAAAATAAAACTTTTATATGCTGTCGCTGTTCCATCTACTCCTAGTAACGCTAGTGGAATTAATGGTAAGAAGAATTTTGGTTCATATGTTGTACCATCATAGTTCTCTTGCATCGGAACAACATCTAAATCACGAAGTACTAAAGCTTCAGTAATTTTAGTTTTCTTCACATAAGTATAACGTGGACTAGCTGGTTCAGGATTTACCTGTGTACCAAATCCACCACGCTTTCCAATTAGTGGATAGTTGTTAACTACGGGACTAGCTAGATTTTGCAATGTACCACTAGCTGAAGCATCACCGTGTAGATAGATACCATCACTAATCATACGACCTGCACAAGATACTGTTTTGATCTCACCACTAATTTTGCTTAGAGTAAAGATTGCTTTTCGTTGTGAGTTTTTAAAACCATCAATCCCTGGTAGAGAACGGTCAAAAGTACTTAACGCATATTCTAGGGATGATTGGTTAATATAGTCTGAACTTTGAAAGTTCAATAGAGTTAGTTCATTAGGAACTACTTCTGCAATTTTTTTAGGTTTACGCATTCCATTTGCCTCTTTGATATTTGAGGGTACTTCATGTACCCCACTAATTTTTACACGTCTTCTTTAGTCCATTCTTTACGGTCATCAGCACGTTCTTTATTGAAGATAAGATCTAGAGTTTCCCCTAATGAACCATCATCAGTAATTGCGATTGCTACACCATTTGCTAGTGCATCTCTGAAGTTTGATACTTCAAGAGTACCTAACCCTTTAGCACGAGTTGCTTTCCAACCTTTCCAATCATCAGGATTATACTCATGGACATTATGACCATAGTAGTACTTAGATTCTTTGCCCTTTTCTAAAATAATGAATGGGGTTTTGAAAATATAAATGAATGGATCTTCTGGATCAGCAAACAATTCAGGCCAGAATTTATAGAAGAAGTTTACTACTAGAGCACCGATGTTCTTACCATCTTCATCTTCATCTGCACAGATATAAAGTTTACCAAAGTTCATATTTGAACGAACTGCTTTTTCGCCAGGAACAATGTTTAAAGAAGCCATAATATCATGAATTGCAGATGGCTTATCCGCAGTACCCATTAGATCTTTTGTCTTCTCTTTTCCATTTACGTTTTGAATCTTACCACGTAATGGAAGAATGCCATGAATAGTAGAGTTACGTGCCGCTGTCATAGAACTTACTGCTGAATCACCTTCTGCAATTAGAAGAATACATTCACTTCGGTTTTGACCATTTGCATCACGTAGTTTAGCTACTTTGCCTTTTAGAAGACGTTTTGCCATTTTACGATCTTCGTCTGCATCCTTTTTATTGGTACGTTCAGCACAACGAGTATAAATTTCTTCAACCCACTCGGTATTTTTCTTAACAAGTTCATTAAAGAATTCATCGCTCATTGCGTTTTGTACTGGCTTTATGACGTTTTCATTAGTTAGTTTTGTTTTGATTTGAGAGTTGAATGTTGGTGTATTCATCTTAGTGATGTTGTAAATCAACAGACCTTCTTCAATATCAGAACGGTTTGGTTTTAGATTGCGTTTTCTATTTTTTGGAATACGATCCAATGCATTGATAACACCAAGTGCAAATTTCTGTTGGAACGTATCTAAGTGTGTACCACCTTCTAGTGATGGTGCGTTGTTAACAAGACCTTGCATATGTAGGTTCTTGTTAAGACCCTGTACTACATTGGGTACAATGTAGAAAGTACTGTCAAGTCCAGTTTCACTGTCATCAACTTTAAGAGTCATTGTATTCTTAGCAGAACTAAATAAACCTTTTTTATTCACAGTAATTCGTTGATCATTCAAAAAGATTTTGTACGATGGATTCGCCGCTGCAACTTCTTTAAGAATACTATATACTAGTTGAATAGGTAGTGTGTGTACTTTGAATACTTCTTTACTGATTTTGAATCGAACCGTAGTTCCAGTCTTATCAGCTTTTACTTTGCGAATACTTGGTTCTTCAATTCCAAGTTCAGGGAACATTGCTGTACCTTCAGTGAACTTTTGTGTGAATTTATACATACCATCATATTCTGCATTTGCTTTGTCAGTTTTGTAAGGCTTACCTGCACGGTGAATTTCGATTTCAGCTTTCTCACTTACAATCATAACAACTGAACCACCAAGACCGTTCATACCAACGACATTGTTACGTTCATCATCATTAAAGTTACGACCAGTTTTCATCTCGGTTAGTACCATAGTACACACATGTTTTTGTGTTTCTGGAACATAATCAATTGGAATACCACGACCGTTATCGCTAATTTCAAAATCAAGTTCATCTTCATTATATGTAACACGTAGTACTGGATCTTTAGTACCAGCTTTAACGAATTCATCTAACGAGTTATCAACGATTTCTCGGAATGATGTTAATAGGGCAGGAACCCAACCTAAATTTTGCACAGTATAACCATCTTCGTTGAATAGAAGAACTGGTTGCTCATGTTCAGACTTCGAACCTAAGTACATTTCAGTACGGATTCGAGCATGTTGATATTCAGTTAATTGTTGAACACCGTGTTCAGCTAGAACAGAACTTTTCTTTTCCTTTGCCATTTCTAATTCCTTTTATTGTTTCTTAGCCAGTATATTATAGCATAATTTGTTTCTTTGTTTCAAAAAAATAACGATGCATCTCTGCATCGTTAATATTTATAGTAGAACTAATATAGCAATTATCATGTAATGTGTTAAGTGGTGTGCCATTTGGTCTAAACCTAGATACCACCAGAACTCAGGTTTACTATGATCAGTTTTGCGTGAAGCTTCAACTTTTATTTTATCAACTACGAAGTGAATAACAAAATCTAGTACTGCAACTGTTAATGCAATCCAGAATCCGAAGAACAATGCAATCAAGAATGTTCCTATGAAGTGAACACCAGCATGTGCAGCTAATGGTAACTCCCAACCTTCTTTATTGAACTTACCTAACATAAATCTTCCTTGTAATGGGTAATCACAAAGAAAATGCTTTATTTGAAATGCTATGAGTAGAATAAAAATCGTGCTTATCATATTTGTACCTTATTTGACTAGTAAAAATTGGAATTGTGATTGTGGTGAACCTTCTTCATCACTCCAGTACTTATGAAATTTTTCTGGTGTCGCTTCTTGAATAACTTCACCATTAGCTACCACATATACTTTATGTGACTGAATTAGTCTTTTCCAGAAATTTATAGCATCATTTGATTGTAATCTTCCACTTAGAATTGGTGTACCTTCAATCTTTATAATATCCATAAACATCTGATATACAACACCTTTAACCGAACGGCTAGATGCAGTTACATCAACATTAAACCAACCATCATCTTCATGACCTTCAACTGTAGCTAATGCTTCTCCAGTATCATTATCATACGCCATGTAACCATTTTTACCACGATAAGTTGTCCACTCACCATGATTGTTTATTGGTTTCATGTTTTGAGGTTTGTTCTTTTGGGCTTCTTTATCCACATAAATCTGTGGGTCCATTCCCATAAAGGAATCGTATTTAAGAGGCATTTCATCAATACGATCTGTGTTAATTAAAGTTTGTTCATCAGCATCATCAATATCATGCTCTAGCTCTGCATTCTGGACAACATCTACCCAACTACGCATACTTGATTCTTGAAGTTCTGGTTCTTTTTTAGATAATTCTTTTGCATATCTCATTGAGCTTTCCACCTCATCTGGAGTTATCCCATTTCTAACTATGTTACGAAGGACACGTTGTGTTTCTCTTGGTGTATTATTTTCATCATAATAAAATTCAAATAACATTTCAATAACTATCTTGAAATCTGAACTCTTACATGATGAGTCATCATCACCATAACCAATCATATATTTTTTGCCATTTTCTTGTACATACATTGTATGCCTAACACCGTTAAATGCAACATATATTGTACTTTCATCTTCAATATATTGAATATCAATATTTTTATTAGAATCATCATTGAATGTTTCAGAAACATTATTTTGATATACAATTATATCATCAGCTTTTGCCAAATCAACATTAGGAGTCATTTCATCAGTTAATATATCTTTTAACTTAGTTAATGTGGCGTATGTACTAAAATATGAAACATAATTTATTGCCATTCTAGCGGCCTTTGGTGATAGTTCCATATGAAATGATGTATCTTTATCATTGGTTCTAACATACATATGTATTCCAGTTGTTCCTTTCTCGAAATCAACTTCTCCATATGGACGTTTAAATCTTAGGTCTTGAATATCGTCCCATGAACCTGAAGCCTTTGGTTGTTCACCAAAATACTCATTATATGCTAACCACATATCACCCATCCAACTATCGCCATGTTCTGGATATTCTAATGAACGTCTAGTATCTTCTACATCGTTGAATACATCTTGTTCTTTACTATCTAATTCATGGTCATCAGTATTTTTTAAATCATTATCATAAAATTTACTAACTTCTCGGTAAATTAATTTCATTGCTTTATTTGCACGGTCATCATGTTTATAATTCCGCAATGCTTGAATAATCTTACCTTGGCTAATTTTAGACATAGCAAATTTAATTGCATTACTTATATCAGTATTTTTATTACCAGTTAAATCTTCTGGATGTTCTTCTAACCAATGGTTGGCAGTATTTGCAAGGTCTTTTACTTGTGGTCCATATTCAATACCACTTGCATAATATGCATCTGGATGATTGATTCTATCACGATAATTTGGATCAGTATGTGTTTGTTGATCTTTAGGATTTAACTTACCAAGTACTGTTGTTTGAATTGCATGTTGTAATTCATGTTCAATCGTTCCCATAGAATAATTCATTGAATGAACTACACTATCTAAATCAGCATTTTTCAAATCATGATTATATGATGGAATTCCAATCTCTTGAACATTCAAATTTCCAACGGTTTGATTACTACCACCACGATCTGTTAATTGATTATTGATACGCAATTTCATTCGTAGATTTTGAAGTAATTCTTTTGTTTTAGGATTCTTTTTTATATTCTCTGGTAATTGATTATAAATCGCATCTGAATCTAAATTCAAAGTACTAATACTGTTTATATATTTTTTAAGATCTGTAGGAGATAGTACGGCTGCATTATATTTTTGCTGGAAACGTTTTAAGTAGTTTAATAATGCTGTTGACTCTTGTTCTCTACCTTGATTCTTCAAATCATGTTGTTTCATTAATCCCATTGTTAAAAGAATTGAACCAACATATCTACGTACTTTATCAATCAATGCTGGTGGTACATTCAAAATACCAACACCTCTTGCTTCATCAAGTACTTCTTCCTTAATATGATCAGGTTTATTTGAACTTTTTTTCAAATTACCTTCTTTTTCATCAGCTTGGTTCCATTCTTTCGCTGCCTTAGTACTAATTCCAGCTTCCTTTGCGAAAGCTGGATTGTGTGCGGCTGCTGCCATGAACCTAGCTTGTGCTTTACTTTTACTAGGCATTATAATTTCCTTAATTTAGACATAAACTCTACATACATAACGCTGTTATCTAGAATATGAAGTACTTCATCTGGATAGCTTACATAATATCTAATCATCATTTGGAATGCAACCAGAAGTTGTTTTAAAGACCATACAAATAAAGTTTTATCACCATCATATGTAATATCAACCTTTCCTTGTGAATCTTGAACTGGATTTACTTCAAATGTCTTGCCAAATAATTTAAACGAATTATTAGAAAGTATTTCGAAAGGAACATCCATGTGCTGTGCATCTGATTTTAATGATTCTAAAATATTATACATCGATTCGTTATTTACATCGATTCGTTGACCTGTAATATACTCGAAGTCATCTACAATATCAACTGCATCATACCATGTTATTTCAGAAAGAATTCCAAATAAACTTAGTACTTGTTTAGCATCCATTTTTTCCATTTCTTCAAATTCTGGATCAGTACTATCTATATTAATGTAATAATTATCTTTTCTAATTTCATTTTTTGTAAGAGTAATTGACCAATGATCTTTTGATACTTTTAGCTGGGTAATACTGTTTAAGTCACTACCATATGCTTGTACTTTGTACTTATCATTTTTGCTCATCAATTTATAAACAGATTTCATAACATCAACATTAGCTTCTAATTCTTCGGATGGAAGTTCTGTAAATGTGTAATCTAAACCATTTTCTTTAAAATCATCATAAACTGGTGCTACACGAGTATATACATTTTTCATTGCCTTTTTATATTGCTCAGGCTGTTTCTTGTATAAGCTAATTAAAAATGTTCTAACATCTGCATTTTTTTGTACAGCATTATTCATTGCATCTTTTATTGCTAAATTTTTGTCTGGATTAAGATTACCATCTAAAGTACTTTTTTCTAATTCAATTGAAACATAATCAATTAAATTACCTAGTTGTGGAGAATATTCTAATCCACTCGTATAGTAATCTGTTGGGTCATTATGAACATTGGAATATCCAGCATTACGTTGTAATTGTTTTTCATACTTATTAATATTTTCAATTGCTAGAGATTGAACCACATGTTGTAACTCATGATATGTAGTACTCATGATATTATTAGCAGTTTCTAAGAATGATGGTCTTGGTCCAAGGCTTCCAACTACAACAGTTACTAAGTGGGAAAATGTTCCGTGTCTTTCTTTTGAACCAGCTATTCCGTGTGAATTGGATGTAATGAATAATTCAATCTTCACTCTATCTTTTAGTAAAGAAATTAGACCAGGATCAATTCCTTTGAAATTTAATTCAGAAAAGAATTTTTCAATATCTATTGGAATATTAATTGCTTTTCCTGATATATTGTTTGCCGTGTCAGCAGAAATATTTTTAGCACCGTACTTAGTGTGCAATTTCTGCATTGTGTTTTTACCATCTTGTATGATCTTTTTCTTTTCTTCATCGCTAGTATTAGCAGATACAAAGATATTCAGACGTTCTATGTACTGATTGATTTTAAAGTACAAGTACGATGAGACATACACATTTACTTTGTTAAGTAATTCTTGAGGTACTTTAATAATTGCTTCATTTAATTGATTATATCTCATTATTCTTCCCTTTTAACTTCAACATACGTTTGGCAATATCAGACATTTTCTGTCCGATAGCTTTTTTAGCTACTTTACCAGTACGTTTGTTTCTCCATTGCTGCCCTTGGAATGTATAAGTGTCACCATCTGGTGCACGAAATTCATGTCCTACCGGAAGTTCTACTGCTTTTATTTCTTCTGGTTTAAGAGCATCCACCCATTCACCAGTATCAACATCATATTTTAAACGTTGTTTTACGGCATCAGGATTGGTATCAAATTTATGTTGTGGAATAGATTTCACTTGACGGTATGGATATTTGTCACGTATATAACGCCACAAGAATTTACCCTTACTATCTACTTTCAACATCTGGCGTACCATAGCTTCAGGCACATTATCGTACTCATAAGTACTACCATTTTTGAATGTAATGTATAGGTCTTTACCGTTATGTTCTATAGTCTGTAAGTGAGATGAGTCTACATCGGTAGGAGCAATCGCTTCAAGAATAGCTTGTAATAATTCTTTTTTATGCATAATAAAAAAACTCCAAGGTTAATTTTGAGTATTTATCTCTCAAAACCTTGGAGTTTGTTGTATTAAATGTCGTCTGGATGATCACGACGAATCAACTGCTCAATCACTGCTAGTGGATCAACATGTGATGGAACAATATCTGTTTGAAGTTGTTGTTTAGTTTGCATATTTGCAGTTTCAACCATACATGCAAATGTATGTGCCAATTCATATGGATATGTACCAACTTCACAGAATCCATTGGTATGAATTAGATTAGCAATATCATAAGCTTCATTAACATCTTTACGGAACAGATCATTAACAATATGAATTACATAATCAAAACTAGTGCTTGAATCATTCAATAGTACTACATCGAATAGCGGTACTGCTAATTGACTGTTTTCTGGATGATCTCGCAAATACAGATCTAGACCGTAAGTAATTGCGTCTAAGTCATCCATGTCTTGTGTTGCTTTGATGATTTTAACATATTCGGTAATATCATTTGAGCCAGCAATATAATATACCGAGTTCTTGTAAGATGCTTTCACTACTTCCATATTAGGTAGGGAGAACACTTCACGTTCAATATTCTTCATAATAATACTCCAGTTGTTAAGAGGGTAAAAAATTATTTACCCCCTTATAAAGTTACTTCGCTTTAACTGTGCAGGTAACGTTATTACCTTGTACTGCAATGTTTTGTACAAAATCTACATCACCTAAACGAGTAACAAAGTTACCCATACAATCAGTATTTTGTTTAAGAATGTTAGGATTGGAATTAGTACGTCCTTGGATTTTCATCACGATACGTACTTGCTTGCCCTCAGAAATGAATTTCTGTGCCGACTTCGCTTTAGTATTTAAATCATTTTCCTGTGTACTAAAAGAAAACTGAACCTCTTTTACTTGGGTAGCATTTTGGCGTTGTTTCTTTTTGGATTCTTTTTCCGCTTGTTTTTGATCGTACAAGTACTTGTTCAAATTAGCGATTTTTACAACAGGTACATCTTGATCTGAGACTTGGATTAGATCCATCTCTTTACTGTAAGCAAGATCTAATGCGGCATTAATTGCCATCACCGTACTAGAACTTTCATCAACGAGGCGAACGCTCTTTGCAGTGATTTGATCATTGGCAATAACAGATTTCATATATATTTTATAACTCCGAATAATTATTTTCAAATAAGATTATAACACGAATTTCGTAAAAGTCAAGGACTTTTTACTTACCATCGTGTGCATCTTTAAGGGCTTGGCTGATTTCACGTGCCAATTTAACGTGCAAGATTGCTACATCAGCCACTGTACGAATACGTGGGTTTGGAGCATTATTAGACATTTGTTCTAGGTCGAAAAGTACTTTGTCAAAAGCCATTACGTCCTCAAGAACCATATCATAAAACTTTTTGCTATCCATGTCAACTCCATTTTGTTGTTTTTATGCTTTAATTTCAATGTGTACTACTGTACTAACTTCACCAGAATCTGGAACAGTTACAAAAATTGTTTCCAATTCACGATATGTATCAGTAGTAGTTGCACCAGGGTATTGGTGACGAGTGTAAGTTTTCTGTACTTCAAAGAATTCATCTTTGATTTCTTCAGAAAGAGCTTTATCAATAATAGTTTTAATGACTTCAGCAGCAGCAGTAAAGCGATCTGCTTCATCTGGATATGTCTCTAATGTACTTAGGAATGGTTCGATACTGATATAGCCAACAACCAATTCTGCGTCAGTTGGTACAGCACTTGCAGTTCCCGCAGTACTAAAATTGATAGTGAAGTAAATAGGAACTGAAAGTTCACTTAGTTTACGTTCAACTTGTTTAAGTCTAACATACGCAATTGCTTTTTCCAATGTTTGTGCATCAGTAGGAACAGTTGTGCTGGTATTTACATAGTCAGAGTACTGGAAGAATTTTTTATCATCTAGTGCTTGACCTGGTACTTTAATACTAAAAGCGTTGAATAAATTGTTCATTATTAGTCTCCATAAAAGAACTTTATATTATTTATGGTCAAAAAATAAATTTATTCGTGAACTTAGCTCTAGTTGATTTAAATGAAGGGTGTAATTCATTTAAGCACCCTTTTTCAACCGCCCATTGAGATAAACCATTGTTCAATGCAATCAAACCACATTTTACACAGTACTGCTTACCCAATGTCCTGCTAAACACGAATTGATGTGATTCATGTGAATATTCTTCTTTCATTAGAACCTTCCGTTTTTCCTCAACATAACATGATACCGAGGGCGTGTCAATGCTGTATACAATATTCGACACTTCGTATCATTATTTGGGATTCTCTCAATGAAGTCAGTATCAAACCAAATATTATTAAAAGTACTTCCCTGAGACTTATGAGCAGTTGTAGCATATGGATAGTTTATTACGTTCATCTTATTTTTAATAACATAATAATCTTGCCACATAAAAGGCTTTTTAGTTAACGGATTTTCAACTTTACGTTCAATCTTGTCAACTAAATCTTCAAGATGTGCTTCCAATTTTAATCTAGAATATGGACCTACTCCTGAAATATAACTTCCATTTGGTAATTTGAATTGCCAGCAATCAATACCCAAAAATGATTCCGCCCGAATCTCAGGACATTGAATTACTTGCTGAACCATGTATGGACAGTTTTCTGTTGTTGTTTCAAAAACAATTGGCTCACCACTAATAAATTCAGAATTAGTATGCTCTGGAAATACTTCATTGCGAATATACATATTAGCAAAGTTTACACGATAATTTGTATATGCAATAATTTTATTTTCTTGAACAAAGTCATATATTTTATTAGCTGATCCGCGATGTTCATTAATGTACATCTTATATATGTCTAAAAATTCCATTTCATCCTCGATTGGATGAATTGTTTCTAAACCCTCTAGTTGATTTAGAATAAGTAAAGGATCTCTATTTGTACCAATACATTCACGAATTTGTGTTGCAATATTGATAATAGGATTGTCTAGTGCTTGACGTAATACTTCGGTTAGTTCATACTTTAATTTAATATCAAAAGTTGGACTAAGTTTTGTTTCACCAAGTGTTCCTTCAGCTTCCACTGGTGGTAGCTGACATGAGTCACCAATAAAAATAACTGCACGACGAACCCTATGAATCTGGCTAAGAATGTGATTATACATTTCTTCCGAAATCATACTACATTCATCAACAAATAGAACATCAACCATAGCAGTACTATTAGCTGAACGTGGATCATGTTTAAGAACTTGACGATTTTTTTCATAGACCAATTTCAATCCTAAAAAAGAGTGAATTGTACTTACTAATGCATCATCTTTATCTAATCCAACATCTCGTAACATATTACGAAGTACTGAGTTTGCTTTATGTGTTGGTGAAGTTACTGCTATATTATATCCCTGATATATATTCTCAATAATTTTAGAAACTAAAGTACTTTTACCAGTTCCTGCATAACCAACAATTACAGCCTCAGTTCGACCAGGGAAGTTGTTGATTCTGTCAATAATGTCATCAAAAATATATTGTTGCTTGTCCGTAAGCGTAATACTCATTTCATCTCCTGTGCCGCCGTCCTTGCTAGTTGGTCAGCGATTTCATTATATACATTACCGGAGTGTCCGTACTCATGTGTATATGTACATTCATTTCCAATTTCATCTAGTACTTTCCAGTACTCAAGATTTTCAGGCGGTTTTCCTTTAGAAGTTTTCCACCCTTTCTTTTTCCAATTATGTCGCCAGCTTTTCATACCCTGAACAACGTAGTTAGAATCTGTAAAAATATTAATAATTCCAGTATATTCATATTCTGAACGAATATAAGATATAGCAGAGATAACCGCAGTTAACTCCATGATATTATTGGTGGTATATTTCTCTCCAAATGATAATTCAGCTAAGATTGTATTATCTTTAACAATTACAATACCCACTCCACCAGGACCAGGATTTCCTAAGCATGAACCATCACAATGTACTTCAATCATCAAAACCACCTAATATCTGCATTTGCAGCAATTGACTCTAGTGTTCTATGTAAGTAGAATACTTGAACACCATCACTTAATGTCTTAGTACTTTTTGGTACAAATACATCTACGTCTGATGCGTGAACATCGAAGAACGTATCACAATCGTAATCTCCACTAATTACACTAAGAATAATTTCATCAACATATGGTAATGCAGCTTGATAGATAGTGCTTCCACCGATAACCACAATCCCATCGTTATTGCGTAAAAATTCACCTAGATGTGATTTGTTAATAAAGATCACATCTTTATGTTCAGAAAGAGTTTCATCTGAAACACGGCGAGAAGTAACTACTATATTAACACGATCACGTAGTGGTTTATATGGCAAACTTTGCCATGTTTTATAACCCATGAGGATTTTTTTACCTTGTGTTTCTTGCTTGAAGTGTGCAAAGTCATCACTACTATGCCACGGAATAGTACCATTCTTTCCAATACCATGTGCATCATCTGTGCACAAAATCATTTTATTCATTTAGATTTCCTTTCTTTAAGTACTAGTTTGTTATTTTTAATAAGTGATAATACTCGATAGATGAGTACAGCACTTATTGATACAAACAATGGAATGCTGTGTATTAACATAAGTATGATTGATGAATGTACTATAAATGAGCCAATGTAATTAGATAATCTAAGTCCATATTCATGTACATAAACCATTTCAATCGCTTCTTTCTTTTCAGAATTGTGGATTGTTTTATAACTTTCAACTACTTTATTAACACAAAATGTTATTCCAATTGCACATAAAGCTAACATTACATAGAATATTTTGACTTCTACTATGTGACCTGTATATATAAACATCAAAGAAAAAATAATTGATACTATATTATAAATAAAAATAATCATATGGGACTCTTATAAGGTGTGTTGTAAACATTATACCATATTGTTGTTCTCCGTTTCAGTTTTTTACTGTTTTTACCATACTCATGGTAAATATGTATATAACTATTAAATAATGGAGAGGATAACAGGATTATGTTCAATATTAACGCTGACGTGATTAAAAAAATCCTTGAAGTATTCTCTAGAATGTCTTCACTGCGTATACTAATAACTGCGTTGTGTTTGATAATGATGGGTGTTGTCTACTTAACCGCAGGTTCTTGGACTTCATACGTCGATTCTAGGTTTAATTCATTACAGCAAAATGAAATGTTTAAACCTGCTACATACAGAATAAGTCCTCAAAATCTTGGAAACATTAATTCTTCGATTACGGGCTTTATCCAGCAAAACAATGAAATCGCTATGATTCTAGTTTACAAACTAGTACCAGAGAATGATACATTTTATCAAGGGCGTGTGTTGGTAACTGGTGCAACAAATAAAAATACAAGTCTTAACATTGATAAGTATAATTTAAAATGGTTGCCTATAAGTGCTTTTCGAGCACAATCTAATTTGATATTAAAGGGCAAGGTCTTTATTGGTGATATAGGAGTTATATGCAATGAATATCTACAACCCGATAATGAATTACGTGATGAATATCTATCCCCTGTAAATCTTCATGCAATCTATAACGATGGAGCAAAATACATGATTTCTGTTCCTATTCGGTCTAACCGAGTAGAAGGATATATCAGTGTTTACTTCAAAAGCGTTCCAGAGACAGATGAAGAAGCTCAGCAATTCATGAGTATTGCAAAAGCTGCCGCAGGAGATACAGGATATTATATCTCATTCTAAGGAGAATAACATGTTTAATCGTAAAGAAAAGCTTACTATATTATGTAGACTTCTTACTATTGTCGCGTGTTTCGTACTTGGATTATTCGTGCTACTCAATGTAAATAATATACAAGTCTCAGCAAAGAAAGAGGTTTTTCCTCTTATAGTGAATAATGTCTATAATATAAAGCAACAAAATGTAGACAACATTAATATAGAATTCAGGAAAATGATAATGAATCACCCTGATATAACTTCCGCTGTACTGTATAAATTTGTATCGGATGGTAGTAATTCTATGTACACTGGTCAAATCAATGTAACTTCTGAGACAAAAGATGGCACTATAATACCTAACGACAACAAGACGGTTTCTATGGTAGATAGTACTAACAATGTTCAAGAAATTCTTTTGAATAACGTACATTACGATAACATCGCCACAATTCAACTTTTATGTGAGAATAAATTTGATACAAGTCAAATGTATTCATGTGAAAAGTATAAGAAAATTGGTTCTAAATATAAAAGTGTCATATCTATTCCCATAGTTCAAAATATCGACGTTGGTGTAGTGGGATATGTCATGATAACATTAAGCTCAGAATACGATAACCTTCAAGTTCAAAATCTAGTCAATGGTCTAAGACCATATATTTCAAGTATTCAACCACTTGTAAAATAAGAAAGGGAGCCTTCGCTCCCTTTTTTTATGGAATAAATTTAGATAGGTCAGGTTCGTAGAACGACATACCTTTCAAAATCTTACCATCATTTCGTCGTTTAATAATGTAATAAGTATTATCACCTACATGTACTTCTTGAATTGTAGCACCAGTGTAATCTTCAAATTTACCTTGTTCTAAACGCATCTCAATACTTTTCTGTGCATCTTCATGAGTTTTACAAAATTTACTCATATTCGATTCATGTACTTCAGTAAATGCACCAGAAACATCAAATCCACAATCAACAGATAAATCAATAATATTATCAATAATACCACGAAGTGCACTGACGATTGTTGGTTGATCGCCTAACTCTAGACCACGAACTAGACGTTCATATGCACCATTAAGATGTTTAGAATGTAAAATAGAACGCTGCATAGGTAGTACTGGATTTACTGTTTTGTCACCGCTTGGTAAATTCCAACGAATAGGCTCTAGACCGAATGTTGCGTATGCACCATATACCACGTACAATACATCACAAATACCATCAAGAACACCAAGTGGGCTATCTTTCATTAATGAATCGATTAGTTCGTTATTTCCATTTAATTCTTCATTAATTAGTCTTAACCGAAAAAGGCCAGTTTTCCAAGAAGGATATTTAAATTCAGTATTCACTTCTTGTGAACCTACGTTCATGAATTCAACTACTTGATTATATTGTTCTACGGTGTTTCCCATTACCATTCTCCATAATATGCATCACCGTATTGAACAGTGATGTTTTCAATTTCTGCAAAGCTTAGATCAATCTCAGATAGATCTAGTAATAATTTATGGCAGTAGTTCTTGACATAATCAATAGAAAAATCTCCAACAGGGATTTCCACTAAAACTGTTGTAGTATCTTTTCCACCACAAACAAAAATACCATCATCATGTTCATACATAGCATCTAGTAAGGTATCACAGTACTGTGAATCAAATACAGATGCGTTAATAACAATACTTGCAAGTACAACTCCAAATTCTTGAAGATGTAATTTCTTTAGTGTACGCTTACTACGATACGCACGTTTAGGATAATTTTCTTTGACTTTATCAAAAGTATACTGCATAATTCCCTCTTACTTACGATTTGTACGGCGTGACTTACGAGCAACTTTATTTGCAGCACGGCGTTGTTGTTTAACTTTACGTTTTTTAGCTAAATCTTCATCTTTACGCATGTAATAACCAGAAAGACGTGCGATCATTTTGCGAGTATATTCTAGGTCAGCTTCAGTCATTTCGTAACCGATTTCATCTTCTGCTGCATCAATATTTTTCTCTACCATATCATTTAGTTCATTGTTGTTCATATCGTTTTCCTTTTCAATTTACAAGATTATTATACCAGAAATTATTCTGGTGTTTCATTTTCTTTTATAATAGATATTGGTACAAAGCATACTATCTTATCCGTTGGGATATGGGTGCCATCGTTTAGTACTATCCCATTATCAAAAGGTCTAATTATAGTGCCGGTTATTTGTAATCCACCCATTAATGTAAATTTATATATCCATGCCGGATCAAATGTGAATATATCATTACTTTGAAATGCCATTATCATTCTCCACGAATAAGGACGCCTAAGCGTCCTTATTATATTATAATTCTAAATTTTTGAAAGATTCTTCTGAAATGTCATTAACTACACCACCAATAATATATGAACTAATTTCAGTTTCTTGTGGAGCTACTTGTACATCTGCACCACTAATCCAACTAGTCGTCCAAGGTAGTGGGTTATTCTGACCAATACTGTACGGACATTTAATACCCACAGCACCCATTCTCTTACAACCAATCCAACGAATATATTGTTTTAGAATTGGTGCGTTTAGTCCAATTATAGAACCATCTTTGAATAAGAAGTCTGCCCATTCTTCTTCTTGCTGAATAGCATCTAAGAACATTTGTTGTACTTCATCGTGACATTCTTCTGCAATTTGTGCAAAATCAGGATCTTCTTTCTTTAGCAAGCGTAACATCATTTGTGTTGCTGCTAAGTGTAAGTTCTCATCACGGCAAATAAGTTTAATGATCTTTCCATTACCTTCCATTTTTTCATTTTCACTGAAAGCCCATGAACACACGAAGCTAACATAGAAACGAACACCTTCTAAGATATTGATGGAATTTAAGCATAACCACAACTTCTTCTTCAATTCATACAAATCAATGATAATTTCTTCACCATTAACTGTATGATTACCTACACCAAGTAAACGATAGTAAGTTCCGTATAAATCCAAATCATCATAGTACTTCGAAATATCCGCTGCACAACTGGTAATTTCTGGAATATCTAACATAGTATCAAATACTTCAGATGGGTTTGGGTACACATTACGAATAATATGAGTATAAGATTTACTATGAATAGCACCTTCAAAGAATGACCATGTTTCAATAAAGTTTTCTAGTTCAGGTAGTGATGCATATGGTAGTAGTACTAGATTAGGACCACGACCTTGTACTGAGTCGAGAAGAATTTGTCGTTTTAGATTCGACGTGAAGATATGTTTTTCATGATCCGATAAAGTTTTAAAATCTAAGCGATCTTTTGACAGATCAACTTCATCTGGTGACCAAAAGAACCCTTTTTGTGACTCGGTTAGTTTTTCAATTGACGGATATTTCAACGACTCGAAACGCTGAATATCAACGGATTCATCGAAAAACATATTCTTTTCTAAATGGTTTTTTGTATTAATTTGGAATACTGACATATTTCATCCTTGACATTTTCTGTTGATAAAAAATCCCGTACTAGACGGGATAATTTTATATTAAATCTTGCAGCTATCGCAATCATCATCTGCTTCCATTGGTGGAAGTAGTACTACGATACCTTTTTCTTTTTTATCGTTTTCTAATTTATCAAGATCAACTTCACCTGAACCATCATTGGTATTCATATAGTATAAGTTCTTGACACCGTATTTGTACGCTAATATAAGATCACGAAGTAAGATTTCCATTGACAATTTCTGATTAGGGAAATGTTCTGGATTATAGCTAGTATTAGCACTTATACTTTGATCAATATATTTTTGCATAACACCGCATAACATTAGATAACCGATGTTGCTTTCTTGTTCCCAAAGTAATGTATACTTATTTTTAAGTTTACCAATCTCTGGAACAACTTGTTTTAAGATACCATCCTTAGATGCTTTTACTGAAACTAAATTACGTGGTGGTTCAATTCCGTTAGTACTATTACTAATTTGTGCAGATGTTTCTGCTGGCATCAATGCCATAGTAGTAGCATTACGAATACCATGAACGGCTATTTCTTCACGTAGAGCATCCCAATCCATCTTTAGTTCTGTACCAACCAATTCATCAATACTTTTCTTATAAGTATCGATTGGTAAAATACCTTTAGCATATTTTAGATTTTCAAATCCTTCACAACGACCTTTTTCTTTAGCCAATTGTACTGAAGATTTAATCAAATAATATGACCATGCTTCTGTCCATTCATTAACTGTAGCTAATGCGTCTGCATCGTATCGTAAGCCACGCTTAGCTAAGAAGTAGGCTAGGTTAATGATGCCTACACCTAGTGGTCTATAAAGGCGTGTTGCTCGTTCTGCGTGGATTACAGGGTAGTCCTGATAGTCTAGTAGAGCATCTAATGCACGTACAGATAAATCACACGCTTCTTCCATTTCTTCAGGTGTATCAAAGTTACCCCAATTAATTGCAGATAAAGTACATAGACTAATTAGTCCATTTTCATCATCTTTAACATCATCAAATGGAATTGATGGTAATGCAATTTCTTGACATAAATTACTTTGTTCAACTGGTGCAACAGTTTCATCAAATGGAGAATGTTCATTTGTTAGGTCGATATTCTGTATATAGATACGTCCAGTCTCTGCACGTTCATTCATCAATGCACTGAATACTTCTAATGCTGGTAACGTTTTTTGTCTAATCGTTGGATCATTTTCATATTTTACATATAAACGTTCAAATTCTTTTTGATCAGCACAAAATGCATCATATAATCCTGGAACATCACTTGGTGAGAAGAAAGTAATATTCTTACGTTCAATCAACCGTTGATATAAAGTTTTATTCAATTGGAAACAATAGTCTAATTGACGTACACGAGATGTTTCAGTACCTTTGTTATTCTTTAGTACTACAAGATCTTCAAATTCTAAATGCCATAATGGGAAGTGGACAGTTGCTGCACCACCACGTACACCACCTTGTGAACATGATTTTACAGTTTTGGCAACGGCTGATAAGAATGGAATCAAACCAGTATGTACTGCATCACCACCACGAATTTCAGATCCTTCAGCACGTACTCTACCATAGTTAATACCAAGTCCAGCTTTCTTGGAAATATATTTTAGAATCGCTTGGTTCCCTGCACCAATACTATCTAAACTATCACCAACGTTCAATACTACACAAGAACTAAATTGGCGTGTTGCAGTTCGTAGTCCAGACATAATTGGTGTTGGTAAACTAATATCAAAATTACTAATTGCGTCATAAAACTTTTTAACATATTGCATACGATTTTCAGCATATTCCATAAAAATAGTTGCTGCAATCATCATATATGCCATTTGTGGAGTTTCATAAATTTGTGCATCTGCTTTGGTTTTTTTATTAGCACGGTTCTGAACTAGATACTTACCTTCCCATTGTTTCATAGCAACAAATGTAAATCTATTATCACGCTTATGCTTAATATAATTACCAAGTTCCTCTAGTTCATTTGTACTGTACTTAACTAAAATTTCAGCATCATACTTACCTAGATTGACAAGTTTGTTAACATGTGTTAGGAAAGCAATTGGTTCGTAATCACCATATACGTGTTTACGTAGAGAGTAGTTAATTAGCCGACCTGCTACATATTGATAATTAGGCGTTTCTTCTGAAATTAATTCAGAAGCTGCTTTAATTAGAATGTCATGAATAGTTTTAGTACTGATACCTTCAAAGAATTGAAGTTGTGATCTCATTTCAATTTCTGAAACAGATACACCAGTTAAACCTTCACACGCAAAAAATAAAATCTGGTGGATTTTATCTAAGTCAAGTGCTTCCTTTGCACCATTACGTTTAGTAACGTTTATCATCGTACATCCTTGTTGTTGTTTATTTTTCTTAAAAATTGTAGTTTACTATTTATTGGGGGTAAAAAAGGCGGGTGCCTTTTTTAAAAAGCATCCCACCCACGTAGTATGTACTCAACTGTAAATGCTTCATTGCTATTATTGGATAAAGTAATTGACATTCTTTGTGTACCTGAATCATATGATGGATCTTCATATTCTACTACAACTAATCCATCAGGTTGATTCGTATTATTTTGTTGAGAAAGAAGTACTGTGCTTCCTTGAACTACCATTTGAACTGCACCGGATTCTAGTAATGTACTTCCTGTAGCATTACTATACGCTATATATTCTAAAAATACTCTTGATGTACTTTGAACATTTACCGTAACTGAACCATTTGCAGGTACTGTAGTTTTGTAAGGTCTATTAACAATATTATTAATTATAGACCAAGGGGTAAATTCAGTAATTATTTCTATATTCTCTTTTCCAGAATTAGGTGCATTTTCCCAAGTTCGTCCCGCAACAATTGATGCTGGGTCTGAAGAACTTGGAAGACCGATGAACATACGTCCAACATCAGTACTTAATCCTAGTTGTCCTTTTTCAAGTGCAAGTGGTAAATCGCGTTGTTTACCCATACGTACTTGCATCAATGAAATTTCTTTTTGAGCCATAACTAAAATCTCCTATTAAAGTATAGAATTATTTAGTACTTTCGTCCTTTGCTTTGATCTCAGAAATACGTTTTTCGATCAACTCATTTACTTTTGTACCATCAACAGATGAAAGGATTTGTGCTGGAACAGCAGATTTCAAATGCTTTAGATAAGGAGCGAAAGATTTAAACTCTTTCTCTTTTAGTGCGGTGTTGATTACATCAACATCTTCTTGTGCACTTTCGATTCTTACAACTTCAACTTCATCTTCAGGAATAACTACAGTACTTTGAATTTCTTCAATGATAGCTTGCTGTTCATCAGTATTAGTTTTATATGCTGTTACTGCATCATCAACAGAAGTGCTTTGGTCAACTTCTGGACTTTCCTGAACCATAATTTCTGCAATTTCTTCTGCAATTTCTTGTGCAGATTTTCCACCACGTTGTTTATATTCTTTTACTGCCTGAATAAGCTTAACAGGTAGTTGTAATTCATCTAGTTCTTCATCTGAACGAAGAATTAATTCTTGAATATCATAGCCTTTAGCTTTTACTGCTTTAATTGCGAATAAATCTTGTTTCATTGCTCTTGTTCCCATTTTTTTTACATTTCTCCACGTTGAGCATAAAATTGCTCTACTCTTTCAATCCACATACGTTTAGCTTCTTCAAAATCAGCACCTTCAACAACAAATTCTTGGTATTGAAGATTTGCAGGGTCTTTACGCACACAAATAAAGATTACGCCACGGTTAATATCCGTACCGAACATTGCGTTATGTGCTAGTGCATAAGCTGCGAGTTGAAGACGATAATTTTCGATGTATTCCCATGTTTTGGGTTTTCGTGAATTTTTATAATCCATTATTGCGGGTAGGCCATCATGTATACCAACTAAGTCAGTAGTACCAGCCCATAATCCTTCGTAAAACAATGGAACTTCTTGACCCCATACTTCATTGATCTTAGGCCAAGCATTTTGTTGAATACAATCAGCCATATTTCTTGCTAGTACCCGAATTGGCATACCACCAAGATGATCTTGATCTCCAACGAGTCTTCGTTCTAGATTTTCATGCATGAACGTACCGACTGTTGTAGCTTCCAAAGTTATTGCATTAGCTTTGTCTTCTCCAACAAATTCACGCCATTTCTTCAATCCTTCATTATCAGAAGTGGCACTTAAAATTGTAGTCACGGATGGTAGGTTACCACTTGGGGTAGAATAAAGGCGGCCTTCTGAGCCGCCTTCGATTCGATTGTAACCAACATACGTGTACTTATTAACGATAGGTGGAATGTACATCCTGTACTCCTATATTATAGCACATGTTTTTCGTTTGTTTCAAATATCTTGTTTTAAATTTGATGATGCTGCTTTAGTTGCCATATCAGTAACTTGTTCTTCTGATGATTCTGCATTATCACCATCAGGTGATGTATCAGAGCCTTGAAGTGTTACCATATCAGAATTTGCATCCTGAACAAATGGAAGTTCATTAAGAATATCCATCATTACATTATATGGAACATCGATATTAGTACGCTTTTTTATTTCATTAATCAATGATTGAATACTTATTTGTTCTCTACCAGTAGCGATTAATGATAAAGCTATAGTACTAATCATATTACGTATATCTTTACCTGGTGCATCTTCGGTTATCTGACTGAACCTCATATCACCCTCCAATTATTTTAGAATCTTGATTACCTTAGCAATCTTACTTTCGTTCTCTTGTAGCCAAGTATTCATTTCTTTTTTGGAATTAAAATACTTATTACCAACAGTACCTTTAACACTTTCTAGTTGAATACCGAAGCGTTTTGGTTGAGTAGATTCTTTCATCTCACGATCCATTGGTGTTGGTTCACTCATAATATCTGCATCTAGATCATCTTCTGCACCTAGTTCAGCGTCAGCTTCAAAATCGAAGTTATCACCATCAACATCAAGTGAAACGTCATCAATCACCTCGTCTGAACCTAAATCTGCAACATCTGGAGAACTAGTAATATCACCAGTAAGTTTAAGAGTTTCAGTACTGATTTTATCTTTAACATCCATAATAGTTTTCACTGCATGATCCAATAGACCACTAATGTTATTACGGAATGAATCTGCTGCTGGAACACCATGTTCAGCTTTAATACGGTCTAGCAATGGACCAAGTACGTCAACGCCCATGTTATTAATAACTTCTGCTTGACGTTGTAGCTTATCAACGATTTCACCTTTTACCGCCAGAACGATTTCAGCTTTCTCAATGTTTGATTCATTAAGTTGAATAAAACTCATTGCTTCCACGCGGTTAGCAGATTCCATCATCTTTGAAAATTGTTTAGTCATTTGTTATTTCCTTATAAATGAAATTTCTATCCTTATTTAGTTATGAATCCTTCTTCTCGTAAGAAGTTTAGTACTCGCTCTTTAAGTTCAGTTGCTTTACTTTTATGTTCAGCAATTTCTTTATCAAGTTCTTGAGCCTTATCGTACCGTGATTCTTTTAGAACTTGTTGACGTTTCTTAGCTGCATTGATAGCTTCAGTAATAACTCTAGTATATTGAATACCAGAACTGATAATACCAAGTACTTTAGGATCTGTCAATGTTTTACCGTCATTAAGTATAGTTTTCAATGCTAAAGCAGATTCATACATCATGATGTTATCCATAACAACCTGATTTGTTGCATTACATTTAATACTGTATACTTTTGCACTTTTCATCCCAAGTACAGATTCTTCTATAATACTCCAGTTTTGTCCTGGAACATATGGCCTAGATTGCTGTACTGGTGCACTGTATGCATTTTGTTGTGGTTGAACTTGTTTCATTTTTACATAGGAAGGGTCTTGAATAAACGTTTCCCCTTCTTGTGGTTCATAATAACCATATACACTATCATAGTCATTAGATTCCCCAAGGTAACCACCTTGATCATAATATTGTGCATCTTCCTGATGAATATTACCATACTCTCCAGTTACTTCTTGGAGAGCATATAAAAGATTTTTAGTTTCAGCACGATTGATTTGGTCGAAATCATTAACAAACGTACTTCCATCTGGTAATTTTTTTGGTACAGGACGACCTTCTTCAATATCATCAAATGCAGACATAATATCGCTCATAAGGTCTACACCTTGTTTACGTTGTTCCCATTCTCCGAAATCATCACTCATTGCTTACTCCTTTTAATTGATACAAAATACTCAGTTTCATCATTTTCTTCTTTATTTAATACACCACGAGAATAAAGTTTTTCACCCAATTCTTGATAGTACTCTGATAATGATTCAACTGGAACTTTAATGTTTGCATCAATCTTTTTTATAAGGCGATATTCTTCATTCGATACGATAACAGAATAACCATTTTTTGTATCGACTGCTCTCATTATCTACCTCTCATCCGTGAACAAAAATCCAATATTTGAGAAATCATCTCATCTTCATTGTTCATTGCTTCATTACCTTCAGGACTTTCTTCACCTGAAGTATCATATTGATCACCTTCGATTCTTCCAATTTCACGTGATAATTCACCCAATCCTGGATTTTCTTGAGTAAATGGTGAATCAACCTGTTCAATATTATCAGCAGGTGCTTGTGGTGCCATAACTTCTTGTGAACCCACATCATCATGTTCGTCATCTTCTTGTACTGCCTGAACATCATCTAAACCAAATACATTAACTTGATTTGGTTTTTCATTATTCTTAGTAACAACTAATGTTTGCTGTGGTGTTGGACCAACATCAACGCCAACAATAGGTGCAACTTGAGTTGTACCAGAACTATCACCAGGAACAGAAACCTTAAAGGAACTGTTATTTGCATTTTGCTGCAATTCAGCCTGTTTTAATTTAGCTTGAGTTTGTGGGTTTACTTGTGTTTTCTGTGTTGTAGTATTTCTATTAGCGGTTTGATTTGCACTTAAAGTACTTGCAAGATCTTCATACACTAATGTTCTCATTTCACTTAGTGTTAAGTGAGAACAATCATAAAATGCTCCATGAACATTATCACGATATGCTTCAATTAGTGCATCTACACCCATTGAATTGATGTTATTAATTTCGTCAGATTCTGATAGTGTTGTTCCATCAAAGTACTGATAATTTTCATTAGTACGTGCTTTGTACTTTTGTAATACTTGCATGATAGTTCTGTTGTCAGAATTATCCATTGCTTGGTTAATTTCTACGAAATCACCAGCGTCCATTGCACTCAATGCTTGGTTAACATCCATCTGCAATCCATTAGCATCTGCAAACTTTTGTAACTCTTGTGCTGTTTGTTGTATATCCATTATTATCTCCAAAAAGAAAAACCTTTTCTGTACATGAAGATATTTATCATGTACGGGAAAAGGTTTGCTTTGAAATACTAATGTTACGTTCTGAAGTTACACTATTAAACTTTGTTAATCTAGTGCCGTTAACTTCAGTAGGAAGTACTAATGGAATACCGTTACAGTTTACGTTCACATCCATAGGTAGTGCAAATTTAAAAGTACTAACAATACATTCACCCCATGCTGACGGTAAATTATAGAATGCAGCATTATTGTTTTTACTCAAATCAACTTCAGTCCTTACTACACTAACCATCATAGGTCTGTCAAATATCATTACACTTTCAACTAATCTACAAAGGTTCATAGCCCCTGTAAAAATACCATCATTAATTGGTGGTGTGTTACCATCCCCAATATCTATAACAGTATTAATTGTATAAAATGTATAGGAATTCATATTAATCCTTTTTCTTTTTCTTAGGTTTATATTCTTTATAGCCAAAGAAATTAGTAGGAGGTAAACGGCTTATAAGAGGATAATTTAATCCACCACTTACTGATGCAATACCACCAGCACTTGTAGCACCAGAAGAAGCATTTTCATTAATCTTTTTATTTTTCATATTAATCACCTTTATTCTTACGCTTGTCTGATAGGGCTAAATTTTCTAGCCCTTTTTCGAATTTGCGATAGTCACGATTTTTAATACTAAGAAACAATCGACGCCTTAAATCATCAGCTTCTTCTTGATCAAAATCTTCTTCTATACTATCAAGTAGGTTTATAACTGCATTGATTGCGTGGTCTGCACGATTTCCCAAACTTTGTAATTTTTCTTTATCAGAAGTATAGTTAACGATACTATCCAGAAGATTGTGCTTTTTATTTGCCATAGTTTTACGTCCTACCATTCAAAAAGTTTCTCATACTAGAAACTTTCTCATCAGCCTTTTTTGTATTTATATCATCTGGCAAAGTAGTGTTCGTTTTTTGACTTACTGTTGTTAAAGTATTTTGTAACTTATTCAACGCACTTGGGGCAGATATTGTTGGATGTGCCGCCAAATTACCATTACCTATAAGTACTTTTCCACTGTGTTTAAATGAAGTATTAATCTGCATTTCTTGAATAGTTTGCTGATGATCTAGTACACGTAATGAATCTACATCATATGACATAACTAGACGTGAACCTACTGCTGAACTGTTACGTGTTTTTTGGAAGTCAAATACCATCTCACCACGTTCTTTACGTGCATCAATATAAATTACGTTATCCGCAGTATAGATTTTAGAAATACCACCAGCAATCTGTGCTTGACTTTTAACATCTTCACCACTAACACCACTACGGTTGAACTGACAAGCTGTGAATACAGTTAAATCCATTTTCATTGCAAGTGCACGTAATTCTTCCGATACAAACTTATCTTTTACGAAAGCATTCGATTTATCATTTGGACCACAACGATCTGATGTTAATAGATCTAAGTAGTCAACACAAACGTAGTCTAGTTTAATACCAGTCTTAATTTGTAGTTCACGAATATAACTTTCAATATCATTAACGGTGGTTACGGATTCTGGTAAACGGTGGATACGTAATTTACCATTTGTTCTTTCTTCAATCTTAACTTTAGCCGCTGTTTCATCAATATCAATTTTGACACGATTTTGAGCAGTGTTTACTAACATACCATAGATACGAACTGCAACCAATTCTTTTGCAAGTTCTAATGTAATATATGCACCATTTAATCCAGCTTTACTGAAATTAACTGCCAAATTTTGAAGTACTACAGATTTACCACCACCGGAGGCAGCAGCAAATATTTCTAATTCTTGACGACCAAAACCACCAAACAATTTATAATCAAGAGTTTCCCATCCTGATTTAAAAGTACCTTGCATATTTGCTAGTGAACTAATAACTTCTTCAGGATCTTCATAAATGTCTAAACCTAAATCATTTTGTACAGTTACCAACATTGCTTCACGAATGAGTTCTTCAATTCCACCATAACGTTTTTGGTTTACAAGTTCCATTCCTTGTTGGATTGCTAAAGCTAAAGCTTTATGACGACAAAATTCACCAACACTATCAAGTACTGCTTGCTGATTCAAATCACCAACTGGAGTTTCATTAAATGAAAAATCAGAATTGTGTTTAATGTCATTTAACGTTGGAGTTACATTATATTTGGAAGAATAGTCATGTACATATTGAATACTAGAATGATATTCTTTATCAAAATAATCCGGTTTTAATACATTCTTACACCTTACATATAAATCTGGTGTACTAAAAATTTGCGATAGCAAATAGAGTTGGTATTGTATATCATATTTCTTAACGTCCGTGTTTGTATTAATTGCCATTTAAACCTCAAATCCATTTTTCAGTTTGTACTCTTATATCGAATTTATCATCATAGATGCTATTGTGAATCATCTGTAAACAGAATAATCTACCAAATTTAGCACATGCTTCATCAAAATCCTTAATGTGACGAATTCCATTTTCATCACGTACAGCACCAAAGTCAGGCATTGCTACACTGAATCCGTGCTCTATTGCTTGTTCTATTGTTACTAAACCATCTTTATCTCTATCTGGTACAATAACTATTTTTTTACCACGTTCTTGTGCTTTATGCAACAACTCCAATTGAGATGCACATAAGAAATAGTTATTTGCAGATAAACCACCCATTAGTGCAGCATCAATTGGTCCTTCTGCAACTAATATTACTTTAACCCGATCATCATTCAACAAATCGAAGTTATAAAAAATGCTCGTGCTTACTTGATTTCTATAACGATATTCGCTATTTACGTCCATATGCCGAGCAGTATAACCAATAATTTGACCATTCATATAATATGGAATGATAAAACGTTGATGCATGTAAAATTCTTTCGATGGACTCCAATATAAATCTAAGTCCAGCATATACGGATTACGCTCATTAATTGCATTAATGACTTTAATAAAGTCAGGTGGAATGACAGGATCATTAGCCCAATCCAAAAATGGTCTTGCACCTTGAGGTAGTTCACGTCTTACTATTTTTTGATAGATTTTTGAAGCACTGTTTTCCTGTACTTCATAGTCACCGCTTTCTACCATTTCTTTAACGATGAATTTTATTTGTGCCATTTCTTTTTCTGATGCACCATAAGATCTTAGTAAAGCATCCATATCTTTACTAATGTACTTTCCAGGTGTCCATACAGTCTTTAAGTGGCAGTTGAAACAATTATAGGCTACAGAACCATCGTTCAAGAACATGTGGTTGCCACGGCCTTTTGTATCAGGTCTTGATTGCCCTCTAGATGTACAAGCAGGGCAATTATGTTGATTCCAACGATCCATAATTGGTGCAGGATCGTGGACAATGTTTGCGATAATATTTTGTACTTGATTCATCATTCAATTCCTTTTATGACTGTACTCCAAATATTATACCACATTTTTATAGGACATTCCAATTATCTACGGATTAGAATCTTAGGAATCGTATTTAAAGGATTGTAATCCTTCTTAATTACATTAGGTGGATAGTTCTTAACAATTGGTGGAATTGCACATACAACACGAACCCACATAAGTTGTCCGTGGAAATTAAATGCACGTATACCATCCATTGGTATAGGAATACCATTAGGGTCAGTTGGATTATCTATATATTCTTTCCCATCTAACTTAATGATGAACCATTTGTAATCTTCTGCGTCCTTTGGTGTTTCATTAGAAAGGCAACCTTGTAGTTGTACTCTACCAATAAAATTATGGAAATAAAATGCAGCAGTACTTAAACCGTCCACTAAACCATATTGTGCGTCAGCCCTCAATGGAGATGAATGCATAACATCGTAATCACCAAAAAGCCCATTACTAATAGGTTTTTGTTCTTTGTCCTTTATAGGTAACCAAGAGGCATTACGTTGTGCACTGATTTCTTGACTAGGAGTAAATGTTGGTGCTGCTAAATTACTTAGTATTAATTCTGAACTTGCTTCAAAATTTAATCCAGTGTATAAGTACTCGGTTGGTTCAATTAAATCACCATTCATGGTAACTTTTGTTATACTCCAACGGTACTTAGAACCTACACTTAAATCTTGTAGAACACCCGCAGGTACAATACAGCCATAGTAGACTTTTTGTTTGTTATTAATTGTTGGTCTTGCTTGACCAGCTTCTGATACCCATGATGGTAAAAGCTTTTCAAGAAGTACTTCGAAAATTCTTGTATCGTTTCGAGCATCAAAAATACTGAATACAAGATATTGATTGTCGCTTAGTAGTGTGTACTTTCCATCAGCATTATGTACTGTAAAACTGATTGGATTGTTTGCACCTCTATAAATTGTCAATTTCTCATTATTAAAAGGCATATTAAAATTGCCAAGAGAAACTTCGTTATTATAAGGATACATATATACGCCGAAATGTGCCATGTTTTAACCTCTATAAATAATATATAATTTATCATTTTATACAATATTTATGGAAGTCCTATGAATGAACACAAAACTTATCCGTTCGTGACGGTCATAGAGCACGACGATGTAATCTATTATGGGATTATTAAAATCAAAAGTAAACAATACATGACTTTGTATTGTTTTCATGAGATGGAAGAATCCCTTCAAGAAGAATTGCTACTTTTAGCCAATAACTGGTGGTGGCAAAGTAATCGAACTATTCCGATTTGCCTTTTTATGCAAGAGGAAATGGAAAAATTCGAAAACTATACAAAACGTTTTAATACTGATCATGTGAAAGTAATTTCTGGACCAGTAATATCTTTAAGTGATCTACCGACGAAACGGATTAAACGTAGAAATATTGCTCTCAAGAAGAAGAAGTAAGAAATTCTACTAAAGCATTTAACTGAACCACAATCATCAAACTATATGCGTATGCATGAGGTTTTTTAAAGTATCTTAACTTTCTACCTTCTGCATCGAGTCCAATACTATCATAATCCCAAATAACAGCCCGCACTTCATCCCAACTATTCATACTTTGACATTGACGTTTTCCTGGACGTATCATAGCAATAAACATAGCTAATTCATCGATACTACTAGGTCGCCACACATGTAACAAAGTTATATGTTTCTTAATTTGAGACAACTGTTCTACTATTTCAGGTACTAATAATAAATCCCAATCTGGTTCTTTATTCATTAGTTCTTTTAAGTGATTTCGATCACGTACATGTTCATAAGCCGATTGAGACAGAATATCCACTTTTTGGTATCCTAATCTTTCGGCTTCTTTATATTGTATAGATGCGAGTCCAGTAATTGGATCTACAGGGATATTATCAAAATGTACACCACTATTATGCGGTATCAATCCATCTTCTGTAATTTTCTCAACACTTCTAGTACAAGGAAGTTGTTCAATAACTGATTTCCCATCTTTAAAATCAATGTCAACATCAGTTCTTGCTTTCCTGTAATTAATAGTTTGAGTACTCTTGTGATCCAAATCCATTATTACTTTCCTCTTTCAATCTTTGAACATCAGCTTTCAATTTTTCAATTTCTTGAATTAATACATTTATTGCTTTGTTCTGTTCTTTAATTCGTTGTCTTAATGTGAATAAAGATTCTTCATGTCTCTCTAAGAAAGATATTGCTTGTTCAATCCTTTTAGGGTCAGATACTTGAAAAGTTTGTCCACCCATTGTGATTTCAGTTACTGTACCTTGTCTCAGTACTGATAACTGTTTTGCATCTTCCTTCAGTTCTTCTTTTTGTTTCTTTTCTTCATCGGTTAATTCTTGTTCAGCATAAATTTTACTTTTCATAGTCCTGCCTCTGTTAATAAACTGCGTATTTCTTGTACTTCATCCTTATATCGAATTTGAAGTATTTTGAAGTATGTAGGATCTATAAAACGTACTAGATAATCTAATTCTGAATCACCGAATCTGTTTAAAAGTTTATTACCACTTGCTGGTTCAGCAATGTAAATTAGCCACGGTGAAACCTTACCTGATTCAAACCACATGATAGCACGTTCAGTACTAACATTCTCAAAGAAATCTACCCAATCATTATCAGTTACATTTCCCCATTCTACCAATGCATTTATAGAACGCTCGATAGCTCTACGTGGATGTTCTTCACGAATACATTTTATAACCCATTCTTCATGTACTTTTGGTGATTGCCATTCAAAAACTGGTTTCCCACTTGTCAAAATGTACTTTATGAATTGTTCTTTATTTAGAATATCATGGGATAAAATATATTGACCGAAATCAAAGAAATCATTGAAGTATCTTGATTTTATGAATTGCATTAACGGTTCTTCTGATTTTTTCATTGCAAGTCTATGAGCTTCCATGAACATCATGTATAAACGATATGCTTCACGCATGGGACGAGATTCACGATCATTGTATCGATCACGTTTAATACAATTGTGAGTGATTAACGTACCTTCACGTTTAAATTCTTTATCACAAAATCTACATTTAAAAATAGGGGCTTTAGCCGCCCCTTTAATTGTTTTTGCCATATTTTTCACTTTCTGATTTGAAATGTTTCAATAGAGTTTTAATCTCTGATTCACCAGTACCTAAGTCTTTTAGTAAATCTTCAAACGTTTCTTTAGTATAAGTACTCAATAGAATTTTATACTCAGCCTCATTCAATTGGGAAGCTGTGTATTCAGATTGTGTACGTTTGATAATGTCAAAAATTGCTTTATCAACGTTCTTTAAGCCTTTACAATGAGACAACCAGTTATGTGCTCGTTTTTGTGGTCCAATCATTTCTGATACTGAACACATAAGTTGGTAAACCAACTCAGGGTGATTCTTCATCTCCCAAAAGTTTTGGTTTACCATATCATTTAGCATAATTATATGGTACTTAATTGTAGTACTATCAATAAGAGATATGATCTCATGACCAGTTATACCAAATTCCTTCATTGAATCAATAAGAGCATTGGCACTAGCAATATCTTGAACTGCAAATTTGATTCTCCAATCATATTTTGCATGTTCATACTTTGCTACAGACACACAAGTACCTGAACCAGAGTTATTAAACTCATCTTTTAGTTCATTTAGTGCTTCTTTCCCACCACCAGACCATTTGTTGAATACTCCCTCAACTTTTTTGGCATTATACGTTACCTGAACGGAATCATCTAATGAACTTACCCATCTAAGTACGATGTATGGTTGGAAATGCTTCTTTTCTTTATCACTTAGGGTATCATAATACCCATAATCTGCCATGTCAATCTTTTCAAGTAATAGATTCATATCTAACTTGGTTTGTGATCCAGCAGTGGTATCTTCATCTTCAGTTGATGTAGGTAAACCAGTAAAATCAAACATTATTCGCCAATTCCTAAAAATAAATCTTGAATCTTCTCATTTTCATCTGCAAAATACACACATGGTGGATTTATACCATTACATAATGGAACAGCGAGAAGATTTTTCTTTGGTAGCATTGGTATTTGCCACTTAGTTGTTAAAGTGAATACTCGTAGTACTTTAACCTGTTCATACTTTGGATACATAGAGCGTATAGGGTTATATACAAAGGCTCTAGGGTCTTTCATATTCAAAATATTTTCAATTGTACACATTTCCATCATACCAGTATCTTCATCTCCAAGCAAAATCTGCCAGCCGAGCGGTACTTGTACTATATGTTTTCCAATTAGTAAGTCAGCACTAATACTGTTAAACGATACTGTATTCAGTATATGTTTAAAATAATAATCTGCATCTTCTACTGTACTCAAATCCAGTACACAATACATTTCTTCTGGAATTGTATCAGTTACTAGATCCATTTCAAATGCATAATTTTCAGGTGTTAATACGTTCATGTGATTTCCTCAATAATAATCGTCGTTTTCATCATCGGAATCTTGATAATAATCATCATCATCATCATTACTTCCGTAGAACTCCAATCCATAGGTATCACATAGTTCTTGAATTTTATCAGTGTCAGTATCTAAGTACGCATCAAAATTGCCTGTATGACTGATTACATCTATATATGATGTACCATCAGTACTTGCATAAATTATGTCATATTTTCCATCTTGACCTAGTTTGTCATCAAGTCTTGTTTTAATGTCGTAGATATTAACCCACGAGTCGCCGTCAGTTGTGCAGCGGTAAACATATGTATCGTTAGTTTCAAGCTCAGGAATGAAATCTATCGAAAACACCATGTCATCGATTATAGTTTCCTCATTAATTAAGGAATCAATATTTTCTAAAATTTCTGAATCGCCAATGAATGCGATACTCGAACGAAGTTCCATTTCAAAATATCCTTTTTATTTTGTTCTGTCTATATTATATCACAAAAAATCTTTTCATTCCATATTTTCCCAATTATCAACAATCAATTCTTGATAAGGGTATTGAACTTCTTTATAGTACGACATTCGTTCACGAGAATGCTTAGCACTAAACTTATTGAAGCCCGAAATATCATAGATCTCCACATGGTCTTTATCTTCTGCACGGCGAAGTCCACGACCTATACTCTGAATAGTTCTTACAAAACTTTTTCCAGGTTCTATAAGTACTACATTGTATAATCTACTAATACTAATACCAGTACTTGCTACACCATATGTTGCAATAAGTATCTTATTATCAGCCCATCGTATTTCACCATAAGACGCTTCACGGTCTTTCTTCTTAGTTTCACCTCTAACAAATTCAGATTTTGGTATTCCTAAGAATTCACATAATAATTCACCAGCTTCTAATCTATCAACTAGTACTAATGTGTTTCCCGATTCAGCTATAGCAGCTATTAAAGATGCGATATACTTCATTCTATCACGGTCAGTAACAAGATACTTCAATTCTTCTTGGTAATTACCAAATTTTAGAGAACTTTTTAATCTAATGCAATTGACATTACAAGTACTAAGAATTTGTTTATCTTGCAACTCTTTTGCAGATATTGTATAGATAATCTCCCCTACATTACATTTAATCTTAGCTGCTAGTACTGGATCTTTAGGAATCGTACCAGTCAAGCCCCAACGTAAAGGAATATTTTTCATTACTTGTCCAAGTACTGCATGTAGTGCTTCTGCTGCACTCGTATGTGCTTCATCTACAACAACTGCAACAACTCCACTAATAAAGTCACTAATGTCCTGCTCAGTTAGAGCAATTTCACCTTTCTTAGTTTTCTTCCATAGGGAGTTTAATGATTGCCATGTAGTAATAGTATGTTGATGGTTTAATTCTTTTTTATCACCATAAAATACACCTGCATCTAAACCAACCATTGCATAGTCATTATATGTTTGTTGTACTAAATCTTTATTTGGTACGATAACTATACTTCTACCATACTTTTCAACACTTTTTGACATTGCAGCAGTAATTAATGTTTTACCGGAGCTAGTACTTGCCAATAGTAAACCATGTCGGTTCTGCAAGCAAGTGTTTACTGCATTTACCTGATGCTCACGAAGAACTATCTTTTGTCCTTCCATATGGTGTCCAGCAGGGAATTCAACATAATCAAAAATATTTTCATCAATTGCATCGAATACAAAATCATGTTCAATACGTTGATCATCAATTTCAATCATGATATTATGTTTTTCAAGAATCGGTAGTAATTGATCTAACATATGATAGTAAGTACTACCACCGATATTCATAAAGTTTACTTTACCATCCCAACGTCCCATTCTTCCTGCTGGTGTGAATTTCGCATAAGGTAAAACAAATGATACTTTACGAATCATCTCTTGTCGAATATTAGGGGCAAGCCCCTCAAATTTACAGTTAACTTCATCTTGAAGTATTAACTTACAAGTTCCACTCATCCTTGAGTTCCTTTTTTTATTAAATCATTTTATCCTTGCGGATATTCTTGACCGTCATGCATATCCATATCAATATTAGATAGTGCCGAATGCCTTGACATTATTTCAGCAATAAATGTTGCTGCTAAATCAGCATCAAAGTTTGGCATATTTTCATTTAACATATCACTGTTGTTAATCATCCATTCGATATAATTCATCGGAACTTCAGTCATTAACATACCTTTATGTTTGCCGATTGGCATAACTGTGAAAATATTTGGAGTATTACATAGTACAACAACCTGTGAACCAATTTCCTTATTGGAATCAATCAAGCCACGATCAACAGCAATATTTACTAAGTGTGAAAGTACCTTATAACACATATACACATCATCTTCAGCACTATGAGGTATGATTTTTCGGGTACATGTCTTATGTAAATCAAATTTGAACCACAAATAGCTCAAAGTAAGATTTTTAAACTCAGGGTCTTCAGCAAATAGCTTTTTAGCTAATTTTAAGGTACAAATCCAACGATTATCATCTAAAAATTCTTCTTTAACTTCAGGATTAACTCGTTTGTTATTTTCTACTAACATTCGACGGTCGAACTGCACATTGTGTCCTACAAAGTACTGTTTAATTTCGAATAGTCCTTCTAATTCACTAACAGACGAAGCATATGAAGGTGAATCATTCAAATCTTCAGTTACAATGAAGTGTATTGCTGATGCTTCAGCCGGAACTTCTTGTGTTGGTTTGTAACGGGTAGTAAAGTTTAACATTTCTTCAAAAGTGTCATTAGCACTTAATGGAAATGATGCACTAAACTCTATAATGTCAGCATTATCATCTACACCAGTAGTTTCAGTGTCTAATACCATTACATTATTGAAAAATTTATCAATTTCTGTCATATATTCTCTCAAAAAACAAAAAGGACGCCAATAAGCGTCCTTAAATTAATCTATTCGAGCGTCTTCTATACCAGCAGTACGTAAACGTACTATATTATTAAGCTGGAACGCTTTCATTTCTAATGATTTTACAACACCTGCCAACTGATTTCGAATATACGCAACATCAGCTATCAATTGTGACAACGCTACCACATCAGGATCGCCATCAACATACTTCTTACAGTCTGAACTGGTAAGAGCACGTTTGTAGTGCTCTAATAATTGTTTAAACTTTTCAGATTCAAGCTGTCTCATCTCTATTTCGAGAATTTCGAGAACTGTTTCTACTTGTTGTAGTTGGCTGAAACGCTGTTCATGGTAGGCTGGCAATTTTTGAGCAATAGATTCGATAAGACCGACTTGTTTAATCTCACGTCTTGCGTCCTCTAACTCAGTTTCGAAAAACTCAACCATATCTATGATTTTTGTTTTATCGTCTTTTATAATCCAATGCCATGCCTTTGCCATAATTAATCCTCATTAACCTCTGTATTTGGTACTTCAATATCTGTACCAAAATCTTCATCACCTTTTTCTTCTTCAGTAACGTGTGAGATCAATGGGTGACGTGTGAATTGTCCCATTACCAAATCTAAGCAGGAATTTACATTATTCATCCAATCCTTACGGTACTGAAGAATCTGTTCACCAGTGTCAATATCAACATATAGTAAACGGTTACCTGATTTAGTAATTAAACCATATTTTTCGAACATGTCAAGTAATCCGCTACGAGGATTCATACCTTCGTTCCAAGGAATCTTGATTTCTACATCTTCAAATGGTTTGTTATAACGGGTCTTCATAACTTTACACTTAGCACGAATACCATTAACTTCTGAAGTTTTGTTACCATCTTCATCTTCTTTTAGTTTTAGTTTACCCATAACTACTAGAATACTAGATGCATACACTAGACCAGAACCACCACTTACTTTAGGGTCTGGATTGAACATATCTTGGCTTTCGTATGAGTGGTTTACACATACCATACCAATATTCAATGCACCCATACTGTTTACACAGTTAGTAATGTAAGCTTTAAGTTGTTTAGGCTTGTGACCCATATCACCTTTAAGATTACCAGCTTTCATTTGGTCATTTGCAATTTCAGTGTTTAACATACCGATACTGTCAATTACGAATAGTACTTTAGGACGTTCTTCACGTGGTACATCTTCATAATCTTTACGATACCCTTCAATGAATTCATAAGTGAATTTAGCAACATCACCAATCATACCCATATTCATTTTAAGTAATTTGTCTTCAGAAGTATCTACACCAAGTGCATGTAGCCAATCGGAATCAAGTGCGTTTTCAGAGTCGATTAAGACTACGAAGATACCTTGACGTTGTGCTTCACGAATAATGTTTCCTGATACAATGAATGATTTGCCTGAACCAGATTCACCAGCGAACATAGTTACTTTACCAAGAGGGATACCCTTGTTAAAATCGCCGCTAATACGATAGTTCAATGCTAGATTACCAGTACTAATCCAAGTGTCTGGATCATGGAAGCCCATGCTTACACCAGAATTCTTTTTAACTGATGCAGTACTGTTTTTGATAATACTACTTAGACCCGCAGAAATGTTTTTCATATAATTCTCTCCATGAAATGAAAAGGGGCTGTTCCTTAGCCCCTTAATTCTTTACAACTTTAATTAGCCACCTTTAGCTTTTAGTTTTGCAACTAGTTCTGCTGGAGAAAGTTTTTGCTTACTCTCAGTTGGAGCCGCAGTAGCGGTTTCTTGAACTGGTGCTTCTTGAGCCACAACAGTTTCTGTTACAGTAGTTTGTACTGGAGCAGTTACAGTTTGTGCAGGTTTAGCTACTGGAGTACTTACGGTTTCAGTAGTACTGGTTGAGCCAGTATTTGCTGGTTTTTGAACACCCGCTGGACGGTAGAATGCAGCCCAACGTGAAGGATCATATGCTTCACCATTCGCAGATGCTTCAAACATCTCACGGATTGCATTTAGTTCTTCTGGAGTTGGTTGTTTTGGCATGAACTCACTTAGATCAAATAAGCCATACTGTTCAATTGCAGCTAGTTCGTCTTCATTTAGTGGACGCTCAGAGAATTTGAACTGAGAAGCATCGTAGTTATTATAACCACCAGCATTCTTACTCTTAATCACACGGAAATCACGTCCATGTTGATAATGAGTTGGAAGTTCAGCAACGTCTGGATTCATTAGAATAGATTTAATCTTTTCGAACAAATCTTTGTTCACTAGAACACGACGAATTGGATTTTCAGGTGCGTTGTCATCTTTAACTTCAACAGAACCTGGAGCTACTAGGCATTGGAATAGATAAGATTTCTTTTTCCAGTACTTAGATGCTTGTTTCTTTAGATCTTCGTTACCAGTTTCGTTCGCAGCTTTATACCACTGACGAATTTCAGTAAGAACAGGGCAAGAATTTGGAACCCACATTTCATTACAAGGTACTTGTAATTTAACTTTATCGGTGTGACCACCAACAATTCCGTTGAACTCAAGATTAATCATCTCACGCTCACGCCAGAAGTAAGGGTTATTAATATCTGAATCTGGTAGAAAACGTAGATTCAAATCTTGATTCTCTGGAATGTTCCAGAATGCTAGAAACGCATCCGGTTGACCATTACCGCCTGAGAATGTACCACTTTTGATTGCTTCTGCTTTGTCTTGTTCTGCTTTTAATAGAGCACGAATTTCTGCTAATGTTGCCATTTTGATTTCCTTATCATTTGTTTCTTTGTTACTTAGTTTATTTGCTTATCTTGTCATCAGCTTCCTGCTTCTGACACTCATATTATACCACAAATTTGCGGTACGTTTCATATTTCTCGTCATGACTGACGTTTATTTGATAACACGCCGTGCTATCGAATTACTCATATTATACCATATTTTGGTATAATGTTTCATTTATTTATACATGAGTAAAGGGGATTTTACTCACCCCCTTTAGCCCATTCTTCCAATTTTTTAAGTTCAGGTTCAACTAAGACTTCTTTCTTTGCCTTATTCCTACCTAAGACCGAGTTACCTAAAGCGATGATAAATTCAGCATCATGTGGCAACATATACGGTTTAGTACAGATATTTTCTAACACTTCTTTAATTATATGGTCTTGGATCATACCAACTATTTGATTTCCAAACATTAGTACTTTATTTTCCTCGTCCGATGGTTCCATGTAGAAATCTCCGTCAACCGGAACACAACCTAAACAAACACGTTTAACGGCTGCACTTATATCTTTTGGTTCATATTCACCAGTAATATTACTTTGAGCGGTATTTAAGTATGCTGGTAGTTTAGAACATTCACTGATTAAGTGATGACGTGCAAAGCATTTGTTATTATTAGCATCATCGGACATAGAGCTTAATTTCTGTGCATATTCTTCTATGTACTTATTCCCTACACGTGGTACTAAACTAAGACCGCGTATGCTATCAGCATATCCTCTTGGAGTACTAGAACGTTTTAGGAAATCTTTTATATTATGAATATATTGCTTAGCTTTGTTAGCCTGAACGACTTTGCCACTAATTTCTAAATCAGAAAGTAGACGCTTCAATGCTTCTAAATCCTGAGAATGTGTATCAATATGAGTACTAAATCTATCTCCCCAAGTACCACCCTCATTTAAATGTTGGGTCATTGCCTTAGCTGCAAATAAATTATTAGTGCTCATTCTTCTACGTTCACCATTACATTCCACAAAAACTTCTTTAACGTTTCTTGTACGTGAACCTCTTACTTCTTCTTGTACTCTCATACTATGAACAACAACCATTTTAGCTCTTGGTAATTGATAGTATGAACGCATTGCTGAACCTGTCAAACCTTCCATCAAAGATTCTTGTATCTTCGTTTCTTCCATATTACGCATTGCAATATGAGAGAATTTTTTAGGTAGATTACCAGATCCAAAATCATAAACGGTAAAACCATATCCGTACTGATTTGACGTACTTTTAATACGTTCCAGTACTTCTCTTGTTTGTTCATCTTTTATATCATTAGATTTCCAAAGATACACTTCAGGTCTAATGGTAGTTTCGGCTACATCTGGTACTTGAATCATGAAGTTTACTGGCATTACGTAAAACCATTTTGCTTCTGATGGGGTGATAGTCCCTTGTCCTTCTTCATCAAACATAGTAATTTGATATGAATAGGAAGGGGCTGCAAGTACTTTATAAATGTCCGAACAAAGAACTCCTTGTTTCATTCGATGTTCTCCTTCAAATCTTATATAGATATATTTATTAACGATTGAAACTTACTAGTATCGTTAGAGGCTGGTATATTTCACCATCATTTAGCGTTTCACTAATAACTTGAGCCGTTCTGTCTTCAAATTTAGCTACTATATCAATCATTCTAACAACTAATAATGTAGCACTAACAAGGTCATCTTTACAACCAAGTTTAGCTTTATAAAGACCATCATCCATACCAGATTTAATGAAGTCGTTAAGCTGTCTATGCAATTCAGTACTTGCTACTTCCATTCTGAAGGTTTCCATTAGTTTCTGCATATGGAAACATGCAGTCTTTTTAGTACTTCTAGTGGTTGTCATACCCTTACGCACACGGCCTGTTCTAGTTCTCTTTGGTTCATTAATTAATGTACCAGGGAAACGTTCTATACCCAAATGTTGGATAGCTAATACCGCCGCTTCACCGATTGTGTTGTTTTCAACTGACCAGAATAAGTGATCTTCAATATTTCGAGCACCTTTTTCTTCCATTCTAGCAGCTATCTCACTTAAAAGTCTATGCATCAATTTAACTTGGTCTGGAATAATTGTTAAATTATGCTTCCATTCAGCAACTTGTCTTAAAGTCGGTAATTCATATACCTGAATAGCAGCATCGTCACCACCAGTACCACCAGCAGGGTCAAGACCAACGACATATGTACAACCATACTCTATTTCTTTAAACCAACGAACATCATCAGTCAATTTAATTGGTTCACGTACAGTTCTAGATTTTATTTCTGTCAATTTAACACTATTAATTAATGTTTCTTGATATGTTACGAATTCGCAGTTATATTCACGGCGAAAACGTGAAGAACCTAATTTGTATTCTTCAGTACTTGCCCATGATTGATCACGTTTAGGGTGTTTATCCCATGTAACTTTAATTCCACGGAATCCATTAATTCCTGGACCATCTTCTTCATATTCATTACCGTCTGAATCAGTATGCATTTGTGATTCAAACCAAATTGATGCAAATTGATCATATTCTGTATTTGGAGTACTGGAAATAATACAACTACCACCAGAACCTGCTAAAGTTGGTGATACAGCAGCCCAAAAGTTTGATTGATAACTTTCTTGTACGAATGCAAATTCGTCAAGGTATAATAGGTCTACAGTTAAACCACGAGCAGCTTTTGGAGTTGTTGCACGTGCAATAATACGAGACTTATTTTCGAACTTAATAGTTAATTCATTATACTTAGTAACACCATCACGAATATGGTCAGGACACATTTCATATGCGAACTTAATACGTTCCATGATTTCTTGTGCGGCGGCTTGTACGTTACCCATCAACAAAATTGTTTTTGTCGGATTAAACATCGCATACCATAAAATATATGCAGCAACTACTGTCGTTTTCCCCATCTGACGGGCAGTAAGCATTATATTGTTCTTGTGATCGATGAAGTTCTGAATCATCTCTCGTTGATATGGGAAGGGTTTAAATAAACGCTCCCCACCCTCACTTTGTATGTAAACAAAGTTTTCAATAAAGTATAATGGATCAGTTTGGCATCTAGCCAGTTCATCCATCATTTCATCAGTGTATTCTATTTGTGTTTTGGGTTTTTTCGTTACGGAATAATCTTCATCATCATATTCGTAATCATCATAATCAATATTGTCATTTACCATCTTCTAATCCTCTAGTGCAACCATACATTAAGTTAAATGCTGGTTTTCCTAGACTATTTAGTTCCGATAATTGCCATTGTTGAGTTCGCTTACAATCACAGTACCAAGGATACTTTATAATTACGCCAGTATCCTCTAATGGATGAACATGTTCGGGTAAACATGAATTAGTTATGATATATTTCTTAGCACTTGATTTAACTACACTAATATCATCAATATCCAATTTAGAATAATATACATCATCAAAAAACATATAATTATATGATATTCCTCGTACTTGATGCATATTGGTGTAATTAAGGAATTTTATTATGCAGCTATTTGTGAAATTTATCAATGTAGTACTATTATGATATGACATTTCATATCTAGTTTGATTATTATTCCAATTAGAACAAAATATGGCATACAATTCCATGATTTTTTTAGAATTATAATTGGACATTAGTTGACTAGGGGAAATAACAACAGCTTTTTCATTTGTGCCGAATAATCCCTTCCACAATAGGAATACACAGTTTATTAATGTAATTCCACACTCTCGATGACCTAATATATTCAATGTTTGACCAGTTTGTACCTCTAAGTACTGGTTTAACTGGTCAATTTGATAACCTCTTAGTTGTAAATTTAAATACTTTTCCATAAAATAGAAAATATCATCCCTACATTTGACATATTCCATTATATTATTCATAAATCTTCCTTAAAAAGTACTGCAAGATGCAGTACTGTACTCATTATAGTTGTTTTAGTGTATATGTTACATCCATATAGGACTTAAACGGACCATATAGTGCTTCTGTATTATTTCTTTCATTGTAAATGTCTACACTTATAGTCAATCTAGGCAAATATGAACCATTTTCACTACGTACAATCCACCATCCTGGATAAAAACGTTTTTTGGAACGTGCACTTTTTCTAAAGGTTCCAATCCCCAACGGATCATCAAACAATATATCAGTAATGTTATCAGTATCATTAATTGGATAATCACCCAATCCTTTAGAAGTATTAGTTGAATCTGTTACTTCTATTTCAGCATAGGTGAATTCTTCACCTAACAATTCTTGCAATTCAGACATACTATCAAATTTAAACGACCCATCAGAGTTAAAGAACTCTATTCCAGTACGTTCGGTGGTTCCTTCATCATAATTCACTAATATTCCCATTTTCTCGCCAGTATTAGTCTCAACGATAAACGAATAGTCAGTTAGTATCTTTAGAATTGCCATTACTCATCCTTTTTGGTAAACAATCGTACATAATATTCTGGTGAATTTTGAATATTCACTAGATCGTATTTAGCAGCGAATCTTAGGAAGTAAACTCCCACCATTGGTACACTTTTCGGCTCCCTACCAAAGATAACTTCATCCATAATGGCTTTTATTTCGTCAGGCTGTTGTGTTAAATCTACCAAAATGCGATTGTGCTCGTACATTTGACGTACTGTAACTTCCACACCATCATGACGTGTCCAGTTAGTATTCATGAAACTATTCCATGCATACCCCTGAGCAATTCTATCATCATATGCTTCTCTAATACCAACAACTTTCTTAGTACTTTTCATTCTTGCACCAGGATATGCACTGAATACATTATCAGAAGTATCCCCTCGAATACATTTTTCGAATAGGATGAAGTCAGGATCAGGGATTTCTAATGCATTGCCTTTTTTATCACGAACAAGTTCACCTTTAAGGTCAAATACCCCTTGAATAGTATACATTTGCTCTTGTACTGGATTATACTGTTTAACATTGTGATTTAAAAGTTGACGGAAGTCAGTATCAGTACTTAGAATGATGTGTTGATCGTCTGGATGGGTTTGAATCCAACGTGCCACATAATCGTCGGCTTCACATTTACTGGAACGAAGTAAAGTACTATTAGTTTGATTATCAACGAAGTCTAAGAAATCATTGATCATTTCGAACATAATGTCCATTTCTTCTTTTTCATCAGCGGTACGTGTTGCGGCTTTGTCTGCACGATTTTGTTTATAGAAAGGGTCAAAGTCTTTACGCCAAGATCTACCTTCAGCACAGAACACTACGTGATCTGGATTGAACATTTCTTGCATTTTCTTTAAACCACTTAGGGTAATGTGCAATGCGAGTCCAACTTTAGTCCATATGTCGGATGAACGAGATGCAACATTAATTGCACGGTGGAAACAGTTCTGTGTATCCACCAATAGATATGTTTTATTCATTAGGAACTCCATTTTCCATAATTTTCTTCAATTATACCACATTTTAGAGCGTGGTTCCAATAAAGAAATAAATATTTGCATATAAGAATTAGATTAGATTTATTGCGTAATTAATATCAACGCAAAAGATTTGATAAATAACATTAAGCAGGTCAACAAGTACCTGCACCAAATTAGACAAAGGAGATTTTTTATGAGTCTTAATTCTTTTGACCGCAACTATGGCATGTCAGATCATAGCCGCGAGTTTTGGGGTGGTAATAACGGTTTCGTAACTGTTGTTGTTACTCTACCAGCAGATGTTGAAATCGGTACTACTGCGGTAGTTTCTGATGGTACTGAAGCTGGCGATAATGCTGCTCAAACTGCACTATCTGCTGCTGAAAAAAACCAATTTATCATTGCACAAGCTCTTGCACAACGTGCTGTACTAGTAACTACTTCCGCACTATCAAATACTATTGATCCAACCGCTTCTGGTTTTGGAACAGTTGGTGGAAACGTTATCGCTTACGGTTCTGCTGGTACTCTTGCTGCTAACTCTTTTGGTATTACTTTTATCGTTGAACGTCAAGATGTTCTAACTAAACAAGTTAACAAACCTGGTGCTACTTATGCACTAACAGTAGATCCTACTACTGAAATCGCTACTAATCTAGCACAAGCTGGTGTATTCCAGAAGAAAGACGGTTCCGCTGCTCTAGCTGCTGCTGTAGCAATTAAAGTGTTTGCTGCTCTACCAGTACTAGTATAATAGGAGGACGAAAATATGTTAGAACGTATTAATGGTTTTTCCGAATCTGGTGTACTTGGTTATTTCTATGGTAAAAACGCCCTAGTATCTATCGCAATTGGTGGTGCTGATGATGTTGTTGTTAAAGTTACTGGTGCTGTTGCATCTTTCACTGAACTACAACGTTTTCTAAACACTACTGATGCAGATGTTATCATTGATTTCTTAAATGATAAAGGGGTTGTTCGTGTTGATGGTACTGAATTCGTTTCAGCTTCACTATCAGCAGATTACACTGCTGCATATGCTGCACAAACTAACGTTAAGCGTGTTATTGATATTGTTCAACAACGTGCTGTAATTCTTTCAACTTCTGATACTGCTGCTGCCGTTGCTGTATCTGGCTTCAAGAATGCTCCATCTGGTGTTACTGGTGCTGCTTCTGTAGCTGATGCTAACGTAGTGACATTCCTAGTTGAACGTGCAAACGTGTTTGATAAAGACCTTACAACTTTCCAAGGTGTTCCTGCTGGTACAATCGATGAAGGTCGTCTACTAATTGATGATCTAACTGGTGTTCCAATGCTAACCAGTACTGGTGCTGAAGTGATTCTTGCTTCTTCCGCTACTGCTGCAACTGCTGGTAACTTTGCAATTAAAGTGTACAAAACAATTCCTGCTTTGTCACTATAATATATAAAAACGAAAAAAGGAGAACAAATTTGTTCTCCTTTTTTTTTATTCGTAAACTTTAAAACCAGTTTCAGAAGTACCAGTCGTTTGATTCATCTCGTCGTTTAGACTTGTTAACTTTGTGTCAAAGTCACCATTATAGTCTTCTGTTGCTAACTTACGACCCCAATCTTTGATAAAATTGTCAATGATCTCATGTTCATCTGTTCCTGGATGACCCTCACTACGTAGTTTCTTCCAAAAATATTCATTATAGTCAAAGGTGACTACTAAGTCATTTTCACTTTCATCAAAGTCCACATTGAATTCAAACCAAGGCTCTCTATTATGCGTTTTAAGTTCTTTATCATATTCAGATTGGGTAATATCCCCGTACTTTAATGAGAACTCCAATGCTGCTAGATATTTTTTATCTTCATCTTGAATTAACTCAATGGATTCAGTATCATATGTTTTTTCATCGATACGTCCATACTTCAATTGTAAATCCAATTTCTTCTGAGATGCAGTTAATTTATGAATTAACGCTTTTTCAAAATCAATTTGTACTTTATTCAATTCGTATTCAAGTTCATCGAATACATTGTGTTTAAATTTAATTTCATTCTTAGCATGTTCACGTTCTAAGTCAGTTAGATACATAATATCTGCACGTTTTAGATCCGCTTCAACACCTTCAAAATAAAAATCAATTTCAGCAAGCTCCTTAGCTTGACCTTTTAGACCCCAATGTGAAGGGTACAACCAGAATGGTATAATTTTTTTAGTCATTTTTCTTCCCGAATATATCACCAATTTTCATAACATAATATTTTACATTATCTTCTTCTATCGGCGTATTTAGTGAAGATTTTCCAAAAACAACAACGTCACCTACTTGTAGGTTATGTTCTTCACGTTCACCATTATCTAGAAAACGTCCTGGTCCAACTGAAAGTACTGTTCCAGTACAAGGAGGTTCAACAGTAGTTAATAGTAAACCGCCTGATGTTACTCGCGTATTATCGATAAGGGCAATTAGCACATAATCGTTAATCATTCTTAAACTCATAGTATTGACTCCATTCAAATACTTTTAGTAGCCGCCTGTATTGGCGAACCAATTACCCCTGAAGTATAAATTACTACCTTTATCACCAGAGGTATATCTTTCATACTGCATACTTTGTTCAGTACCACATTCTGGACAATCAAGTACAGTTGTCTCACGTTCCGCAATTTTTACAATCTTTTCTACACTATGTGTACATTCTTCTTTTGTACAACGATACGTATATAGTGGCATATTTCATTCCTTTTAAACAGTAATTTTTCGAGATTCTGCAAGTGCCTTGTAGTATGCATCTTTAGCAATAGAATTACTTTCAATAACACTTAACGCATCAGCATTATCAACACCAGCAAAAATCTTTTGTTCTTTATTTACTGTCTCAAAAGCTTGTCGAACTTCGAACAATGTTCTAGGGAAAAAGTTCATAAACGAGCTATCAACTGATACATTAAGATAATTTAAATCATTAACTGATTCAGTGTGAACATGTCCATGAATATTCTTTTTCATACGCAACTCATCAACATGCAACGGTGCGTGGGTTAACCAAAATTCTTTATATCGAATCATGGCATGTACTTCATCAAAAGCCTCGCACAACTTTGAAGCACTAATCATTTCAGTACAGTGGTTTCCAAGTACTAAAATTTTTGTACCAGGAAGTTCTTTAATAAATGGAAGATACTTTTCATCAAATAGAATGTCTCCTAAGAAGAACATAGTATCTCTTTTTGTACAGACTTCAGATAGAATGTACTGAAAATACAAATCATTATGTAGAGTACTTTCGAATACAGGTCTGTACTTCCAAATATTTTTGTGTCCCATGTGGGTATCAGCAATAAATCTTGGTGTACTCATTTTCTTTTCCAAATAAAAAATGGGGGAACATTCCCCCAATTTAATTAGCAACCACTTACGTAGATGCTATAAACTGCAATACCAGTATCAACAGTTACATTTAACATACCAGTTTTTGTAATACCAAGAGATTTTTGTTCAGCATTGTTTACACGATTCAATGCTTGAAGAACACGTTCAATTGGATAACCATAACCCTGAGTTAGATCGCCATCTGTCTTAGAGAATAGTAAAGTACCAGTATGGTTGTTTTTATTCTTTTCACCTACGTAGAAGTATAAGCTGTTATCCTCAGTATAAGGGGTAACGTGAGCAGTAAAAGATTTAAACACGCCTGAGAAGCTTTTTAGTTCATTGACCTTTGATGCACTAGGTGTAACCTGTACGTCATATGGTTGGTCAGTAAAACGCGGTTGAGGTGGAATAAATTTCTCTGCAACTACTAGATAGTTGGTATTTGCATCGTCTGAAGTAAAGGATAGACTTTTAACAACGCCATCTTTTGCATTCACACTAATTTTAGTACTGTCTGATTTGTAGACATTTAGGTTCAATAGACCTTGAAGCATTCCAAGATTACCAATACCAAAACGACCAACAACTTCAGATACATCTTCTTTAGTAACGGCTCGCATTACTAGGTTTTTATCACTTGTATAAGCTTCCATGTAAATTCTTTGGCCTTGACCACGATCTTCGCTTGAAATAGCGATACAATCAAAATCAATTCCTGCCGTAGTAGTTACTAGGTCGCGTAGTACGTCACGTAATTCCATTTGTTAATTCTCCATGTTGTTTACGTATACGATTATACCATATAATTCGTATACGTTTCATATTTTTAAATATTTTTTTAAATATTTCTACAAGCTTTTGTATTTTTTTCAATAGAATTCAATACGTTCACAACTTCACCAACTAATGAATTAGATTTAATATCAGAACCCATATAATTAGCAGTATAGTTATCTGATTTGCTATTAGTATAAAGATTTTTTAACCATTCCGCATCACCAGTACCATTTGTGTACATGATATAAGGTTTGTTATTCCACGGAGAAGTATCAATTGGTTGATTTCCCCAAGGTGGTGAACTAATCTTTGGTACTTCTACAATTTTGATAACTTCTTTCTCTTTTAGTTCAATTTTGTAAAGAGAGGTGATAACACCACCCTCTTTAATTGAACCAACTTTGATAAAACCAGAATCTTCGAGAATTGTTTCTTCATCAGGTGTTGTAGCTCTAATAATATTGTACAATCCCTTAGAAGCAATGGCTTCTCCAATACGCTGATAAATGCTTACTTCATTGGTCATATATATTTCCTTTTTAACTCCATGCAAAGAAACCAGTGTTCAATTCGATGGAACTTTTTTCATTTATTGCCAAATCCATATCCAAAATACCAAAAATGTTACCTAATTTCTTAGTAAGAACGGCTTTTTCCATATCATCATCATCAAATGGCAATGATAAGAACCACTCAGGTAAGTATTCAGTACAATCTATTGGATAACCAACGGATTTAATACCATATGGGTTTGGTTTTAACTTACAAACGATAACTTTAGTACCGTCAGTAGCTTCTGGAACTGACATATCATCATAAATGGTACGCAATTTGTTCCATTGTATTGCTGCAAGAACGTGTCCTACCCTACATTGACCAGTTTCTTCATATTCTTTAAACTTATTAGAATAATTTTTAACTGTTTTAGGTTGACCTTTCTCAAATGATGGACGATCTTTGAATAGTTTCTTGAATTCACGAACCTTAGCACGTAATTCTTCTTCCTCTGCACCAACAAGTAATGCAGTAAGTGTATCTTCTAGGAAGTTTTGAATATATTTTGGTGTATCAGAACGTTTAATCTCAAGACCCATCGCTTTAACCTTACCAGGTTTTCCATCAACATCTAAACGGAATCCATCTTCCCAATATTTTAGGATAGCATAACGTTTCTTTTTCAAGAATAATCCACGAGAACCAACCATTTCTAAGTCTGCTCCCACAATCTTACCATTATCAATACCAGTATTAAAGGTTTCATCCATAAATGAAGGGAATGATGCACCTACGGTATCACCAATCATCTGATATAGTTCAATTACTTCTTCTTTGGACATGTCAAACGGTATATCATTCTCTTTATAATAGTGTGCTACACTAAAATACACTGAGTCGGTATCACCATATACTACAACACCACCACTATGATCATAAGTTTCAGTACATACTTCATTTATCTTACTTGCAAGGTGTTTAGTCATACTACGACCAGTTAACGTTACTGATTGTCCTAGACGTTTGTCGAAGAAACGAGAACCTTTATTCAACAAAGCACCGTATAGTGAGTTTAGAAGAATTTTACGAATCTGTTGGTTCTGTTTCCAGAATGCAGACTGTGTTTTACAGTATTTTTTATCACTTTCAGGTGCAAATACCTTACCACCTTCAAAACGCATACCATTTTCAGCAATAAGTTTTGCTGTTCCTTCAATATCACCCTTCGCTAGTGCTAAGCGAATTAGATATACTGGATCATCCTCATGTAAGTTGGTTTTGTGAATTTTATCACCATATTGTAGTGATTTCAACGCTTCTTCCAATTCTGAAACGATTTCTTCAGCTAATTCCCATCCATCTGTTGCAAGATGCTTATAGTCAATAACCATTTTTTGTTGTGCTTTACGTTCAGAATACCAAATTGTAAGAATTTCTGGAATAACACCGTACTTTGTCTTATCAAATAACGTTCCGTTCGCACTTAGTACTATAGTACTACCTTCACCATAGATAATATCATATAGTTCTGCACCAGTTGCTTGGAATGATGAACCATCTTCTAAATCAACAGTAATTATACCATCTGATTTTTCACGAACCATAGTAAATTCAACACTTGCAAATAAACCATGCCATGCTTCAGTCCATTTAGGCTCAAATCGACCTTTTCCACGATATTTCATACGTTGTTCTTCAATACGTTCAGCAAGATATGCATCTGTATATGTTTGACGCAATTGACCAAGAATACATTCAGTACTCATACCTAATGCACGTAGAACTGTTGGATATAGTGAGTTGAAGTCTACACAGCCTAAGAAGTCGATTAAACCAAGTACTGGATCTTGAACCCATGCACCTGCTGCTTTAGAACCTGCTTTTGGTTCATCATTGTCTTCATCTTCATCTTCATAATCCATTTCATACTCTTGATAATCGAAATCATCTTCATCATCGTCAAGTTTACGCTTGTTGAATACTACTTCACCGCGTTTATGAGCTAGATTGATGATTGCAGTATCAATTAGTGCTACAGAACCCATTGTGGTACTTATTAGAACACACTCTTTATGAGCTAATCGATTGTGTAGGTTGATGAAATCCATCTTATCATCAATTTTCTTTAGAAGAATACTATCCTGTTTGGAATAACGTAGAAATCTTAGATAATCTTCACGATATAATTTATCCAAAGACCCATCATATGCTACTTTGTTTTCACCAGTGACTTTTTCTGCGATATAATCCAATTTATATGATTGTTCTACTTGACCAGCATGTTTTTTGTATAGTGCTAGGTAATCCAAATGTACGCGACCTACTAAATCATAAGTTACAATTGTTTTACCAAACATATCTGCTTCACGAGGATTTGGTTTACGATTCCATAAACACCAACGAGCAAGAGTTGCTTCATTAAACAATTTACGAGTTCGGTTTACCATATAAGGAATATCATAAAACTCACTGTTCCAACCAGATAAAACATCAGAATCTTCAATCAAATCGAAGAAATCTGAGAACATTTCACATTCATCAGTATAAAGTACTACAGTACTATTCGGATCATCTGTTTCTGCATTCAAGCGGTTGATAATATCTTGTGCTTCTACAATTTCCATCTCGGATGGTGCCATAGTAAGTACATAATCCTTACCTGTCCAGCTTTGATATAATGAAATTGCAGTAACTCTATTGAAAGGATCACTAGGTGACGCATAGCCGAACTTTGGGTGAAAGTCCGTTTCAATATCGAAAAATACGATATTCAAATCAGGTGATGACTTACCCATATAGTGTTTAGCTAATGTTTTGAATGTAACATTACAATCTGCTTCAAAAATCTGTGCAGTACTAGGTAATGTATCCATTTGTTTCTTCATTTCGGAATATCTAGTAAATTCAAAACGTTCAGCTAAGGTTCCGTTGATTGTTTTAAATGTACCATATGGTGATTCTACATAATACTCGTAAACTGGTTCAATTTCACGTAAGATACGTTGACCATTGACACGTTCAGCCACATGCAGAACTTCACCAGTACGTTTTCTATCCATATATCCATCTATATACATCTTATCTCCTTATAATTCACGCACTTAAAAAGCAAATGCCCCATTCGTTGGGGCATTATTTATTATTCGTCATCCATTGGTGCAGATAGATTACCAGAAACAGTAAGAATTGTCTCTACCTCATCTTGAGCACGAACTTTATCGAAGAAATCCTGCTTATAGATACGCATAGCTGCTGATTTTAGCTTTGCCTTGTCAAGACCAATTTCATCTGCTAGAGTATCCATGAAATCAGCATACGATTCTTTTAGGGTGTCTAGGTGAGTTAGTTGAACTACAGCGGAATTCAAGCCATCTTTTAGCTTTTTACGTTGAGCATCATTTAGGTCATGTGCTTCGATCTTAGATTCAGTCTTCTTGGTCATAATTATCTCCATGTATAAAAAAAGCACCCTAACGCCTTGTTAGGATGCTCATATTATACCATATGTTTTTTTGTCGTTCCAAAAATTTTTAGTAATAAACTACATTAGTGATAGCTACATAATCTACGTTGTTACCATCACCCTGATCACCACCACCAGACCAATTCAACCATATCTCTTGATCGGCTGGTATGTTAACATCTAAAACAAATTTTTGGATTCCCGTATTGCTACCTAATCTGTAAGTACTTGCAGAATTGGTACGTTCATAAACAGTTATACCATGCCAACCACCATTTCTGCCAGAATATTTCCAAGTAACTTCAATTTGACGAATAGTACCAGTGAAGTGATTGTTAAACTTCAACCAACCGTTACTACCACCCCAAAATACAGAATAGCTACCATCAATAACACGGAATACTGCTGGGTCTGTGTTTACACCACGACCACCAGTTTGCTGTACCTCATATAAGAACCAAGGCAACGGATCAGCAGATGATTTACAATAGAAATCACTAAATTTTATCAAACCAGATGGCTTACCTGCAAGAGTTCTTTCTGGTGTATTTCCAATTTGAAATATAGATGTTGGTGTTCTTCCCAATTCAGTATTAATATCTGATGCTTTTATCGTTCCAGTACATGGTATCATTTAATTATGCTCCTTAAACTTGCAATTTCTTCACTCATAGTAGAGACTGCATTTAACAACAATGGAATAAGGGCATCATAATTAACTTTTAAGAATCCTGATACATCTTCAGTTACAGCACAAGGGAAGTTCTTCTGGACTTCTTGAGCAATAACCATTGAACGTGTACGTTCATCTCCAATAAAATTACCAGTTACACCACGAATACTTTTAATTATATCTACGGCATTTTCAATAGGTTTAATATTTTCTTTCAATCTTTCATCAGAGAATGCCCAAATATCACCAGTGGCTGTTATTTGTCCATTAACATTTAATGGGCCAGTTGTTGCTGTACCAGATATGTTCAATGATGAACCTGTAATTGAACCAGTAGTAATTGAGGAAACATTTAATAGTCCTACATTATTTAATGACATTTCAGAACCACCAGCAGTACGCAATCTAAGAGTATTAGTATTAGATGCATGATATATTGCAGCACGTTCACCACCAGATGCATTTCTAAACCATAGTACTAGATTTGTATCATTTGCTTGAATTGCAGCACTATTAGCGATAGTCAATGAACCAGTCATAGTATCACCAGATTTTAATACATAACGGCGATCACCAGCATTTTGATTAAGTGCTGAGCTTGGTTCTGCAATATTATATACCACAGCAACATTAAAGTGAGCTACGTCAACACTATTTAAGCTGTGAGTATGAGAAGTAGTATCTGAACCAGTGAATATTGCTAAAGAAGTGCTTAATGCTGTTCGAGCATCTGAACCGTTAACTGGACCAGTTGTTCTACGTTGTAAATCACCTGTTATCTGTACTCCCTGATATTGTATTCCATCATTCCATGTTTTATTACTAATGAAATATCCATCATCACCCCAATCACCAGATAATCCAACCATCATACCAGTACCATGATAGTGTTGTGGGAAAGATATTGACGTATTTCCTATTGAACCTGAACCTGAAATTACCGCATCTGTCTTAGTAAGACCAGTTGTGGTTATACCTTTTAAATATGCATTTTGGTTTAAATTTGGAACAACTTTGGTTACTGAACCACTTTCTCCATTCCATGTCCAATAAGAACCATCTGCAAAACACCATCCAGTTTTTGTTACATATGGAGCTGAAGCTGTACCATTTCTACCATTTTGTCCACCACTAACACCACTCATTTGTTCTCTGATAGATGCAACAGATTGACCAGATGACAAAGAATATTGCATGATAGAACCTGGTGGAGAAGAAGTGAATAATCCAGGAATGTCTGTGCCACCACCTCCACCTGATGATGGAAATATGATATTTAAGTTTGTTCCACTTACGGACGCAGAAGGTACTGAACTGGTACTATATGTTACAGTACTTACACGGTTCGCTAATTGGTTATAAATGTCCGTTAATGATATTTGTATAGGTGCTAGAATATCATCTTGTGATAATAACTCTACCCATGAAATACCATTATGATATTTTAATGTTTTTGATACAATATCAAAAACTAATGCCCCTGCTTCACCAGAAGGTAATTGTTTGTTAGGCATAATAACTGAAGATGAATCAATTCTAAATGGTCTTGGTGCAGTTGGTGTCCCACCTTCAACCACTAATTTGATTACATCTGTACCAGTAACTGTATTACTGGCATGATTAAATCTTATACTCATATAAATCAGTCCTCGCGTTTATATATTATAAAGATATTTATTGATTATAGCAAGCCTTCTTCTAAATCATCAAGTACTGAATCTATCATATTAGATGCAATTGATTTAGGCATTTTGTACCATTCTTTACCAGTACCTTGTGTAGCATTCATTTGTTTCAAACGCTTATTAACTTCTTTTTCGGCGGCTTTTGCATCATCAAAATATACTTCATGATATACTTCATAATCTCTGAACGGTGAACCAGTTTGATACGTACTTAAACGTGTTTTCATTTCTTCTTTTGATGTAAATCCAATTTTTACCCACTCAGGCCACGCTGGATTGATAATTACATAGCAAATTTGTTTAGACATAAATCACCCCTTTTTTAAGTGGGGTATTTATCCTTTTAAAATCTGCACTTTTACACCATGATTGCTTAAATTAGTGAGTACTGGATTTGGATTGTGTATAATTTCTCGTAAAATAGGTGGTTGTACATATTCATTCATTTGAACACCTTGCATCATCGGTTCCATTGTGTTTAGCATTGGAGCATCTGGATTTTCACGTAATAATTTGTCTTTGTGTCCATTTAAGTACTCATAGTATGTCATTTCCACGAAATCTGCACTCATAATATCCTTTACATACTTATTCATATCGTAAAAATAGGTATCAAGGCCATAGCATAGAACACCATAATCCTCAATATAAGCTACAGTTTTGTATTCTTGAACCAATCCTTCAAATCTACTATAAACGCTTTGCAAATATTTTTGTTGTGCATTTATATAGACAACAACTGTTGTATCTGGCTTAATTATCATATTTTAATCTCCATGATTATACCATAATTGTAGTAGATGTTTCATCCTACTTTGATATTTACTTTCTATGATCCAGAAATGCGAAAAGGACGCCTAAGCGTCCTTTTCTTTTATTAACTTTCAGATTAATTAATCTAAAATAGGTCTTCAATTACATGAAGGTTACGTTGCGGATAGCAATTTTGCTGTAGTAGTCAGCAGCGTTACCTAGAGATGAAGTACTGTCTGTCAATTGTACGTAACCGTAACGAGTTAGGAAACTAGTAACTAGTTCACCAGTGTTAGGGTCCATTACAGTACCAGAAGCCATCAATGGGATGTATGGGCAATAGAATGCACCAGCATCAGTCTCTTGGTTACCTTTATAACCGATTAGTACATCAGTACTGTCATCAGCATAGGTATCTACGTATACACGCATAGTTGAGTTCAACACACCAACGAATTTAACGTTAGTTGGAGCTTCGAAAGTACCTTCAGTAGTACGTGCAAAACTAGAAGTAGTTGCAGACTGTAGAATAGTTAGAGCAGTTGGAGAAACAACAGCCCAATTCGCTGCACCACGTTTGGTACGACGAGCAACTTCGTTTGCTTGACGGTTGATTAGAGTAGCTAGAGCAGCATGTTCATCACCAACGAAGGTAGCAACACCAGTAACTTTAGATTGGTCATAAACAACAGCAGCAGCACCTGGTAGAGCACGTAGACGAGCTAGAAGTTCTTGGTCAATTTCAGTTGTAATTTCTTGTGCGATAGCAGCCATTAGTTCAGCTTCTACGTCAATACCATGTTGAGCTTGAGCATCTTGAGCAGATTCAACAGTCCAACGAGCAGATAGACGACGAGATTGAGCTTCTACGGTTTCACGTAGAATACGGATGTTAACACGACGACCCATTACACCTTCTAGTTGAGAAGTAGGAGCAGCACGTGGAGCAGTGTTATCAGAGTTCACTTCACCAGTATAAGATTTTGCAATCTTGTATGGAGATAGAGCTTCTTCACCTGCAACAACACCTGGAGCGTTATCAGCATATTGTACACGTAGTGTATGGATTTGTCCAACTGGACCAGTCATAGGTTGAACACCGATGATTTCGTTAGCAATAACGGTTGGCATAACACGACGAATAATTGGAAGAATTACTTTGTTTAGTGTTGCAATGTTACCAGCAGAAGTAGCACCAGCGGTTGCACTTTCACGTAGCATTACTTTACGTTGGTTATCTAGAACTGCTTCCATTACAGTTTTACGATTACCATTTAGACCTTCAACAAGCTTATCCTTTACAGCAGCCCATTTAGATTCAGTTAATAGTTGTGACATTATAATCTCCTTAAAAAGATATTTTTTGCTTTTCTGTATGCTTTTATTTATCTTACAGAAAAATTAGCATTTAATAATTAACGTTTTTTATTAATTCCTGACAATTGTGAAATCTCATTTAAGAAATTCAAATCATCGGCATCAAGTTCTTCGTTTTTAATGAAATTACTTTCACGGTTTCCGGTAACAACTTTACCTTCCGTCAAAGTATTTTTAGCCTTAGTATTAACTGCTGGACGGCTATGATTAGCAGCAGATTCATTTACAGTACCTTTTAGTACAGACTTATGGTACTTGCTGAAATCTTCTTTTAGCTTCTCGGTTGGAGTTGCAGTAAGTAAAGATTCCATAATTTGTTTTTGTTGAGAAGTAAGAGGCTTCGTTAATTCAGCGATAATTGCAGTACGTGCATGTTTATCTTCCATGATGCGAATTTTTCGTTCAGCAGCAATTGCTTTATTTTGTGCTTCTTGCAAAGCAACTTTAGATGCCATAGCTTCGTCTTCTTTTGACTTGATTGATTCATTTAGTTCACGTAGAATAGAACTTTCGTTATATTGTTTACTATAGAATTCATTCGCAAAAGCTTCGAAGATTTTACGACCAAACATATTTTGTTTAGCTTCAACTAGTTCGCCTTTAAGTGCAGTCAAGTTCTTTTCTGTAGTTTCAGCAATATAAGTTGCTGCACTTTCAGCAGTACGCTTGATGAAGTTTGCACGTGCTTCCGCAATTTGCTTACTTCCTTCTGCAATTAGTTTAACGCGAGATTCTACTAATTGACGTTTTTCATCGTGGAAATCTTTAAGTTCTTCAGCTAGGATATGATTACTGAATCCCATGAATTTGTTAAGACTTTCGTTGATGTGTTTGCGTTCTTGACGCATTGATTTAACTTCTTCAGCTAGAACTGTGTTAGCGAAATCTGAAAAGTTACCTAATGTTTTACGTAGTTTAACACGGTCTTCAACTAACTTACGCTTCTCAGCATAAACATCGGACATTTGTTCGCTGATTACTTCAGCCATCATTTTATCCAATCCTTCAGTTAAACGTGCTAAGTCTTCTTGGTAACGACCTTTCATTTCTTCACGCATTTCAGCAGCTACATTAGCTTTTTCTTCATTCCATGCTTCCTGAATTAGCTTTTTAGCTTCGTCAGAAAGAGATGATTCGTTCAGAAACTTATCCAATTTTGACATTTGTTTTCTCCTTTAAAGTACTGATAATATCCGTACTCTTGATGTACAGATATTTATAATTTTATTTTATTAACCTTTTAAATTCTTAAAAAATTGATGAATTTCATCATCAACTTTACTATAAGAAGTTTTTGATGACTCAAACACACGGCTTGTGCCATTCATAGGTGCTCCGTACTTACTATTCAGAGATTCAAATACCGCTTGAGGATATGCATCTGGAGCACTTGGTTGTGCTACAATGTCAATAGTTACAATTTCAAAATCAGATACAACACCATTATGGTCAACATTACCTGAACCACGTGAGCTAACACCTAACTTAACGCCACTTTCGATCATAGTTCTAATATCTTTTCCTAATGTAGTATCAAGAAGCATAATAGTAGCCATACCATTAGCACCTTCCATCCATACATTAGTAATCATACCAACAACTCTATCTAAATTAACGGTTAGTGTTTCCGGGTGGTCACATTCACAAAGAATGCTTTCTCCCTTTGAAATCCTTTCTGCCATATTATTTACTGCTCTCGCAATTTCGGCAAAAGGATAAACACGTTCATTTAAGTTTCTACGGTCAGCTTGAATTGCTATCCCTTTAAGATAGCAATTCTTACGTCCAGTTAATTGATCCTCTTTGTACTCTAGTACTATTTTAGAATCATTGAATGAAGACCATTCCCTAAGCATACTCATAAATGATCTCCTTCATTTTTCATTAGATTTTTGGTTGACTTTTTGGTAATGGTGAGCGTGATTTCTCAGCAGTATTTTTTGGAGTCTTAGCAGGTTTCATAACGTGTTTACCGTTATCCATAACATTATTATGGTCTTCTACTTTTGCATCCAATGCATCTGAGTTTTCAAACTTATCATCAGTAGCATCTACAGTACCGTCTTTAATAGTTACTGGTTTAACGCCATCTACTGGAGATTTAGCATTAGGTGCAACTACAGACTTCTTGTTTACGCCAGCTTTTTCAGTTTTTTCTGGTGCTGCAACTTTCTTCATTTGGAAAGCTTCACCAACTTTTTCATCACCGAATTGAACATCACCGAATTCATCTTCAGATTCTTCAGCATCACCAAAGTCATCAGATTGATCATCTTCAAATTCAACACCGTCACCACCTTCGATCTCATCGAACATACGTTCTAGATCTTCGAATGCAGATTTGATTGATTCCCATTGGTCAGCATCAGGTGACGCAGAACCTTCAGAACCTTCATCTTCGAAATCAGATTCACTGTCTTCAGGATGTTCATCTTCTTCCATTTGCATTTCGCCATTAGCAGAACCACCACCAATATTAACTGCGTTTCCACCAGCATTAATATCAGGACTAAACATACCTTCGTCTAGTTCTTCTTCTTCATCAAGCTTGTAACCGACTTCATCAGTCATGCTTTCTTCAGGATCAGAATTAATGTCTTCACACATTTCTTCTTCTTCTGATTCCATTTCTTCTTCAAGTTTCTTATTAATTTCTTGAGCTTGCTCAACGAAATATTTACGCATTTTCTTATCAGCGATTTCGTTGTTGCCATTAGCAAAAGCTTGGATAGCTTCTTGCAATAGTTTAATATTTGCCATTATATCCTCCAAACAGATATACAAAAATTTATTTTGGTATGTCATTATTTATTAGTAAGAAAAATACCATTTTCAAAAAAGCTTAAAAATGGCACTTTTCGTAATAATTACATCATTCCACCACCAGCTTGATCATCACCAGAAGGTTGTGCATATACTATCGCAACCACTGCGTCACGCTTAGCAGCTTCATTCTTTTTAAATTCTCTGTACTTTCTCAAGTTGTTGAGAATTTGTAATGTCAATTTAGGTTTTCGAGTGTCAGTCAACTTATATACTGTCTGATCATCTTCAGGGTCGTACATAGAGTCATCTTTAGCTTCAAAAATTTCGTCTAACATAACCTATCCTTATATTCTAATCGTTCACTGAACGAATCAATATTATTTATGAACCTTAAAATGAATTACCTAAACTATTAGGGTCAAATCCACCTTGACCACCAGTTTGTTCTTGATATTCTGCATCGGCACTTTCTAAGTTCCCATTTTCATCCATACCTAAATCAGTTTCTGGATTATTTGGTGCTTCTAAACCAACAGATTGTAGACCAGCATTTGCTCCATCAACTTCTTGTGGACTATTTTGTACTGCCGCTGGATTTTCTTGCATCCATAATCTTTCATTCTCAACAATATCATCTTGTTCAAAGCCCATTTTCTTCATAATGAACTGTTTAGAGAAGTATTTGAGATCATTTAGAGGCATATATGTTTGTATTAACTTAGCATCCATTTCAGCTTTACGATTCGCTGCAAAGTTCATGGGTGGATTAAAAGTAACTTCAAATGAAGATGCACTAATGTTATATCCATTTTTTAACATATAACGTTTGAATTCATCATCAAAAATACGAGATATAATACGTTGGTAACGCATACATTCATTATTAAAACGTAATTCACTTGCCATAGCTTGAGTTGCACCATCACCAAATAGTGCTACACCACCATCATCTGGACCCATTGGTAGATATGATGCTGGAATTTGTAATCCACGAATTAATTTATTATTAAAATAACGTAAGTCATCAATTTGACCTAAGTTATCACCACCAGGTAGTGTTTCTACCGATGAACCACGACCATCTGCGGTTTGTGGGAAGAAATAGTCTTCTAAAATACTTAATGGGTTATAAGCTGCATCCATTAATGAAGTACTTCCACCTTTATTTGATGGTATTCTACGTTGGTGTATATCATTTTTTACACGTTCAACGAATGCCATCGCTTGGTGTGGTTGCATATCACCAACATCAATTTTAAATACCCTACGTTCTGGTGCACGTTGTACACGATAGATAATTATACTATCTTCTAACAATTCTTTTTGTTTATATACTTTAAAAATATTTTCTAATATACTAGTACCAAAAGGCCAGAACGGATCTTGTCCAGTGTTTAGAGATAAGTGAATAACATGCTCCGCTGCAACTGGTAAAACATCCAATTGACCATTAGTACCGAATGGATTGGAACTATCTGCACCTGCACCACCGCCAGCACCACCAACTGAACCGTATTGTGAACCAGCACCAGCTAATGTATTAGGTAATGAACCAGGATATGCCATTTTATCAAATCCTAGTTGTAAATTACTCATTACTTTATCTCTGATGTTTAAGGAAACATCACGAATATAATAAATTACTGGATTTTTACCAGTACTTTCATTTACTACTACTTTATCAACATTCATTGGGTTTACCCAATACCATTCAAATGTTTCTGGATCACGAACAAAGAACTGATCACCATATTTCAAAATACCACGAATAATATCGTAAATTCTTATTTTAAATTGGTTCTGATCAGACCATGATTCTAATCTATCTTCCAATGTAGTAACTTCAGTGTCACCCATTGTATCTTTGTACTGTATCTGAAATGGCAATCCATAATCTTTAGTACTTTGAGTACAAAAATCTGCGATAATATTCAGTGCAGTTCGAATTTCTGGATCTTGATCCATTTGGTCATATTGTCTATAACGATCAATACGGTTTGACATTCCATTGTATACAGCAGGTAAGTAAGAGGCGAAATTAGTTTTCGCCCCTGAAGACTGTATTGGTGTCGAATTGTTACGGGTATCCTTCGAAATTTTCGAACGCCCCATTGTCATATGTCGTTTCCAACTCATATTTTATATAACTCCATTTATACATTTCGAGCAGGTTCTGTATTATCAGCAATCTGTCTTAAAATAATCGCAGCTTGGCTATTTGCCTGTCCTTGACTTTCTAAGTTATTTAGTATTGCTGCAAGTATCTTAGTTGTGGCATCTGAGCCAGAACTATTTTGTGCAGTCTGCATTTCATCAGGTGCAGTTTGATCCGTTTGCTCAATTTTAATAGGTTTAGTGTATTCTGCTGGTGCAGTTACTTTCTGTTGACCTACTGTTTTTGGTTGATTTGCAATTGGTGGATTTTTATTTGATGTAGGTTGTGGTGTTGGTCCGGTAGGTTGATTCTCATCATCCCCATTCCACCAACTTTTAAACTTATTCAAATATGTATTCAATTTATCATTTAAAGAATTATACATATCCATAAATGATTTTTTAGTTTCTTCTTGTCCTGGTGGAGTAGTATTTCCTATATCAGTGAAAACACCCTTAATATTATCCCACATTGAACTCGCAGCAGATTTTATTCCATCTATCTTATCATCACGACTACTATTCCACCAACCAGTTATAGAATCCCATAACATATTTGGCAAGTTCATAAAGTCATTCATGAAATTTTCAAATGATTGGGATACTTGAGTATAACTATCACCAAATAAATCAGTTGCCCAACCTTCTAGTAAACTTACAAGATATGTCATCCCATCACTAAAAACATTAGGAATAGCTTTTAAACCATCACGAACTAACTTAGCAGTGAAATCCCAAGCATTTGCTGAATTATCTGCTAAATTAGTAAGATAAGATGCAGTTTTCTCCTGAATATCTACATACATATTATTAAATGGTTCAGTGAATGTTTTACCTATCCATAAATTAAATCTATTAGTGAAGTTTTCAATAATAGGACTTGGTTGATTTTTAGGATCATTTAATGTATTTTCAATATTTCTTAATTGGTTTAACCATGCTGCGGCTGTTGTATTACCTGCCAAATTTTGATAACGAATTTCATCATCTAGTTGACGCTTATGGTCAGCTACATATTGTGACATATGACGACGAAGTTGTTTCTCATCAGTAATTCCTGCAAGTTGAAGTTGTTTAATTTGGTCAGTATACATTTGTGTAAACTGGTTATTAAATTCTTCAGGTAAGGCGTTTGTTTGTAATTTACTTGCGTTCAATTTTTGTAATTGAGCACCAGCTTCACCCATACTAGCAAAAATAGAATTCATACTTTTTGATACTTGGGCGGCTTTATCTTCTGATAATCCGTAATACTGTGTTAACGCATCTTGTGATAATCCAGTATCTAAATTTTGTCCCATATCATTAAATTTAGAAAGTAATTCATCTACACTTTTACCAACTGTCTTACTTAAATATGTCATAGTACCGACAAATTTTTCAGTACTTTGTGATTCAGTCATACTTCTTAATTGTTGTTGACCTGAATACATCTTCTCGAATTTATAGTTTTTAGCAGTAAGGTCAGCTAATTGTTGCTGTGATACTCCATATAAACCCATCTTTTCTTGTGTCAATTGGACGGTATTTAGTAATTTACCAAAATGTTCTACACCATCACCATATTGACCATCCATAGCTGCAATGGCATCACTATTCTTTTCTAGTACTTTCGAGTATTCGTTGATACTTAAAAATGCACCTGCTGCACCCTTTCTAACAGTTAACATACCATCAGCAAGAGTTAGACCTGCACTATTCAATTGATTATACATATTCAATTGTTCGTTCAAGTACTCGTATACTGCCACACCAGCTTGGACAATTTGCATAAATCCTGATGCAACGGCACCAATTGGACCTGGTAATTTACCTAACGATGATTGTAATACTCTAGCAGATGCACCAACTGCACCAACAGTATTCTGAATAGAACCATTGTTGCCTAGTACTGAACCGCCAATATTTTTCATTTCACCAAAAATATCTTTAAATGCTTTAGAAAATGATGCACTATCATTATTGTTTCTATCATTTCGGTTTCTTCTACGGGTATCATCGTCACCACCACCAGAACCACCGCCTCCACCCGTTTTGCCATTTTTTTCAATGTCAACAAGTAAGGTACGCATCGCACTTAAATTATCATTAGCGGCAACATTCTGATCTAATATCTGTTGCAAGATATAATCTGAGCTAATTCCTGCCATGTAATTTTCCTCATAAATAACTTTATACAAAATATTGTATAGACGTATTTATTATGGAGTCAGTATGAATCAAATGAACCCTTTATCAAAGTATACAAAAGTAGAAACTTTATATACTAAATTAGTAAGTAATGATGTAATTAAATATCCAAAAGGTGTGCTAGTTAGCGATACTGTTGAATGTGGTATTTGTGCACGGTCAGCACGTGATGAATTGATGTTTAACAATCCAGATGCACTAATGAATGGTGAAGCTGTAGTGAATGTTATTCAAAACTGTGTACCAAATATTTCAAATGCACGTGACTTGTTTGTACCAGATGTTGAACTATTGCTAATTGGAATAAAATTAGCAACGAAAGAAACAGAATATCAAATTGAAGTAAATTGTCCTGAATGTGGTCATCATGGTGCCTTTGAACGTAATTTACAGTACTTACTAGACAGTGCTGAATTACTTGAAGAACAACCAACACTAATACTTGAAGATATTGGTGGGTTAATTATTAAATTTAAACCTCACACATGGAAAGAACATTCAGAATTTGGTCTTAGAATGTTTAAAGAGCAAAAGAGAGCACAGCTACTAGAAAATGTAGAAATGACTGACGAAGAAAAAATGAAAGAATTTACTGATGTATTTGAAAAAATGACTCAGCTAAGTTTTGACATGACTGTAGCCAATATTGATTATATCGAAACAGTTGATGGTGTGATTGTTAAAGAAGACGAATTTATTGCTGATTGGGTAGGAACACAACCTGCTTTTATTTTAAAACAAATTCGTGAAAAAGCAGATTATATTAATAATATTGGGGTATCACATGAAATGGACGTAGGTTGTTCTGAATGTGGTCATGAATGGGTTTTGGAAAATCTTCAATTCGATCCAAGCAGTTTTTTCGTTCAAGGCTTCTCATCTCAGAACCAGAAGAAGTAATGAAGGAAATATCTGAATTGCGTTTCAACTGCGAAGAAATTAAAAATTCTTTAATGGAAGTTGCAGTTCATATACCTAATACTTCATATGAAATGCTTTTGAATATGCCAGTGAATGACAAAGATTTGATGGTGAAGCAATATAACAAAAAGATTAAACGTGAAAACAAAAAATCATAACCAGCACTAGTTGCTGGTTTTTTTGTACCTTGAATTTAAGAATATTTCATACTGTTTAATTTGCCATTCTTCGAATGTCAAAGAATTTTCGTTTGTTCTGTACTTCACTTCGTTTGTACTGAAGCAAACTCAATTCAATACTTACTACGTTTAATACTGTTATACTGACGAGATTTGTAGAGGACTTTATCATCCCCCCACAGGGGAATGAAGACAATAAAAAAGTACCAATAAAGGTACTGAATATTGTTCTGACGATGATAGTCGTCGGATTTAATTGTATCGTAAATTTCTATCTCTAGAACGAAAGCGGGTTGCTCTGTTTCTCTCTATTACGGTCATGTGCAACGGTCGTGGGCTTACCACACTAATATTAAGACTATACAATCAATCTTAATACTTATTCTTCTGAATTTTTGACGGATCTATATTGTATATAAATCAATCGCAATTTTCTTATCCAGAAAAACTCCCTTAGCTACTTCGTAAGGTGCGATCCTTAAATGTCTATCGAGGAAGTACTATTTGCCTAGTGTACTTCTTTAATGTGCCGCATTGCCGTGATCTCGGTGTCTTATGTCGCATTTGATTGACTGCACGTACTTCTAACGGGTTTCTTTTGCACAACGAACTGTTTGAACTTCTCATCTGCTGTCTACTTTTCGACTAGATCAGGGTTTTACTAACTGTCAACACACATCCATGTATTGCCAAACAGGGTTTTACTATCTTATTATACCAAATATTTTTAATTCGTTCCATATTTCGTTAAATACAATTATATAAAGACTTTAGGGGTATATATGAAACGACAAAGATTAAAAAATTCAAAAGAGGCTGCCAAGTATAGGGCAGATTTACTTAAAAGTCAAAAAGGTTTAGATCCTATTATAAAAGAGAAGGTAAAAGATCCAGTACTAGACCATAATCATAAAGGTGAACAAGAATGTAGAGCAGTACTAGATAGAACTGTTAACTCATTTGAAGGTAAAGTACAAAATGCTTACGATAGATACATTAAACACCTAACAGATACCGATTTACCAACAATTTTAAGAAATCTAGCAGATTATTATGAACAAGACTATTCAAACATGCATATACACCACACAGCACTCACGGTTGATGTTCGCAAGTTCAAATCATTGCCATCTGCTCAACAATGTTCTATTTTAGAATCATTTAATGTAGTACCAGAGTCTAACACAGCTAAAAGAGCTAATCAAGCCCGAAAGTTGATTAAATCTGGCGATTTAGATATGACACAAATAAAAAAAGGAGCCTAATGGCTCCTTTTTGTTTATAGATCTAATGCATCACAAAATTCAACAGTACTAAAACTATCTTCTTTCACGACTCGTAGAATTGAACTAGCTCTATTGACTAATTCTTCACGGTGTGAAACAACAAAGATATTTTTACCACGTACTGCACTTAAATCTTGTAACATATGCCATGCACTTTCAATACCACCACTATCTAAACCGTTGTCTAGTAATTCATCAACAAACATAATGTTTATATTTTGGTACAATGATTCATATGTATCACGGAATGCTAAGTTTAACGATAGAATGACACGTGTTCTTTCACCACGAGACAATTGTTTGAAATCATAAGACTGTCCATTTAGATTTATGTCTACACTTAGGTCATTTAAGAACTCAACGGTGTGTTGAGAACCTGATTTTTCAATCCAGTACTCTAATCTTGAGTTTAAGAATGATATATTCTGCTCAATAATGCGGCGGCGAACAAAGGAATCCTTATTCATCAATAGCTTAGTCAAATAATCCTGATGATCTGCAAGTTTTGTTAATTTATTATATTCATCATAATCAACTGATTGTAGAGAATTCTGTTTAAGAGTCTCGATCTGGTCAAAATATGGATTTTGTGAAGTACTTTCACGTTCCAATGATGAAACATATGAATTAAATGAACGTTGTAGTTCTCTTACTTCATCAGTACTAAAGGTTTCATTATATTCCATAATTTCAGTACTTTCTAATTCAGTATAAGCTAGAATTAGTTCATCATCATAGATATTAATATCATCTTCAACACTTTTCTTTGTTAGTTCTTCTAGTTTATGTTCATGAAGTTTTGCTTCAGATAATGAACTATAGAATGTAGTTGGTTTAGGTGGCATTTCAAAAATCTCAAGTCTTTCGATTTCAAATTGTAAGGTTTGCACTTCACCTTTTAGTACTTCTATACTAGATTGTATCTTTTGAACTTCTTCTTCAGATTTATGTTTCATATCTGCATGATTATCATCATGTTCTAGTGAATTTTTACATAGTGGACATTTGCTATCTGCAAGATCTGCTAGTTTGTTTTGTTCAGCTAGTAATGAACGTTCTTGAAGTGTTATTTTATCCGTTACTGATCGTAGTTGTTGCTCTTTAAAGCGTTTGGTATTCAATGCATCCTTTAATAATTGTTCTAACGTATTCCATGTTTCTAATTCTTCATGTTTCTCTAGTTCATTATTAATATCAAAAGTACTTAACTCTTGAATACTTCTAAGAAGGGCATTTTTCTTCAATTGAAGTGAATTTGAATAATCTTCATGCTTTATTGCAAGTTGAGCAACACGATTTTCAAGATTAGTACGTGCTTTATTGTGAGAAATGGCTTTTTCCATTATAGAAGCTTGTTCTAACAGATGATTAAAGTCCACATCTTCGAAATCACGTAAATGATCATTTAATTCTTGAATAGTTTTAATCTTTTTAGACTCAAACTCATTTGCTCTTAACTGTAATGACTCTATACTTTGTTCAATTCGTTTATTAGATTCAGTAATAGTTTCTATTTTAAACTTTTCTTGATCTGCAAGACGTTTTGTTTCCTTGTACATGTCTTTAAGTAGGTTAGCTTTCTCAGTAAGTTGTGTAATACCAAGTAATTCTTCGATAATTTCACGTTGTTTCTGTTGTGAAAGTGATAGGAATGGTTCTACACTTGCATTTAGAATTACAATATGTTCTAAAAGAAGTTGTGAGATACCTAAGATTCCAGTTAAGTCTTCTTGTGTATCTTTCTTTTCCCCACGCGACTCATCGGATACATTATTATTTTCATCAAGGCAATAGAAATTAAAAAACGTGGGTGATCTCCCACGTTCAATACGGTATTCTACGCCATCTTTTTCGAAATCAATAATAACTTCACAATTCTTTGAGTTAATCTTATTAACTAAGTTAGGAATTTTAATATCATTCCCAATACTCTTTCCATACAATCCAAAAACTATTGCTTGGTTAATAGCTGATTTACCAACTCCATTTCTACGACCAGAATTGTCATCTCCTGGTGCAGCGTCATTATTTTGACCTAAAATAAGTGATATATCAGTACTATCTAAATCCACTACTTGTGGAGCGTTACCAAAAGAAAAGAAATTACGCATTGAAATACGTTTAATAGATAGCATCCGTGCCTCCGATTATAGTGATAGATAAAGTTGGATTAGTAATTCGTTATCAATTACATTTGATTTATTTTCGTTGATCTGTGCAATGACAATTTCATCTACTGATTGAGTACTTGTCTCAATTTCAGTACCACCAAAATCATTTTGCATCGATTTTTTACTAGGAATGATATTAAATTCACGAATCTTGTACAACTTACAAAATGTTTCACGAATAAAACTAATTTCATCCATCGTAATAGGAATATCTATCTGAATTTTTGCAACTACATTATCTTCTAGATAATATGTTGGTTCAGAAAGCATTTCTGATAATGTAAATGTTCTATAACGAGGTGCATCAGGCCACATGATGAATTCTGGTTCATCTCCGTGAACTAGAATCATCACCCCACGTGCATCATCCCATGTATCTGAGAAGTTATGTGGGAAACAGTTTCCAGTATATAGTACTTTTGTACCTTTTGATGTTACCTTAGCTTGTCTTTTATGGAAGTGTCCACTAAAGACATAATCACAACCTGCAAATGATTCTTCCGTTTCTTTTCCATGATCTGGCATTTGAACCATCTTGTTTAATAGATAACCAGGAAGTTCTAAGTGTCCAAATACATATTTGCTACGCAAACTTGGAAGTTGTTGATATTCTTCATCAATCATGAACGGAATAAATGTGCAATCATCTATTGTTTCAATATTGTTTATGAAGTGAATTTTATCAAAAACACGTGCCATGTTAATACTTGTTATATCACGTTTATTCTTATGATACATATCATGATTGCCTACTAAAAAGTAAGTCTTGTCAAAATGATTATTAAGTAATGTCATAATTTCTAAACCATAGTTTAGAGTATTGATGTTAACATTGCTTCTGTTATGGAAAAAATCACCCATAAAGATACAAATTTTTATATCTCTTTTCTTTGCTTCTTCAATTGTGAACTTCACAAAGTTAACACAATCTATGTTATGGTCTTTACTGTTATTTTTCAATCCTAAGTGAATATCAGTAAAAGTAATTGCTTTATCAAACAGTGCCATTTTGCTTCCTTTCTAGCATTTTCATCTCAATTTCGATTTGTCTAGTATGACTAGGATTATACCCTTGAATTTCCAAGAGGTCATCACGAATGTTACGAACATTCTTTTCAGCATTTAGTACTGACCTGAATGCGTTGTTTACAAATGAGGTGTAATATGCGAAAGGATTAAGCTGTACTGCGGGTTTAACTTTCTTGTACAAGATACTTTCATTGAAAAGTAATGCATTCTTAACCAATTGGATTCTAGCATCTCCCATCATTTCATCTAAGTATGTATAATTACGATAATTAGGTTTATGAGATATTTCTTCTGCTAGTTTAATGAACATTTTACCTAGTTCATTAGTCATTCTACCATGATTAAGTGAAAATTCACCATTTTCCAAATCACCACGCCAATGCGAACGTGCAACTTCATATAGTTCACCACTTTCGTCAACAATATAATGTTTAAATGGTTCAAAGTTGGTACGAACTTTCTTTTCAACAACGGTATTTTCCATGAATGGAATGTGTTCATTGTTTATCACTCGGATAACAACTTCATCTACTGGAACAGTACTAATAAGTAAGTTGTTTTCTTCTGCATGTTCTTTAGCTTTCTTTGTGGTGTATCCATTGGCTACACGTATTTGATCTAAAGTATTTGAATTTAAACGCTTAACTCGCTCTGCCGAAGCAAGTTCAATTAATTCTTCAGTAATTTCGGACTCGTCGAAGACGATGTAATCGTACATACTGTAAGCATCGTCTAGCACCCAGCAGTATGACATTTTACTGATATGAATCTCTCGTAGCAAATCCGCGTTGTTTAAATACTTCTTGCGTTTTGGTTTGACTGCCATAAAAATCTCCATTTTATAATATAAAACGATCCTTGTTTTACATGTATATTATACCATAAATTTGTAAAACGTTCCATATAATAAATACTTCATGATATTTTCTTGGAGAATGTATATGATAGATCGTAGAATTAGACTAAGACCTAAAGATGCCGCCGCAAACTATGTTTACGGGGATTATGGTACTGGTCCACAACAACAACCATCCATTTTATCAATGCTTCGCAGTACTAACGGTATGGTGTGGAACTATACACCCGTTATTTCTGAACAACGAACAGTAAATTATGAAATGGATCAGCCAGTTCACACGAATAGTGGCTACAATAATTATAAAAACACATCGAATACTGTAATTACAATTCAGGGTTCATTTTTTGCTGGAACAGCAATGGAAGCAATGTATACATTAGCATGTATGCACTTTTTGCGTTCAGTTACCTTAATGGATTTCGGTAGAGAAGCAGCTAACTCACAAAATCCTGACTTTGCTGTTGTCGGTGCTCCACCACCAATTTTACTACTTAGTGGATATGGTAGGTATGTATATAATGATATTCCAGTTATAGTTAAATCTTATTCATTTAGTTATCCTGATGATGTTTCATATATTCAAGTACCAGTTGACTCATCAATGGATGGATTTGATTTTTCGGATAAAGCAACTAGACAGTACTTCGAAAATATTCGAGATATTGGTACAGTTAATCCAGAAAATGAAGTATGGGTTCCGCAAAAGATGACAATTACTATTCAGCTTGAGCAACAACCAACTCCTGATTTTATGACAAACAAATTCAATTTGAATGCATTTAAACGTGGAGAATTATTACGTAAAGGAGGATTTATCTAATGTCATCTCAATATAGTCAGTACTCACCATATGCAAAGACTAATCAAACTTGGTATCTTGGATATAATTTACCAGCACCACTTTATCCTGCTGATTCGGATACACAATATGAAATTCCGAACCAATATGATGAACAACCTTGGCGTTTAGCAAAAGATTTATATGGAAATGAGCGTTTGTATTATATATTTGCTCTTTTAAATCCAAATATTCTCGTTGACCCGATTTATGATTTTAAAAGTGGAACAACTATTTTAATCCCAACTTTACAACGTGTACAAAACTGGTTAAATGGTTCTAGAACCGTTTCGTAAGGATATAACAACATGGCATCTATTAATAATATTGTTAATAAAGCTACTACTGGTAGCACTCAATCCCCTCAACAAAATATTGAAGGTGCGGTTGATCAATTACTACTAACACCTGATGATATAGCTAAAGCAACTACTAATGCTAAAAATAATGTAGCAGCGGCAAGTAATGCGGTAGCTTCATCAGTAAAGAATACTGGCGATGCGGCTGAAGCTAAAGTTAAAGGCATGATCCCAGGAACACCAAATGGATATGTTCTACGTGCAACTGAAGAAAAGCAAAAATCATTTAACGCACCGGATGGAACATATTCTAATATAAATTTAAATGAAATGATACTACCATATGATAATCCGTTATTGAAATATCATAATTATACTTGGAACTTTTCATTATATACAATGGATCACAAAGAATATGAATTATTTTTTGAAAATTCGGATGCAGAAATATCTAAGTACGTTATTGCACAAAGTGGAGTAACTGGAAGATATAGTATCAATAGTGTAAAGATAACTTCGGCTGGTCCAGCAACACCAGGACTTACTTCTAACTATTCATTGAACTCATGTATCATGGAAGTTCAAGAAAATGGTGGTATGAGTTTGTTTGATGACTTAGTAGTACTATCAAATGAACTTGGATACCAAAAATTCATGGATGTTCCTTTGGTAATGGAACTTAATTTTGTAGGTTTCGACGGAGAAAGTGGAGAGCCAACAATTATACCAGGATTAAACCGAAAATGGGGAATGCGTATCAATACTATAGCAGGTTCTGCAAGTCCATCTGGTGGTACAATGAATTATACATTCACAATGACAAGTACACGTGGCGGTATAATGGAAAATAAAGATTGGACTCTTATGGAGCCATATACTTGCACAACAGCAACATTTGGAGAATTTTTACAACAATTAGAAGATCATTTAAACAAGATAGCAACTGATCAATATGGCTATCTACGATTTAAGTACGCTGCCTTTGCAGATAATAAATTCTTTGAACTTTCTTGTCCTAATGAATTGGCTAATATGACAATTAATTACGATTCAAAACAAAGTCCAGAAGTTACACAAACTTCATCTGGTCAAAATGCATCTAAACAATTTACATGGGCAGCAAGTCTTCCAGTATCTAGAGTAATAGATGATGTATTAGATTGTTGTATGCCATTACATGATAGTACTGATAAACGTAGACAATTTGTTAATATTATACCAGTTTCTAAGTATATTGGTTATGATAATATACGAAATACTTCTGCTTTTAAAAGTTACTTCTATGTATTGAAGTATAAAATTGGAGATGTAACTTCAAAGGACGATTTACATGAAGAAAGATTTAATCTTGAATATTTTAGAGAAAATGCTGATAAAATAGCAGATGAAACTGATCCAAATAAACAACCAAAGATAAATGCTAAACGATATGATTATCAATTTAGTGGTTTAAACAATGAAGTTATTAATTTGGACTTAAAATATGATCAAGGATTCAATCTAGCTGTAGTTCGTAACCCACAGTCACAAATTGACCAAGATAACAGTTCTGGTACTCATAAAGCTGAACTTTTAGAATTAGCTGGACAACAATATAGTACTGCTGATGGTTTTACAGATATATGGGCTAAATCACAAAGTTTACAACGTGAACAAGACAGTGGTAAAACACTATCTGATGAAGAACGCCAATTTATCCGTGATGCACAAAATTTAGCACAAGAAAAAACAATGCCAACTGAAGATGAGCAAGAGCAAGATGATTATAACTTATCATTATCTCCATCATTACCAAAATACATTGAGGATTTCAGAAAAGATCATGATTTAACTGTTGATGGCACTAATGGTATTGGAATACCCAAAGTTAACAGCATTCCTGTAGAGCCAACAAATACTAAGCAAACAAATTCCGGTACAAAAGGTGATAATAGCTCAGATGATGAACTTGAACGCAGATTAGTTCGTGATAATTACTATAACCGTTCATTTTTAGCAAAATTAGATATGAAAGTACTTGGTGATCCATTCTGGTTAGGATGGGGAGATTATTCTTTCATGAAATATCTACAACGTGCCGTACAAGGTGAAGATTTGAAACCTGATCCTAGTGATATTCACTTTGCCAATTACTTAACATCTGAATCATATCTTCTTTTAAACTTAAAACCAATTGTTGCTATTAGTGATACTACTGGTATTTTGGAAATTAATCAAACTTCTGTATTTGCACAAACATTGTATAGAGTTAATAAAGTTGTTAGTGAATTTAATAGCAATGGTACTTTCACACAACAAATCACTGCTGGATTAGTAATTAGATCACTAAGACGTAAAGAAAACTACACTGATAACACCGAAGGAAATAATAATGGCGGATAATAGTACTAGTAAAAGTATGACCTTTGCTAATAACCAAAATGCAAGGTTCAATCCTCAATTTGTCCAACTAGCAACCGTAATGGACAATCGAGATCCTACCAGAACTGGTAAATTAAAAGTATGGGTGCAGAATTCACAAAGTGATAAAGACTCTAAAGGGTCTTGGCTTACTGCATCATATCTTTCACCATTTGCTGGTAGAACACCAGGAACACCTGGTGCAGAATCTTATCAACAATTCCCAAAAGGATACGGTTTTTGGGCAGTACCACCAGATGTTGGGGTAACTGTAGCAATATTCTTTGCTAATGGTAATATACATGATTGTTGGTGGTTCGCATGTGGTTATGATGATCGTATGAATACTATGGTTCCTGGTTCTGCATCACAAAAGATGCCTAATTCTGGTTATGATATGCCAGTACCTATTACTGATTACGATAGAAATACAATTCAAACACAATTAGATCAAAAATATGTAAACGTTCCATTAGTTGAAGGTTTAAAGAAACAAAACCTTTTATATGATGAACAAAAAGGTGTACCTAACCGTAGTAGTACTAGACAAACAATCTCAACCACATATGGAATGGCTTCACCTCGTGGAAACTCATTCGTTATAGATGATGGATTCACTGATTCTGAATTAACTGCTCCAAGTTGGGATGAAGACCAAGATAGCTATCAAAATACCCAATTTGATAATCCAACAAATGACACAACTGTTGGTTCTCGTAAGAATGAAGGAATTGTGCTACGTACACGTAGTGGTGCACAAATATTATTATCAGAAAGTGATGGTAATGTATTCATAATTAACAGAGATGGTACTGCACGTGTTGAATTAACGGTAGATGGTCAAGTATTAATTCATTCTGATAAAAGTATTACTGTACGTACTGATGAAGATTTTAATTTAACAGTTAAACGTGATTTAAATGTTGAAGTTGGTAGAAATTTCAACTTACATGCAGTTGGTGATAGTAAACTTAATCTTGTTGGTAAATTAGATGCCATAGTAAATGGTCAAGTTGTAATTAACACTGGAGCTGATTTGCGTTTAGTTGCTGGTGCAAGTATTCGTTTACAATCCGGTTCCAGTACTAATATTACTTCAGGTTCAAACACTGCAATAACAGCTTCAAGTACTGTTGATATTACCGGTTCTTCTGTTAATATCAGTGGTGGTGGAAATAATTTAACTATTAAAAGTGGAAGTACTGCTAGTACTGCAACAATGGGTGCTCCAGATTTCCAAACACCAAGTGTTGGATTGGCAAATCACATACATTACCACCAATCATTTAGTGATGCTAGTAACCACAGTAACGCAATGGCACCCGCTGTGGCAGGTGGTGGAAATAGCAGTACTACCGCCCCAGCTAATGCTGAACCAGCTAATGACGTGGCTCCTGAAGCTCCACAACAGCAAGCTCAAGAGACTGTACAACATGTTAACAGTACTCAAGAGGTAGGTCAAGTACTTTCTCAAGATCTTACCGTTAGTGATGGTGGAGAAGATGATACTACTGTTACTTATACCACAACATATGAAGGTTTGCAAATGTTTATGCCTTGTACTGGTACTATTCGTGAATTTGGATATTGGGGTAAAGGTGTTCCAACCCAATCAGGAACAACAACAAACCGTAATGGATGGATAATTCAAGCTAAGGGAGATATTGTTGCACCGGATGGTGGATTGGTAACAAAAATTACATCAGGTGGGCTAATTATAACTCACCCAACTGGATATAAATCGGTATTCTATGATATTAATATTACTGTTAATAATAAAGATACTGTTACGAAAGGTCAAAAAATAGGAACAGCTAGTGGAGTATTTGAATTTGAAATACGGTTACAATCTGCAAACATTTATGGATTTAGTGGAACAGTAGACCCTGGATTATTCTATAGCACTGTAACTGGAAAAGGTTCTTCAGCAGCAAACAAAAGCTTAACTGCTGGTAAACCATCTAATCTCAATCCTGCACCAGTAACTGGTTATTCTGAAAATAGTTCAGAGTTAGTAGTTATTACAAAGGTTAATAGTATTGGTTCTGTATATTCCCAACGTGGTTCTAGACATAATCCAAGACGCACAAGCACTCCTAAACGTAATAGTAATACATCAGCTAAAGTTCCAGCAGAGGATTTATCATCTATTGATAAAACTTCAGTGGATTGGAAAGTTTCTGCATCTGATGGACAACTAATTGAAGAAGTTAAAGAGTTTGAAGGTACTATTCGCTATCAAACTGCTGTAGGATATTATCGAAATGGTAGATTTTGGATTTATAAAGATAGCATGGGATACCCAACAATTGGTTATGGTCATTTAATTACTGCAAAAGATAATTTTGCTGGTGGTATTGATGAACCAACGGCTGATGCATTATTACAGAAGGATTTAGTCAGAACGGTTCGTGATGCACAATCTATATATGCACAATATAATATGAAAACTCCTTATATTTGTCAAATAGTACTTACTGAAATGGTATTCCAAATGGGTAAGGGTAAAGTATTAAAATTCAAAAATACATTAGCTGCAATGGCTCGTGGAGATTATAAAGCCGCTGCCGCTGGTATACGTAATTCTGCATGGTACAATCAAACTACTAGACGTGCTGAAGTTATGGCACGGCGTGTAGAGGCATGTGAATAAATACTTGTACTAATTATCAATGGGAGGTAATTATTATGAGTAATTGGATTTTAACAAGTAAAGATCCTGATCTATTAAATGATATTAAAACATATGAAGGAACTATTGCGTACCAATCTAAATTAGGTTATTACAAAGACAATAAGTTTTGGACATACAAGGATAGTTTAGGTTATCCAACAATAGGTTATGGACATTTAATTACGGAAGGTGAAAACTTTAAATTAGGCTTAACCGAAGGTCAAGCAAACGATGTACTTGCAAAAGATTTAGCTTCTAAAGTTGCTGATGCAAAATCAATCTACGAACAATATGGTATGAAAGGTGGACTTGAATTACAGAAAGTACTAACTCAAATGGTATTCCAAATGGGTAAAGGTAAGGTTCTACAATTCAAGAACACTCTTTCATGTATGGGTCGTGGGGATTATAAAGGTGCAGCAGCAGGAATGAGAAATTCTGCATGGTACAAACAAACGACTTCTCGTGCTGAGAAATTAGCAAGAATCGTTGAATCTCTATAAGGAATAAAATATGGCTGTGACATTTAAAGGTTTTGCTTCTCCTATAGTCGGCAAAACTCAAGTACTGTACGATGTTGAATTGGTCAAGAAAGATCTTATTAACCATTTTAATACAAGAAAGGGTGAACGGGTAATGGATGTTGATTACGGATTTATTGGTTGGGATTTATTATTCGAACTAGATAGACCTGGTAATTCACAGTTATTGGAAGCTGATGCTAGAAATATAGTGTCACAAGATCCTAGATTACTTCTATTATCGATTCAAGTACAAAACGTTGAGTACGGTTATCAAGTCAACATGTTATTAAGATATGTTCAACTTGAGACAGTTGAAGAACTTACTTTAGTCTTCGACAATCGATCTCAACAAAGAATGGCATTTATTAATGCAGCATAAGGCATCCTATGGATGCCTTTCTTTTTGGATAAATATTTCTATATTATTATATGAGGTGTATAACATATGGCACAACAAAAAAGACAATCCAATTTGTATGCTGCTGAAGACTGGCAACAAGTATATGAGTCTTTTGCTCAAATAAATTTAACTGCGTATGATTTCGATACTATACGTGAAAGTATGGTGAACTACTTACGTTTAACCTATCCAGATTCATTTAATGACTGGATTGAAAATGATGAATTTATTTTTATTCTAGATACCATCGCATTGCTAGGTCAAAACTTAGCTTTCCGTATGGATATGAACAGTAGAGAGAACTTTCTAGATACAGCAGAACGTCGAGCTTCAGTACTCAAATTGGCAAAAATGATTTCCTATGCACCAAAACGTGCATATCCTGGTCGTGCACTTGCAAAAGTGACTGAGATTAAAACGAACCAAGAAATAAAAAATAGCTTCGGTACTTCACTAAAAAACCAAACCATTCGTTGGAATGATCAAGGCGATGATAACTGGTATGAAAATTTCATTCTAGTAATGAATAGTCTTTTTATTGACACTAACCAATTTGGCGATCCTGTTAAAAAAATAACTATTAATGGTGTATCAAATCACTTATATAGAATGAATACTATACCGATGAGTTCTCCTAATATTCCATTCACTGCGAATATTAATGGTGAATCTATGACATTTGAAGTAGTAAATCCAGATTTAACAAGTACTGGAACAGTACAAGAACGTCATCCACAACCTCAAGAACAAAAACATATTATATATCGAAATGATGGTAATGGTTTTGATTCACCAAATACCGGATTTTTTGTTTACTTTAAACAAGGAAATTTAACATTTAGTGATTTCCAATATGATCAGAGAATTGAAAATCGTGTTCAAGATATTGACACTAACAACATTAATGAGATAGATGTTTGGGTTCAAGAAATTACAGAAGACGGTTTAGTTCGTACTAAGTGGACACGTGTTCCGGCAATGGAATCTATTGCATATAACTCAGTAGATCGTAGATTGAAAAATATCTATTCTGTAACAACCCGCGATAATGATCAAATAACACTTAAATTCCCTGATGCTAGAAGTGGACAAGTGCCACGTGGTTCATATAGAATTTGGTACAGGGTTAGTAATGGTGAAACTTATACAATAAAAACTACCGATATTCAAAATAAGTCTATTAAGTACACATATCGTACTGATTCACAATCTGAATTTGAAAGTAGTACTTTGGATTTGAAATTTAGTTTACAATTCCAATCATCTCTTGCTCAATCAAGAGAAACCCTAGAGCAAATTAAAGATCGTGCACCACAATTATATTATACACAAAACCGTTTTGTCAATGGCGAAGATTATAATATTGCACCCTTAATGCTAGGAAACACGGTACTTAAAGCTAAAGCTATTAATAGAATATATTCAGGTCAATCAAGATTTATTGATATTAATGATCCAACTGGAAAATATCAGAATACCGATATTTTTACCGATGATGGTGGAGTTTATAGAGATGAAATACAATCACTAAACACAGTATTGTTACCAACCTCTAAATCCAATACATCAATTGTTATTGATGATATTCAACCATTGATTGGTGATAATTCAGTAATTCAATTATATCAAGAATATCCAACAAATACGGTTTCTATTATTAACAACCAAGTATGGACGCCTGAATTTAATTCAAGTTATACTTCAAATACCTATGGTAGATTGATGAATGCTGGGACACCAGTACTTTATGATATTGGAACATTATTGAATTTTTCTACACCATCCGGTACTGATGTATGGACTTCAGTAGTAGATGTTATTGATAATTATCTAGTATTATCAATGCCAATTAGCTCAGGTCAATTAGCTACTGAATTTATAAAACCATTTAGAGTTAAATTTTCTAATGTTGAAGTTCAAACAATTGCTAGTACATTAGATAAAAAAACCGACTTTGTATTAATATACGATCCTAATACATTATCATGGATTCCAATTGAAGGAACATATAATACAACAACTGTTGTTTATAACAACACCACTTATCCTATTTTGATTAATGTATCATATACATCAGAATCATGGGAATTTGTGTCTAGAGGTGTAAATTATATTTTTGTTGGTGGAGATAAAGTTCGATTTTATTTTGTAAGTACTGAAAATATTAGTGATATTAGTACTGGTACAGTTCAATCTGATAAAATAGTTGTGTTATCCTATAATACTAATTATGTTAATAATTCAGGATATTCAGATGATGAACAATTCCAGATTATAAAAACTGTTAATCAGGAAAATGGATATATTGATGGTTCTCGTGTAATTATTACAAGTGCAGCACGTGATACAAATGGAATTCCATTAAGTCCTAACCAGTTCAGAAAGATTGTACCAGAATGGACAGGAACTGACAAGGTAAAATATGAACAGTGGATTTTCTTCCAAGAAAATACTGATTTTACTATTGATGTTGTTGAACCATCTGCTGGCAAATTTACTTTATTGGACAGTTCATGGACATATACAGCGTCACAAGCAAATGCAGAAACTATTGCTTATAGAAAGGCAGCTTTATTACGAAATGTCAACATGAGAAGTACATCAATGACTGATTTATATTCTAAAGGTTCAGGATTCGTAATTGGTTTTGAATATAATGGGAATGATTATTTTGTTGAACAAACGGTTGGTAATAATAATGATAGATTGAATAATTTCCTTTCAAACATGACTTTACCAACAGATCAAACTCCAATTACACCAGAACAAGCGTTTGTTCGTGCAATTCAAAACATGAGTGATGAAGATGCCGATGAAACTGTAAAACTTGATTATTATGGTTATGTGGATGTTAGTACGGACTATTTTATTAAGAAAGATGCACGTGTTAATTTAAATTATCACTGGAAGCACTACGCACCAGATGATAATCGAATTGACCCAAGTAAAACTAACTTAATTGATATGTATGTTTTAACAAATTCGTACAAAACTGCTGTTGATATATGGTTAAAACAAGCAAATGGTTCAGATTTCCCTAAACCACCTACTAGTACTGAGTTGAAGGAGATGTTTGCTGATGTTGAAAACAAAATAGTAATTAGTGATAGTACAATATGGCATAGTGCAAGTTATTTGAAATTATTTGGTGACGCCGCTGATTCAGATTATCGTGCTGACTTTAAAGTTATCAAATTACCTAATAGTACATTAAGTGATGATGAAATTAGACAGAGAGTAATATCAATTACTAATGATTTCTTCTCCGTTGATAATTGGGATTTTGGAGAAAGCTTTTATTTCACAGAATTAGCAACTTATATACATATAAATTTGAGTACTGAGATTGCATCAATTGTAATTGTACCACAAAATCCAAGTTCTAAGTTTGGTGAGTTGTTTGAAATTCCATGTGAATCAGACCAACTCTTTATCAACACCGCTACAGTTGATAATGTCATTATTGTTAACTCATTAGCAAAAAGTAATATTAATATTGGAAAATAAATTAAAGGGCATCTTCGGATGCCCTTTGTTCTTCCATAAATAAAACAAATGAGAAAAAGAATTTTTTATTGGAGATTATAATGGCGAACGAATTTAAATTTCAGCTTTCAAAAGTAACAGAAGCTGTTAATCAGAAGTTGTTCATAAAGAGATTGCCTGAATGGATGCAAGGTCTAGAACAGATTCAAATGTTCTGTGATGATATTATCCAACAATGGTTTAATCCAGCAGATGAAAACATAGTTGACGGTTATATTGGTGACCGTGGCTCACCTGCTGCATCAGGAAAGATTTTCCTAAATGAACTAGATTTACAACGTCAAGACTATCAATTCAGTACTGCATATGTTTCACGCAATGCTGATACAAGCGTTCGTTCGATCCAATTCTATCCAGATTTAGTTGGTTATTTGGAACATTACGGAGCGTTGGCAGATAATCAAGCACGTTTATTGAGTGGGAAGTACTATGCATGGACACCACCAATCAACCCAAACAAATTACAAAATTTCAGCTCCTATCTATGGGATTCACAGAACGAATATGGTATTAATCCAGATTATATCGTAATGGAACGTGGTGCATTGAATGGTAACACATGGTCATTACAGAATTTTTGGTATACTATCGGTCAGGAACTACCTGATGGTACTATTGTTACTGAACAAATGGCTACAAGTGGTCGTTTTGCTCGTGCACAAGCACCAATTATTGAATTCAACAAAAATATTGAATTAATGAACTACGGAACTCAATTCCGTGGAGTTGTAAACTATCTATCAGATTCAATCAAACCTGAAGATATTGTACAAAAGAACGTTGGTGATAATGTTCGTGTAGATGGATTTGTATTACAAGCTGGAGACAGAATTTTATTCACTAGTATTGGTAACCCTGGTGAAAATAACCGTATATATAAAGTTTACATTAAACAAATGGCAGATGGTACTCGTGTGTACGGCCTAGTACTTGATGAAGACGAAGAAACTACTGAACGACCAACAGGCGAACCATTAAATGGGGATGTTATTCTTGTTCGTAGTGGTAATACATATGGAAATACCGCAGTTTATTGGAATGGTCGCAATTGGGTTAACGCTCAGGCAAAACCAGGGGTAAACACGTTCCCATTATTCCAACTTTATGATAAAAATGGATTCAAATTAGATAATAGTACTATCTATCCTAGTAATAACTTTACTGGTTCAAGTCTATTTGGTCTAAAAATCAATTACAATTATGGTGAAGATAAAATTTACGGTAAACATGTAGAATTGAGTGAATATAACTATTATATTTTCGAAAACTTCCTACAAACTATCCGTTATTCATATTCTAAAGCTGGAGCAATTACTGAAATTCCAGGATTGTACTTCTATAATGTTATTGGAAAAAATACTGATGGTGAATTAGTTCAAAATCTTAAATCCGATTGGGTTCGTAGTGAAGATCAGTCTAAACAATACGTTCGTCAAGTTCCAGAAGTGAATAAAACTTCAATGTATCGTGTATTCAACACTGTACAAGAAATGAATACATTTAAAAACCCAATTGAAGATATGTACGCATATGTTGTTGAAAATGATAATACCTACAAGTATTATAAACCAACAAATTCAACATTTATGAAATGGAATTTAACATCATCTGATGCAGTTCAATCAGATAGATTCCAACATACTTTTGAATTGGCACAGAAAATAGATCCGTCCAACGTAAATGAAAGTTTAGAAGTATTCTTCAATGGAGAAAAGACATTTAATTACAGTACTGAATTAAATTCCTCTGGAAATGTTCAAAATATTGTATTAAATGATGATATTAACATTAACGAAGACAGTATTGTTGAAATTGTTACCTTTAGTAGTACTAAAGTTCCAGATTTAACACTAGGTTCTTATCAGATTCCTATTAATTTACAAAATAACCCATACAATGAGTTCATTGACTATATCCATCAGGGCGACTATACCCCTCATTTCTTAGATATTATCGGTAAGAACATCACTGAAGGGTCAGTTAATGATTTAAACAACTATGAAATGCGTTTATCTGAAGGTTTAGTGAATAATTCTGTTGGTACAAAGATTATTCAGAACGAAACTTCTCTATTACCATTAATGCTTCATAGTGCAAATGAAAATTTAGACCTATTTGCTGCAATTATTTTTACACAGTTCGAATATTTTAGATTTAAAAACAAATTTAACACCCAAATGATGAATTTGTATAATAAAGATCCTGAAGCATTCCAAGCTGAAAGTGCATCTAATTTAGTGGATATGATTTTTAACATTATTAATGTAGGTAAAGATAATACTTTCCCATTCGCATTAGATAATGTCGGTTCAAACAGTACTACAGGTAAAACCTTTATTCCACCAACACCTCAGTTTTTAGGATTACTAAAGGCATATCGTCCAGAAAAAGAAACATATCTTCAAGCTGGTCGTGAAATTGGATGTTATAACATTGACCATATGGGTATTATTAGCAAAGCGTATCGTGTAATTAACGGCGTTGACCTTATGGACGATGTAATTTATGAATTGGAAAATAGAATTTATAATAGTATTGATAATACTTTCAAAACAGTAGATTATCAACCACCTATGGATAAAGATTTACTCTCACCTACACCATATTTCAATAATACTGAATATAGTTTAGATGAATATACTAAATTAGAACTACGTGGATATGTGAACTTCATAGCTTCAAATGGAATTGATAACAGTACTCATGATTATGATCCTTCAAATTGGATGACATGGAACTATACTGGAGCAACATACGTTGTTGATGGAAATCCAACTGATATTCCAGCACGTGGATCATGGAGAGCAATCTATACTGACATGTTTGGAACTTATCGTCCACATACCCATCCTTGGGAAATGTTTGGATTTACACAACGTCCAGATTGGTTTAACCAAGAATATGAACCAACTAAAGTTCGTTTAGGACAAGGTGTTACTGAATATGTTTATGTATACGAAGCGTATGTTACTGACGAGGGTGGAAATATCGTCCCTAGTGGTCTATGGGATACCACAGGTCTACAAGGTGATGCAAGTACTGGTACAATTTTACATGGTAGTCGTGCAGGTCAATATGATAGATATAAACGTTTTGGTAAACAACCGTTTAATATAGTAAAAACCGGAAACTTTACTACTGATGGAGAAGAAATTTGTGAATTAACTCTAATTGCACCTGAAGTATTAGGTTTAGTTAGTGGTGCATTAGTACATCTTAGTGAGCCTTGGGCTTATGGTGACATGGGTGACATGGAATTTACTTATATGAATACCGTAATGTACTCATATGATAAAGTTATGGCATTACTACGTGCAAAACCAGGACAATTTGCAAACTATTTCTATGATACCAAAGGTAGTACTGTTCAAAATATTGCTAACGATGGTAAACAATTCTTGTACGGGGATTCTAATCTTCGCTTGAACTTTAACAAGAATACTTTAGTTCATACTGAAAATGGTCAAAGAATTCTAGGATACCAAACATGGGTTAGTGATTTCTTAGTTTATCAAAACAAAGATGTTACAACTAACTATGGAGATATTTTACGTTCATCATATGTAAATGTTGGTCATAGAATTGGTGGATATACTAAAGCTGATCAATTAACATTTAGTTCAGATTCATTCGGATTAATTTCACAAGAAAACCAACATATCGGTTTAGTAAAAAGTGAATCCTTCCGTGATGAAACTATGAGTGCCATTAAAATTCAATGGACGGGTTCTGGATATTCAATTAGTGGATATGATCTAGTTGGTGCTACATTAACATATAAACTACCTAATAAAACTGGTCGTAGAACATCAGTAACTGTAGGTAAACGTTCTGTGGTTCATTACAATGAATACTTAAATGAATATGGAACATATGAATATGGAACACTATTAAAAACTTTCCAAGAAGTTTACACATTCTTATGTGGTTACGGTCAATATCTAGAAGATCATGGTTGGATTTTTGAAGACGTTAGTGAAAACGGCGTTACACAAGATTGGACTGTTATTGGTAAAGATTTTATTTCATGGAGTGCTACCAATCCATCAGTTGGTGAATTCATTTCTGTATCGCCTAGTACTAAGAATGCAAAATTCGGTACTACATTCGGTTCAGTACTATCCATAACACAATTTAATGGTGGTGTATGGTCACTACTTGATGATACTAACGATGGTATTCGTCCATACGAAATTGATACATCACGTATCGGTAACGTGTTCAGTGTTCGTCTAGTTGATGATTCTGATAAGCGTATGGCATTAATTCGTGTTAGTGTAGTTGCATATGAGCACGCTGTAATTTTTGATGATAGAACAATTTTTGGAAATGATTTATATATTCCTAAGTATGGTTCAGTACATGAAATGATTAAAATGTACGGATATGTTACTGGTTCTTGGAATGGTCGCTTAGAGGCACCAGGATTTATTATTCTAGAAGCAGGAACACTACCCGATTTTGAAAAATTAGTAACTGATTTCCAACATTATTACGATAATGACAATCCTGTTGATAATGTTACATTACGAAACTTAGCTCGTCATGTAATTGGATTCCAAACTCGTGATTATATTTCTCAAATGATTACTAGTGATACCTCACAAGTAGATTTTTATAAAGGTTTCATTCGTGATAAAGGTACTAATCAAGTATTCGAAAGAGTTCTTCGTGTATCTAAATCTTATAATACTGATAATTATAAAGCATTACAAGAATGGGCATTTAAAATTGGTGAGTACGGTAACATTTATGGTAAAAAACACTTACAGTTCCAATTAATCAATAATGAATTTGCACAAGAGCCTCAAATGTTTACATTTGATGAAAATGCAACTTCAGATACTGATAATAATAATATAATTTTTTATGGTACACAAGGTGTTGATTCACGTTGGGTTACTAGACCAAATGGTCAATTTTCATTCCCAATGCGTAATGGAAAAAGTGAAAGAATTAATTTACCGGATATTGGTCCAGTAACATTAGACGAAGTATCTTACAGTACTCGTGATTTCACAACTGCATATGTTGATCGTTTGAATTATATCAATAACACTGGTGATACACCCACATCTGTTTGGGTATTCCGTGATATGGACAATAATTGGAATATTTTTGAACTTGTAAACACTGGTATTACTTTAAATTCAATCACCCCAATTGGTGATGAAGATAATTATCCAGGAAACCATTGTACATTAGAACTTAGTTCAGCACATGGCATGGATGATGGGGATTACTTCTTCTTTGTTGATGAATCAGAGTATATGCCTGATTTACTAAAAGCAGAGACACAGTACTTTACAACTGGTTCAGATCCTAAGAGCTTTGTGATTCCACTTGATGTTACTAATACAATTTCTTTCACTGAAGGAAATCCAGTATTATACCGTTATGTAAATCGTTTTAGTACTAATGCAGCTAAAGATTCTTATATTAATAAGAAATATTCTTATGCGGCTCCAGAGAGTACACTTTTTGTTAGACCAACAACTTATAACAGTACAAATAATGTAACTGAATTGTATATGAATACATTTGACCCAATCAATGGTGTTATTCCTGGTTCTATCATGTCTGATATTACTTATATTAGTACTATTGACCCAGCGAAGTATAACAGCGATGATGAAAAAATGCAAGCATGGGGTTCAGAAAAAGTTGGTTTAGTATGGTGGAACACAACTAATGCATTCTTTATGGATTATACACGTCCATTGTATGATGCAGATGGTAATGTTGATGAAGTAGCGACAAATGAATACAAACGTTACAATTGGGGTAAATTATTACCAAATTCTGAAATTAATATTTTAGAATGGGTAGCTTCTCCAGTACTTCCATATGAATGGGATAAGTATTGTGTACGTCAAGCTAAATTGAATAAAGATAATACTGCATGGGTTCCAAGTGGTCAAGCAATTGATGATTTCTATTCAGAATTCCAAGAATATGACGAAAGTACTGATTCATATCAAACTGTATATTATTTTTGGGTTAAGAATACAATCTATGTTCCTAAAGTAAAAAATAGAAACAAACCTTGTAATGAATTGTCTCGTACAATTCAAGATCCATCATTATTGAATGCTCCTTGGTTTGCACCAATTAGTCAAAATTCATTTATTGTTAGTGGACTTCAACAAGAAATTACTGATGATAAGAGTATTCTTTCTATTACATATCAAAATAATGCTACTGAAGTGGTTAAACACGAGCAGTATCAATTATGTAAAGAAGGTATGGATTACAATTTCAATCCTATCATTTGGGATTCGTTATGGAATTCTTTAGAATCACAAGAAGTTTTACCTAACGGTAAAATTAAAGAATTACATTATCCAACAAATGATAATGGTATATTACCAGGAGAAACTTGGTTCAGAGATCCAATTGAAGCACGTAGAACCTTTGTTGACTCTGCGAACGCAATTTACAAGACTGTAAATGTGACTACAAATACTGTAGTGATGAATGATGTGTTTAATGTAAAAACTGAAGAACAAAATCCAAATCTAATTAGTTTTAAAGTACTAAACTATAATAATGAATTGGTAATCAACCCTAGTGTTGATGTGTTTGTAGAAAATGATGCAGTTTTAGTTAGTACTAACGGAACACTACCTTCTCCATTAAATTCTACTTCAGTATATTTTGTTCACTTCGATGAAAATAATTATATTCGCTTAATGAATTCTCCAAGTACTGGAGGAACAGCAGTATACATTACATTAGAAAATCGTGGTGAAGGTCAACATAAAATGATCAAACAATCAGATTATATCGAATCATTAGGTACTTCTCTTGACATGACTCAATATTGGTCACTTGCTGACTGGTATGATATTGGATATAGTGAAAACACTACTTATACTGATGAAGTTAGTCTTGAATCTGCAAATCAAAAGAATTATCAAGAAGGTGATGTGATTCGAATTACTGATGCAGAAGGTGTTTGGACATTATATACTAAGACACTATCACGTAATGTTGTGATTTGGCAAGCCGTTGCTCGTCAAAACAGTACTGTAGCATTGAACAATCAACTATATAATGGTTATGAACAATATAATGCAGACGGTTCTTTAACAAATGTTGAAATAAACGTTCGTAAAGCATTAGCATTATTGAAAAATTCATTCTATTCATATCAAAGTAGATTAGTATTTGATATGGTTAAGTATGTTCATACTGAACAAACAGTAGTAGATTGGGTATTCAAGACTTCTTACATTTTTGTTGTTGGTTTAGAGCAATCTTTACAACAGAATTATGGAAATGATAATTTAATAAATCAAATTGTTGATTATTTTGAAGAAGTTAAGCCATATCGTACTAAAATACGTTCACAGATTGAACAGAAAACTTCAAATACTGATGAAATGAATGGATTGATGAATGATTTAGATCCAAATGGTTATGTGTTCGTTAATGGTGCATGGGTTAAAACACAAGATGATATTTGGGATGTTGAGTACGCTCAATTTAATCCAGTAACAAATAAATGGGAAATTCATGGTTCATTGCCAAGTAATTTTGTATATCCAAACAGAAGATTCCAAGAATCTTATGAAACTTTGGTATATGATAACTTCCAATGTACTCCAGATTCTGATTTAGATGATAGATTAACATTAGAACAAGTTAATAATTCGTTCATGACAAATGTTAATGATGTTTTACCAGTTGGAAACCATTATAAGTTACAACGTTATTCATATTCATATCCACAAATTGACTATGTATCCATCAATGAGGTGGTACTAGCTAGAATGAGTGTATATTATCCAGATATGAACGTAAGTGGTAAAATACAAGATGAAATTAATAAAAAGCTACAAGAATTTGTTAATGACATTGATGCCACTGAACTGTTCGAAACTAGACTTGAACAAGTAACACAAGCAGCATATGATTCAGATTCATCCGTATCAGTTGCTAACCAATATAATCAGTATAATACTTTGGCTAACAGAAGAAGATTATATACATCATTAAGTGATAATTCAATTGCACAAGAAATGAATTGTCCATTTAAAGGTAGAATTCTAACTGATAACCCAAATACTAGATTACCATTTGGATTCTCTGCAAGTAATGTTGAAAATTATGGTTATATTATGTATGGTCGTGATTTATATGAGAAATTTGTTTCTATAGTTAAAGATGCAAATCCTTCATTCAGTGAAGCTCAAATTAATGATTATCTAGTATATGAATATGGTCTATACCCTTGGAAATATGATATGGACTTAGTTGATGAAGATGGAAACCATACTGGAAAGACCTATCTAGATACTTTATATGTATTATCAGCAATGAGAAACACATATAATCCAGATTCGGTAGACCAATATGAAATTGCAAAACAAATTTTGGCAATGCCAACAATTGATATGTATTGCATGGTAATGATTCCACGTAAATTGGCATCAGTACTAAATGTTAATACTAGACAATTCTTATCGGTCCCAAGTGATATAAGTTTGAAAGATTTTATGGAAAATGCATTCATCACTGGTGATGTAGTTTCATTAGAAGAACCAAGCTTAGATGATCTTCCACTAGATATTAATAACCCATTGTATAGCAATATACAAGAAGTTATTGCTGGTGTGAATAATGTTCAGTACTTTGATGATATGAATGCTTTTGATAACTTTGGATTAGAATCTCAGACTAAAGATGTTTTATATTCTGCATCTGGTGTGGTTGATTCAACTAAAGATCCTGTGTTTGTCGATGTATCTGACATTAATCCAATTGGCCTTGATGCAGCACAAATGAGATTTACTGTTAATGGATATAGTTATGATACCGCTGGTAACACACAACTACGTTCACAAGGTAACTTCCAAATTGAAGGTTATGTATTACAAAACCCATATAATAGAAAAGAAGCTATTGTAAGTATTCCAAGGTATAACCAAGCCATTGAGTATATGAACAGAAACTTAATTTCTAAAAATGAAATCAGATATTCATATCAAATAAAGGATGTTATAAATGCATCTGGTACTATTCGTTTAGTACAAAAGAATGATTTCAAAGTTGGTGAGAAAGTTATGGTGTTTACACCAGAAGCTGATGATTATGATGTTCTAATGACAGACAACACGTGGAAGACAATTCTACCTGTAAACAACATTAAGAACGGAACTCGCCCTCGTATCTTTACTGTCTCTGCTGTTAATGGTGATACTATACGTATCGGTGGTTTAAACTTTAGCAGCACATATGATAGCCAATCTGATACGTTGATGGATTCTAGTAAATCAACATCAATTAATGTGGTTCGTATAACATCATTTGCTGATGATGAATTTGTATCTGGTGGAGTTAATTTATATAGTACAGAAAGAACCTACCGAATTAGTATTCTAGATTATGATTCATTCTATGACAAAATGTTAATTGGTAATAAGTATGCTGACAATTATACAACTGATGATTACGATAACTGGTACTTGTCAAATGAAATTGTTGAAGTTGATGGAATTGATATTGACCACGGTTATTATCTTCCAATATATGGAAAAGGTGTATTGAGTGAATTGGTTCGTACTAAAATGGATGACAGTTTACAAATATTCGTCTACGAATATAAAGTTTCCGATATTAAACCAGTTAAGACTGGTAGTACATGGTCTTATAGTGGGACATTAGTTGATAATGTTTATGTTAGTGATAAGAATGCATCTCTTGTAGTTGCATACGTTGACAGTATTGAAAAACGTGAATTTATAGCGAAACCTTTGGGTGTATCAAATACAACCATCCTAGATGGAGTACTCGATGTAACACCAACAGCTAATAACTATATAATTTCAGTTTACGATGAGTTGATTGAGTTGAGAAACACAAATCACATGGCACGTTCACAGCACGGAACTGTAGAAAACAACTTTGTAAAAGGTACAACATATACAGATTTAGGTATTGTGTTAGGTCTAGAAGATGATATGGACGTTTACGGACATAATTATCCACAGATTCCATTAACCACCTATAGTACAGGATATTCAGTATCTGGTACTGTAATTGGACAATTACTATAATAAAAAAGGGAGCCATTTGGCTCCCTTTTCTTTTTATTATTTTTGTAAAACGATGTTATCATTTTCAACATCGAAGAATGCAGTTCCACCTTTAGAAAGAGAACCAATTAACATCTCTTTAGCTAACGGTACACGAATTGTATCATTAATGATACGTTTCATTGGACGAGCACCCATTCCTGGTGTTACACCGCGTTTTGCAAGCACTTCTTTAGCAGCATCGGAAAGTTCTACAACAACACCACGAGATTCAATATCTGCGTTTAGCTCACCGATGAACTTATCAACCACATTTAGAATTACATCATGGCCTAGTTCATTGAACTTCACAACTGCGTCAATACGGTTTAGGAATTCTGGTGCTAGGTGTTGTTTAATAGCAGCATCCATACCATCATCACCTGAAGAATCCATACCAACTGCAAGTACTGAAGCGTCACGTGCACCTAAGTTTGTTGTCATGATAATAGTTACGTTATTAAAGTAAACAGTTTTACCATGTGAACCAGTTAGGCGACCTTCATCCATTACTTGTAGGAAAGTAAGAAGTACTTTCTTATTTGCTTTCTCAATTTCATCAAGTAGCAATACACAGTTCGGATTAGATTCTACTTTATCAAGTAGTGCACCATTACCTGCATCGTGACCTACATAACCTGGAGGTGAACCGATCAATTTCGATACGTTATGCTCTTGAGCATATTCTGACATATCAAAGCGAATTAGTTCTACACCCATTGAATCTGCAAGTGCTTTACTGATTTCTGTTTTACCAGTACCAGATGGACCGACAAACATAAATGCACCTTGAATAGTTGATTTACCACGTAGACCCGCACGTGCAACCATTACGTTTTCGACTAATTTGTTTACTGCATCTTCTTGACCGAACACACGCTTAGAGAGATTATCTGCTAAGGTTAGCATACGTTCACTTTCGGCACATGATACTACTTCAAGTGGTAGATTTGCAATACGAGCGACTTCACTTTCAATATCTGAACGCTGAATTACTTTAGCTGGTTCAGCTTTAGTACGGTTACGTGCACCTGCTGCATCTAGAAGGTCGATTGCTTTATCAGGGAAGCGTTTATTTTGTAAAAACTTCTCAGAAAGTTCTAGTACTGCACTAATTGCTTCTGCTGAATATTGAGCAGAGTGGAACTTTTCATATGTTGCTTTAAGACCATCTACAATTAGACGGGTTTCAGCCAATGAAGGTTCTAAAATGTCAATTTTCATAAAGCGACGAGACAACGCAGCATCTTTTTCAATATGCTTGCGATATTCGTCATATGTTGTTGCACCAATTACGCGAATCTCTCCACGAGATAGAGCAGGTTTTAACATATTGCTCATATCTAACGCACCAGCACTAGAAGCACCAGCACCCATGATGGTATGAATCTCATCGATGAATAGAATTACATCATCACGACCTTTCAATTCAGAAAGTAGATTCTCAACACGTTCTTCAAACTCACCGCGATACTTAGTACCAGCAGTAAATGCACCCATGTTCAATGAAAGAATTTCAACGTTTTTCATTGAATCAGGAACATTACCATCAACAATACGTTGTGCTAGTCCGTCAATGATTTGAGTTTTACCAACCCCTGGTTCACCAACTAATGCCGCATTCTTTTTCGTTTTACGGGAAAGAATCTGAACTAGATCTTCTAGTTCAACATTACGACCGATTAGTGGATCAAGTTTACCTTTAGATGCTAACGCTGTTAAGTTCGTTGTAAAGTTTTCGATACCACGTTTAGATTCACGAGAAGGGCGGTTTGGTTCACGGCGTGAACTTTGTTTTTCTTCTTGCTCGGATTCTTCATCTGAAGTACTACTACGTAGATCAACTTCAAAGTTTTTGCGATTGATATAATTTTGCAATTCACGTGCAACAGCAGTGCGGCTATAAGAAGCCTCGCTGAGTGCAACATCAAGTGCCGTATTTGGGAATGACAAACATTCAAACATAATAAAGTACGCTTGAATCGTATAATCATTTTCTTTTAGTTGTTCAATAACTGCTTTCTTCTCTAGTTCTACCATGATTTTTGAAATCATAGATGAAACTGGAGTCATCTCATTATTGAGTTGTTCCTCAACAGAGAAAGGCAGAACAGGGAATTCCATATTCTTTAGATAATCTGTGATGCGATTTTTGATTTTGTCAGCATCTAGATCAAGTTCCGATAAGAATTCAGAAATGCTAGGAATGCCAAGTGCAATCACACTCAAATGATCTACAGTCATTATGCTATGACCCATAGAACGTGCAAGTGATTCGCCTTCTTGGTAAAAGTCTTCGAAACTATAGCTCATTGTGCTCTCCTTCGTTAATTTATCTGCACTTATATATTATAGCAGATTTTTTTCTGTTGTTCCAAAAATAAATACTATATGAATTTCTTTTTGGAGATTGAAAACATGTCATACAAAATGTGGAAAAAAGGTCGTACCGACGACTATAAATTTATCGACGGGGTAATCGCTGAACAATATAATATTGGCGGCGTCGATATGTGGTTATATACTTACCAAGGGCCAAAAGGCAACGCTGGTAGTACTGATGATACATTACCAGATTATAGCACTGGAAATGGTACGTTGTCAAGTCTAAGTGACTACGTTTTCGGTGAAGTAACACAACGCTCTTATAATGTACAGGCTATCACATTACCAGCCGTATATCAAGTACAAGAAGCAACCCCTGACTTAAAAATTCCAGGTTTATTCTTCAATTTCGACACTATGGATATTACTGTGCATTATAACACAATGATGCAGCGTGTGGGAAGAAAAATTATGCCTGGTGATGTACTAGAATTACCAAACCTTAGAGACTTTGATGTTGCTGGGCGTGATGTTGGTTTGAATAGATTCTATGTAGTACAAGATTCCTTTAGAACATCTGAAGGTTACTCGGCAACATGGCAACATCATATATTTAAACTTAGAGTAAAACCCCTAACAGATTCACCAGAATTTTCAGACATTACTGATCCAGAAAATAATGAATTCCCTGATAATCCAAATGATCCCAACAACGGTAACGGCAATGGTTCTGGTGGTGGTAATAGTACTGGAAGTGCGGAATTAGATATTATGAATAGAATTATTCAACAAGCTGATTCAGAAGTTCCATATATCCATTGGGTTAACGAACATATCTACGATGATATTTCTGACATTAATGAACTTGCACGTTATATCATAAGTGGATATGAATTTCCAGTAAATCCATCAAAAAATATGTTCTTTATCAAACAAACATTACCAGTACTTTATGAAAAAAATGACAACATATGGAGTATAGTTGATACACAATACGGTGTCAAGTTGCCAAAGAAAGCTGAAGATTTTTCTTTCTTCTTCTTGGAAAATGCTGCTGAAGTATCAGGTTATACATTATATCAGTACTACGCATCTGATAAAAAATGGTTAACATGTATGCTTCCTTATACTTCTAATGATAGTGTACCTGAAGATGCTGAAGATTTCTATTGTTTTTACACAAAACCACAACTTTATCAAGTTGAGGACGATGGCGTAACATGGGTTATACCTCCTGAATCGCATTCTAACGTGCCTTTCACAACAAAGGACATAGCTGCCAACCGTACCGCACATGATGACCTAAGACCTTCTATACCACCTGCTAGGGGTACTGTAGAAGAAGGTGACATGTTCCCAAGTGAACCTACCGATGGTGAATATTTTTACAGAACTGATTACAAACCAGTTACATTATGGCAGTACTCTGAAGAAAATAGTTCTTGGAAACAATTTGATTATGGTGGAAGATTGCCTTGGACTGGTGCAAACATTGAGCAAACAAACTTTATTAATAGTCCAGATAGAGTTTCAATTCAAGACGTTGTTAAACCAAACATCGTTTACAGAAAAAAAGATTAAGGTGAAACATGAAAATTAATTACTACTATGACGGTCAATTCCGCCGTCTGTTGAAACATCTTATCAGAGTTTTTGGTGAATTTCAAGTAAAAAATGGAGTTGATGACAACGGGGTGCAGAAATATAAAACTGTACCAGCTAGGTACGCTGATATATCGAGAATGGCTGCATATATAATTAATGGAGGTTCAGAAAACGTACTTCCATCTGCACCATTGATAACTATAAATGTTCAATCTTTGAAACTAGATAGAGCAAGTATTAGAGCACCAATGTCACACACTATGGTAATGGGGACAAATAAATCCCCAGCCGAAAATGAATATATTAAAGAATTAGATCAACAATATCAAATTACTCGTTATAATCCTACTCCGTGGGAACTAACATTTAATGTTAATATATGGACTACTACATTAACTAATAAAATGGAACTATTTGAACAAATAGTAACTCTTTTCAATCCATCTATTCAATTACAATTAAGTGAAAATCCGATAGATTGGACTGGTGTGATTGATATTGAATTAATGGATTGTCAATTTAGTACTAGAGGATTCCCACAAGGAACTGATACTGATTTGGATATTATGGTGTTAACCTTTAAATGTCCAATATGGTTAAGTCTACCTGCTACTGTACAACAGCCTAAACTAATTCAACAAATTGTAACTAATATAAATTTAGCGAAAGATGAATTAGATATAGATATGGGTAATTTTACTGATGTTGTAACGGATGTATATACTCCAAAAAATATGTGTATTTTAGTCGATAGATTATCTCGCACAGATGCAATTGAAACATATGAGGTAACTCTAGTTAGTTCCAGTTTAAATCCATTATCAAGTAATGGAGTAATATATTCATGGGATAGATACCTTGATTACCTAGATCCAAATTTTGAAGAAAAGGATTTATATCTAAAATTCCAACAAGGTATTGAAGAAGATAACCCAATTCGTGGGGATGTTATTCAACGTCCAACCGATGATGCACCAAATAAATTAGTAGTACAAATTGATACTTCATTGTATACAGTTTATACTGCTATTAACGGATTTATTACTGAACCAACTGATTTGCTTAAAGCATTACCCGAAGAACAGTTTATTAATATTTCCGAAAGAAATATAGAATACAAAGAAACAATAATTCCACCTAATTATCTTGCTAAGATAACTAATACTGGTGCAGAACTTATAGATCCAAGTACTATTCAAAGTTATGTTTATAATGGACAGGATACACACTTTTATAGATATAATTCAGTATTTGGATGGCACCAATCTGTTATGAATAAGTATAGACAAGGGTATTGGAGAATTGCATTTAAAAATGCATAAGGATTTTTATGACTAACGAAGCAGTAGGAGCTATATTTTTATCTAAACGTACTGGACGTATGATGTTGAATCTTCGTTCAGAGACTGTTACATACTCGAACAATTGGGGCTTCGTTGGTGGTAAAATTGAAAACAATGAAACCGCTATAGAAGCTTTATATCGAGAAATGTATGAAGAATTAGGAGATTCAATTCCTCCTATTGAAGATATAATTCCATTTGATGTTTTCTGTACTAAGAACGAGAAATTTAGATACTATTCATTTATTGTAGTAATTCAGGATGAGTTTATACCTGAACTTAATGATGAAAGTGCTGGATATTCTTGGGTTAAGATAGGAAACTGGCCTAAACCTCTACATCCAGGAGCTAAAAGTACTTTATACAATACTAATATTGTAACGGACTTTAATTCTCTTTGGGAATCAATAAAAAATGGCAAACCATTCGAAAATAGTTTGCCATATCATTTCTAAATTTTATACCCCAACTGGTGGTATACCTGTCAATTGCAATAACGCTGACCACTGTGTTAGCGTTGTTTGCCCTGCATTTAATCCGCTTATAGTTGATTCAATTCTGAATCCTAAATGTTTAGAACTATTCAATGATGCTGTTACATAATTATTATAATCAGTTTTAGTTACACCATTAGGATTAGGTAGTGTTGGATCTGCTCCATTGATAACAACGTTAATTCCCCATGATTGGTCAACACTATCAATAGTGTCTACAATTTGTGTAAGTACACTTATTTTACGTGGGTCTGGAATATTAACTGCTGTTGTAACTCCTGGAACAATTGCACCTTTATTATCTACATAAAAAGATCCTTTAATCATCCAAGTACTATACACACTAGGGAATGGAACTACTTCACCAGTGGTTTGATCAGTATTAACTTGACGACCCATAATTCTTAATTCATAGAAATAATTTGATCCGAATTGTAAAACACTTTCTCCATTTTGGAAAGTTACCCATCCGTCAGAATCTGTTATAGATGCTCCACCTAAGTTAAAATATGCAATAGTTTTGGTAGGTGTTGATTGTGTAAAAGCAATATATTTTACACCAGAATCATAGTTAATGTCAAGTAGTGATTCATATTGTTTATTAACTGGACGTGTAGTTTGAATTTCACGCCATTCTTTGTTCTTCATTAATACTTTCAATGAATCGCCATTGTTCGTAAGAACCATTCGACCCATTACTGAAGTATCACCATCAGGTACTGTATTAAACAATGTAATCATTGGGATACTTGCCCAATCTAATTCTGTATCTGGTGTTGTTGGTTGCCTTGCTGAATCTACTAATGAAATTAATAGTTCACCAGTACCTGAAGTATTTCTATACCATATTTGACCAGGGACTGAACCTCTTGGAGCAATTTGACCAGAGAAATGTTCTGTCATCCATAAAAAGTTTTCGTTTAATGCTTGACCATATCCAACCTTATCACGTCCTAAAAGGTTAATAGGAACAGGGTTTTGATTAGGTTGATTTGGGCCAAGTATTACATTGTTTGGAACAGAGGCATAAATTTTACCGTTACTACGTTTGATAATATAGTTAATCATTTATATCTCCTTATTGCAATTGTACACGAACGGTGTATTTGATTTGCAAAATACGGTTAGCACTTTTTTCCACAGGATGGAATATAATGTGAGAAAGGGCAATTCCTGATGTACCATCAGTATATAATCCCAATTCATCAAATACATAATTTCCTTCCATATCAGTAGTACTACTGACATTTTGATCAGATGGTTCACCTAATCCTAAAGTACATAAACATACTATATCTGTATAAACTTGACCAGGAATATGAACAGTGGTTACATTATTATATTCTGATTCAACACCTGCGTTCACATTAGCATTAATCTTTTTTGCATATGTTTCTGAGTATAGTCCACCAAAGGAACTGATACGTGGAGTTTTGTAAGTAACACGACCAGTACTAAGAACAACAGTACCACCATTACCAAATCTCATTTCAGAGATTGCACCTAAACTAATACCTAGAGAATCTACGTTTGCAGCTAAAGAATTAGCAATAGCCTGACTCATATTTTCAGGATGTATTGCGTTCGATTTATCAACAACAATAGAAACGTTATCTGGATCTGTAATATCGGTGATTAGTACGTGTCCTTTAACAAATAGTCTTGGTAGCTCAATTTTGTTATTCATTTCTAATCCCTTAGTAGTTAATTTGAATTTCTTCTAATTTGCCAGCCATTTGCTTTTGAAGCAATGATGGTTCAACTGCAATATAATCACGTTGAACTCCAACCCGCAAATATGTAAAATTACCAACAACGTTTTCTGCAAATGTTCCAGTAACACCATGTTGATAAATGGTTTGCTCTGAATCAGGATTGTAGATTTTAGTATCGGTAAATTCTAAATAAAATTTGCAACTTTCTTCGAATTTGATTGGAAACCAATCTAATGCGGTAGGCTCACTTGCTAAAGTTGCTTCTACATAAATTCGTCCGATGAAATTACGTAATGTAAATGCAAGTGTATGTAAGCCAGTAGTACTTCCGTAGTAACCACCAGCCGCTAAAGGTAATGAAACTTCATTCCAATGATAATCATTATTCGTGTTGTACCATGAATCGGTATCTTGGAAATCCATTACTTTACCATCTTTTCCTGTTCTTCTAAAAAGAAAATTCTTTGATCTTAAAGCCATAGTCTTATAGTCCTCTATAATGAACTTTATCTTATTTATAGTACCGTGATTGTAAAATTAGAGGATAAATATTGATAATATGGCATAACAAAAAAAGGAATGAACTATGACAATTTCATTTAATAATGGGTCTTCATCATCCTGCTCAAACTGCTCAGGTATTAAGAATTTAGTTATTAATAATGCAGGACATTTGATCGTAACGTATGATGACAACACTATTGAAGATTTGGGACTTGTAGTTGGTCATGATGGTGCTAATGGGACAAACTTTTATCCAAACGAAATCGGCTTTGAAATTCCAAATGCTGATTTTAATAAAGATAAACCTCAAGGTTGGACATATTTAAGTTTAGTTGATCCTGTATCATTGTACTTTAAAACAAATGATGCTAATCAATCAACAAGTACTTGGATAAGTGCACCGTTTGGTCGTGGGCCACAAGGTGCAGCAGGTAAATCATTTACAATTGATTCATCTGGAACAACTTTCCCTACAACGGGTTTAGTTGATAATTATACATTTTATAGAACTACCGATGGTACTATTTGGATTTATGATTTAGCAACTACAGATTGGAATGGACCTTATCAATTTAAAGGTGACAGAGGCTTACAAGGCCAATTCATTATTAATTCAGAAGGTGATACCTTCCCATCAATAACTAATTTAGATCCTGGATATACTTTCTATAATACCGAAACTGGTTTCTTATATTATGTGATAGAAGCGAGTAATGGGCAAAAATCATGGAGTCCTGGAATTTTATTCCGTGGACCACAAGGTATTAAAGGTGATGATGGTGATATTGGACCAGCAGGATCTGATGCGAATAACATTTATGCAATTAAAAATGTTATAGATACTTCATATGAAAACGCATTACTAGTAATAGGTAAATGTCCAGCAGGATATTTGGTAACTAATATAGAAGTAGATGTAAGTACTGCATATAATGCACCAGTAACTGATCTATCAGTACGATTTGGTGGTCTAGCACAATCAGAAATCGGTGGTACTATAATTGCTCCACCAGATTATTTTGATATAAATCATGCAAGTCGTTATATTGTTAACGAAGTTAATCATGATATAAGCACAGAAGAAGAAATAATTTCTTGTATCTTTAACGAATCTGTGAACAATAGTAGTACTGGTATGATGACAATTATTGTGACTATAGCTAAACAGCTTCCAATCACACCAATTGAAGATAATATCTAATATTAAAAGGGAGAATCGGTTCTCCCTTTTTTATTGGGTTCATAAATACAATAAACAAACATTCTTAGGAGAAAGTATCGATGGCAGTTTTTTCTAATTTAGAAGGAACCATGAAAAAGACCTTTATCCTTGGTAAAAATGGTTCTAAACTTGCATTTGAAAATGGTGCAGTTAAGGCATATAACTATCAAGGAACAAGTCTTATTCCAATCAGTGCGGCAGACCCATCTGACGGTACACACCTAGTTACTCTAGCATATTTTAATGCACATAGTGGAGGTGGATCAGGTTCAGCATTACGCGGAACAACAGATCCAGACCCAAGCTTAGGCGTAGACGGTGATGTATATTATAAAGTGGATGCTACAAACATATTACAAATATATGTAAAAGATTTGGGAATATGGAAACCTTTTAGCTCACAAACAACAGATACACCATATGTAACTACAACATCAGCAACACCTTCAGAATTTATTCCAACAGGTGGAAACTTTGTGTTTACATTACCTGCATCAACACATGGTAGAGGTTCTAATATCATTGTTCAGCTACAAGAAACTAATGGTGCAGTTGAAAATGCTGATATAGAAGTTGATAGTACTGGCAACATTAAAGTAACGGTTAGCTCAGCACCATCTTCAAACGTTAACGTAGTAATTATAGGAGCAACAAGTATGACTACCCCATACAGTCAGTTAATTAATAAGGCTAACTGGACAGCATCTGGTGATGCATTTACAATCACAATCCCACAAGCTACTCACGGTCAAGTTCCTGGTGCAATCTTTATTACAGTATATCAAAACACTGTTGATTCAGCAACTAGTACTTCCCCTTATGCATTGGTTGCAGTTGAAACTGCAATTGATAGTTCTGGTAATGTTACTTTAAAATCCAATGTAACATTCAGTGGTAAAGTTGTACTAAGTGGTAAGTAATTAAACAACAAAATCCAGAAATTAATGTTTCTGGATTTTTTCATATATAACCCTGATCAATATAACCTATCCCAATAAATACTTGAAATAAATGATTTGGGATAGTTTTTCCATATTTTAAATCCAACGGAGGGATTACATACATGTATTCTATAAAAACGGATCTTGACGTATCTGGTAATCAAACGATTTCTAAAGATCTTTTGGTTAAAGGTAGTGCAGTCATTACAAATAATCTTACTGTAGGTGGTACGATTAATTTTGCTAATGCTACATTTACACAGATTACAGTCACAGGTACTGCTAATCTAGCTGATGTTAACTCTACTGGTACTGCTGCATTGAACAATGTTCAAGTTTCTGGTAACACAACTCTTGGTGATTCCGACGCCGATTCTGTTACTGTAAATGGAACATCAACATTTAATGCTCCAATTACTGCAAAAAGTAATGTATCAATTGAAGGAAACACAGTAGTAGGTAATGCTAGTACTGACACATTAACTGTCAATGCAACTTCAACATTTGCTGCACCAGCTACATTCAATAATAATGTAACTGTGGGTGACGCTGCTGCTGACGCATTAACCGTTAACTCTACTTCTACATTTAAAAATAATGTAACAGTTGGTGAAGATGCTACTGATACACTAACAATTAATTCAACAACTAACTTAAAAAATAACGTTACCGTTGGTGAAGATTCTACTGATAATCTAGTTGTTAATTCAACTTCAGATTTCAAAAATAACGTTACTTTAGGTGACGCTAGTACTGATGTTCTAACTGTAAATGCTACATCCAATTTTAATAACAATGTAGTAATTGGGTCAGACAGTGCTGATAATTTAACAATAAATTCAACGACTCAAATTACTGGAGATGTTCTAATAACGGGCGAAACTGAACTTGAAGGTTTAACTGTTTATGGAGCTTCTAATTTCCTTAGTAATCTTTCAATGCCTACTGGTACAACTGCAACTTTCCAAGATGTAGTTATTAATGGTACTTTAAGTGGTGATTATACTATTGCAAATGGCAATTTTACAACCTTAACAGTAACTGGTCAAAGTAATCTAAACAGTGTTATTCTCAGTGGTAACGTAACTGGTACAACTCGTTCTGCTACTTTCCAAACTTATAATGTTGCAGGTGCTTCTGGTGTTGTTCAATTTACATATAATGACCCAGCACGTCCATCAGATATTAAATCAAGTATTGAACCTTATAAAGTAAGTTCTAACGAATTCCAAGGTCAAAAAGCTACTGTAGGTCACGTAATTTTTGGTGATGTTACATATGCTGACTATGGTCTAACTGCACTTGGTAAAGCAAGTATTGATTATCTTGATATTAAAGGTAACAGCACTACTGGCACAACTCGTGCACAACTTACCGTTGCAGGAAAATCAGTACTTAATGATGTTGAGTTTACTGGTTCAGTGACTGGTTTAACAGTTGATGTAACTGGTCAAGATATTACACCAAACTCTGTAGTTGCCGATGCAATGGTGCAAGGTGCACAAGTAAAATCAACTGGTCAACTTACTGGTGAAAGTTTACAAATTAATGGAATTTCAACATTCCAAGGTGATGGTAGTTTCAACGAAACTTTACAAGTAAAAGATTTAGTAGTAACTGGTACAACAACTGGTGTAACGGCTGAAGCAAATGTTGATGGTTTAGATATTGCTCCAAAATCTGTAAATGCAACAACATCAATTAAGGGTGCTACCGTAGAAAGTACTGGTTCTCTAACTGTAAACGGATCTATCACTTCTACTAACACAAATGTTGCAATTGGTAAAAATACCGTAATTAGTGGAACACTAAACTCTGGTTCTATATCTTCTACTGGTGATGTTAGTGCGACAGGTAATTTCTTAGGTGCTGGAGCATCATTAACTGGTCCAAATACTGCATTAGCAGTAACAAATAACGCAGTTATTGGTGGACGATTAACCGTTGATGGTAATACTTCATTCGGTGGAAGCACAGGAACAACAACTATTCACGATCTTGTAGTAACTGGTACAACAACTGGCGTTGCTGTAGTTGCTGATGTGGATGGTTTAGATATTGCTCCTAATAAAGTTACAGTTACAACCACTTTAGGCGTAACTGGTCAAAGTACATTAGGTGCTGTTTCCGCTTCTACATTAAGTACTTCTGGATTAGCAACATTAGCATCTGCAACCGTAACTGGTGTAGCTACTGCGGGTTCTTTAGTAACTTCAAGTATCGGAAATAGTACTAATGCAGTAAACTTTACTTCTCCAGTAACTACCTCTGGTAATTTAACAGTTGGTGGAACATTAATTCTTGCTGGTGGTTTAGATCTATCAGATGTAGATATTGAAGCTAAATCTATTCATACTACGGAACAAGCAACTTTTGATGGTGACGTAATTGTTGGTGGACAAATTAGTTTAAGTTCAGCTAGTGTTGCGGCTCTTACATTCACAGCTACTGATAATGTTAATACAAACACATTACCAGTATTGCAAAGTGTTACTGCAACAATCAATACTGCTGATATAACTACATTAAATGCTACTGGTACAAGTACTCTTGCAACTGCTAGTATCGGTACACTAACTGGAACCGGTACAGCGACTTTCGCTGCTGCAACAGTAACTGGTGCTGCAACATTTAACGGAAATATTACTTCAACGAATGCAACTGTAGCAATCGCTAAGAATACTGCAATTACTGGTAACTTATCAGTATCTGGTACTCTAACCCCTGGTGCGGTAGATTTAAGTACTGCTGATGTAACTGTTAAATCATTAACATCTTCTGGTAATGCTCATGTTGTTGGTGACCTAACTGTTGATGGTGCATTTGATTTAAGTGCAACAAATCTAGTAGCTGCAACATTAGAAAGTACTGGTAAAACTACCGTTGGTGCAGATTTAATTCTAACTACTGGTGTTATCACAGGTGCTCCAAAAATCTCTGGAAATACAACAATTGCCGGAACATTAGGTGTAACTGGAAATACTTCTGTAAGTACTCTAAGTACTTCTGGTGTAGCTACTTTAAATAGTGCTGCGGTAACTACAACTTTAGGTGTATCTGGAGCAACAACTCTAAGTACTTTAACTACTAATGGGTTAGCTACTTTAAATAGTGCTACTGTATCTGGTGCATTAATTGCAAATGGTAATATTACTCTAGGTAATGCAAGCTCTGATACTTTAACTGTTAATGCTACAAGTACTTTTGCTGGAGATGTAACTGTTAATGGTTCATTCACCCCTGCTGGTGGATTAAACTTAGGTTCTGCTGCGTTGAATGTTGCTTCAGTAACCACAACTGGTGCAATTTCTGTAGGAACTACTTTAGGTGTAACTGGTATTACAACACTTGCTGCTGTAAATTCTGGTAACCATGCAATCACTGGTACTCTAAGTACTTCTGGTCTAGCTACATTGAATAGTGCCTCTATTACAACTACTTTAGGTGTAACTGGTAATAGTACAATGACTGGTACTCTAACTGTTAATGGATCTGGTACTTCTAAGATTCAAGCATTACAAGTTGGTACTGGTACTGCTGATACTGATAAAGTTCTAAATGTATTTGGTGATACAATCATCACTGGTGATTTAGATGTAACTGGTATTATAAACGCACAGATTGACTTAACATCACGTGATATTTCACCACGTAACGTAACTGCTTCAGGAAATATTAGTTCTGCTGGTTCATTGACCGCTGCAACTTCTCTAACTGCTGCAACAGCAATCATTGGTGCACCATCAAGTACAAATAACAACCTACAAGTTAACGGTAACGTAGTAACTAATGGTGACTTTACAGTAACTGGTGTAATTAATGGTACATTGAATCAAACCAATTCTGATGTAACTTTTAAATCAGTAACTACATCTGCTGGTGTAACAGTAGGAACTACATTAGGTGTAACTGGTTTAAGTACATTAGCTGGATTGAATGCTGGAAATACTGCAATTACTGGTACTCTAAGTACTTCAGGATTAGCAATACTAAACAGTGCTTCAATCACCACTACATTAGGTGTAACTGGTGCAACTACATTAGCTGCAACATCTGCAACCACTTTGAGTACTTCTGGTCTAGCTACATTGAATAGTGCTACAATTACTGGTGCATTAACCGCTAATGGTAACACTGTTATTGGTGATGCGGCGGCAGATACATTAACTGTTAATGCTACAAGTAACTTTATTGGTGATACTACTGTTAAGAATATTACAATCACTGGTACTTTAACTGCTGATTTATCTAACTTAACAACAACATCATTCAAAACTGGAACATACTTTGTTGCTCAACATGCTGCTGAAACAGTAAGTACTGCAACTTGGACTCCAGATGGTACTTCAAACGTTTATAACGTAAACGTTACTGCAAATACCTCAATTCAACCAATTACTGGTGTGAATGGTGCAGGTTCATGGTTCATCTATGTAACACAAGATGCTACTGGTGGACATACTGTAACATGGGATACTGCTTATGCAATCATTGGTGGTGAAGTTAATACTGATCCAAACGCTGTAAGCATCTGTCAAGTAGTGTACTGTGGTATTGGTTCTAAATATGATGTGTTCATTGCACAACGTCCATAATAGTAGGAGATAAAGATGATTTACTTATCAGTAGTTAAAAATGAATCAGGCGATTGGGTAATTCTTAAAACAATTACCTACCCAATCAATATTCGTGGTAATAAAACCGGTAATACATATGGCGACATATCCAAGCTAGACTTGGATACTCGCCGCGATGAAGGTTTCTGGACTCAAAATGATGTTTATCAAAACACAGGTGAGTTCATGATTTTCAAAGAAAAGGTTGTTACTTTCGATGAAGATGCAGTTGAAGTTACTAATACTTACATTTATGAACGTATGCCATTAGATGATATTAAAACCGACCTTCTTGGTCGTGTTACTGCTAAACGTGATTCCATGTATTATAATGATTTTACCTTCGATGGTCATTCATATAATGCAGGGTCTACTTCACGTGCTAATATCCAGTTGTTTATCAGTGCTGCGTTAATAGATGAATCTAACTTCCCAAGTTCAATTGAACTTGAAACAGTAGATGGTGTTTTAGTTCCATTCGATTTAGTTAAATTTAAGCAATTAGTAAAAGAATTATTTGATTATACTAGCTCTTTATACATTAAAGAACGTACAATTAAAGCTGCTATCTCTGCTGCTGAAGATTACGACACAGTTCGTGATGCGGCAAAATGGGATGACGAAATACTATAATTCAATAAATATCCAGGCCAATATGCAAATATTGGCCTTTATTTTTATGAGGATAATAACAGATGTACAATATATTAACAGATATAAATGTTATAGGTAATGTAACATACAGTGGTGAGTTATTTGGGAAATTACCCCCAACAAACACGACTGATGGAATCGCAGGAACTGGAACTGTTGAAGATCCATTAAAAATTAACATAGCCGAAGGTGAAAATGGTTTATTTTTAATTGAAGGTGAACTTAAAGTTATTCCTCCATCATCATCCGTTATGGCCGGAGAAGGATTATCTGCACAAGAAGGAACTGGATATAGTGTAACACTTTCCGCTAAACTTAGTGAAGAACCAAACAATAAACTAATTATAAACTCAGATGGTGGTCTATATGCCTCATCAGATTCTGAAATGATTTTTATTACAGAAAAAACAGATTATGATACATTAACAAGTACTGGAACATATTCTGTTGTTGGACTTACAACTAGTACTGAAAAATATCAATATCATGCACCATTCGCATCAACTAGTGATGTAATTTTAAAAGTAGTGCAGTACTCAACCAATGGAACCACATATGTTGTACAAACTGGTTATGGTTCTGACCAATATGGTTCTAGCATTAAAAATCAAATTAAGACTAGAACTGGTACATTAAATGCAATGCCTACTAGTTGGGAAACTGTTAACAGTACTGAGTATTTGTCTAATATTTTCGTACAAACTGGTGGCGTTTTAACTGATGATATTAGTATTGGTTACGGTGGTTCATCTGTATATGGATATAAAAGTTCTGGTATTGGTATGCCAGCATCATTACCAAGTCAAAAAGACGGAACGGTAATATGGTTCCAATCAGGTTATAAGAATCAAGTAATTGGTTCATATTCTGGATTTTCTTTAGCATCCGATACAGATGGTAGACTATTCTTGAATGTCGAAAACAATCAGCCAACTGATGATAAAACATGGAACTGGAAAGAAGTATTAACTTTAGATTCTCCCGTACTCATATCAACTGATACTAATAATGCATTAGTAAAACATGATAATGGTTTATATGTAGCACCTGCTCCAGTAAGTGATGTTGTTGTTAGTGCTGATGACCAAAACCAATTAACAAACTTAATCGTTGGTGATAATCCTGGTTTATTTGTTCGTCCAGTTAGCATTCAATTACTGCCAGATGACAGTATATACCGTTCACAAAATAATAGCAACCCAAAAAACACCGATATTCGTGTCAATTTAAGTACTGAACAATATAATATTCTTAAATTAAGTTCAACTACTAATAAAGGATTGTATGTTGCTGGTAATCATGCTGTTATTCCTAAATTTGCAATTGCATCAAGTGGAGCATTATTCAGTTCAGCAACTGTTTATCCAAATGGAAGCATGAAAATTAAAACAACTATATCAATGACAAACCCAACAGGTGTTACAAGATATAATAATGTTGGTTTATATAGTTCATTACAAACCCAATTACAACAGTATTATCTAGATTCTGCTGGAAACCCAATACCAACAACGGTATCAGGTCAAATTACTAACACTACTGCTAGTACTATTACGGTTACTATCACTACATTTATCCACGGAACTCCCGCTTTAGGATTTGATGTTGTTACTGATTCACCATATCCAGTTGGTGGTGGAGTGCCTAATCAAGCAAATATTACAGTAGCTTTGCTCGTTGGTACAACAGTTAATAATGCCTTTGCGTAATCAAATTTCAATTAAATACAAGGTCAATATTCATTATTGGCCTTTTCGTTTATGAGGATATACACAATGTATAATATAAAAACTGATATAAAAGTTGATGGAGATGTAGAATTCACTGGGGAACTGATTGGCAATATACCAGGTGCTAAAGTTTCTAAAACAGGTAATAATTTAATATCCATTAATTCTAATAATGAATTAACAACTACATTAAAGACATTCGGGGTAAATTTACCAACAAATGAATCATCGAATATATCATCACCTAGAGCACATATTATTCAAGGTTCTAATGAAATTTTTAAAATAACCATCGGGGATGACTATTTTGATGGAGGTGGCCCATACCCATCATCTACTAACAAAATGAAAGTTTTAAATGCCTATTTAAGTATGATTCCATGTGATGATAATAATAATTTTTTACCATATAATATTACTACATATGAAAATACTTCTATTGTTAATGGTATATTTTGTAGTACGTTAGTTTCTATTATTTTTATCCAAGGAATAGCTACTAAATTGTTTAACGTTAATTCAAATACATATTATTCAAGATCTGATGGTTGGGATGTTTCATATGTTATTGATTATTTTATAACAACATCAAATTAAAACGGAGTAAATTATGTATAATATAAAAACTGATATAAAAGTTGATGGAGATGTAGAATTCACTGGTTCACTTATCGGAAATTTGCCGCCAGTGATTATTTCTCCTGATTCTGGAAACTCAATTTCAAATCATGATAATGGATTGTATTCACCACCATCATTAATATTAAAATCAAAAGATGTTAAAGTACTTCATGTTTTCCAACAAGATAATCATGATTTGACAATTCGTTCGAATAATGCAGGTATGCTTATAAGAATGAAAGATATTTTTACCAACGAAACTAATGTAAACATTGTTTCATTTATACCATTGGGATGTTACGTATACACTGATAGTACTACAAATAATAGCGTGGATGTTTCAACTACAGTAGGTGTAACGTCAGGATATGATATGTTTGTATCAATGAGTCCAAATCCAAATAAAGTGTATATTCAAAATACTTATTACAATTGTAGTGTTACAAATTCTACACTATGTCCAATCGTTAGAATTTTCTACACTTCTGATTAATAAGATAGCTTTTATTTTTGGAGTACTGGATAAATACAGAATATAACCCATTATCTGAGGAAATTAAATGAGTGCTACTAGAATTAAAGGTGCAGAGGGTGTTATAATTGAAAGTCAATACTTTTTAGAACTACCTAAAGCACCAACAAAACAAACAACATCTGCTGAAAGAGCAGGTATGATTCGATATAACTCAGAATGGAAATCATTTGAAGGTGTTCTAGAGTTTACTGATGGCTCAGTGAGTTATCGTCGTTTCGCAAATTTAGATGAAAATGGACAATTACTTACATCCCAATTACCAGATTCAGTAACAAGTGGTATGCAGTATATTGGTACATATTCACCATTAACTGATGACATTGATCCACCATTGGGTGGACAATATGATAAACTTCCTGCACCTATTGCAGCTAATTCAGGACAGTACTATATTGTGCGTGGCCTATATGATGCAGCACAGGCACACTTTAAAGCAAATAACCCAACAACACCAACTGTTACCTTTATACCTACTAATCCAAGTGGACAAGGAAATTGGATTCAAATTAAGTACTATGTTGATACCGATCCAATGAACCCAAGTACTGGTAAAGTTGTTATTGCCGCTTTTGGAAGAATAATTACAGCAAGTATTCCAAGTACTGGTCATGAAGGTTTAACATCATTATCTACTGACACAACGTTAACAGCCGCATTTACTACTGATGTAGATAAGTCTTCTGAATTAGCGTTGACGGATGGTGATTGGATTATTTCAGATGGTTCCAAACAAACACGTTTACGTCAAAGTCGTGTTAGTATAAGTGCTGGTGCAGTTTCATTCGATAGAACATATGCAACTACTTCAGGTAGAGCATTTTCTTCAAGTGCTGGTACAGTACAAACTATTATAGATAACCTTGTGCAAGACGGTCTACGCCGCACAGGAGACTCCATGTACGATGATGGAGGAATAGGTGATGGTCGCTTCGGTGTTGTTTATGGAACCGCTGCTGCCCCTGCTATTGCGTTTAACAGCAACCCATTTAACCCTACCACGAATCCAGGAAATGATCCTACTAAATGGTCAGAGACAAGTACTGGTATCTTTAGACCAGCTACCGGAAGTATTGGTTTCTCTGCAAGTGGTGTTGAAAGATTACGGGTTTCACCTACACAATTAATTTTATATCCAAGTACTGGTACTGCTGCTGCACCAAATATTCTATTTTCTGCTACTGGTAATACTGCATTAGGTATAAATGTAACTGGAAATAAAATAGATTTTGTATCAAATAGTGCAGTTAATGTAAGTCTATCACAGGGTTTAAGTACTTTTAATGGTAACGTAGTAGTTACTGGAAATCATACCGTTAATGGAAATACTACATTAGGTAACGATGCCTCTGCATCTGGTGATAAAGTTGTTGTCAATTCTCAAAGTAGATTTAATGGAATTTCAACATTTGCTGCTGATGCATATCTACAAAATTCAGCAAATTTACTAATATTCACTGGTTCAACTATTAGATTTAATTCAGCCAATTCACCAACAACCATAGATGAAACCAATGGTTTAACATTTAGTCAAACTGGAAGTACTGGAAATTATAATTTCATATTATATAATGGTGCATCACCACAAGTTGTTGCTAAAATGACAAGAAATGGTTTTGCATTACCTGTTATGAATCCAATTGATGATTCTAAAGGTGAAGATGGGATGATTGCTTACAGTACTCAACGCAATACTGTAATCCAAAAATCAAATGGAACATGGACGACTGTTGGTTCCGGTGGTGGAGTTATTACAACATTTACTACAGCTAATTGGGTATTAAATGGTTCTTACTATACATTTACTATTACTAATGCCAATATACAACAAGTTTCTGTGCAAGAATTAAGTGGGGTGAATTATAGTCCTGTTGAAGTTGATAGTGTGGTTATTTCACCTACCAACGCAGTACTATCAGTACCTGCATCGCCAGATTTACGATTTAATGGTCGGGTAATTGTACAATATCAATAACAAAAAAAGGAGCCTATGGCTCCTTTTTATTTTATACTGCCATTGGTGCTTTAATTACACCATCTGGATTATAACCTTCCAATCTGAAAGAATCCATTTTGAAATCTTCAATTTTGGTAATACTAGTATCCATCCACAATTTAGGCAGTTCACGTGGTTCACGTTTTAGCTGTTCTTTAACTTGTTCTACATGATTTTGATAGATATGAACATCCCCGCCCATCCAAACAAATTCACCAACTTCCAATCCACATACTTGTGCTAACATATGTGTTAGTAGTGAATATGATGCGATGTTGAATGGTACACCCAAAAATAGATCACAGCTTCGTTGATAAAGAATACATGATAGTTTTCCATTATTAACAAAGAATTGTGAGAAACAGTGGCATGGAGGAAGTGCCATTTTATCCAATTCACCAACATTCCATGCAGTCAAGATGTGGCGACGAGAATCTGGATTATTTTTCAATCCATCAATAAGTACTGCAATCTGGTCAGTATTTCGTTCCATAATAACACCGTGGAAGAAAGTACTATCAACTACATTATACCCATTTTGTTTATATTTCTCAATTTCATACGGATCACTAGAAAGTACTGTATCTTTCCAAAACCGCCATTGTTTACCATATACTGGACCAAGATTCCCATCAGTGTATCCCAATGAAATACCTTGATTTTCATAATTTGCCGTCCAAATAGTTTTCTTAGAAGGATCGCGAGTACCATGTAAAATTTCACACAATCTTCGTTCATCATGTGACCCTTCAAGAAACCAAATCAATTCGGATGACATTGCATTCCAAGCAAGACGTTTAGTTGTTGGTGCTGGATAACCTTCTTGTAGATTAAATCTCATGGTTTGTCCAACCAATTTTAATGTACCTACACCAGTACGGTCAGTACTAAGTTCACCAAATTCAAGTACTTTTTTGTATAGATCTAGTAATTGTTGCATTTTCCTTCCTTAGATTGTATAACATTCGTTTCAAATCCTTAATTTTGGAATTCAACGAATTAATTGCTTGTTCAGAATTAGAACGAAGATAAGAAATTTCTCTATCATACTTATCTTCAGCTTCATTGAATCCATCTTTGTAGGAACGCTCTAGGGCTTTTTCATGTTCATATTCTAATTCTTTTCGAATGCGTTCTGCACCTGCTGCATCACCATCATCCATCCCACATTCATAGCCATATTCTTTTCCTTCTTCATACCCTTCATTATAGGTATCAATTCGAAAACTTTCTAATTCATCATCTGTCATATTTAATTACTCAAATTTTGAAGCAAATGCTTCTAAATCTTCTTGTGTAGCTCGGCGTGTCCCAATACCTGTCCATTTTCCATGTGGTGTTGGTACAGTTTGTACTTCTACGAATTGTTTTAATACATTATTATACGAATATATCTTTTTATCAACAATGTCGTAATGATAAATTTCTTTTGTCTCAGATTCTTGATCTAAGTACATTTGTACCGCCCAAGCAGTACCACCATCAAGTTGTGTAGGAGAAATTAAAATTCCCATTGTATACACACGTTCAGTACTATATACTTGCATACTATTACGAGCAAGTAGATTATAAACGTATCCAAATCTAGGAACACTTCTTCCAAGAGACTTGTTAGCAACTTTTAATTTTTGTATAATTTCAGTACTTGTTAATAAATCGAGTGGGAGTTCTAAAACAGTTTCAGGTGGAACATGTGCTTTGTGACCCTTAAATGAAAAATGGACTTCTTCATGTCCATTTTGTGCAGCCCACAAACCAAAAAGGCGGTCAGCACCCGCTGCCCCGCCACTGAAACATACATTTTCGAACTGATCCATCATATTAGATATTTCAGTTAGAGTCATTTTTATCTTCCAATTTGGATAATAAATCTTTTATATTATCGTCATCTAGAGAAAAACTTGTTTCTAAAGCAGCAAGAATAACTGCTGCTGCTTTAATTAATGATAATCGAAATTCGTCAAAAGAAACATGTTTATCTGGTCTAGATGCACTTTCAAACAAGTAGTAACCTGCTAAACCAGTCCAATCATTCTTCGTTTTAAGATGATCAGCTAAGGTATTAGGATTGCCCATTTGTGATAAGCGTTCCGCAATAATCAAATTGATTATATCTTCCCTAGTGATTTTATTCTGCATCTTTATGTTCCTTTAATGTCTTTTTAACTAATTCAATTGCTTTAGTTTGAGACATTGAAGGATCAATACGTAGGTGAATAAAACCATCATCTTGAGATTCACCAACAGTTGCTTGTGGGCGAAGACTTGGATCTAAGTTATAAGCACGTTCAAAACTTTCACGTGAAAGTTGTTCATACTTACGAGCATCATCAAGTAGATGAGTAACTACTGTATTTTGTTCTGGATATTGCACTTCTGTACGGTCAAATGGATTGAAATCTTTCACTGTACCTGATACCATTTCTGGTGCGGAATCAATTTCATTATTGAGTACATTAAGAGGAATTTTGTTATTCCCACCAACATGCATATCAATGTCTTGGGTATTTTGCTTACGGATATAACCCATTTTATGTAGAAGTGTTAACATATTAGTACCTTCAAGCATACCAATTTTATCAATAACATTCCACAAATCAATGCTGCTCTGTCCTTGATTGAGTACTAAATCTGTAACCTTATTCACATAAGCTTCAGGAAGTGAATCACGATAAACTACTAAACAATGCTGTGGATCGTTCTCAAGCTGACGCCATACAACGAACACACGAGAACCAGTGCTGCGAACTACGCCGCAGTGACGAATAATACTCATTATGCATCTCCCTCAGTATTAGCATCTTTTGCTTCTTGTTCTGCAATGATTGCTTGAGAGAATTCTTGGAAACGAGAAACAATAGGAGCAACTTCACCTAGTTCTTTGATTGAAAATGCTTTACGCTCAATCGCAGCTTCCATAATTTTAGTAGCATTGATAATATCAATGAATTCCAATTGTGGACCAGCAACAACTTCGTCTAGATCTTGAATATCAACTTCTTTACTCATAATTATACACTCCATGTATTTTTTAATTATCTATATTATACCACAAAAATGTGGCCTGTTTCAAAAGATTAAGGCCGCCATCCTAGCGACCTTTTATTTAGTATTGTTACTTCTCTAATTCATAATGCACTGTAGTACCAAATGGTGCTTCAATCTTTGGATTCGAGTGAATAATGAATAAAGTATCACAATATGTAGGATCTCCCCAAGAACCCCAAGGTTCTCCATCAGTGAACATAACTAATTGTTTTGGACAATAGTCATCTTCCTTCATATGATCCCAAACAGCAGTGAATAACGTACCACCGCCACCAGTTACTGGATATTCAAGAATCTTACGTTCTTCACCAGTAACGTAATCTCGTACTGTATAAACATTAGTATCAAATGTCAAGATTCGAATCTTGAACTGACTAAACTGTTTAGTCATACCCATTACTTCAGACAAGAAATCTTTTAGCATTTCAGTACTAATACTACCTGATGCATCTAATGCAACACAAATATCAATATCCAAATCTGGTTTTAAACCTGGATAAATTGGAGAACCATAATATGAACCAGTACTTCCAAAACCAGTACTCCATGAACGGCGAGATGGCATCATATAAGATACATCATTTTTAATCAATGAACGAATAGTACGATTTAGTTTAGAACGCCAATCAATAGTAGGAGTTTTATACTCATCGATCATTGCACGAATTTCTTGTGGTGCACCTTCAGCCATTGCCGCACTTAGCATAGCATCTTTAAATTCTTCCATGAATGATTCTAATTCTTCAGTACTATATCCTGGTATTCCAGAATTGTCCCCATCATCTGATTGATCATCGCCTTGTTGTGGAATGTCATGTTGATCTAAAGTTCCACCACCAGAACCAGAACCACCACCACCGTTTCCATCTTGTTCTTCTAAGATATTATAGATTTCTTCAGCAGTCATTCCATCGTATTCAGCTTTGAATAACCACGACTTCTTAATTTCACCCATTTTTTTATCACGATTTATGATTTGGTTAATGGCGTAGTCTGCTGCTTGGTTCCATTTTTTAGGATTACGTGCACCACGTCTTAAAAAGTGGTTATATGCACAGTGTAGAATCTCATGACAAATTGCAGCCAATAGATTTTGATGTGTTAATCCATTTAATGCATCGTTGATTTGTTCAGCAGTAATCCCATCAATAGATTCTTTAAGTTTGTCTTCATACTCTTGACGACGAGCAGGGTCTTCAACTCCCATAATGAATTCAACATTATAGTACAAGTGTTTACCATCTACTGCTAAAGTTCGGCACCATGTATTATTAGGTACTAATTGTAGTCTTGCAGCTAAAATTCCAAAGAATGGACAAGACATAATCATCGCAGTACGTGCAATAATAATTCGTTCGTAGCATTCTGCTGCATATGCATCAGATACTACATGTTTTTCTTTTTTCATATAAACCTCATAGAAAAAGGGGCAATATATGCCCCTAAAGTATTATTTCATTGTACGTACTTTACGAAGAAGTGGACCATATTTCTGAACAAAGGTTTTGAATACTGGAACTTCAGAGTAAGCGATATTAACGTTTGCATCTGTGAAAGTACGTACTGCGTGTACAATAAGTTCTGCTTGTGTTTTAGAGAAATTATCATCAATAAACGTTAAGAAGTTAGTACAGTACGTGCACCATTGTTCTTTAGTAATAGTACCTTCAATTTTAGCAGTATTGAATTCAATGATTTTATACACTAGATTTAGTACAATAAAGTAGTTCTTAGATACGTCAGTTACATAGTTACTGAAGTCAGTAAATGTACCGTCCATAATATCCATTGCATCCGGTAGATCAGCCATGTTTTCAATATACGTGATATAGTCAATTGCTGCTGCGTTCCCAACACGACCTGCGACAAGAGCTTTATATACTGGTGAAGAAGTGCCTAGACGTTTACGAGCCGTTTCAATTTCAGAAACACGAGTCCATGAACGAGGACTTGCACCACCTGCATGACTGGTATCTTTTGGACTTAGTGTGTTAAAATGTTTTGTACCAGTATTCTTGATATACGCAACAGTACCTGCATTGATTCGGTTAGGAATTGCATAATGTTCAATCCAATCATTATAATCTGGAATCATTTCAACGTGTGTCATACGGTCGCGTAATGGAGTTGCAAGACTGAAAGTTACACCACCATCCGTTTCACGGTTACCTGCTGCAAGAATTAATGCAGTTTTTGGTAGTACCATATCACCAACACAACGATCAAGAATTAGCTGATATGATGCAGCTTGAACAATTGGCATTGCTGAGTTGATTTCGTCAAATAGAATTACACCTTTCCAATTAGGATGTAGTTTTAGAACATCTGGTGCCGCCCAAACAACGGATGTTTCAGTACGATACATTGGGTAATTTGGTAGTTCAGATTCTAAAATCTGTTCACCTTCAAGATTGTAGTACATTTTTACTGGAATTGGAATACCTCGGAGATCCGATGGTTCAATCTGTGATAGTCGGAAGTCGATGAAGTTAGTTTCTTGATCTAGTAATGAGTTAGCAAACTCGGTATAATCAGCCATTGAAACTAGGTTATCTTCAGGATCTTCGGCACGTTGAAGTAGATATGCTAATTTTCCTTGGTTATCTTTACGAAGGGGATACTGTTCATTTGCATATTGACGTGCAATTGCGGATTTACCAATACCAGGAGAACCCCAAATCATCATACTATCACCAACATAGTCTGCAACTTGCATTGCTTCAAAAATTTGGGATGGTTTCAAATCATACTTTAGAATATCTACGTTAGTTTTTTCGCTCATACTTCTTATACCTATGTGTTGTGGTTACTGTATTGAAATTCACAAATCCATTTGCCAAAAGAGAAGGCACTGAGAAATCAGTGCCTTTAATTAATCCATAAACTGTCTTAATGAGCTTATTATACCAGATTTTTATTTTGTGTTTCACATAAATGCAGCAAATAATTTCATAAAATCGTCACGGCAGAACGTGAGTTGTGCCAAAACTAATTCGTCAGATAAGTACAAAACATCCCCTTTTATATAATAGGGGCTAGTGCAAATACGGTCTAGTGAGGTATAAACCATTGAGTTGCGATCCTGACTTTTAATAGGAATGGGGGTGAAATCATACAAATTATTTTCTGCACAGATAGTGTACCCCAGCTTACTCAACCTAAGACCACCACCAGTTCTGTAATTATCAAAAATAGATATAAGTAACATTCTATCAGAGAGTTCTGAATCAAATTCATAAACTTCTCTGATTTTTACTAATACATCAAATTGGATTTCAGTACTGTTGGTTTTTGGTATCATATTACATTCCCACAAAACCTTTATGTTCAGGATATGAATCAGCTTCTTTTGCCGCTACTTCATAGTTTTGAACACCATCTTTATCAATATATGGTCCAAAATCTTCTGTACCATATTCTTCTTCTAATGCTTCATCTGAAAAATCATCATCTGAACCAATTAGTTCTTTCAATGAAGATGAAATGTTTTGCAAATCAGATAGTAAATTACCTTGTTCTTCAATAGAACCATCAGCAATCATTGTTGACAGTTCTTTTAACGAACCAATTATATCTTTTAGTACTTCTGCTGGAGAGGCTTCTGGTGCCTGTTCCATTGATTCATCATCAGCTTCGTAAATGTCATCAATAGATTCCATTAAATTACGTATCATACTCATATTATAGACCCTCCATAAATTTCTTATATTTGTCGTTGATTGATTCGAAGATTGAATCTACTGATTCATCATCTTCTTCAGATTCATCAACTGAAAGAATTGGATTGTCACCTAGAGCAGTACGTTTATGGCGGTATTCATGACGTGAGTTACGAATTCCTTCATCATCATAAAAATCTGGTTCTGGACGATTGTCAGCATCTTCTTGCACTGTACGTTTCCAATAGAACGCATTACCTTTTGGTACTACGATGAAGTTATCACCTTCGACACCATTTGTTTTTTCTTGACCATCATTAACACATTCAAATTCAGTTCTGAATGGTCCGAATTCTTGATTCGGTTGTTCTTCAGGAGAAATTGCATCTTCATCTAATGATAGATCAGGTAGTAGGCTTTCACCAATTGTTTCTTCATCGGCTGATTGGTCATCGGGATTAACTTCATCATCTGAATCATCAGACACATCATCTGAATCATCCACATCTTGACTTTCGTGAATACCTGCAAGTGATGACATACGACCCATATCGAAATCATCATCACCAGTATATTCAGAGTCCAGTTCAGAACTAATGTCGTCTGAACCAAAATCAGGGCTGGATTCGTCTTGAACTTCCATAGATTCTACATCAGAACCCATACCGTTGTCAAGCCCTTCATCACCGAAATCAGTGATTGAACCTGCCAATTCACCTACAGCAGCCCCTAGATCGGAACCACCTACACCTGACATATCATCGGCACTTGGTGACGTTTCAGGACTCATAATGGCTTGTGTTTCATCTCCACCAATACTATCCATATCTAATGGTCGAATTGCTGGGATAGAAGCCATACCACCTAATTGTGGTCCTTTATTTTCTGCTTGTCCAGCTAAAGCAAGCATACGTGATAGAGTTTCAAGATCATTAGATTCTAAACCTTGAACATCGATACGTACTGATGCTTCATTAATTTGTTTTTTCATTTTAATCAATTCCTTTTCTAATTAATCTTAATTATTTAATGAATTTAGAATCTGTGCTGCTTCTTTTTTCTGTCCAGATAATAGTATATCAGCAGCTAATAGTGATAATGCATCACCACGGCTCAATAGTACTACAATTCTAGGTGCATCTGGACTAGATTTAATTTCATCAGCTAGTGATTGTAAAGGATCATTACCTCCACCCCTTGGTGGATTACCTCCTGTGTTTCCAGCACCACTTCCACTTGATGGTGGATTACTTGGTGGAACTGGTGGTTGTCCACCGGAATTACTTGCTGGTGGTTGCCCTTGTCCTTGTGAACTAGAACTACCTTGACCGTTATTAGCATTATTATTCAAATTAGCAAGTACTTGTCTTGCTGTACTATCTGGAAGTAATTTTCCGTCATCTGACATGAATCGATTACCACCAACATAACGATAGGTCTTCCCACTTTTAGCTTTAAATTCTTGACCAATTTTAACAGGAGAACTAGCATCATGTTGTGCAATTTTATTTGCCGCTGCTCGTTCTAAACTAGGAACTGCTGAACTATTAATTGGTTTTTTAGTACTAGTATCATACCATTTTCCACCACGTTTTACGTATGATTTTCCTTTATTAGAAGTATATACGTATCCATCTGGTGCAGAACTACCTGCTGCTGGATTACTTGGTGGTTGTCCACCTGCATTATCTGCTTCCATCAATGAAATAATATTGTTGTTAATACTTTCATGTAATAGTGAATCATTTTTTGTTACTTTATTACGTCCAACATAAACATATTCTGATTCATTTACAATATACTTTTGACCAATTTTCAAAGTACTAGAAATATTTTGTTCAGAGATTTGTTGTGCTGCGGCCTTGTTCATTTTATAATTCTTAGAAGGATCTATAATTGTCATATTTTTACAATTATACCATAATCCTTCTAGAAATATATATTCTGAACCAGTGTGAGAAGTATAAACGTAATTATTCGGAACTTTATTATCATTGCCGAGATATTTTATCATTTTTTCTTCTCCTGTTACGAAATTAGTCTCAATAGTTTTGCTCTGTCTGATGCAGATAGTGAAGATAATTTTCCACTTAAATCAGATGAACCAGATCCTCCGGCTGGTGGCTGTCCACCTTGGCTACCACCTTGTGGTTGGCCTTGACTATTATCACCTGCTGGTGGTTGGCCTTGTTCTTCTTGTTCATCATCTTGATTGGTATAGTCATCCCCAAGTTCACGTGCTGCTGAAAGAATTGCATTACCAACATCTTTAGGAGTAAACGAACGGCGTTCATTATTACCTAAAAACTTAGTGTCTAAATTATTACCTTTAAAAAATGCTGCTACATCTGCATATGATACTGCTTGTGGATGTGAACCGTATTTTCTACCAACATAACGTTTAAAATCGTTCCATAGTTGATTAGCTTGTTGTCCAGTTTGCTGTGCACCTTGCTCAACTTGACCAGATCCGAACATTCCTTTTGCTTTACCTTTTACCGAATCAATCGCTGATTGGGTACGACTATAAGGACGTTCATTCAATTGTTCTTGAGAACCATCGAACATTTCTTCTAAAAGACTCATTGATTACTCCTTTTTACCGAATCCAGCAGACATGTATTCTGCATATGGTGTTCTATCTTTTTTATAATTTTCAATTGCATCTTTCACGGCAGTATCTGCACGACCTTGACCACCTAATTCTTCGGCATTAACCTCTGGAACTTCAGTATAATCAGGATCTAAAAGACGTGGTTCATATTCATCAAAATCAATATCATCTTCTGAATTAGCCATTTCTTCTTGAGAAGGTTCCATATTATTACGAATATGAATCAACGTTTCAGGCCATTTTAGTAAACTTCCAATTTCAAATAGAAGTACTTGAGGCTGCACACCACGATTGCATTTAAAATCGAACATCCAAATTTCACCACAATCTAGATTGAAAAAATCTAGTGGACGATCTTGGAAGATTGTTTTCTTTAATGGACCAACTTCAAAAGCATCATATCTATCAGTAAGTCTAGAAACAACTTTATGCAATTCTTCTGAGCTTGGCTCACATGCAAATTTTACGCGATATGAATATTCTGGAGTGAGATCTATTAAAAATTTCTGTAATTTATTCATGTTAACTCCGAGTCACAGTATTTTAATTTATTTATTCCGATTCATCGAAGCAAGTAGCTCATTCCGAGATTTAACTACTACCTTCTCACCTTCGATTGAATTTGGATCAGAATTATTGGCTAAAGCAGTTTTTGGTTTAAGATTTAACTCAATTTCCATTTTATCTTTCTTGATTTGCATATCAATTAATTTAATATCAGAATCAATAACCTTAGAATGTGCATCAAGTGCAATCTTTAACATAGCATTTGCAGCATTGATAATCTCAGCCATAAATCTATCTTCGCAATTAAATCCTCTATCAAAAATATCTTCGAACTTATCTTCGGCTAATTTTGCCAATCTGTCTAGATGTGATTTTCGGTTTGTTATATCTGGAATATCTTTTAATTGTTCACGATATTCTTTTAATTGTTGCATTGAACGTCTTGCTTCATCTACGTCCACGCCAGTAATTTCAGTACTATCTTCGTCATCTTCATCTGAATATAAATCATTCTCGTCATAATTATCTCCAAGAATTTTTTTCAATTCGTCAGTTGATGGAAGACCTAAAGCTTCTTCTACACTACGTTTTGCTTTCATATTAATTTTTCCTAAAAAGTGATTTCTCGTTTATTACTTTGAATTCAATTCCATTTTTTTGGCAAAATGCAAAAGCAGCAGCCCATTTAGCTTGATTGACAAGAACAACAATTTTAGCTTTCTTTGTTTTTGCCATTTCCATATAACATTGCTTTTCAGGCTTTATTTCTAACAATTGAATTTTTTCTTTTCCAGTACTAACGTCTATGTATTTAACTAAGAAATCAGGCCAGTAATTTTTAACTTTACCATCTACTGGACAGGTATACGGTATAGAAAATGGTTCAACTGCCCATTCTAAGACCGCTGGATTATGATCCAATGCAACCATTACATCTTTTTCCCATGAACTTCTATAAATTGGTGGGTTTGATGAACTATATTTTTTAATATTTGTAATTGCATAGACACCTTGTGCCTGTTTAGTATTTGTTATTTTTGCAGGGTTAAATTTTTGCATTAAAAGTCTCCTAATATATTACCTAATCCAAATGCTTCATTTGCTGAACTTACTATACTTCCAAGACCTATTGCATTAGCCCCTTTCACTACAGCACTACCTAGATTTCGTATTGTATCTGGACTAATATTTCCATTTAATATATCACCAATTGATGTTACAATATCGTATCCAGCAGTACCAGCACGAATGATTTTACCAACAGTTAATATACCAATAGATTTATCATCCATTTGTCCAAAGTACTTAAAGAATCCAGACTTTCCTAATCCGGTAGTATCAGTTATTAACTGACCAATACCAACAGTAGGTACACTTATAGAGTTATAACCATCTGGTCCTAAATTACCAATACCTTCATAACGCAATGTCATAGTGAAAGTACTTGGTTCTCCTGAACTCTCCATTGATTTAGTTTCCAATGTAATATCTTCAACAAATACGTTAAACATGTTATGACATGTATAAGTATCATTATCAATTTCATAGATGTTTATTCTTTTAAAGAAATATTGTTTATCGGAGTTCCCATTATTCATTACAGAACGACCCCAATTTGAACCCATAGCTTCAAATTCAATCGGAGAACTCAATACATCATTTCTAAATGATGCAGCACTTTTAACGAAAAAATCACCATAATAGTACTTCCTATATGCATCAAATAGTAAAAATGCAGCACCATCGGCAGTATCATAGAAAGTAATGTTTACTGGTTTATAATCTACTTTACCAGCTTGGAATCTAGTTTTGTTGTATTGATTCAATTGCTCTACTGTAAATGATACGCTAGGTAAATTAACATCTCTAACGAAGCATGATACATTCTTAACATCAAATCCAGTATGCGTATCTGGTAATTGGGTTTCGATAAAATTCTTTGCGAACTCACCTATTACAAATTCCACAATAAAACTATATTTTAATTTTGGTAATGTATATGAAGAAAATCCACCCTCTCCTGCTGAACTGAAAACACGTTGAGCAGCGTTATATTGCTCTAGTGGTGGATTTTTTATAATTGTTGCGGAAGAAACTACATTTGAAACAATTTCTGTTCCTGTAGTTACAAGTGAATCTAAAAAGTCGCTCATATATTATCCCTCTTAAATTCCCGCTGATCCAAATATTTTATCTACAATATCTAATGCATTATCTACACTATCTGGTAGTAATGAACTAATACGATCAGAATACATTTCTTCAATCATATCGTACTGTACACAATTATCTGGTTTAATAGTTAACTTAATAGTCAAGAATTGTGATGAACCATAATCTAATGAATCCCATGATATATCAGTAATGATACAACCATAGCATACCCAACGATCTATAGTACTAACTGCATTATAGCCATTTCCACCAACAAAATCATCGATAGCATTAACTAATCCTGCATTATTAGTAATTGCAGTACCTGCATCAACTGCTGTATCACGACCAAGATTAGTCAATGAATCATCAGGATTTGCACCGCCAGTAGTTTCAATCATCATGCGGAATTTATATCCAGCATATTCTTGTTCAGATTTCGCAGATATTCGTCTTTGGAAATCTAGTTGTTTTTGTAGTTGACGAATAATAGATTTAGCTACTTTATTATCAACTGAATCACGAATTGTAAGTGTTATTGGTTTCCAATCCCAACGCCCAACATAAGAAGTGTTTGTTGCGAACTGATATAATTGGTGAGTTTCAAAACTAACACTAGGACGATCAACTTCTGATGCCTCTAATGCAACATGATCTTTTTCATCAATATCAGTACCAAAATTTGATACAACAACTCTAAATTTATGTTTAATTTTGGGCTGGCTCATGGTTTTATTTCGTCCACTTGGTAGAGGAACACCATACTTATCCATCATATTTGCCATTTATACTTTCCCCTATTTAGATTTGGAATTTATATTATTATTTAGCAATAAAAAAAGCCCTGACTAGTCAGGGCTTTTAGGATATTATTATTGTCCTTCGTAGAAGTTTGAATCAGGTAATGTATCTGAATTAACTGCTGTTGGGCTAGACGTAATAGCCACCGCATTTTCAGGAGTACCGTTACCAGTAACTTCATCACCAAGAGCTTGTCCTTCTGGACCAACTAGTACACAACCATCTGGTTGAATTGTTGCAGTAATAACTTGAGCTTCTGAGCTTGAGTAATCCCAATCACCGAAATTACTTTCAGTAATGAAACAACCTTGACAGATCCAAGTATGAAGCGTACCTTGGATATAGGTTTGTAGTATTTTCACTATTAGAACCGTCAAGAGCTTGAATCCACATTTCAAACTTATACTGAGAACCCGTCATACGAGATTCTTGTGAGTAGTAGTTGAATTCTTTACGCATTTGGTTATAAAGGGCTTTCAATGACATGTTACCTACTGAGTCACGAAATGCGACTTCAATAGTACTCCATGTGTACTTCCCTTTGTAGTGAGCACTACTGTTGTAACTGTGAACAGTTACGTTTTCATGTTCAACATGAGGTGTGCCTACAGTATTCGTGTCTAGTGCAATGTAGTTACCATCTTCCGCATTACCGAATCCAAAGAATAAAATTCTGAAACGGTACTTTGGCTTAGGTTGCTTCATTGGAGCACGACTGCCACCTGGAATTGGAACACCATATTTATCCAGTAAATTTGCCATTATTATCTCTCCTAATAATTTAAGGAATAATCTTTAATGTATTTATAAAGTTTTTAGCATAGATGTGGATTTCAGTAATAAAAAAGGGAGCCATAAGGCTCCCTTTAAGTTTATTGTGTTAAACTGTTTTCTAGACGAATTGGTATATAGATGAAGTTAATTGAACGAGTTGGTACAAGTGCAATATCCATCCACAATTCATTTCTATCGATACGAGTTGTAGTGTTATTTGATTCATCACATACTACTAAGAAGTCATACAAACCATTTAATTGAACAATTTCAGCTAAGAAGTTGTTAACTACAGATGTAAACTCTTGACGAGTACTTGGTGTATTCAAACGGAATAAGAATGGTTCTGCCATAATTTCCAATTGACGACGAATATAAACTACTAGACGAGCTACGTTCACACGACTTAGTGCAGAACCATCATCTGGTGCTAGAGTTTTATCACCGTATACTAGCAATCCACGATTAGGACGCATTGCAATTGGGTTAATTTTGTTAACATACATTGTATCACGTTGGCCTTGGTTATATACTACAGGAGCATATTCACCTTCACTATTAATGAAACCTACGGATGCAGCATTTGTTACAACACCACGTTGTGTACCAGCAGGTGGATACCATACATAACTTACGCTATCGCTATAAGCATATGTACGCATTGCAACCGTACTTCCTGGAACAGCAATTTCTGAACCATCAACGTTAGTACTTAGACACCATCCCATATACTGTGCAGCATATGCATATCCAGTTGTACGACCAACATCACCATTACTTGCTGCGTTATTAGCATTGGTCGCCCAAGCTTGAACATCAGTACTTGATGGTGCTAAACGTGCAGGAACATCAGTTACGATGAATGCAGTTTCTTTACGGTCAGTGTTTAGAGTTACTAGTTCATCTAATAGTTCAACATAACCAGGAACACACACTAAGTTATAGTCAATACTTTCAGCACGAATTTCTTCATTACCAATAACAACAGCAGCTAAAGCTTCAACAATGATTTGACGTTGAGCCGCACGACCAAATAGACCAGCTCCATCTAACGCTACACCACTAGCAATAGTCCAAATGCCGTTAGTCATGACTTTTACAACACCTTCAGTATTACCTAAGTCGATTGCTAACATACCATTTTGGTATAATGCAGCACTTGGAACATTACCAGAAGTAAAGTCTTCAAATACCATACCGTTTAGAGTACTTTGGTCGGTTGAATCTAGTTTTACCCATGAACCGCTAACATTACGATAGAATTCATATCCTTCAACACCTTGTGATAATGGTTTAACCCAAAAATCACGATCTGCTGCTGGTTCATCTAGTTGTACATATTGGTCAGACTCAACAATTAGATCCCAATCTTCAGTACTAACATTTGCAACATACATAGTTACTTTCAATGAATCAGAATTACTGAAATCATACCAGTACGTACCATTAGCTGCTTTTGCAGTTGGAGTTGTTGCACTAACACGTAGATTGTTTACATTAATTAGTGAATAGTTATTACTATCAACTGTTAATTTAGCCAATTCAGCCGTGTTGAAAATTTGTTGTCCAGATGCAGACACTTGGAAGCTATATCCATTTTTGTTTGTTACAACAAGAGCATTTGTACCTGTAAATGTAAATCCGGCATTGATTAATACAGCACTTTGATTTAGATTTGCAATTAGATTTGCAGTAGTGATTGCCTGAGATTGTAAAATAGCAGGAACTTGTACTGACTTGTTCAAATACTTGATTGTCAAATAACCAATACTTGTAGCAACTTGGCTAGAAGATTGACCAATTGGTGTTGCAGGTGCAGAAATTGCAGCAATGCTTCCAGACTTAGTATATAGAGAAAAACTCTTACTGTCTTCATCAAATAGTGAACCGAAATATGTATTATCAAACGTACCAGCTTTAGATTCAATTTCATAGAAACTGTTACCAGTCCATACGTTTACTTCATTCCAAACGGCAGTTAGAGAAGCATAACGTTTTAGTACGAAACGAGTACCGAAGTAGTTTGATCCATTTTTTGTATAACCATCACGAATCCAAATATTCCCTTTAAGGATACCAGTACCTGTTGGCACTTTGTTAATTGGTGATAGATAAGTTTCAACCTGTACTAAGCCAATAGCTTCGAATTTATACATTAGCATTTGTCCAGTACTTGGGATATGACGTAGTACTAAATCATCTACATTGAGAGTATTAGTAGGAACATCATCAATATCTTCATAACTGACAATTGTTACAGGTTTTAGTTGCCAGTCATAAAAACTGGTTGGGTTAGCAATACGTGCTACATACGCTTCAATTTGCGTTGCAGAAGTATCTAGCCATAGTGTACCGTTAGTTACTGGACCGGTAGGTTCAGTTCCTGTTGGTGCTAGTTGTGCCATATCAACATCAGCACGAACTACATATGCACGGTTTGCAATACCCATGTAGCTATATACGGCGTGTAGGCCATATTCATTAAGTTCGTCGCCTTGAACGACAGATCCATTACTTTTTTGAAATATTGGTGATCCGTACATTTCAAGAGCATTTCGTTGTGATGTAATAAGTTGTAGTTTTCCTGCATTAGCTTTAGTTGTTCCAGCAGCTACAGAAGTACTTCCTGTAACTAGCTTGTCTTGTGCCGTCGCAATGACAAACAATGGTACAGTACCTGCACCGCTAGTTGAACTAATAGTTTCATCGGTAACTGTTACACTTACACCAGGTGATAGTAAATCAGCCATTTAATCCTCCAAAAATTTTGGGTTTATTCGAATATTCGTATACTGTTATTTATTGGAGGATTTAAAGTTATGTATGAAAACTAATTTATATACTAATTTGTGATAAAATTTGGTAAGCTTGATTGTGTAAATGCTCAATAGTGGAGGTATTTTCTACAATAAAATCAGGACGATTTATACCAACCCAACCATATTCAGATGAATGAACATTAGCTAGTGAGCTAGGTTTACTGGCAGTAATTCCAAGTTCATTGTCTAATTTAGAATCCAAAACATATCCTGCTAGTTTTCTTTCACACTCAATATTATAATCAACTGCATCAAAATACCAATCTGGTAATGTCCTTTGTACTTCAATAATAATTCCATTATTTTCACGAATCATTTTTAATTCATTTGGAAAACGACAATCAGAAATAATTATTTTATCATAATCCATATTTCTAATTTTATGTTCTAAACTGAACACCCAAATGTTATCATGAAAAAATCGTCTACATACGTCAGTACCGAAATTTTGTAATACCCAACGTGGAGTTACTTCTCGTTCAAGTACTTTGCTCCAATACTCATCCGGTTGCTCTCTAATTATTCTTGATTCTGGTGTTGACCCTTCTAACATTTCTCTGTCCCAACCAAAAATATAACTTACTGCATCTTTTAATGATTCTGCATATGATACTCTATGAAAACCATTTTCAACGAATATTTGTGCAAAAGTATCTTTACCAGATCCAATTGTCCCATTAATTGCTACTATTGTACGTTCCATGTTTATATTTCCTTTAAACGAAAAAAGGAAGAACCTTATTCAGATTCTTCCAAAATATCCCAACTATATTCACGAAATTGTATTAAAAATAATGCTTCAGCCCATGTTGGAAAATCAACTAAAGCATAAAATAATGGAATCTCACAAAGAGGTTCCTGAACAATTTCAAACGTGCCTGTACTACCATCGGACTCAGCAATGTTAGTCATAAATGAACTCACTTTGTTATATAATTCAGTGCATTCATCACTGTATGTGAATTCATCTGAACCTAAAAACGCTTTGTAACGCATATAATACCCACCATACTGTTTCCAATTATGGTGTATTTATGTTAGCCAATAATGAATGATAATGGGTCACTACCATCTTCATGATTGTGTAAGCGTTGTTTTAAGTCTTCTTGCATACGAATTGCATTCTGAACCAAATCAGCACCATCCATAGAGAATGTACCTTGTGGTCCAGGAAGTGTTGCAAATTTAACACGGTTTCTACCTAAAATCATCATTGCTTCAGACAATGCCCAATCACGTAACCACGGATAAGACATTTGTGTTCTGAAAAGCATGGCTTCAGGTTTATTATGATATACGTGTAAAAGTACTTCTTCCTCACCACGAATATCACGCTCTAATGTTAGTTTCTTTGTGACCGGATTCCATAAGAACATGATCTCACGACCAAACAAACGACCAACAGTACTATCAAACTGGTGATATAGATCATAAGTTAATAGACCACCACCAGTACTTCCACGGACTGCACTTAATAGATATGTATTACTATAAGCAAGTGAGAATGGATCTACAGTAGCACCTGAACCAGATACTACACCATTACCACGGCGATAAATTCTGCGAACTATTTCTACTTCAGTTGGTAGTACATAAACTGAGTCTGATTCATAGAATTTCATATGCAAGAATGCTTCTTCTTTAGAAGCTGCTGACCAAGCACGATAGTTAGCTACAGAATTATCTATACAAACTTCGAGTTGTTCATCAGTGATTTCAACATTCACTGCACCTGCACCTAGCATTACAGTAATAACACGTTTTAATTCTTCACGGTGATCGTACTGTGGAGAATCTGGATTACCAGCATAATTATACATAAAAAAATACCCCTAAACATGTTTGTGTATAACATATTTAGGGGTAAATGTTTTAGATTGGTTTACAGTTCTGAGTATAGTAATTCAATCGTGCAGAATCAAATGGTCCAACTACTAGAATAGTTGAATTTGATCCGTCTTGAATAAAGTTTGTTGGTGCACCTTCTAGATTAGCATGAAATTCAACTTCATCTAATCCTGCTGACTCATCAGCTACATATATATTTTGAGGTGAACCCGCTTCAATCCATTCATCAAACCATGCATTAAAGTTCTTATGTTCATGTGAACCTGCATATGCAGTACGTGTTGGGTCAAATTGATTCATTATTTCCATACCAGCCCTTACACTCATACGAACTAATTGCATTGGTTCTAAATCTTTTACTACGATAATTACTTGATGTACACTCATTGTTTAGTTACCATTAGATAATGATTTTATTGTCCGGTACAAATACTTTTGATTTCTGTGCTTCAAGTGCATCGATTGCGTCAACATACGCCAATGCAATAGATTCTTCAGGAACATTCATAGAAACAATTGCGTACTTCATGAAAATCACAGGCTCATTTGGATTGGTAATACCTTCTAGATAATCACGAATGATAAAATTACCATCTTCATCTAGTCCAAATTGACATGGATTTCTCATAACGATTGCATCAGTTGCTTCTGATTGCACAGTACCAATAAGAGGACCAACACCGTTAATAAAAATTAGTTTTACACTTGCATTTACTTTAGACATATAACATTCCTTGTTAATTAGTTTGAACTTATCTTAGTTCATATAGATTCTTGGTTGCGTTCTGTACACGGTGATCGATGATAGATTCAATAACATCCCAATGACCACCACCTAAGTCAGAACCGATTTTAGGGAAATGAAAATGAACTTCTTCAACTCCACTAAGAGTTTTTAGTACTTTAGCGATACTATCAAGTTCTGCAAAAGCAGTATCGATTGCATCATAACTAACATATTTACCACCATCATAACCATAGAAATCTTGGGTTATGGCGTTACTGATAATCAAATCAGTACTATGTGCATAATTTATTACACTTCCTACTTGAAGTCTATTATTATTTGCACTATATTCTTTTCTATATTCTTCGTATGCTCCTGGATATTTTGCACGAAGTGTTTTTGCAAATCCAGTTCCCATACGTCCCTGAGCATTACACCCATGAATAATAAAATGGGTTACACAGTCACCGCCTGTAAGTAATTCATCCACATGTTCGAACAAATCACCATAATAATAGTTTATCATAAAACCTCAAGTGAAAAAAGGACTTCCGAAGAAGTCCTTTTGTATTAATTTAATCCTGAACGGATTCGCTTTGTCTCTTTGCGATGCTGTCTCGCTATATTACTTTGGTGAAGTCTAGAGCCTCGTTTTAAATCTCGCGTTAGATACCAAGTGTCTTCTGGAACATCATAGTCACAGAATCCATCTTCAGTAATCTTTCCTAAGAATGCTGATTTCTTTGGAATATTAACATTTGATTTTGTACTTTCAAAAATACCTTTTGCTAATTGATCACGAAAACTAAGCATAAATTTTCTCCCAAATTGTAATGTGAAGGATTGTTCCTTCACTTTTATTTAGGGCTGTTTATTTGCTTCTCCAAAAAATCAAGAACTTCTTCAGCAGTACAAACAGATAATACTTGTTCTAGTACTGAATCATATAGTTCTTTATTTTCATGGTAGACTTTAATCATTTCCGTCTTTTTGATTATATCTTCTGGTGAAGGTAAGCATGGAGTGTATTCAACACCTAAACTTTCAGCCAGTTCTTTAACCTTTGCTAAACGGTCATGATGACGTTGCTGCATATTGCGAAGACCACCTTCACCTAATGTGAAATGAGTCATGTTTACTTTATACCGAGTATCTTCATCTAAGATATACGGATTTATTTCAGTCGAATCCTTTCTGATCATATTAAGCTCCTAATTGACCGAATAGAATATTTGCATCTTTACCATTATACTGACCATCATAGTTAGCTTTTAGATAAGGGAACATATTTTTCTTTTCTTTCATACTAGAATCTTTAGAAATGGCTTCTTGCATAATTGCAAGTAGTTCATCATTAGAAAGTTGCTTTGGTAGGAGATTTTCTAGAAGGACTTTTTCAGCTTCAAGTACTTCAGTAGAACCGTACTTCAAAGTATCATTAACACTTTCAAGTAGTTTTTTTACAGATTGTAATACGACACTATCATCAACATCACTTGCAGTTGTTTTACGTTGTACTTCTGCAATAATTACACCAAATAGACTGTATTTTACTTTGTCTTTGCCAAGAGCAGCTTGACGTTCCGTTTGAATGGTCGTTAATAGACTCATGTTATTCTCCTTTTAAGAAAGCTTCAAACTTATCACATCCTCCAACATACTGTTCATCTACGAAAATTTGCGGTACTGTCCGAACTGGAGTACCTACGATTTCTGCTAAATCAGCAGCACTTAGACCTTGTGCTTCAATATCAATAAATTCCAACACAAACCCATTCATTTCACAAATGAGTTTAGCACGATCACAAAACTTACATCCTTGACTTCGACCATACATTTTTACATTCATAATATTCCCTTATTATGTTTTTTTTAATTACTTTCTACAAATTGCGTGACAGCCTTTATTATACTGTTACACATACGTTCTGTTAAGTACATTTGACAATCTTCTACGTCAATATACATGAACTTATCTAGTTCTGGTTTTTCTTGACCATAACGATTCGTATATGTACTAATACATTCCAACTTTTCAGAATCTGGTTTATCTCGTGCAGTATAAAAGAATAGTACTAAACGCTTTCCTTTACGGTAAGCGACTTCTCCAATTAATAATAAATCATCCTCGGAGATTTCATAACCAGTTTCTTCATAACATTCCCGAACAGCAGCTTCTTTATAGCTTTCACCTTCTTCAGTTTTACCTTTAGGTAAATCCCAATGTTCCTGACCTGTTGTATGTCCTATAAGTATCTGACCATCACGATAAAAAATTATCCCACACGTATGACGCATAATAACTTTCTCACTAAAATTATCAGATACTTATAGTATACCATATTTTTTAAAGTTGTTCCAAATTTATCAGAACATTTTCTTAATTTCAGCAACCTGAATTGTCTTGATGTGAGTACGGATATTGGCTGCCTCCAATGCACCAGTTTTCACCATTTCTTCAATGTTACCAACAGGTGCATCATAGAACTTATCATATACTTTCATGATCAAATCTTCCAACTCAATATCAATTTCACGGCGAATGATAAAGTACTCTACCACTTTATACAAGAATTCCTCACCACCGTTGTTTTTGACATTCATTGCAGTGAATAGTTCAACCATACCTTCAGGTTTTTTCTTCCTGAATTTAATCAAACCATCTGAATGCAATTTGACAAAGTTGCTGAACTTAACAAAACGTGCAGGTAGTTTTATCCCACCAACAACATAATCTTTTGTAGGAGTAGCTTTTGACAAAATTACAGACCAAATGAATTCTTCACGGTACTGTTCAGTGCTGTTCATTGCAATATGATCAATAAGTTCCAATTCCTTATTCGTAGCTTCGAATGTTGGAAGTAATACTTTTAACGCACCAATATCTTTCAAGTACTTGAAAAAGATACTAGGCTTTTCTTCAGAGAGTGCTTTTTCAAATTCAATGTATACACGCTCTTTGGTCAAATGATTTATTTCACCATTCTTAACCATTTCTTTTACCATAACATTAGTATCTGCATGTATAGTGAAAGTACTATAACGTGCGGCAAAACGTGCAAGACGTAGTACACGAAGTGGATCTTCTTTAAATGCTTCAGATACATGCTTTAGTACTTTGTTCTGCAAATCTACTTTACCATTATATGGGTCAACATGAGTCTTAGTAATTGGGTCCCATGCAATAGCATTAATAGTAAGGTCACGACGATACAAATCTTGCTCAAGAGTAACACCTTGAGTTTGAACAGTAAATCCATCATAACCAGTACCAGTTTTTCGTTCAATACGAGCTAGTGCATATTCATCACCATCTGGAGACAAGAACACAGGGAAATCGGCACCAACTTGTTTATAACCAATACCAGTTAGGTATTCAATATCTTTCGGTTTAGCTCCGACAAGTACATAGTCTTTATCTTTAGGTTGAAGACCAAGAAGTTTATCGCGTACAAAACCACCTACAATGTATTTTTTCATTTTTAACCTTCCAATATATCTTCAACGATTAGAGAACCCCAAAAATTAGAATTTAATTCTATTCGGTTCTGTCCCAACTTAAAATTACGTTTTATTTCTTCTGCACGTTGTGTGCTGTATTCAGAAATTTTAATGGATGAGAAAGTTGTGTTATCATCCCATCCCATATATTCATCCAGCATCATTGACATATTAACCTCTTTTACACAAACGCCATGACGAAACACAGCATCTTTTAAACTAGTATACAAATCATATTCAGTTTTTGCAAGAAGTAATTGTTTTATTTTACCTTTAGCTAATTCTGCACGATACCCATTACATTCTGCATAGAATTTATCTAATGAGTTGTCGGTGAATATGTTTATATCTTCAATATTCCACATAAAAAAACCTCAATTAAAACGAAAAAAGGACAAGCATCTCTGCCTGTCCATATAATTTAGCACATTAAGTTAGTGCTGTCAAGGGATTAATCTTCGATTTCTTCATCTTCATCAGATTCGGCAATCAAAGTATCACGAACAATACTAGTACGTTTACCCTTTTCTTTCCGTAGTTGTGCTTCAAGTTTTTCAACAAGAAGATCAATACTTTTATACATATCATCAGTAGATGCAGTAGCAATATAGTCTACACCTTCAAAATGACCATGAGAATGTGCTTTAAACTTATCACCATCTTTTGAGAACGATGTACGAAAATCTACTGGTGTTTCCCCAATAAATTTTTCCAATTTTTCAAATTCATCAAAAGTATGGAATTCAAGTTCTTCAGATACTCCAATACGATCATTATATGCTATTGTATGATTAATCATAAAAGTACTCCTTTTTATATTAAATGCTACTCAATAATATTTCAGCCCGATTTCCGACCTGACTATACCATAGTGAGCTTTTAATTTCTTTTTTGAATTTATGAGGATTACTATGTTCTACACTTTTCCACATTTTATTAAAACGTGCTAATTTATCGCATCCCATAGTATATGCCATTTCATAAAGTATACGTTGTTGCTCAACAGTTAAATCTACTGCACGTTTACGTTGTAATAACAGGACGAAATCACCCATAGTTCTTTCCATATCCATTATTAACATATCGTGAGCTTGACGCTTAGTGATGCCATTTTTGTACTTCATTGCAGCACTATCACTCTTTCCAAGATAATGACCATAACCAATCGTAAAATGACCAGTACTGTCACGGTATGGATAGAATTTACCATTTTTGAAAGATGGTCCAACTTTACCGCCAAGTAAACGCCGTTTTAATACAGCTTGCGATTCACTTGTACCTTCAGAATTTTTAAGGTGTGCTATAATTAATTCATCCCTTGTATCGATTTTAATTTCGATTTCAGGAAGTGCTACATCCTTTAAATCTTCTGCTGATGGGATTTCAAACATTGTACCAGGATGTAATGTTACACCCGCATTAATCACTTTTAATGTTTTCACATAGTCATTCAGTTCGACATTTTGTGGTTTAATTTTTGATGATATTGTCCATAGACTATCACCGTTAAGTACTTTGTATTGTTCTCTGCTTGCAGTTGGTTCTTCAATTTGAATAATAACTGGCGGTTGCTTTTGAATTGTAACTTGTGGTTCATATTGTTGCACTACTGCTTCCTGAGAAACTAATGATGTAGTACGATCATGTGAGTTATAACCAATAAATCCAAATGCAGCGGCAAGCAACAGAAAACCTACTAAAACGTATTTCATACGTCCAGCACGAGTCTTGAGTTCTTGTATCGCTTTATACAAAATTCCTCCTTATATACATTTTGTTAGACTCATGCAATAAGGAAACATTTGGATTGCCCAAAGCCTTATGCACAAAGTCGCTTTGGACTTTCTACAATAGTACGAATACTACTTAGAAACTTTTTCTGACCTAGCTCTTAAAATCTCAACTATTTGATTCATTTTAATCTGTTCAGTCGTTGCTGTCAAGGAAATTGCACCTAATTCATCAAGGTCACATTCCATTATCCCAACATCCATAAAGTCATTCACACTGTGAAGTATATGGGGAGGGACAAGTTCTAACAGTATAGGTTCATATTTATCTGAAGTCAAGAGAAAATCAAAAAACGGTGTGCTAATACAAGAAAAACCATGCAATATACATTGATGTAACATTGCTTTGACTTTTTTAACATTTCCTTCGTTATCAGGAGAATTCATAATATGTTCTTCAACTGTATTATAAATTGCAATAGATCTAGAAAGTGATAAGTGATATTCATCTATTGTATAATTTGAAATATCAAGATATTGATTCATTTCAAATAACTCATGTTGCCTTTCATATAAAAATTGTTGAGCAATTGCATGACTATCAAAAATCCTTCCATACATAGATGATCTATCCCCATCTGAATATATATCATCTATGTATAGAAATGTTTTTTTATTTCTAATCTTGTACTTCATATTAGTCATAGTAAGTACGACCTATGGTTAAGTGGAAATCTCTATGTACTGGCAATCCCAATTCTGCACGGATTTGCATCAACTCTGGTGATTCAAAATTAATTACATAGAAAGAACCTGGTTGTTTTTTATCTTTTATTTGATCAATATACGGATTGAATCGTATAGTGAATTTTTGCTTGTGATATTTCTTCCACAAGTGTATGTGCTCATCATCGGGTTTTTCACCACGAATAATACTTACGTGAGCACCCCACGCTGGCATTTGCATTTCAACGTGTTTTTCTTTACGCACAAAGTACTGATAGTATCGAACCAGATCATTCGGTAGTTGGAGGACACACCAATACTGAGTGCGACTTTTCATATCTTGTCGGTCAGGGTCGTATTCTAGATACCCCTGAATTTCAATATATTCAGTAGTCATGATGCACCTCATTTCAATAATAGAAAACAGTATAGCACAAGGCTACACTGTTGTCAAATTTTTATAGGCCGAAGATTTTAGAAACAGAATAAACAAAAGATACTACAATACCAGTACCGATTGTTGTTAAAATAGGATTTACTGCGAAGGATACTTTGTACATGAGTACTACACCAAATAGGTTATTTCTAATTGATTTCATATCATTCTTCCCAATAGCTAATTGCTTCTTTTACTGCTTCTTTAGGGGGAGTATTCTTCCAATCCAACATAGGATTTTCTGAATCTTTTTCATCTTCCCACGGTGATATTTCACCCTGAATAGTACTGAACCAATGTTCTTCTGGTGTATCAATACTAATTAGGAAGTTAGTAAAATGATATGCAAAATGCATTTTCCATTCTTCAAACGTTTTCATAATTATATCCTTATAATAAAAAAGCCCCACCCGAAGGTGAGGCTTTTGGGGTATTAACCCAACACGCGGTAGCGTGGAGTATCGATTGCAGCTAACATAATACTCACTGGATCAACTGCGTTGCCGCTTAGAATCGCAGGAATTACGTTAGGACTGAAACCACTTACCAACGCCGTTCCAGCTTCATCGAAACGAACTGGATTGTTGTTAGCACGTGCGTTTAGGTTCCAGAACACTACCATTGGTAGCTCATAACCAGCACGTTCAAACTTCTGTTTAGCCGTTTGGAACGCTGTTTTGTTCCAGTTACGACCACCACTACCATTAAATTCCATGTCACTGAAGATCATTAGAACTTTTGGCATTTCATCCTGTGGAACGTTTTGCTTCACCGCAGTACTCAATACTAGATCAAATGCTGCTTCAACGTTTGTACTACCATCCCAATCGGAACCGTGATTGCGGTACAAGTCATTAGCTTTTACACTAATATCTCCACGTGGAAGTACTTTCAATTTTGGACGGGTACTAAAGTTCAACCACATATCCTTGAAAGCACCAGTTTGTTTTGTACTTACATACAAACCAAGTGATACTGCTACATCTTGAACAGTTAGTGAAGTACCAGCGATACCCACACCCATTGAGCCAGATGTATCTACCATTGGTAGAATACGGTTATCACCCATTAGATTGTTCAATGCATCCCACTGTGCAATACCTAGACGAGTCTGTTCTGCTGTGGTAGTACCATAACGAGTTACCAAATTCTTCAATACATCGTATGGGAACAACGTTGCTGCGTTAACCTTACCTTCGCCTTTTTCAAGAGAAGCTAAGTAATCACGGTAACGACCTTCGTCGTGTTTCATGAAAGCTGGCAAATAACGAGAACTTGCTACCGATGGTAGTTTGTTATAGTCAATTGCTTCCCATTCATTCGCACACATCTTCTGTTCAACAGTGTTGCTCATAGATGATAGAAGTTTACGGTACTGACGTTCATTAATACCCATTACAGACATTAGTTCACGTGCAATTTTGTTGTTCGCAGCACGGTTTTGGTTAGCAGTACTAGACATATTAACCACACCTTGTGCATTCTTCTTGAATTTATAGATGCGTGGCATCCATTTTGCACAAAGACCGTTGCCAGTTTTTAAAGCTTCTGCAATCTTTTCATAAGCAACTGCTTTCGCAGCTTTAGTTTTAAAGATCAACAGATCATCCCAACGACCGAATTCTGCAAGTACTGGAATTACACGTAGAACATCTTCTGGATGTTTAACTTCCAAATACTTCAAAAGTTCACGTGGTGTATTACGTTCACCTGCACCACCACGAACATCACGTGCCCAAAGAATCATTTGTAGAGCTAACGTTGGGTTAGCTGTATACGCAGCGTCGAACTGTGCTTTGTACTGACCAAGGTCTTTGTTACGTAGAGAACCGATCATGAAGAACATATCCACAAGTGGATTTAATGAACTTTTCAATGAAGCACCACCGTTGGCAGTTGTAGAACGGTTGCTTGATGCTGGTGTATTCATGTTGTTTACTGCGTTTTTAAATGCTGACATATTTGTTTTCCTCAGAAATGGATTAAATTTTTGTTGACTCACTTCTTAACTCTTATTGATCAGGTGCTTCCCAATCAGGCAATTCAATGGTTTTAAAGAACCCAAACGTTGACTCTGTTTGTTTTCCTGTCCGGCGATCATATGCATATACACTGTCACGCTTATAATCACTATCTTCTTCCATAGATTCATCAACCCAAATGGTAGATTCATTGATATGAACAATCTCGGCATCTTCACCATCGGTGATAAAACCCGCACCATGCATACCACGTTTCACTACATCGCCAACCTGTAGATTGGCTAGATATTCTTGCTTAGTCATAAGCACCTTCTCCATGTCGTATATTATACCACAATATTTTGTGGCGTTTCAATTTTTTTTACTTAAAAAGCAGCTTTTTCAAGCTGCTGTACAAATTTTAGTCTTCACATTTCATTAGGAATTTATTGTTAATTACTTTAAAGTGGATAGTTTGTCCATTCACCTTTTCAGTACTTTTGTATACGTCACCTTCTGCAATAGGATGAACAATACTTGCATGTTCTGCACTATTAAGTGCTTCCTGAATAGTACTGTATACATCAAAGAAATATACAATATCACCCTGTGGAACAACATTGATGCCAAGAATAGCAGTTACTTCAAAGAACTCTGCATCATCAAGGAAATTCTGTGCATCTACATCCCAAATACGGAAGCAGAAGAACTCATGTTCAGATAAACCTTCACGGTTGCCTTGAATACCAGGTCCCATACATTCACCCTGCAATGCAAGCTGACGTTCATGATCTTCACAGTACTTTTTAAGACGTGCTGGAATATCATCTTTCAATGCTGCTTTCCAGAATGCCGCAGATTCATCAAACTTCAATGCAAGGTTGCGAGAGCAAACAACAATCTGTGCACTTTCCCACTGGAACGGATATGGTTTAACTTCAACAACTGTCAGTTCTTGGGTTTCTTCATTCCATTCTACAACTTCTTCATCAACTTTATCCACAAAGAAATCTGGATTATTGAAATATGCAATAGTCTGACTAGAGCCATCAAGTTTTAAAGATTTGCGGAATGGAACACCCTTCATAGTTTGACTGAATTTTCCAAAAATATTCTGAACACGGTCTTCATCAGTTTTTGGAATTACCAGAGGGAAGTTACCTGCTGTTTTTGCACGGTTTGCACCACCACCCTGACGCTCATCTGGACGCTCGTACTTAGTTACATTGAAGAACTGTTCAATACCATCACGGCTTTCTTCAAGAGTACGGAGTACTTCAGAAAAACGTTCAAAATCATCAGTACTTTTAATACCAATAGCTTCAGCAAATGCATTGATCATATCTTTATTGATAATATCAATAGGAAGTGCCAGCCCTTGAGAAATTTGCTGACGAAGTTTTACAGTACGGAGGCGAATACGCTCTACACCCGCTTCATCAGTTTTGGTTCCATTACGCAGAAGGAAACCAAAAATTGGGTTATCTGCTGGTAGGAATGAATCAATTTCAAAGAATACGCAAAAATTGGTTTCAGAGAATTCACCTTTTTTAGTGACAACATTCCAGCCATCAACTGTTGCAACTTCAATTGCATCAGCATTTGGAATCGGGTTAATCGCATTAATGCGGCGAATGGTAACCAGTTTACGACCTTCTTTAATCAGTTCTGCCATTTTCATTTTTCTCTCAGTTCATTTAATGTGGGTACATAATATCGTACCCATTCAGCTATGTCAAGTGATTTTTAACGCCATCCGACATAAATTTCATCAATCGTGTACGCTGTTCCGCATTCGTTATTCATTTCTTCAAGATTTTTGAAACTACGATACGCATGAAGACGATTCTTGATGCGTGAACGTTTTACTTTTGAAGTTATCAAAATTGGAACCATAATTCGTTCACTACGTTCAGTAATACGATACGCATTTACATGATCAAAAACTTCAACATATTTTTTTCGGTTCCGTGTTTGTTCAAAATGTTCACGGTTTTGATGAACTACTTTATACCAAAATGGATTATTAATCCAAAAAGTCATTTTTGCTTTATTTCGTTTTACAATTTTACGTTTCATATTAATCAACCTGTGAATAAACTATTAAACCACCAACAATTACCCATGCACCCCATAAATCAAGATCTTTAAAATAACCAAATGCACCTACTCCACATAGTACAAGTCCTGCTAGTATAATTAATCCTGATTTCATGTTAAATCCTCTTGTTCCACTTATTCATTACATCATCAATAGAAGTACCAAAAAAAGTACAACTACATCCACCTTCAGATTCTAAACAACTAAATGTCCAGAACTTTCCACGTTCAGTAACATCATGTTTCAATACATATACTTCTGGATTGATTGCACTATGAGTACAGTCCAAATCTTCTCCGTACAATTGAATATCTAACAATGGGCATTTAAACCATTCCATACCAGTTGGATGTAAACTATCAATCAAATTATCACGTAATGGTTCATGTCCACAAAATGGACATGATTTTATTTCACCGTCATATGGATGTTTCATATTATTTCCCATGTAAATTCTTATTGCTTTGGAAATATATTGTATCAGTACTGGTTTCAATTGTAAAGCTCTTTTGACAAAGTTTTTCAGCTAAACCAAATGCAAACTCTTTAGCTTCATCAAGTAACTGACGGTCAGTTTTTGGGAAGCGAGGATAACATAATACACGAGCAGTAATTCCAGATTCTTTACCGCCAGTATATACATAATCGCATTTAGTGATTTGGAAACATGCCCCATGATTGAACGTATATTCACGTGCATGTGAAACTGCTGTATCATAATCACCAGCCATATGAATAGTACAATAAGAAGTTTTTACAGAATTTACTTCTTTATAAAATTCATGTTGTACTGGTTGTTTCAATGACAAACGTTGATACATAACTTGTAACCACGATGATAATTCATCAAGCTCAAGTTCAGTTGAAGTCGTTTTAATTTCATTGATGAGTGGTGTACTACGGGTATGCCATTCTTCAATAGTTTCACAATCTTGATAAATTCGTTCAAAATCTGATTTAGATACCGACATTATTAAGTACCTTAATTGGAGTTAAATGTAAAATAGGTTCTGCAATTTTTTCTTCAATATCTACAATTCGCATAAATGTATATGGACTTACAATAAAATTATTATCAAACACACAATGCGGATTATGATCCGATTTATACAACCGTCCATACCCATGATATTTGTTTGCTATCCAAACTTTATCACCATTTGAAAAATTGATATTATATTCATCAACAGTTGCAGTAAGATCACCTCGCTCATATGCAAGTATTAATCGCATAATATAACGGTCACCACGACTAAAGATTGGTTTACTATTTCGTTCACTATATTCTTTCCATGCATTAGGATATAAACGTTTTAAATGATCAAAATGTTCATCTTCAGTCATTACAACAGATTCAATATCTTCTGTAACTAAACCTGCCTGTAATGGATTAGATGGTTTCCGAAGTTCAGCTAATGCAGCTTGCTGTGCAGCAAGTTTCTTTAACTGAAGACCATTTTTAGCCATTCGGTATTGTTCACGTATAACCATAGGTGCTACGGCAGCAATAATATGAGTTGCTATCAACCCAATTACGAGACTTGCATCAATAATCATGATAATTGTACTTCCTCGTTTTTCGATTTACGGAATCGGCGGTTTCCAGAAATATCAACACCAATTGTTTCAGGAGAAATTTCTACAAGTACTTCTATTAAAGCATCAAATGCGTCATTATTAATAGCACCTTTATATTCATCGCTTCTTTCAGAAATCCATGCACTTAAATGTGATTCATCAGAAACCCATCCAAATGAACGTGAAAAAGGTTTTTCAATATTAATAAAGTACTTACTTTCACTATACTCAGTGATTGTATTAGAAGATTTTACAGGTTTAGTGAATAATAAATTTTCACCGTACATACTTTTCTCTACTAAAAATTCACCTGCCCGATAACGTGCAATTATTCGTAGTAATTGGGATGAAGCATCTTCATCAAATTTAAGCTTATACTTACGTTCAATGTGGACACCATACCAACCAGCACGAGCGGAAAAACACCAAAACCAAATAGCAGATATGATTACTGCTATAATTAATGCGATTGTCATTTAAATCACCTCTGTTAGTTCATGTCCACATTTTACCGATTTTATTCTCCGCTGTCAAGCTTTTTCTTTGTAAATTCTAAGTAACATTTTCTGCACATACTCTTGTACATATCATTACCACCAATAAGTACTTGTTCAGTACTGTTAACTAATCTGGCATTCATGGTGGACTTCTTACCACATTGACAAAGATTTCGTAATTCTTCGATACAGTCAGCAACTTCAAATAAACGTTTTGAACCACTAAACAAATTAGATTCAAAATTAGTACGTATACCATAACAAAATACAGTTACGTTCAATTCATCAACCATTTGACCTAATATATCCACTTGTTCAGTACTAAGAAACTGACATTCATCCACAAATACTGCTTTTATTCCTAATGCCCTGATAGTAATCTTAGCATCATTTAATACGTCATTGTTATCTTTAGGAATAATAATGGCATCTGCATCAATCCCTATCCTAGAAGTTACTTTACCATACCCATAACGATCATCTAAAGCTGATGTAAAAATCAAAACTTTATAACCTAGTTCTTTGTAATTGAATGCTGTTTGTAATAGACTAGCACTTTTACCTGCATTCATTGTACTATATCTAAAATATAATTTTGCCATATAACATCCTTGTTATTTGTTTAGGTTAATCGTTCACTTCCACACGTATTGAACTATAAAGTACAAATGATTCTACTCGTGCACGTAATGTTAAATCACGTCCGAGATAACCTGGATTTAACTTATGAAATACGTACCAAAAATCTTCACGATCTTGTTCAGACCTTGTTTCTGGTTTTTGACGTAATAACTTTATTGCTAATGTTTTAAGAAAACGATTGTTAATATAAAAAGTTTCTTGTTTAGTAAAGTTTTTGCTCATATGTGGTTACCTTTAGAGTATCACGAACTTTCATTAGTACTTCACCTAATAGATTTAAACCATCCCATTTTTCAGGATTAGTTGCATCTGGATGGTCATCTTTCATACCAATACCCCAAATCTTATCATATGGTGATGCTTCTACTAGATGTAGATTACCAGTACTTAGAAGTTGTTCTTTGAGTTTTTCATTCTGTGAAAATTTAGCTAGGCAAGCATCATAGACAATTTCAAAACGTACTTCATTCCAAATTTCATCATCATAATTACTTACTTGCCGACCTAATGCTTTTTGTTTAGATTGAGAACTAGTCTCAAGTACTTTATTAGCAATAATAGTGTCATTGAATACCATTGCTTTTGCATACATCATGTATTGTTCTGAGCAGTTGAATGTAATTCCATGCAATTCAAATGACGCTTTGTGCCAATTTGACATGTAATCTTCATTTCCCCAAAAAAAGAAATATCCATCTTTAATCTTCATACAACAAACTTCCTTATTTTTTATCTTTTGAACCTAATTTCCAACGAATATGTGCTCCTGGTTCTTCAGTTGCATCATACGGATTTTCTTCACCGTCTTCTGAATCTTTACCTTCTTGATATTCACTTTGTTCTTCAATATAGAAATAATCCAATGGATTATAACCAGATAATGTGTATCCCAATAGACCAGCCAACCATTCAACTTTTTCTTGATCATCACATTTAACTTCACAATAATCTTCGAATTTGAATTCATCAATCCACACTTCTGAATGCTTACCAAGGGCTTCACCGAACCAAATAGTAGAGCCTTGAAGTGCTCTTAGTTCATCTTCAGTTGCTACAAATAGACCGGATAAGTCACCCATTCTACCACAGTCTAGATAAAATTCATATAATTTATTCATTATTTTCTCCCAATTTATTCACACGAAAATGGTCTAAACACATTTCCTTTTCATACGGTTCAATTTTGAATTGAATTCTGTACAAGTTATCAATATTAGTTACCGTACCATACAATGGTACATTTTTTGTCATATATCCCCATAATAAATCTTCAGAGTATATAATCACACTATCACCAATTTTAGCTACAGTACCATCTTTATACAAAGGTGCTGTAAGATTAAAATATCGAGTTAATTCTTCTAGATCAAAATAGTCATCATAATCACTATAACAATATTCAATATTTTCAATTACTTCATTTAAATCTAAATTCTCAGGATATAATAGAAACTCAATATATCCATCAAATTTAACATCATTTTCTAATTGAAATTTAACTGCATCTTGATATGAGTTAATAATGGTTGGATTATGATAAAAAGTCCCCCCTTGATCATCTTCTATACATATTGCAATTAATGGTCGCATATCTTTCTCCAATAAAAAAAAGGACACATAGTGTCCTTATTTGTCTTCATCTGAATCATAAGATTCGTCCGTACTATACCCACTGTCAAACGTATCTTCATAGTACTGGTCTTGTTCATCAAATTCATCATACGATGATGTAAAAGAAAGTGATACTCCGAATTGCTCATAGTACTTGGATAGATTTTCTTCCCGATAAAACGCTTCATATTCTTCGTCTAATGTACAATATTCTTCATGAATACGTTTTTGTTCATCAGTCCAAATATCACGATTTGCCCAATCTAAATCTCGTAGAATACTATAGAAAGCATCTTCTGCTTTATCATATTCGTCACCATGTTCTTTAAGCTTCACATTTATTCCCTTATCTGCTAAACGTCTGTTTAATTCACGAAGTACTGTTATCATAGATCCACTATTAGAACCATAGCAATATGCAGCATCCCCATCATAGAATTCTCACAATTCTTCAGAATTGAAACTAATGATTTCAGAACCTGAACAACCACAATCGTCGCAATCCCAATATGAATCGTGGGTATTGATTATTACATTGAACATAAATTTCTCCTAAAAAGAAAGGACACAAAATGTGTCCTTATTGATTATTGTAGTACTTTAAGTTTATATAATATGCTGTTAACAAAACTAATAATATCTTCTAGTGTGTTAACAGACCCAAATTCATCAAGTGAATCCAATATTTCATGAATCTTGTTACAATGTTGTACATATTCTTCCAATATAGGAATTGCTGCCTCTAATGGTTGAAATACATAAGATGTTCCAGTACTGAATATTGGTCCACGTTCTGCCATCATTCCTTCTATAAAGGAATCAACAAATTCAGGAAGCTCTTTGTAAAATTCATCGAGTTCCATATGTTTTGAATAGTACTTACATTGTAAGTGCCAATGGTGTGCTTGGGCTTCTAGGAATAGACTGTTCTCTACGAATTTGATTAGTACATCTTCGTGAGCATTGTCTTCGGTTGTTTCTACATAATCAATCATACTACGTATGTCATTAGGATCAAAAGGTTCACTCATAATCATCATCCTTTTTAATTATTGATACTGTATTTACTAGCAGTAAAAAATAAATTTAGGATTGTAAAAATTAATGATTTTATTTAATTCCTCACGATTTTTTACTGCGTCAAAAATAAACAAAAAATCACATGGCACTGGATTTAAGTAATATGCATTATTTCCAATAAAAAAGTGCAATTTATCCAAGTGTTTAATTGGAAATGCTTTATCAAAATTAACACATACAATATTTTCACCAATATATGCCATATCACACATAGCATTATAAATGCCAAGAGTTCTATCATCCTGAGATGATTTATCTATGAATAATGTATTTCCCCTGTATTGATACAGGTCTTGCTCAATTAATATTAAAAAGTACTTTGTCATAATCTGTTCGAAGTACTTGTTTTCTGAAAGGGTCATTGCCTAACTCCGTTAGTCAAGAATGTTCAATTCTTCTCGTTCTGACGAACTCGAATAATTTCCATTCATCATCAATGTATTTAAGTACGTTCAATACTATTATACTGACGGGGTTTGTTGATCCATTTGCATCCCCCCGCAACAGGGGAACGAAAAAAAAGTCAGAATAATATCTGACGGTGGTAGTCTTACCTCTGAATTTGTAGATTAACTCAAATTTTAGACGGATCTATATTGTCTAATATTTGTAGCTACACTGGCGGGTTGTCCGGTTTCCAGTTACTACAGTCGCATACAACGGTCGAAGATTTCTCATTCCTTCGCATATAGTACTCGCTAATTCAGCAACAAATACTATTGATATTCCGTAGAATATCTCCCTTTTAATAGGTGAGTATGCATCTCATATGTCTATCTAGTACGTTCATATCAAGGACGTATTTATAGTGCCGCATTGCCGTGGGTGGTACAAACTATGCCATCTCCTAACGGGTTTCTTTTGCACTCGTACTGATTGAACTACTCATCTGCTGTTTACATTTTCAACGAGGTCAGGCTTAAACTATTCCGTAAAACGGATCAATCAGAGTTGTATGAAGTACCTTTTCAGGTCTTCATACATATTATACCACATTTTTTTAATGTGTTTCACTTATTTCAATCTTTATAGAATTTGTCATTATAATTCTGAGTCTTTACCCTAAACTCTGGATCAATATTTTCTAGATTGATATTATCATTTAAGAATTTGATAGCTTTTTCTTCAGTACTAAATTGTAAACGTTCATTTGTTCCTTTAGCACATAGAAAACGACTATGGTCATAATCATATTCATCAAAATCTTGCATAGTTACTACTCGAAGTAGTTCATCATCCTCGTATGAACGGATAATACGATAATATACATCGTTCATTATTTCCTCACATATATAAACGTTTAATTTCAGTTGGTGTGCGTTCAAAGAAATCATCAATAAATGCAATATCTTCAAACAAATCGGGGGTTAAATCACGATCATAGTATGCACGTTTAGAGTACTTCTCAGTACTACCATTGTATGCAATTTTGATAGGAAGAACTATTTGTCCCTTATCATTTGTACGATATGTACAACTTAACTTAATATATTTGTTATCATTTTGTAGGTTAGTTTCATGTATTAATTTTTCAATTCCAGTCAAATGTGAATAAGAATCTTCATTGCGTACCATAGTAATAGCAATAATAAAATCTTTTTCTGTATCGTAGTCATTGATGTTTTTTGTAGCACTAATAACTTCTAAACCAGAAAATTCTAAATCTTTCAACATGATCTAACTCCACAAACGAAAAAAGGAAACCTCACGATTTCCTTTATTTTAGCAAATTTTTCAATAATGTCAAGTTATTTCTTAACTTCTTTCATCTCTTGTAGCCCGTTGATTGTATCAACTAGCTTATTATGTGTACTCGCACAGTCATTGTAAACTGTCTGCCAGTCACGAAGCGTTTTGTATAATTCCTGTCCAGTATACACTGGTTGACCTTTTTCGTCAAGGACAAATTGGGTAGGTAATGGTGTATCAGTAGTACATTTTTTAAGTAATGATTGCTGTTCTATAATAGGTTTAGTTTGAACCGGAATCGTACTACATGCACTTAAAAGTACAGTCATTAGTAGAACAAGAACCATTAAGAATAATTTTATTTTTCTCATTTTTTAGTTCCTTCTATTGCTGCTTTAGAGTCCAATTTATATTGTTTCAACAAATCTACACCAGCTTGATCCATACATTGTTGCATATAGATTGGTCGGTTTATTATTGTTGGTTCTTTAATAATTGTATTAACTCTAGCATTATCTAATAATGATTTTGTATCTTCAAGACCCTTAGCTTGATTTTGTTGATAATTTCTAACTCCATTATCTACTATCTTTTCTATTTTTTGTTCAATATTTTGTTGATAACCAACATAATAGGTATGTACTTGCCAGCCAGAAAATAGCATTAGTACTGTGTATAGTAAGAATGCTGCTAACCCGATAGGCCATTTGTATAACTTAATAAATTCTAACATGGTTGCACCTCAATAATGCTTAGGTATATACCATATTTACGAAAAAACCCGCCTTTGGTAGCGGGTTTTATGTACTTATTTTTGTATAAGTTTAATTACATCATTAATGGTTTGACAAAGTTCTAGATCATAATCAGGCAATTCGACCTCAAAACATTCTTCAATAGACATTATAATTTCAATTTCATCGAGAGAATCTAGACCTAATTCATTAATTACATGACGTAACGATACAGTTTCATCATGCATAACCTCAGATACATCATATTCTGGAATACAATGTTCTGCGACGATATTTTGTAGTCGTGCTAATACACCGTGACCTTGTTCTTCAGCTTTGTTTAATTTTTCAACAAAGTTAGTACGTAGTTCATTCATGTATTTTTCCATCTCATTTAGGATATTATAACGTTCAATTGAATCTTTTGCATTCAAATAAACCGATGATAACTCAGACTTGATGTTGTTTAGCTTTTGCATTTTTGATCCTTTCTTTGAATCCAGCAGTTACACGAATCAAAACTCGTTGACAATCGTGTTCAATAATTGGACAATTATGAAGTACTTTACTAGTGTACTTATGTGCAGTATTTGTTGCACATATTGATTCCAAAAGTACTTCGTTTTTAATTACATCATCAACAGTGTCGTATATTGAAACATTGATTGGATTCATAATAAAACTAGTACCTTGTACTGTACCAAATAAAATATGGGTTTCAGGTTCAAAATCATCATGAATGTCATTACAACAGTCCAAGTGATACCCATAGATTTTAGAACCAGTATCTCCAGCTTTAAGGTTCCTAACTTTATAATCAACAACAACACTACGAGAATCGTACTTTTGAACTTCATCAATCATTTTCTGGACTAATTCAGCCATTTCAGATGGAATATTTTCAAGTACTTTTTTTGGTTTTTCATATTTGAATTCTTGTTCTGGAAGATTCTCTGGAATCTCCCATGAAAATAGGTTCAACTCGATACTTCCTGATGGATTTAATGTATTAGTGTCCACATTCATAGTCTTCTACCGTCACTTGTACTTCGTCGCCAGTAAAATCGATCACAACGTTGAAGTTAGTTTCATAAATTACTTCTAGAATATTTTCTAAACCACTTTGACGAATAATATTTTTAATTTCTGTAACATCATTATCAGATAGATTCTTGTTAGAATCTACTAAATGCTCAGGAATTTCAGGTTCATCCCATCCAAATACACACTCAAAATATTCTTTACAGTCGCTGTAATTAGAAGTATTTTCAATATACACAGATGAGTCATGAGTACATTCTTCACCATCATTCCATTCTGGAGTGCTACCAAGAATAAAAATACGATCCAAATTAGGGTACGCGGATTTGAGTTCTGTGCAGTCAGATTTCAATTTATCATTGAATTCATTTCGTAAAGTTGTTTTAAGCTGCTTTATCGCAGCTTTGTATTCCTTTGAAGCAATAGTAATTTTATCAAACATAATTAGTACCCGCACTGATATTCAATATGCTTAACGACTGGCGTATTTTCAGATAGGTCAACCATGATAATGAAGTCTGTGTACCAAATATCTTCAGCCAATGCTTCCAAATCACTCATAATTGCATTACCCAATTGTCGATCTGCTGATGTTAATTTTAGTGAAGTATTGTCACTAATCCAATCATAAATATCACTTTCATCTTCATCTAGTACATCTTCAGGAATGTTGAAACATGAGAGTACTTCAGAATTGTAATCGGATAATTCTATTAATTCCCCGAAATCATCAAAAAATGAATACGAACTATGGGTACATGGTTCACCATCATTAAATCCTGGTGTATATCCAATAATACCAATAGTTTTTACATCAGGTATTAGTAATTTCAATTCTTCAATTGCTGAATTGAAAATATCGTTTTTATTAGAATTTAGAAAAGTAAAATATTCGTTTTTCTTTGTTTTATAATCATTATAAATTGACATAATTAGTACCCGCATTCATATTCAGAGTGGAAAAGTTTAAAAGTACCATCTACAAAGATTGCACCAAGTTGGTAATTAGTACCATAGATTTCTTGTAAAATTACATCTGCGAGATTGAGTTGTTTTTCAATATCACGTGCTTCTTCACGAGACATATCATTAAGTTCAAAGTCTTCACCTAATGATTCGGTCATATCAGTAAGTTTATCAAGAATATCATCTGATAGATATGATACACAAATATCAGAACTATGTTCACATGCTTCGCCATCATTCCATTCTGGAGTATAACCTACAATTGTAGTTGCATTAAATTTTGGATGACGAGATTGAATGTCGTTAAGTAGCTCCACGATAATATCAGAGCCGTGTTCATTGATAAGACCTAGATAAACTGCTTGTGCAGTTTTAAATTGTTCTAGTAAGTTCATTATTTTTTCCCATACCATTGAATTTCACGAAGTTCAATAAGTAGCTGTGCTGCTTTATGAATATCGGGATTTTTTGGTAAATCTGATTGTTTATATAGTACTTCACGAATATACTGGTCTTTTTCATTCCAGTACTGCATCATTTCATCATAACTCCACGCACCATTTCGGATAGCTAAAAGTTCTGCTGCATCAGGTCGTTTAACATGAATTTCACCAGTTTCTAAGGCTTCTTCAGCAGTACGTAGTAGACGAACAACGTGCATTGCATGTTTGGTATCATAACCATTTAACTGTTCTAGTTCAGAACGAGCTTCATTACGATTTTCCTTCCAATGATGATAGTTGTGACGATTGTCAGAACTTTTCTCATATTCATCCTTGTTGAATTTAACGATCAATTTAGGTGTTTCTTTCACCTCTTGTAGTGTAAGATTTGAAGTATCAATACGATGAATACTACCATCATCATTAATAGTTTTAGAACCTTCCCGCTCAACAAGACCAAAAATGTTATCTCCATAAGGAACAAGTTGGTATCCATGATTATAATTTAGAATATTAAAATCACGATCAAGTACTTGGTGGTCAAAATAGTTATGTACTAATTTTACAAAGTGGTATTGTTTTAATGGATTAGTACTTAGCATTTGCAATGAAGCATTACGCATAAATTTTTCAAAATCAATAATACCTTTAATCCAAACACCACGTGCTTTTTCTAGATTAACTAGATTCATAATATAAGATGGGAATGAATCGCCAATCCATTGAACCATTTGTTCGCATGGATATTGGTCAATTAGTTCTTGTAAAATACGAACACCAGTACGCTCTTTTTCCATCCATGTGTGGTGATTTTTCATACGTTTCGCTTGGTTATGAGCATAGCCAGTGTATGTAAATGCAATTTTTGTGGATAGAAGTTCAGTACGAGCGGAACGAAGATGATCATACATTTCATTTTTAAAAACAATATCAGACTCATCTACCCAAAGAGATTCAAGAATATTTGGATTAGCAGTCAAATAAAGTTGCATATAGTTGTTAAGTTCATAATACTTAGTATCTTCTTCGGATGCATCATTAACTTCATTAACTTTAAAGAATGGAGTAATGATGAATTCTTTATCAGCAACAAAAATACCTCTATAGTCAGTATCTGATGTAGGTGTACTTGTGCCATAAGCTTGTGAACCTGCAAGGTGTCTAACAATTAAATTGTCTAGGTGATTATTTTTCATTTTTTTTCCTTATAAAACATCAGTACAATATTTCCAATCCAAAACTCGTTCACCATCTTGGAATGTTTTTGATCCAGCATAACAGCACCATTCATCTCCGTTATGATATACTACTTCATACCATGAAGATTTACCAAGTTCTCCAATTACAGCAATTTTAGCAAGTACTGGTTCTAACTCTTTTGGCGTTTCAACTGTTTCAGACAATAATCTAAAAACATCACTAGATTTAGTTAAGTTAAAAACTTCAACACTTTTTGCTTCTTCATTCATTCGTTGATTTAATCTATCATCACTCATTGATAATTCTCCCTACCATATTGTAGTAATCGTTCTATAATTAGATTATAGTACTGTTCAGATTTTTCTATTAGAACACAATTTCGTCCAAGTTGTATTGAACTAAGTGCGGTAGTTCCTGAACCACCAAACGGGTCTAGTACCCAATCATTAGGCTCAGTAGTTAATTTTATATAGAAGTTGGGAATATCAATAGGGAATACTGCTGGATGACCAATATTTAAATTACTGGTACTGCAAGTTAGAACGTTACTTGGTCTAACCATGTCTTCAGCAACACGCTTAGTCATGTTCATAGAGGAACCATTGTTAACGTTATGTTCACCTTTGTTTTTTCTTTTCTTCTCACTTTCTAGATATTTTGAAGTACTCTGAACTTTAACTTCATCTGGAAAGAATTTATATTTCGTAGTATGATTAAATTGATATATTCTTTCAAACCCATCTTTTAATCTAGTTTTTGCACCAGTTGGGAATGGATTTGTTTTATTCCAAATATATTCATCACTCCAATTATAAACATTAGACATATCAATAATTGTTTTGTATACATATACATCACGCTTACCTTTGTCAACATGTTCTTTAATATTAAAGAAATAAGAACCATCATCATGAAGAACATTCATAATGTCAGTACTTATTCCGGTATACCATGATGGAAAATCAGCAGGACTAATACTATCGTATACATCTTTGCGTTGTTCAGCATATGGTGGGGATGTTATAGTTGTGTTAAACTTAAAACCTAATTCATTCAATTCTTTAAGTACTTCAGTACAGTCACCGTTTATCACAATGACTGTACTTGAGTTAAATTCAATTGTTTGGTGCGGGAATTGTCCGTTATATTCCATTACTTTCCTTATGAATATTTTGCTAGAATGCTTGCTTTTTTACGTTCCTTGGCTAATTCTTCTTCACGCACTTTTTTCTGGTGTAAAATATGTGCTTCACGTTCTTTAGCTTTTTGTAATTCTGAAACAAATTTAACTAGTAGATTATGTTCACCTTTTTCAAAAACTTCAACATTATCTACTATAGTTGTATCTCGGTCTAATATAAAGAAAACATCCATTTTAGTATCATGTAGTACTAATGGATGATAGTATCCATTTGAATTTGCTCGATCTATAATTCGGTATATTTCACCAGTTGAAGGATGTATGAAGGAAAACCTTAATCTTACCATACTCATTTGGGGATTATAATCTGTTTTCATATGGAAAACGTTAAAACGATCAAAATCAGTACTGATAGCTTTTATAATGTTATATTGCTCAGAACTGATAGTCGAAAGATACGACTTTATTTGAATCAATTTTTTTCGATATTCTTTTCGAACTGTAGCCGAATCGCTATTAGTATATTCTTTTAAAAGTTTTGAATTCTGCCTGAACATCAGAATCATCAACATAATATCATTCATCATTATCCTCACTGATATTCTGAAAGTACTGATTGGCGTTTTTCTTCTTCATCACGAGTTCGAATCATGATTTCCTGATTTTCTTTAGCCAATACTAAACAATTATATGCTACAATAAATGCTTTATGTTCAGCATCTTTGAATACAACAACATCACCAGAAATAATTTCTTCACGCTTGATAATAAACTTTTTACCAGTATTAATATCAATCAATGCTGGGTGTTGTTCGATGTAACATTCGGGACGTTCCATACCACTTAAATGAAAATTTTCAAGAACGTCTTTCATATTTTTCTCATTTAAAAGTTCAAAACGTTCAATGTCAGTAGCCATAATACGCATCATGTTGCGTAATGTTGGTTGTAGTTTAGAATAATTATATTTCATTTCAATAATGAATTTACGTTGACGATTAGAAACTGCAAATTCTTCAAGTACTTTTTTACTCTTTCTTAGTATTGCAAATAAAACTTCTGAACGTTTCATCTGAACCTCAATTTTCATTTAGCATTGCAACATTGCAACAATTTCATTGAATACTTCAATTATTACATCACCGTGACATGGCAACGGTGCACATGAACAGCCTATTCGTTTACCTGAGAGGCTTAAAAAGTCATCTATGGTGATTGTACCAGCTTCAATCGAAGAATACAAGTGATCTTTGTACATTTCTATAGAAACTTGTCGGGAAATACCAGCACCTTTGTCAATAGGGTGTGGATTTCCCCATATTGTACCACGACCAATATAAATGTCAAATTTTTCTTTATGACGATTTATTAATATAGGAGTAATATAATTCATTTATATACTTCCATATATTGTTGTTTCATTTGATCCGTTTTTTGATCTTTTTGAATTTGAACAATATTTTCTTTGATGTACGAAACAGACTTTATCGCATATACAAACATTTTGTGTTCAAGTGATGAGTTGGTTAAAATCCCATCTTCCGCAATTTTAATATCCGGTTGACCACAACCAATATCATAACATCTGAACCAATATCCAGTATCTATATCCGTTGTGGTATATACAATGTAATCATCATCATGAAAATTATAATGTAAATTCGTGTCAATGTTAAAGTACTCAAATTTCGTTACCATTTTACGAATAAGATTTTGAACAACAGGATGGCATTTAGAAAACCAGTACTTGATTTTAATTATATCTTTTCGAGCAGCATTCATTCCATATGGATGAGTTGCCATATAATTCAAAAGGGAGCTAGTGCTCCCTCGTAATATATACGCAATCAAGTACTTCTCATCTGGAGAAATTTTATTCTTGCGTTTTTTGAACATCCTCATCTCCAAAAATAAGTTTAACCTTTTCTTCAGTATTGAGATCTTCAAATTTTGTATCAACGATAACTTCATCAACTTTAGACCGCATCACTGGTTCCCCATCAAGTACTTCTTTCATATAAGTTACTCGTTGGAAGAATGAACCTTCTTTAAAGAACTTAGGATATTCATTCCAGTTGATACCCTTTTCATTGATAAGCATATCAAGAATATCATTTTGATTTTTACGATCTAGTTCTTTATGCGAGAATACTGCACGTCCAGCCATTTGAATACTGTTACGAATTGCATCTTGTGACCGCCAAATCAAACAGTTCGCCGCCTCAGATTTATTTGGAACCTGAAATACACGACAATCAAACACTGGAAGACGTTTTGCACATTCTTCAGGATAGAATTTCAGTGCAAGTTCAATGAACTTAGCAGTAGCTAATGCTGCAAGTACTGAAACCATTTTCTGCTTCTTACCACTAAAGAAAACATCACTCTCTGGTGATTTTTGCATAAACACTAAGCTAATTTCATCCGATTGAGTATAACCAATACATGCACTCGTTTCTTTAACAAGATACGCAGTAACTTCTTGCATAATACGACTAAGAATAGGATCGTATGGTTTAATCATACCATTAGTAAATTTACTAAATGAACGACCATCGATACGTGCATAAATCGGAAGCCATGGCATAAATTTGTTTGAGGTTTCCATTTTTTCGTACAGTTTAATACGATCACCGAGTTTCATTCCACAAACTCCAATAGTTTATCAGTGTTAAAAACATTAATTGAATGATATTCTTCATCAATAAAAATATGAGCATTTACAAATACAAGTTTGTTAGGGAACCAAAATTCAATGGATGCCACAATTTTCCCATCACTATAAGTACTTGCATGATGTAAAATCACATTCATTGCTGATGGGTAATTTTCAAAAAAGAACCGTTTTAACAGAATTTCATACAATTTATCAGGATAACAATTTTTCATTTTGGTATATTTGGAAAACATTCTCTTGTTCCTCTAACGTTTTCAATTCTTCTTGAAGTTTATATTCATTATTACGCATCATATTCATTGATTTTACAATCTTGAACAAAACCATTTCTTCATTATCATTTAGAAATTCCTTACTGTTAATGTACACTTTAGGCAAATAACGATTTGGATTTGAACTAAAATTATAAATTTGGAAATATGTACCATGTACTGTATCGTTCAGTACCATTCGGCTATCACATGTTGTGTCAGCAAATTTGAACCTACGTGGGTCTTTGGCCATTGACAACATCATTGCAAGTACTTCAGGACGACATTTACTTAATTCATATTTTGTTTGAATGATAGCATTTGTAGCTTGTTTCTTATTCCTGAACTGCATGATATATTCAATTAGCTTTCCCGCACTTTTACGAAGTACTAGAATATGCAAATGTTGATGAATCTCTAACATTGTTGCTAAATTAATTATACCTTCATCACTCTTTGTTGGAGGTGGTGGATTTCTAGGCATTGGTTGGTATCCCATATGAAATTTCCTATACAGTGTACATGTTTTTTAATCTCTTGTCAAGGGATAATTTTCATTATTTTCGTCAGATGCAGAAAATTGTACACATAAAAAAAGCCCCTGTCAAGGGGCTTTTTTTTGATTAATGCCAACGTGTACCAGTACCTGAAGGTACACCAGTACTTGCTGGTATTGCTGAACCACGTTTAGTAACACTTGGTCTATAAGTTAAGAATCTAGTAACTTTCTCAGTAACTAATGAAGTTATGCTTGATGCACCAGTTACGATTGTACCAATGAATACTCTATACAATTCATCAGAAAGTATAGAAGTACTAATTTGATATTGAGCTACACCTTCATTTATAACGATATAAATGTAAAATGTTTTATTAGCTGGATTTGACTCAATAGAATTCAGATTTATTGTTGTTGGTAACATTTCATAGTACTTACCATTTAGTAGTATTGGTATAATTTGTGTAAAATATACATTAAATCCTTGTGCTACTTCCTGTGAAGTGATGACAAATCTCTCTATAGGATTAGCACTTAAATCTGTTATCATTGTATCAAATTGTGCACTAGTAGTCCCGAAATTTTTGAATACTAATTTAGTACCTAAATCTGCCACTTGACCAGTTTCAAATACACCAAAACCTACATTCGGAATTACACCAACTTGGTAAGCTCCACCTAATGCAACATATTGTGTACCAACTAATGTTAAGGCACTAGATGATATACGCTGTGTTGAGTTATCAATTTTACCCAATATTGAACAGTACATGTCATTACCTGTTGTTCTTGAATTATAAACCGTCCCAACCCCAAGATATGTAAAATCTGAATATTTTGCAACTGTTAATCCACACATACGCTCTATAAGGTTAGTATTAATATTTGTTGAATATAATCCACGTTGATTTGAGAAAGTAGATAATACAGTCCCACCAGTCACAACTGTACCGGAAAGTGTTAAATCAACTTCTGCTGTTAAAATATTAATATTATTTGTCCCAGCATCAGCATCAGTTCTTACCATAACCGCTGCAATGCTTTTACATAATGATTGATCTGGCACGTAATATAATACAATTTTACTATCTAAAATATTATCTGGTAAAGTTATTCTAGAAAGAATATTATTTTTTAATGTTGTTAAAACCGCAGCATTTTGTAATGTGTATGAACCAGTAAATTGCATAGTACTTGGATTCAGTAATCCATTCGCTGGTTTATTTGGTGCACCTTCAATAAATGATGAGCCATATACTTTTGTTGTTCCATCTTGTGCAACAATAGAAATCATAGCATTATACATCAAATTTGTATTCGTTAGATGTGCCCGATTTATATTTGGTGCATATCCATTTATTGGAGAACCATTAACAGATTGATATACATAATTTCTAGAACCAGTGAAATCAGTACTTACCAATGAGTTGAAACCAAAAGTAACCCCATTTTCAGTACCACTACCCGCCATTACAATTTTAGTAGGAGATATAATTTGCGGATTTATTAAATTTTCCCCAATAACTGAGCCATATTGTGGCTGAACATATGTAACTTTTTGATTAGTTAATGTTCTAGTTGTTAGATTTAATGAATCAAATTTTGATGTAAAACCTGATATTGTGGCACGAGTAACTTTGTAATCAGCAGTAGTAACATATCGAGCTACTGCACTAAAAACCTGCCCATCTAATGTTTGAAATATTGTTGGAACATTACCCTGTGATCCTGATGGGAATCCATTTATATTTTCCATTCTAACATCGAACTGTGTAGTACTTGTAACTGCACCAGTACTTGCATTCGCAGTAACTACTATTGGTGCTAAACTGGTAGTATCATAAGCATATGCTTTAGTACTAATATTGTAAGTGAAACTAAAACCCCATACTTTTTGACTTAGATTTCCAGTACTTGAATTACTATCATACGCATGTGATACTGATACTCTAATAGATGTATTATTATCATTACCAACTGCTTGTATTGCACCATCTGTATTCAATTGCCATGTATTAACACTTAGGAAATATCCGTTAGGTACACCTAATGTGAATGGTTTATCAGAAGTAACAGTACTTGATAATTTTGGAGTAATTTGGATATTAGAACTACCAGTTACGTTATCTCCATATAATGTTTTTCCAGAAAATCCAGTAATACGTGATAATGTTGTAGTAACTCCATTTCTAATATTATCTACACTTATTGTATATAATGATATTGAAAATGGGTCAGCATTATTATAGCTATCTATACACCAAATATATGCAATACCATTACAAATCATAACATATTGAGGATCTGTATTTGGTATTAATGTTCTGTTAAATTCAACATATTGATGGGAAACAGAGTTCATTGTACCATTTGTTAACGCTAGTGTATATGTATCATTAGTACCATTATTTGTACGCATCATCAAAATTTCACCAGCATTAGAACCAATGAAATTAATTAATGAATGATTCGCCGTAAAGAAAGTTGGTATATATTTTGTATTTGTTGGTATTGGAATAAACGAATCACTACTACGTGCATTTGGAATATATGAATAGTAGTACCCGAAAGTACTACCATTTGTTCCAGGTCGTAATAGAACCATTGTACCATCATCTTCAAGCATTACTGGAAATATACGTTTCGTATCGTAGTTAGTAGCACCTTCATATGAACCATTGATACTCATTGGTAGATAATCCATAGTACCAATCCTAGAAACTGGTAATGTTGCAACAATTTTGTCAATTTCTTCTTTAGAATAATATGGATATATAACATCACCATTAACATCAGCCGTGATGTTGTTAACATCACGGATTGTATTTTTACTAAATGATAAGGTATTTCGGGCAACATTCAAATCGCCCATAATTTTTTTAGACATTGTAATTCCTTTTACCAGTTGATGGTTCCTGTTTGTTGGGGATTTCCAGAACTTACAGGGAAACCAGAACCTATTTGTGTTAAACTTGGTCTGTACACATCAAAGCGTGAAACCTTACTTATATTTAACGCAGATACTTTTGTTCCATCAGTTTGTATTGTACCAATGAACATATTAATTGCAGTTTCAGGAATCTCGGTTAAACTTGCAACGTATGTTGGTGTACCAAGTATCAACTGAATATAAATGTAAAATGTTTTATTTCCTGGATTAGATGTTACTGCATTTAAATCTACAGTACTAATTGGTACATCAAAATATTGTCCACCCATGAATAAAGGTGTAACTTCAGTGAAATACAAATAGAAACCTTGTACCACATCTTGTGCAAGTATAACTATATCTGTTCCCGTTCCTGGAGAAATATTCGAATTAAATTGTGCTAAAGTATTTCCACAATTTTTAAATATTAATTTAGTTCCACGGTCGTTATTAGCGTATATATAATATCCAAATCCTACATTTGGTATATAACTATATTCTCGTGCATTTGTTGCAATTCCAGAAGCATGATAACTCTGAGATACAGTAACATTGGAAATAGTATTACCATTAACAACTCCACATCCAGATAATTCAGCACTATCACCAGGTGTACCATATGCGTTCAGTCCACTAAATGAAATATATGTAAAATCGGAATATTTCACACAACTTAAACCAGATTTTGCAAGCATTTCACTTGAAATTAATACTGATTGCATAGTAGGAAATGAACCAGTATAAAAAATAGTGTTAAGATTTGCCACAGTAACTACATTATTGACCATAGTACAATCAACCGTAGCAAATAATACATTACCACCATCTGGACTTGTATTTTTAGAAACTACACAAGCAATACTTTTACAAAAACTGGTATCAGGTGAAAAATACAAACCAACTTTGGCATTAGCTGAGTCAATTCCTGAAGTACTTATAATTGAATTTTTTAATGCAACTAATGTTGAATTATCAATACTAACAGTTTTATCATATGTTAATGTTGATGCATCTAGTTTATATCCAGTCGTCAACATAATATCTTCACTGAATACACAACCGTACATAGAAATATTTCCCGCCGCATCACAAAATGATATTTTTGAACGAGTTAAATTTTCATTCGTATCACTTAATGGTACACGAAAATTCTGAGGTGCATATCCCGTAATTGTTCCACGGTCAAATGAATTATATGTGTATGTTCTAGTACTACCTATATCTGCAATACCTCTTTTATATTTTGTATACTGTGTCCCTTGATATGAACCAGTACCTGTAAACATTATACGAGTTGGACTTAATGGTGAACCACCAACTAATTGATCACCAACCCTAGAAGCAAAATCGCCCATGACATTAGATCTAGAAGTCATTGATAATTGCTTGGAACGTATTTTATATGCATCAGCTTTATTTGTAAAATTAGGAATTGTACAACGGGTAATTATATAATAGTCATGTAATACATATTTTTCTTTAACCGTGTATTGAATTCCAGAATCAGTAATATACCATGCTGATGACCACCCATCACTAATATCTGCTCCAATACCAGCAATCTTAGATGAATTAATGGAATATGGATTTGACCAAGTTAATGAACCAGAAATTCCACCAGTACATACAAGTGGGGTACTAGTTAAATCATGGGTGTATGTATTATTTGTAGTATTATAAGTAATTGTCATGCCATACATCGTGTCCGTTCTTCTTGTGTTATTAACACAATAACCATTTGTATAGAATGAAAATATAATATTAGTTCCATCAAAATAGGCTTTACCTGTACCAATAATAGAATAGGTAAATGGTGATAAACCAGGAATTCCTGAATCATATTTCATAAAGGATTTAGTTGCACTTGCTGTAGTACTACCCCAAGCATCAGCAATTTTTACAGCATTTGATGATGATATTACATCACCATACATAGTTGTACCATTAATACCGGTAACCTGTTGTACTGTATTAATTGTTCCAGCTTGTATTTCAGATACTGGAACTCTATAGAATACAAATTGTAGAGGATCAGCAATGTTATAATTTATCGATACTGGATTATTCAAGTTGTATGCAGTATTATATAATGCTATAATATAAACATAACTACCCACTTTTAATGCTGTTAAAATATTATATGGTATTAGTGTATTACTAAATGTTCCTTCCTGATGGGAATTTTTATCTAAAGTTCCGTTCGTAAGAACTAAATGAATGATATGATTATCAATATCTTCATAAATTAATGTATCTTTGGTATATGAATCATAAAATACAATCTTCTTACTTGGGCCTTCATAATACTTTCTTATTGTAGTATTAGGCACTGTTGAAGAATCTGGTGTATTAATATATGTGTAATAATAATTTATAGTACTACCATTAGAACCAGGGCGAAGAAACGCTAAAGTTCCATCATTTTCTAAAAGTACTGGCATTGATGAATAATATGGTATAGTACTACCACCATCAAATGTACCAGCTACGCCCAATGGTACGCTATTAATTGCCCCATATTGGGATAGGGGCAATTGTTTAAAAATGTAATCTACGTCAGAAGATGTTGTAATTGGTAAATCCACATGTCCTGATGTATCTGCTGAATATACAGCACTATTATCTGTGGTTGTAAAATTTACACCTACAGTTTTTCCCTGTACTGTTATTTGTTGTTTGGCGTCTAAATCGCCTTTAACTATATATGCCATTTGATTTCCTTACCAATTGATAATACCTGTCGCTGATGGTAGACCATAGCTAACAGGGAATGAAGAACCAGCAGCTTCTAGTGATGCACCAAATACATCTAATCGACTACGTTTTAAAATATTAATCGTATCAATCTGAATTGCATTTGTAGTCACTGTACCAATCCATAGTGTATTATATGCTGTAGTTCCTGTTTCTGCTATTACTGTTTCTGTAGCCAAATATTGTGCTAAACCTTCTTTCATCGTTACGTAGATATAAAAAGTACTATTAGCAGGATTAGCTTTAACTGTTGTCAAATCAATATTTTGAATTGGCATAGTGAATGATTTTCCTGATAAAAGTACTGGAGTATTCTCTGTAAAATATATTACAAATCCCTGTGCAACGTCCTGTCCAGCCAATAAAATAGGACTACCAGTGTCTGTCCATGCATTGTATTGAGCTAATGTAGTACCTACTGGTTGGAATATAGTACGTACTCTATCATCACCAGCATTTAGTGTAAAATCAATATATCCAAAACCAACGCCAGGAACTGCCCACGGTAATTGACCATTTCCTGGGGTATGATGTTGGTAAGAACCACTGATAACGAATGAGTCCATTTGTTGTGTGCTCTTAGTAACTTTGGCTCTCCATGTAGTACTATTGGTGTCTCCTAATGTTTTATACATATAAGGATCTACTCCACCAATAAAGTAAAATGCACCTGCATCATAAATTGTTAATCCAACAGCCCCATTAGCTAAGCCATATGTAGCATCTGAACTAAAGCCACCAATTGTATTACCACCTTCATATACAAGTCTTTTAAAAGTTAGAGTACTGATTACTCCAGTTCTAGTATTAACATTCACTTCTATAATTTTCATATAATTAGAAAATGTTGGGGTTATTCCAGAAATCAATGCAAATGCTGGAATATCAGATTGTTGTGGTACATATAATGTTATGGTTGACTTATTATTCAAATCTACTGGAATTGTTGCATTCGCTAATTGTTGATTTTTTAATGTTTGTAATAATATATTACTTATACTCATTGAACCTGATGTATTTAAATCTTGATCATATGATAATGGGGAACTTAATTTAATTGACTCTACAAAAACACCACCATTTGTTGCAACAGTACTTCCAGAAATTGTCGATATAAACAATTTGTTATCATTGGTATTATCAATGAATTTTCTATTTGTAGTTGGCTGGAATCCTTTAATTGTACCTAATCCAACTGAACCGAATGTGAATGTTGGTGTAGGTGCTGTTTGGTTTAATGATAAACGGTATTGTGAATTTGCATCCCACGAAGCTACCTTATATCTATTTCCAGTAACCCATTCATATCCCATAACTTCAGCACCAACTGGTGAACCATATGAAGTTTTCATTGATCCTAAAAGCCAATTAGTACTAGTATGATTACGAACTTGTAAAGTATCATAAATTGAAGTAGCATTTGGATAATTAGCTCTCATGATATAAGTAGGTGCTGAACCTAAATTTTGAGATCCAATACCAATTGTTGTTCCATTATTAAAATAGTAATATGACATAACTATGTTACCACGACCACCATTAACAGTAAGTATTGGGTCAGTAGTATATGTATTACCAGTAACAGACATATTATTACCAGTTTGAGTAATAGTTAATGGTGCAGTATTTCCCGCTTCTAATGTAGCAACTCTTGTTGCTGGATTTAATAAGAAACTATAGCTATGTTTTGGGCGAATATTTGCAGTTTGTGTTGTACAATAACAGTCACCAACCACTCTTAATCGTATCATTCCTGATGCATTTTGAGCAGCATATATATCAACACCTGTCATATATGGTTCACCAGAACCACCAGCAGGTATTAATACATATGGTTGGTCTGATGCAACTGAACTCATTTTGTTATTATTCAGTACAATATTTTGGTTCGTATAAACATTTCCATAAAATGAATTTGTTGTCCAGTTTGGATATTCAGTAACTGTTAATGTTGTTGCTGATTCCTGTATTTGTGAAATAGGAACTGAACGTACTTCCATAATTAAATTATTACCAGTACTAACTTCTACGAAGAAAAATATTTCCGTATTTCCCGTCATTACAAATCTCATAGAACCAGAATTAGGTTGTATAATAGATGATGGTACAATTGAACCCACATGCTGTGCATCATTTAATGTATTATTAGCCCATGATATAAAGGTATAATTTTCACCTGCATTATTTTGTGCTAATCCAGCAACAACTCTAGAATCACTAGCATATGCCATTTTAGCAGTATAAGAACTACCAAAATATCCAGGTTTATATTCTTTATTTGAGTTTATTGCGTTATTCAGAGATGTTGTTGTTAATATATTATCTAGATATGAATAATATAAACCACGCTTAGCTCCGTTAGTTCCTGGACGTAAAATAATTAATGTACCATCATTTTCTACGTGTATTCTTCTGTATCTATAACTAGGAACATCACTCGCACCTTCAAAAGAACCATATACACCAGCAGGTAAAAAGCTAAATGAACCATAGTGTGATAGTGGTAAAACGCTAATTATTTTTTCGAATTCATCTTTTGTATATGCATTTATTTCTAAATTACCAGTACCATCAAATGGTAACCCATTTAAAGATCGGACTAAGTTTCGTCCTTGTGATGAAGCGTATCTACCAACTTGTACGCTTCCTTTTATTTGTTTACTCATTTTATATCCTTAAAAAATTTAGATATTCATTGTTGTATTTATTGAGGGTATAAACAAAAAAGGCACCCTATGGGTGCCTATTCTTCATCTGGATCATAATTTGGATCTGGTGTAAATGTAACCACTACATGAAACGTTCCTCGTGGTAGTCCAAATACATCAGTTACAACATCATCTGTTAAAAAATCCATCGGATCAATCATTTCTATTTCATCTTCATGAAATTTCTTATCATAAACAATAACTTCTTTAGTCATAGTCCTTTCCTTTAAAAAGTACTCTTTGATTTTCTGAACCTCTAAATGATAATTTTAGATTTTTTAATTCTTCCTCAAATTTTCCATCTACTAATACATCAATATATTGTAATGCATCATGTGCGTGATTGGAAAGTACTTGCTCTAATGTATATCCAGTCCAGCACCATATGTTTTTATCTGGAAATTCTTCTTTAACGATTCTACATAATTCTAGTACTGTATCAATATTCTTTGGCATTAAAGGATCTCCACCTAAAAGTGTTAATCCTTCAACATAAGATTTTGATAATTCAATTCGAATATCATTGATTTGTTCAGTACTAAATGGTATTCCTGAACGATAATCCCATGCTGATTCATTAAAACACCCAGCACATCCATGACTGCATCCAGAAACATATAAACTGACGCGAACGCCAGTTCCATTAATCAAATCATCTTTCACTATTGTTTGATAGTTCATCAATAATTACTCATTAGTAGCATATCATCAAAAATTTCATCATAATAGGTAATACCTTCCAAAAATTTGATTGCTGATTCTCTATCTTTGAAACGCATCACCTTATCCCCATCATCACAACCAACAAAAATTACAACATATTTGTTGTCTTGGAAGTTCTTGATATAATCATCACGATAGATTTCATGTTGAAGTACTAAATCTTCCCTAGACTTTTTGGGTAATTTTTCTTGCATAAAGAAATCTTCTTCAGAAGAAGTCCATTCTTCAGATACTTTGTACTGATAACATGGGACAACTCGACGATATTCATATTCAGGATGCATATTTTCACATGAATAATATGAAATAGCCTTATGTTCTTCATCAAATACTGGAAGATACCCAAGTAATTCTGAATCATTAAAACGAAGACCCCATAAAGTATTAACCTTATCGTGAATCATAATATTATACCTTAGTAGTGAAAGTTCTAGAAATTACATCATCTTGCTGTTCTTTGGTTAAAGAGTTAAAGCGAACTGCATAACCTGAAACTCGAATAGTTAGTTGTGGATATTTTTCTGGATTTTGTTGTGCATCTTCCAATTGTTCACGTGTTAGTACGTTAACATTTAAATGCTGACCACCCTCAATTAAGGTTGGATATTCGATATTAACCTCACGAACAGATTCACCCCAAAATTGTGCCATTGGTAATTCAGAATCTTCTTCTAATGTTTTGGAAACAATTACACGTGCAGTTGTTTCATCATGAATCAAAATTGTACCTTCGTGTTCACCACGTAGAATTTGAATTGCTTTGATTGTCATTTTATTATCCTTTTGTAAAAATTGGTAAGTACTCAGAACATCCAGTACTAAACTGTAATGCCTTTTTGGTACTTCCAGAGAAATTACTATCATCAATAATGATAGAATTGTTAGGGGAGATTGTAGTACAAAATAAACTTTCAATGTACTTATCACGCTGAGTAGCTTTCAACATATTAATTTTGAAAGATTCTCCCATGTCATCCATTCTAGATAAATGACTTTTAAGCTCAGCCTTTTGTAATCCTAATGTTGGTGCTAAATCTTTAAAGTACTGTATATTATTTTTCTTTACAATAATATATGGTTTTCCACATCGCTTAACAACATCTTCTAAAAATGGTGATGAACTTTCAGGAATTATAATTGCATAATATTGTTGTACTTTTGGTTTAAGATCTGAAATTAATTGTTCTAGTACTTCATCATAATTATCTAATGAATAACCATGCTTATTTTTAAGAGAGAAATATAAGATCATATTCTCTCTTTCTTTTAAATCAATTGGGATCATAAACTCTAAATCTCATTTTCATGCGTTCATCATCTGGTATATTTGATAGCAATGTACCAACTGGAATAGTGTCAGATTTCAAAACAACACTTCTTGACATTATAATAGAAAATATAGTTCCAGTATGTATTCCTTCAGTAATTACATATTGAATCATTTTCCATATTTCTCTTTAAGTTTATCCATATTTACATGATACTCTTTTGCTTCCCAAGGAACTACTGCGTCACCCCAATCTAACCGTGTATGCATGGCGAACATTCCACCTCTAGCATCCCACAGTATTCTTTTAGAGCAACATCCCTCTAGATTTAATTTATGTAGTACTTGACGAACTAAATCAACATGAACATTACATTCTGCTGAAATTTTCTCTGCGTACCAGATATAATCAACGGATGGATGTAACCCTTTTCCTGCAAGTAATCCTTGCACTACAATATCAAATGCTTTTTTTAAGGGCATTTTCTTGCCCTTTGGAAAATATGTTTTTTCTCTTTTCTTACCGTTTTTAGGCTTATCGAACACCCATCTACGATAACAAGTTTCATTCTTTCGATTGTCTTTCATGTTTTACTCTCTGAATAACTTCTTGTTGTTTTCCAGTATTGAACGCTCTACTATTAGGTGCACTTAGATAACCTGATACTCGTCTAATTACTGACATAGTACCTTCTTCTCTATTATCACATGATGGACAATGGAAACCAATTTTATCTACAGCAAATTCACCTTCAAAATCACATTTATAGCATTTATCAACTGGTTGGTTAATACCAAAATATGGAATTCTATCATACGCATAGTCAATTAAGGTTTCAAGTGCCTTAATATTGTTAGATAGATTTGGTGTTTCTACGTAACTTATATTACCACCATTACTTAGATATGCAAAACTTTCTTCATAATCCCACTTACTAAATGGAGTACTTTCTACCCACACAGGTTGATGGAATGAATTTGTAATAAAGTCACGTTTTAAAACATTTGGATACTTCAATTCGATACATTTAGCAAATTTATAACATAAACTTTCTGCTGGTGTTCCATATAAGCTAAATGATAAAGTACTGTCCTTTTTGAATTGTTCACATTTATATTTCATATAATGTAAAATAGACTTACAATAATCTTTGTTCAAATGCCCTTTTATGATTTCTGAACATTCTGCTAATCCAACGAACCCAATACTAATACTAGCATATCCATCATAAAATAATTTATCAATAGTATCATCTGCTCCTAAACGGGCAATTGCACCTTCCATAAACATTGTTGGATTCTGACGTGCTTTCATCTTTTTAAGACGTTCTACACGGTTCATCTGTGCTCTATAGGCCATATTCATATGATGATCGATCTTACCAAAGAAATCACCATCTGATTCGGATTCTAATGCAAGTAGTGGTAAGTTAATAGAAACTACACCAAGATTGAATCTACCATCATACTGTTCAGTACCGCTATCATCTTCCCATTTACTTAAAAATGAACGGCATCCCATTGGTGATACAGGAACACTTTTTGAACCAGTGACCTTTCTATTCAATGGTACTGAAACAAAGTCTGGATATATTCTTTTGGATGCAGTACGCATAGCTTGTTCTTTTAAAAAGTAATTTGGATCTTCAGGTTTAAGATTAACACCATCTTCAAGGAAGAAAACTACTTTAGGAAATACTGGAGTATTGCCATCAACACCTAAACCTTTTTCATGTACTTTCAAATATGAATCAGTTATCATTTGACCAAATTTGGATTTATTTAATCCTAAACTTATTGTCACAAATGGCGTTTGTCCATTACTAGACGTGATGGTGTTAACTTGATACAAGAGGGCTTGCATAGCATCATACACTTCCTTCTGTAAGGCTTTTTCCACATATTCATCCGGTAGGTTGAATTCTGTTTGAAGCTGCTGTAGCTTCTCATAGGACTTCTGAACGTATGGCTCAAGACCATAGTCAATATGTGCTAATGTTTGACCTCCATATTGACTAGCTGATACGGCGAGTACAATTTGAGTCAATATAGTACTAGCAACTCCAATACTATTAGGAGTTCCAACTTGTGCATTACCGATTTTAAATCCATTCTCTAACATATCTCTGTAATTTACTAAACAACAATTTGTTAAAGGACTAATAAAATAATCCAGATCATGTATGTGACCATATCCATTTTTATGCCATTGCATTAAATCTTCAGAAAGAATATCTTCAGCCCAATGCTTGGAAAGAATGCCAGCAAGCAAGTCTCTATGAGTGTTTACAATCTTGGCATCTTTGTTAGCATTCTCATTTAGAAGATCTTTATTACTTTGGTTTAGAAATTCGTTAATGTCACTATACAATCTATCATTATTCATCATTGACGCTCCGTGTCTGTTAAGGTGAATTATTTACGCACTTAAAATATATAATACCCCATATGAAGGGGTATTATCTTTGATCTAGATCAAGTTTTTAATACTTAGGTCAACGTTTACCCAATATAAAAAAGTTGATAAAATATAATTTTTAATGAACGTCAAATCCAAAACGATTGCTTAGAACATCAAGAATACGATCAGGCATTTCTTCATGTGTGTATTCACGCATATCAATATATGGAATACGTAAATGTTCTAAATTTTCAACAAATAAACGGTCAAGTTCTTTTGCTTCTTCAAGTGTTTGTGTACGACCATACTGATCGTATTCTGGTTTACGTGGAAGCAAAAATACTATATTCTCGTACTGTTCGTACAATTGAAATGCTACTCTTGAACTGATATTTTCCATGTCATGATAAAACTCATTATATACAATTCCGTTCAAAAGGGAAGCATCAGAAACGACAAAATCCACCTTTCCTTTTAACCGGAATAGGCGGTGATTTTGGTTTGCAGTAATTAGTACTTGATCTTGCATAGCCATTTTATTTTCATCGTATACATAATCTTTAATGACTTCTGTTACGATTTCAACTTGTTGCTTAGTATGTAATTTCATCTTAGCGAATAGTCCTGCTGCGGTAGTACTCTTACCGCAACATGGTCCACCAACTAAGTTCACAATGATTGTATTTTTCATATGTTCCCTATTAGTTGTCGTATAGTCCTATAAAACGACGATACCAAGAAAGTAATTCGCCGTTAAAATCTTGCTTGTACTTATTACGTAAGCAATTATGCACTAATAATGCAGCACTAAAATCCTTTCTGTTATATGTACCAGCTTCTTTAGCTTCAATCATCATCGAATGTAAAAACTTAACAGTACTAATATAAGTATCTGATTCATCCGTTAATAGTTGAATTATTTCATCTAAATGTTTATGTGTACTCAATTTCCTTTACCCCAAATGCTGCAATTGCTTTTTCGCAGATTGGACATGGTTTCGCAGGTAATGGGTTACCTTTCACATCTATTCGTGCAATAAGCAATTTATGAACTTCTTTTCGGGCTGCTATTAATGTTGCGACTTCAGCATGAAGAAATATTGCTTCTGGTTTTCCTACTTGCTCTGCAAAGTACTTTTGTAATGGGTGAGAACAATTATAATCATTTGTCCTCATAGATAGTACTCGCCCTTTTTTATCTAGTGCACACGCAATAATTGTATAACGTTTACGTGTAGAACTGGATTTCTTTTTTTGTGGCATATCTTTCAATATACCAACCAATTTAGTTATTTTCATCCGTAATACCATATACTTCAACATCGTAACCACATTCCAATGATTTTGTTGCAACGTACAAATCACGGTCAGCACAGATAATTTCCAATTCAACATCTGCATATTCTTGCATTGTTAAGTTAGCATCTTTAAGTTTATTTGATAGTACTGGTAGTAATTTTTTAATATGTTCAATGTCACGTTTAAATGCATCGATTTCATAATCTTCTAATGGTTTTCGTTCTTCTGGTTCAGTTTTCAATACGGTAGCGTTAGCAAAGAATTTATCAGCATCAAAATCCTTCATTGCTTCTTCTCGTTGCTTGTCCAAGTCTTCTTGTGTATAATCACCATACTTTGCAAGTACTCCTTGGTACAAGGCTTCGATTGCTTCTTCCCATGTATCACCACCACAATCTAATTCCCAATCATGTGCATGACCGTGAATTTTAAATTGTTCATCGAAATGTGGAGTCATGAATTCGACCCAAAACTGCAACTTTGTATTCAAAATTGATAAATTTTCAATTTGATTTGTTTCTGGACAAACCATGTGTGGAGTAACTTCGATAATTGCTGAATCAGCGAAATCAACAATTTTTGGGTGATGTGAAATCCACCAGTATTTTTCACATATATTCATTTTTTGTCTCTCTATAGTTAACTTAAAAGAAATACAACGCCCCAAGAGTTGGTAGTGCTAACGAGTAGGAATATTCTCTCAGTACTTGCGATGAAGCGTAAACGGACTTATACTGGATTTTGCCAGAGGCACGGCTTTGTATTTCTCAATTCTTATTTTTTAATTTCTTTAGTTATGATGGTATCATTATGCCAACCACCATGTGCAACTAAAAGGATTTCATCAATTTCAAATCCAGCAGTTTTTCCAATACCGCCACTATTCCAACCAAATGTCATTACTACACCACCACTTTTCATAACTCTTGCAATCTCTTTCTTTAGATTACCCCAAAAGCTTGATTGTGTAGTTTGCATGTTAACAGTCATTTCTAAACTTTTATAACATTCTGAAACTTGTCGTGGACTATATGGTGGGTCGAATAGTAGAAAATCTACTGAACCTGTTTCTAACGATTTAAGAAACTCCAACGCATCCATATGATGTGTTGTTGGCATATCAGGATCTAAATCATTTGTATATGTTAAGCGAGGATTGAAGACGCTATTGTTAGCAAACGCATCAACAAGTACTGCACCTTCAATCAACTCTGCTTTCGATAGTTCGCGTTCAATAAAATCCCTTATAGGCTTAATCGAAAAAGTATTCTTATTCGGCATCGCCCATGAACGTGTTATTTCCATTATTTTACCTTATTACAAATATATTTCAAAGATGGTACACCATTAATGAGATATATGTCTGAACTTTCAACTGCACAATTATAACCAGCATCAGTATTAAATGGACTATACGTTTCGTATGAACCATTACTTACACTGGTACATGCAGTACTAGTTAGTACTAGTAGAGCTAGAAGAATTTTCTTCATTTTTAACCTTCTTACACATAAAAATTAAATTGTCTTTAGTGGGATCGAAACTAAAACAATGATACTTATTATTGTCCATTTCAAAATCTGCCGTGACAATGCGAGGATCTTGTTTTACAATTCCTGAAAATACAGGTGAACTGGTTGAATCTGATTCAACTCGGCAAGATGATAACATAAACATGGCAACAATTGCAAGAAATATTTTCATTTATTCACCAAATTTAGATTTCAAACGTTCAAATTCTGCTCTTTCTTCTTCTTCAGCACGTTGACGATTTAATTCTGCATTTTCACGAGCTTTACGTTCTTCTTGTATTTTAACTTCTTTACGAGCTTCAGTAATTGCCTGTGTAAGTTGAGTATCTAGCATTCCCCGTACTTCATTTAAGTATTGTTGTGCAAAAGTATTCACAAATGCTGAATTTTCTTCGTATCCACTATAACCATCAGTAATGCCGTTAAAGAAAATAATTGGTTCATATTCAGCATATTCATAATGCTTATCAGAATTTAATTTAGATTCAACAAGTACTGGTAAAATCATATCAATAATATCTTGCTGTGAAGTTCCAGTATAAATTTTCAAATCAGAATCAGATGAACCCATTAAACAACCACGACAGTAATCTGAGTGGTTATAACGGTACAGTACCGCTGTGTATGTTTGTGACATTATTAAATCCTCCCATTTCGAATAATTACAAAATTATCACGACCACGTTGTAGAACAAAATAACGGTTGTCATATATATCAACATCTTCAGTAAATTCATATTGTACTGGATCGTAGAACTCATTAATTTTGCGACCATTAATCTTAGCGGCACCATTAGTAATGAACTCACGAGCCATTTTATTAGACGATGCTAGACCAGTTTCGACCAATAGTGAAATCAATCCTATTGGTTCAATAATTGTAGTCGATTCCATACCAGAATCCACCATCATATTAATTGACTCAATATCAAGTTCAATTTTTGCACCGAACAAGAATTGACTAACTTTATATGCTTGATCGGCTTTATCAGTACCATGAACTAATGCAGTCATGCTATAAGCAAATTGTTTCTTCATTAGTACTACGTTTTGTTCCATTTCTGTTTTTACAACATCGACCGAAAATGACATTGGTTTAAAGTACTGGTACATGGTAATCATTTCATCATCAGTAACATTCAACCAGAATTGATACATGTGATATGCAGAAGTATGATTAGGACTTAACCATACAGTTCCCGATTCTGATTTACCGAATTTAGTACCATCCGATTTTAATAGTAGGGGTAAAGTGATAACCCCCACTTCAGCATCATTACCGTGCATCTTATGGATCAAGTCAGTTCCAGCAATCATATTACCCCATTGGTCTGAACCACCAATTTGAATAGAACATCCAATATTAAATAGATGTTCAAAATCCATTCCTTGAAGAATTGGATATGTAAATTCAGTAAATGAAATTCCTTGATCTGGTCGTTCAATGCGAGAACGAACTGCTTCTTTAGAAATCATGTTATTAACAGTAAAGCATTTACCGTATATTCGCAAGAAATCAAGTACTGAAATGTCTTTTGTCCAATCGTGATTATTCACAATTAATGTATCTGAACCAAGAAATTTGCGAATTACAGAAGTAATCCCCGCAATATTTCGGTCTACCATTTCTTCAGTTAGCATTTGCCGTTCTTGTGCTTTAAAGCTTGGATCGCCAATACGACCAGTTGCCCCACCAACAAGTGCAATAACATGAACTCCGTGTTCTTTAAGTACTTTCAGAGTCATGAGAGGTAGAAGACTACCAATATGCAATGAGTCAGCCGTTGGATCAAATCCACAATACACTGAAGAACCCTTCTCAAGTAGAGAAGATAATACTGAAAGTTCAGTACTTTGATTAATTAGACCACGAGCTTGTAATTCTACCAACGCCTTATGCATGTTATTCGCCTTCTTTTTCAATTACCGCCAGAACACAATCTTCTGGCATTATTAATAGATATTCATTTTCAATTTTTTCAATATGAACACGTTTATCATCAAGGTAAGAAACAATATCACCAACTTTAATATCACCTTTATAAGCACTGCCAATAGATATTACTTCAGCATGAGTTGATTCATCCTCTCCACTAGCTGTAAGTAAAATACCACCTGCACTTTTTGGTTCATTTTCATATTTCTTTGCAATAATATGATTATATACTGGACGGATATTCATTATTCTTCCTCAATTTTACGATATTCAATAGTAAGTCCTGCTTGTTCAGCAGCCTTGATACCATATTCCATACCTTTACTAATTCCACGGTCAATATAAACAACTGAACATTGTGCAACTTCTTTCCATGCTAATCCAGCATCAATACCCCATTGACGTTCTTCTGGAATATTATCATCCAAAATACCATCTTGAGTGTAAAGTAGGTGGCTTGCAATTGGTGCTTCACCTAACGAAAGAGAATGTCTAACACATTTCCGTGCATATTCAATATTTTCTTGTACAGTGTGTTCATCGGTGGCAGCAAATGGAGATTCAAGAATAACCAATTTTGGTTCACGATTTACGTTCTGAACTGCGTTTAGTCTATCATACTGTTCAATAAATTGCAAGGCTACAGCAGCGACTTGTACTAATTCCTCACGTGCTGTACCTGCATGAGAACCACCAAATTCATCATGCAAAATTGCTTGACAAACTTCACCAAATTCTTCACCTAAAATAACTTGCCATAGAAAAGGATGTTGATTTCTATCAGCACCCCATTTTTCATCCTGTTGATTCATTTCTGCAAGAACGTCCAATAACGCTTTTGTCTTTGCATGATCTGTCATATTATTTCCCTAAAGTACTTTTCCATTTGTTTAATTTTTTATTCATATACTCAATAAATCTCTCTTGAATTTCTTCAGGATTTAAATGACCATGCTGTAATGCAAACATATCCATTGCACAAATAGCAAGGTCAACCGCTTCTCCAGCAACCCCATCAGAACCAGCATCTTTATATGAAAGGCCATTTTCGATTTGATCTTCTAGTGCCATTTCGCCCAATTCTTCCATACATTTTTTGAATACATAGTTGTTAGTACGGGTAGGATCAGTACCACGAGCACCAAGAAGTACTGACATTTCAAACATAGGTAGAAGACCTTTCGAAACTTCAATTGCTTGTAATGCTTCTTCACGAGTACGAGTTGTTGTTCCGCGATTACCAATTGCATCCCAAATTTGGGTACGGTAAAAATGTTGATACGCTTCTTGTTCTTCAACTGTGATAATACTAATCAATGGTTCAAGTTCAGTTTCATTGTACTTATTCATAATAGTAAACAATGCTTGACCCGCAGATCTAAAATTATCTTCACCATCTACACCTGCATTATAATATTCTGTCAATGAAAGGAACCATGAAATACATGTACCTAATTCAGTAACTGAAAAAATTTCAACAGTATAGTAGGAATCTAAATCGTAAGTACTGGATAGTACTATTAGATTATTGATATTCATCCAGTTAATTAATTCAGATGAATATTTGTTATCTTGGTATGACGGTTCGTTACTAAACATATAACGAGTTGCAGCAAAGCTTCGACCTTCAACAGTAAGTTCATTTAGTAATGTTCGTGCTTGTAATAGATCATCAGAGTTCATGATTTTTCCTAAGAAAAAAGGAAGCATTTAGCTTCCTTTATATTGACGTTTTCTTTTTGTACAATCTTTCCAAGAAAGACTGCGACGAGCCATTATATCATCCCACGGATTAGGAATACAACGGCGGCGACCACGAAATTCTGGTTCACCTTCTTCTTTCACAACACCAGCAATAGCTCGGCGTTCTGCGATAGTTTCCATACGACGATCATAGGTAGTCGTATGACTGCGACGATAATTGAAATGACGCCATTGTTTCATTGAATATAAACGATTTCTGTGCCAAATTTGAGTTTCTAGATTACGATATTTTAAGTACTCACCTTTAAACAATTCAGGAGAAATCATGATATTGTTTTCAGTGAATAAGTAAAATGTTTCAACCAAATCATTCATACTTGAATGAGAATATGACCAGAAGCTACTTTTATCAATTTTAACAGTGAATTTCATTCTTTGGTAGAATGCTTCGGCTGCACCGTAAGTGTAACCAATATATCCTAATAAATCATCAACTTCTACGAAATTGCCATTATCATAGCAGATTTTAAATTTTTGCTTAAAGAACATATGTCCTCCTTATTATGATTAAAAATTCATAATCGGAAAGTCATTCGCCCTTTTATAAGTAATATCATTTTAATTCCTTAACAAATATATGCCCAATAACCAAAACCAGCAACAGCAGCAATTGCTAAAATACACATAACAATCCAAAATCCTGCTGCACCCATACACATTAATTCAACTAAACATTCAATTAATGCAAAAATAATTTCACCCATTAACTAATACCTATGTTGAGACTCATATGAGAAAACACATAGTACCATGAAAATGCACCAATTACAAACATTATAATACTGATTGCAATCTCACCCTTTGATACTTTTCCTGTCCATGCACATACATACATTGGAATAATAACACTTCCAATAATAGCAGCGAGGCCAAATAGAAATAATAAAACCATTCCAATAATTATAAACACTATCATTATTCTACCTTTTTAGGAAATAGTATGCGGAAGCCAGTCATCAATGATAAATGATGTGGTTTAGCAAATTGTACAACCGCCGCACAACGTTCTTCTAATGTGCCAGTACTATTATTGTAAGCCTCATAAATTCCTTTATGAATCTCATTCAAGTACTGAATGTCTGTAATATAATCACGTTCAGCCAATTCTGGATAGAAATACCATTTAGCATAAATTGGAAACTTAAACGCATGATAGATATTTTTTAATCCTAGTACTTCATCATAGTCATCTTCAACTAGTAGTTTTTTACGACCTTTATCAAAGGCTTTGGAAGTTACTGAACTTATACCAGAACGTACTTCGTGAATTTCTTTATTCTTCCATACAGAATCAATTTCTTCACTTAGTTCAGGAGTAGCTGTGCACATAAAGTATTTTGGTTGAAATGAATGCAATTCTTTTTGAAATGATTCACGACTCATATACTCTACATTAATGGGTAGTTCAACAAAGTTTAAATAGAATGATTTATGACGTGGTTCAGGTAACTCCCCATCAAGTACAATCGTAACATCAATATCATTTGGCTTCACATCAAAACCAGAAGTCATTTCGATGAATGAACCGTACACAACAATATTTGGTGTACCTAATTCTTCGAAATATCCATAGATATTATCTAGAATAATGTGATGAACAATTTCTCTTGCTGCTTTACTTACTTCTTCTTTGTTAATCATTTTATTTTTCCAATAAAAAAGGCCACATTGCGTGGCCTTAAAAGAATGTAATATAAACAACATGGAGTCAAAAATATTTTTATTATTGTAAACTTATTTATGTTGTTTATATCAAAACAGGCCAGAAATTAAGTGCGAGTCCATTGACGAACTTTTTGGACAAGGACTGGTTTACCCTTTCCTTGTTTCTCCAACTCGAACACTTCGATTAGTGGAGAACCCTTGGTGCTGCCCTGTAGACCTTTATCAAAGGTCAATAGACGGAACTGCTGACGGGTTAGAATACCCTTGCGGCGTAGCTCTAATAGATTCTCAAGCTGCTCGTTTTTGTACATAAGTTCTTTGCGGGTACTTTTTACATCTTTATCGTTTTGCTTAGCCATCTTCGTTTCCTTCTCTTTTGTTATGGGTACATTATACCACAATTTTCACTGCTGTTTCAATTATTTCACTATCACTTTGCAAATTTTATCGGGGTCGTCGCATAGGTGGAATGGTAAAATATCAACTGTAATTAATTCATAATTAGTAACATTTCCATCACTATCAATTTGACCAGTACCGCGAGAACTTAAAAATACTTCACCATTACCTTCCAACATTCTAATAAGCTGCTGGCCTCTAACCGTTGGTAATATTTGAACAGTACTTTCTAAGTTATCATTTACAATTTCTAATCGTGCAACTAAACCACCAACATTATCTAAATTAATAGTTGTAGTTCTCTCAAGTGGATCAATTTCAGAAAGCAATGACCCGCTTAATATATCAGTTTGCAAATTACTAATATTTTTTGAAACTTCTTTCTGTGAATAAATTCTACCATTATGATTTGGTTCATTTAATTTCAATACTATTCCTGATAGATATATTTCCATATATTCTTCCTTAATAAAACGGGGATACATAAGTATCCCCAACAATATTATAGATTTTCTTCTGCAAAAGCAGCTAGTGGTGAACGAACAACACCTTCTAGTTCAATGATTCTACAACCTTCCCAATCTTTGAACTTCTCAGTAACATAAGTTAATCCACTATTAGTTGGACTTACAAACTTATTGTCAATCTGAGATAAGTTACCCATAATGATTACTTTACAGTTCTCACCAGCACGAGTCAAAATGGTTTTTGCTTGTGCAGGAGTAATATTTTGGAATTCATCTACAATAAGAATTGTATTAATGAAACTACGTCCACGAACGAAGTTCAATGCTTTGAATTGGAACTTATTACGTTTTAAAATCTCATCGATTGATCCTTGAGGATTTGCATCATCTTTGTGTAGATATTCCAATGCGTCAACTGCCGCACCACAGAATGGCATTACTTTTTCCATTTCAGTACCTGGTAAGAAACCAATATCTTCGAATTGGGAATCTTGGGTTTTGGAGAAAATAATACGTTCATAACGTTTGTTTTTATGCTTTAGTTCCATTACTAGATCTAACGCACATGCCATTGTAATTAGAGTCTTACCAGTACCTGCTGAACCTAATAGTACTGTAATATGAACATCACTATCCATAATACTGTTAATTGCCATAGCTTGTTGGATATTTTTAGCTTTGATATGCCAAACTTTACGATTTAGTGCAGAAGATTGTCCAACATCAATAAAGGCAACATATTGCTCATCATCAATTGGTTCATCATTCTCATCCAAACGTGCACCTTCACCTTCATAAACAAAAAGTACATCAGCTTCGTCATAAACGAAATCGCCTACACAAATATTTGGTGGTAGGAAATCAACTTGATCCTTTGGTACGAAGTGTAATAGTTTGGTGCCATGTTGTTCAGAATAAACAGTACCAAGGCGATCCCAAATAGAACCTTCAACTTCATGGTGACCAGTATGAATCAAATCAGAATCTTCGATTGTTACATCATGACGATAATCTTGAACTTCAACACCATATGCAAGTGCTTTAATTCGCATATTAATATCACGAGTTACTAGTACAGAATTACTTAGTTTTGCAACTAGAATAATTTTATCATCTGGTACAGTGCTATTACGTAGAGTTTCATTTTTTGCATATTCAACATCATCTGAAGTAGTTCCAGTTAATGTTTTAATTGCATCAAGTTCTTCAATGGTTAGAACAAAAAGACGGGTATCCTCGTGAATATTGGTGTGAGTACGTGAAATTGGAACACCAGTGGTGGCAATTTCTTCATGAGTTGCACCTTCAAGAATAGCACTAATATTGCGAACCGCAACACGTGCATCTCTACTAATATCAACTTTGCGACTCTTAATGGAATCTAATTCTTCTAGTACTGTGAATGGAAGAATAACATGTGAACCTTCAAATGCAAGAATTGCATGTGGGTCACTAAGAATCACGTTTGTGTCAAGAACATATCGTTTCATAAACATCCTTTTTATAGTTTGTGTGCATAACACTTTGTATTAACTAATAGTATTTAATACTCTAAAATACCATTAATTTTTGCTAGGTTGGTACTCGACGTAGCAGCGATCTCCTTTTGCTTCCTCGTACCAACATTCTTGATATACCAGTTGGCCTAAACTAACTGGTTTTGATGATGTTGCATATTGCAATGAGCCAGTATTATCTTTATATTGGTATGAACATTCTCCACCTTTACACTGACCCAATGCAACAATTTGTCCAGTATTATAATATACGTTTTGGTGTTCAGTACTTTTACCTGAAGTTACCGCCCAAGAAATTACCCAAACTATAAATGCAGCTAACAATGCTGACCAAAACATGCGTTTCATTATAAACTCCGAATAAATTTAAATGCGTTTTCCAAATAGGACATAATATTCATGGCACCAACTGGATTTGCACTATGAACATGATATTCGAAAGGTACTGCAATCCGATTATCCATCATATAATCCACTAAGTACTTAGCAAATGTATATCCTGTTTCTTCATCTTTGTTAACAGTATCACCCAAATCATGATCAAATGACACAAAAGATGGCATACCATGTTCTTTGACATATTGAACAGCTTCTTGATATGTACGTACCACAACAAATTCTTCATTTGGATAGTACTGTTCAACATCACGAAGATCATCAATAAACATCTTGTAAGAACCCGTATGTGCTTTACTGTCATCAACATAATTAATGACAAGATTTTTAGTACGAGCAAGTTTCATTAGTTCTAATTTAGAAGTACTAACAAAATTCTGTTCAAGAATTGTATTCCAACCACATTCGACTTTTCCACCTTTTAAGTACCGACAAATATGAAGTAAATTAATACCTGCATTCTCAGCATTAAAATGCTCGCCGTTGTATGCGTTCTTACGTATTTCAAGCAGTTCTTCATAAGTTACTTCTAATGAGAAACTATGAATATGAGAACCACTCATTTTATTTTTATATGTTGCCAGAGGTTCTAAACGTTCAATAGGCAAATCATATGCAATTTCTTCCATTGCTTCACGATGTACTGCAACTTCTAGATTCAAATCATCTGCTTCTACTGCTCCACCCACTGCTCCAAATAAACCGTCATACCGCAATTCTGTTAGTACTAGACTAACATTTGGAATGTCATTATAAGGGTAGCCAGTATACGGGGTGCAATTACGTGCGTAAATCCACACGAATACACAGTCAAAACGATCTGAGCGTGTACCAAATTCAATTTCTTCATAACCTATCATAAAATAACCTTAGTATTCTTCATTGCTATAATCAGGACGATCCATACGGGAATGAACGTACTGATCGATCATTGTTACTGAATTACTTATTGGTTGGTACATATTATAAGTAAAGTAATCATCTTTTTCATGGGCTTCTGGATTCACATTAAGTGTCTCAGCAGGTGTAGCTAAACCAACATACACAGACCAAGGAATTACAGTATCAGATGATCCAATAATAATAACGGTATCTTGTGACGTTAAATTATCAAGTACTCGATATAGATCATCATAAATTGGTTTACGTACACCATCGGTGAACCAGTAACCTTCTCCAAACATTACAATATTTGGTTTAGAAATAATTCCTGGTGTTGGTGTGAAATTCTCATAACCAACGGTCAGTACTTCATAATCCTCACTATTGGTACTATATGGTTCTACCACTTCAGTCAGTTTACCATGAACATGCATAGCTGTACCACCAGCACGTTCTGCCAAATCATCAACATTAGCAGTAATATGTAATACACGGTCATGACCATATAGTTGTTGGTATTCAGCAATTATATGGTGACCAATATTTGGTTCAACATTTGCTAAATTTACACGAAGCATATTATAAAAATGATGTACTTTTTGATAATTAATATGGAAAGTTGCAATATTACAAATCTCATCCACATTGTACTGATCCCACAAGCCTTCATCGTCAGCGTCACGGAAAGTATTAATACCAGATTCTTTTGATAATCCAGCACCAGTTGCAAATACTAGGCGTGGTTGTCCACGATTTAAAAGAAAGCTTTCGAGTTCCATTTGTATTCCTATAGATGTGAAAAATATAAACGACATTTACAATGAGGACACTGTGGCTCTTTAATATAATATCCATCAGTTCCTGGTACTGAGCGTGGGGATTCACGTATAATGTAACTACCAAAGCAACGTATACATGTCACTTTATTATTTGCACAAGAATGTTCATCTACCCATGCCCCGCTGTACAGTCGTTTTTCATTATCGCTCAAGTCGTTTTTCATAACAACCTACTTATTTTGTATTACCTAAATGTTCATTACCAAATGTCAATTCTTCTGGTAATACCCCAAGTTTATATATCAATTCAATCAAATCCAAATCGGTATCTGATGGTTGATAAAGTACACTCATATGACATTTAAAATCTGGAAATTTATGTTTAAATCCAGCGTTTTTTAGTTCTTTATGCCGTTGACTAATGTCAAATGATTCCAATATTAGTGCAATAGCTTCATATTTTGAACCTACTTTACCAAGACGTTCAACGCCAGTAATAGTTGCAGAATATTTTTTGTCATTCGGAAGAACATCAATTTCCGGCTCGTCTTCATCGTACATAACAGTAACATGAAATTTTGATGGTGTCAAGCAATCTACACCAGCAATTTTAAATATTCTTTGAATTTCTTTAGCTTGGTCAATATCCAGTGATAGACCCACAAATCCTTTTCCAGCCATTATACTCCCTTACATGGTTAAAATCAAGTACAAAAGTACTGCTAAAAAGAATCCGATTAAAACATATAATGTTATCGCTGTTGTAGCATAAAGTACTTTCTTAACTTTCTTATTTGGTTCTTCTTTAAACTTTTCTCTGTGATCATGATAGGCCAGATAACCTATAAAGATATAGCAGAAAATGCTTAGTACTGCCATAAAAATATTCATATTTTTCTCATTTTCAATTATAAAATTGATTATATTTGTCTTTTAATAACTCTATTTAACTTAAAAAGAAGGGGGCAAAAGCCCCCAAAATATTATAGACCTTTATTAGCACGTTCCCGTACTTCATCAAAAGTACTAAGATTCATGATAACACCGTCAATGTACATATCAACCATCATATCTTTCAAGAATGGATTGACTTCTTGTAATTCAATTCGCTCAGCAATGATTTTGTGAGTATTGGTGCATTCATAAGTCGTTACACGACCACGGAGAGAACGTTTACCAACATCGGTAATTGGGTCTTTGAATAAATCTTCCCAAGTACCATCTTCAAGTTGCTGTGCAGATCCTTTCATTGCGAAAGAATAAGTATCACGACCAGCTTCAGGATGAACAAGTTTACCACCCATACCGAAAACAAGGTTTTCAATAGAAAGTTTTTTGTCATCTAGATTAGAAACAATCTGACGAATACTGGTTTCATTGATGCCATCACCTTGGATAACACCGATAAATGCTGGAAGTACTTTGAATCCCTGTGCATTTACAGTACTACCAAATTTTTCCATCAATAGTTCGATGATTTCGATTGGCATAGTTGTTGGGTCGCCACTATCTGGACGCATAACAAGTTTAGCACCAGGGCAACGTTTCCCGATTTCTTCAATTGTCGCTTTTAACCGAGTACCGATATAATCACGAACGAAACGGTACGCATCGTAAGTATCGATTACTACTGAAACAATTGGTGGTACACCAACAGAACCATTTGCAATGTACTTGTCAACTTTCTTCTCCCACAAACGAACCATTTTGACTGCCATATTGAAGTCATCACGTTTGTCTGCATCAGAGTTAGAACAAGTTGCACTATGTTCACTTGCAGTAACACTGGTCAAATATGCTTTGTCAGTATTATAGTAATGTTTGATGTAACGGTTAGCAGATAAACAATCAGAACCACTGAATACCGTTGAATGGGACATACCAGCAAGAATTGCTGATTCGAAACTTGATGCACCACGATCCCCGAAGTTATGAAGATGATAATCTACAAAACGATGACCAGCATGACGTTCCATAGTATCTGCTAAAAATTCTTTAATGCTACGAGCATTACTTGCAACAGTTGTTGGGAACCAAATTGCACGTTGTAACTGAGTTTCAATGTAGCTTGCAATAACTGCTACACGTTCATCAGTACTGAAAGAACGTACTAAAGGACAACCAACAGGAACCAATGTACCTTCTGGAATAGCACGAATATGCAATGGAATTTTACCACCATGCACTTCTACAATATGCTCCCAAAAGCCGCGATCAAAATCATCACCACGTTGGTTTGTTTCATGTTCTGCTTCGTCAATGTCATCTACAGTGATAACAATATCCAAGTACTCTTGAAGGTAGTACTGAATACCCATCATCACAACATGTGTAGTGAATTTGGATGGTTTACGGGCAATGATGTTTGATTCGAGAGCTACAACGCCATCTTTCATCATAAAACCGTGACCAGTTTTGTAAGAATCAACATTAAGAATAAAGTTTACATTTAAGTTTTTCATATCTAAGACTCCCTTAGTATAGGTGTGAAAGCTACAACGCTTTCAGGTTGATGGCTTATGCCATGTTTTTTAATAAAAATGTTGGTATTTTCGCCATGATATTATCTGGACGAAATAATCTAGAGCTATAATATACATAAGCATCTAATGCATATATATCATTACTTTTACTTTTTGCAATATCTTCTATTCGATAATGATATTCATCACCATACTCATCAGAAGTCTTATATATCGTTTCACCTTCATCATTCATATAAACATATGAAGTGGTTGGTTTAGATATAAGTAATGAACCTTCTGCAATCATTGCATAATAAACACTCATATAAGTACAATTTGGTGTCATTGTTAATGAATCATTAACACCAAAAGTTCGTAATGCAATAATTTTATCATTGCCATAAAAATCTGGTTCAGTAAGAACTATTTTTATTAGGTATCCAATAGGTTCAAGATTTAGTACTGTATCAGGTATTTTGTATTCTGTCAATGCGAGTTTCTTTAAAAATCTCTCATTATTTTCTGATACATACATCATTTCATCATAAAAACTATTCGGTTGACAGTAAAGCATTAGACCTCACTTAAAATGGAGTACCGAAGTACTCCAATATTTCTTACAGAATACCTAAGAAAGTATCAATGATACTCAAATGGTCTTCAAAGAATTTATCACGGTTGTTAACCAAATCACCAAGTGGCATCCAGAATGCTTTTTCAGCATCATCAGCACCTTTTACTTTTGGTAAAGTATTGTCCTGAAGTTGGATGTACGCACACTTAGTAATGATACGCCAGCGTAGAGAACGGTTTTTATCACCAAATTCCATACTTTCACGGATAGAACCATAAAGTACTTTTACTGGAACATCAATTTTGGTTTCTTCTTTTAATTCACGAATCGCGGCATCTACTTGATCACCATCTTGTTCAGAATCGAAGAATCCACCAGGAAGTGCATATAGACCTTTTCCTGGGAATGTGCGGCGTTTAACCAATAGAACATGACCAGCACAAATTACCAAAGCATCACCAGTAATAAATGGGATAGTTTTAAATGGTAACTTTTCGATCATTTCAGAACGATAACGATTAATGAAGTTAAATTCACCAATCAAATTATCAAACACCATTGGTTTAGTGTGCATGAACTTCTCTAGGAACTCTTGAGTTTCTTCTGGAAGAATCGTTGGAACTTGTTTAGTACTGAAGAATTGATTACGAATCTCAGTACTGTTGATAGTTGCTTCATCAACTTTAAGTTCTTCAATGAAATCCTGTTTCCATTGTGGAAAGAAGTTCAAATAGAAAGTACTTTCGTCAGCTTCTTTCTGACAACCAGTAATAGTAATATCAGAACTGACAGTTACAGATTTAACCTGTTCATGTACTTCTTTTAACCATTTGCTGTTGTTATAAACGTAATCGTGGATTGGTAAGATGTTAATCTTAACCGAACGCCCTTTAGCCCATTCTTCTTGTGCTAAACGAGTACTCATAGCATCCAGTACCTGTTGACGTTCTGTGAAACTGAACGGATTTTTAGGATCACGTGCAAGGTCAGACGAACCAACAAGAATTACCAAACGGTCTGCATTTTCTAGTGCATGTTTAATTGTTTCCTCATGGCCTTTATGTGCCATTTGGAAGCGACCAATATATACATATACTTTTTCATTTTTCATTTCTAAGACTCCCTTAGTCATTGTTGCCAAAGCTACATCGCTTTGATGTTTATATTATAACAGATTTTTTTCTGATGTTTCAACTTTTTTTCAGTAAATACTTCAGATTTAATTGTCTCTAAGACCAAAAGAGTATATCAAATCTTCACATTTATGTCAAGGAAATCCTAATAAATATATATTAGTCCTTGGCTGGATAAATATTATTATATAAATGATTCTCTAGGAGATTAATTATGGGAAAACCAATTGCTGGTCGTAATAAGTCACCATTCGGTGTAGATGGCATCAACGTTGATGCTGCTGTTCTAGCCGATGGTACTAAATTAACAAATGTACGCATCAGTAAGCAACGTTCAATCAATATGTTTGATTTGCTTTCTGCTGACGGTGCAACCGTTTATCCTTTCGTAAAAATTACTGGTGTAGATAAAACCGGTGTAGATTTAGATCCAGCGGATTCTAATTCTGATATAGCTGACAACTTAGCTAATGGTACTTTCTGCATTAGCATTAAAGATGCTGCTGGTGATGTTGTAGGTTTCGCAGTTCGCTTACTTCTAAACAAAGTTGTTCTACAAGATGGTAGTGCAGTATTCTTAACTAACTATCAAGGTCAGGGTCAAGACCCTGTGGCTGTAACTGGAGTAACTGTAACTCCTGATACACTTGCACTAAAAGTTGGGGCTACTTCTCAACTAGATGCTTCGGTAGCACCATCTGATGCAACCGATAAATCTATTGCATGGTCTTCTGATGATGCAACAAAGGCTACGGTTTCAAGTACTGGCTTGGTTACTGCTGTAGCTAACGGTTCTGCAACAATCACTGCTACAACATCTGACGGTTCTAAAACCGATACTTGTGTAGTAACTGTGACAACTGCTGTAACCGGAGTTACCCTAGCACCAAAAACTGTATCTCTAAGCCTAGCTGGAACTACAACCCAACAACTAACTGCAACTATTGCCCCATCTACTGCAAGTAATAAGGCAGTAACTTATGTTTCTGGTACTCCAGCAACAGCAACTGTTAGCTCAAGTGGTTTAATTACTGCTGTAGCAGTTGGTACAAGTACTATTACTGTGACAACAACTGACGGTTCTAAAACCGATACGTGTGTCGTAACAGTAACTGCTTAATTTTACGATTACTTAAAAACAAAAAAGGAGCCATAGGCTCCTTTTTTTATGCATTCAATTTTTCAGTTACAAATTCTGCTTTTGGCTTTTCTTTGTACATTACACGTTTACCTAACCAATTAACAACTGGTTCGTCATGAGTTTGAAGCTCGTTCACAATATAGTACTTTTCCGCCGCCGCATCAAAGCGAACCTTAAAGTTACGAGTGTTTTTCTTTTTACCATAAGACACATCTTTGCTATCTAATGTGGACTTTATGATCATTGCTAAAATAGCAAATACGATAAGGGCAATAGCAAAAAAGATAATCAATTTCATTTTTTATTCCTCAATGTCCGAAAGTCTTTCAACAATTATACCAGCATTTTTCAAAACGTCAAGTGCTTCTACTGGTGTACGATGATATTCAGTCTCATAAATCACATGTTTAATTCCCGATCCCGCAATGAGCAATGAACACACAAAGCAAGGCTGTAGAGTACAATACAACGTTGCTCCATCTCTGTCAAGTGGATTTGCATACAAAAGAGCATTGTGCTCTGCATGTAGCTCGTGAAGCTGGCTCCATGAGTGGTGCTCATGTCGGGCATCATCGGATACCCAATCTTGAAACCCGTCATTGACTAAATGAGAATTTGCATCACAACAGTTTTGTTGCTTAGATGGTGTTCCATTATATCCAGTACTTACAATACGGTCATTTTTTACAATAACCGCACCAACATGTTGAGAAATACATTTACTTTCATCAGCAACTATCTTTGCGATCTTCATCCAAGTTGTATGTTTCATATTCTATCCCTAGCTTTTCGGCAATTTTAATTGTTTTTTGGTGAAATTCCACCATTTCCTGATAAAAGATTACATCCTTTTCTTCAACTTGGAATGGTTGTTCTGCATATTTAGTCCAACGTTCTTTTGTCATTTTTAGCTTACGCTTCCAATTTTCATAATAGTTATCAGTATGATAATCCATATTCAATTCAGCACGAGTCCAAGGAGTCATCTTGTTTAGTTTAAAGAACCAAGATCCATGTTGGTATATATTACCAAAAACAATATGACAACGACTTTCATAAAAGAATCGTTTCCAACCTGAATAGTACTTTTCTTGATATTCAGCATCCATAAAATTATAACGAGCACGAACCATTATCATTAGCTGTTCATTTAAGTCTATAACTTTATTAATGTTTTTAATCCAAATAGATGTTTCTCTTGGTGATAATTTTTTATAAATCATATTCTACTCCAACATCTGAAAGTACTTTTATACGTTTCGCATTTACAGTTTTAATTCTTTCATATAATTCTAATTCTTCTGTACCTAACTTGAACGGAACATTTGCATATTCAGAAAGGAAATGTTGTAAAGTTCGTACTTTATTAATAATAGAAGCATCTTGACGTGGACAGGCAACTGATTCAAAAATAACTTCTGCATCAACTGGTTCAATAATAATTCCATGTTTACGCAAAAATTTATTATTAAATCCCATAAAAAGAGTACTTGCTCTCACTCTATGAATATTTTCATCTTCAATATATACAGCAAAAAATTCACTTCTTGAACCTAACTTTTTGAAAAACTTATCTTCCGACATATATCCAAAAAAATATTGACCATTAGTAACATAGGTTTTATAATAATTCATCATGAAATTATATGCAACTTCATTTAGTTTATTAATTATGGGAATATAATTTTCTAACTGCAATATAACATCACGACTTTGTTCTTCTGATAATTGGTAATTCATAGATTATACTCCACTAATTTCTTATAACGCTTTACTCTTTCAATCCAACCAATATCTACTTCATCAAATTCAAACGGACGATGTGCATAATTTACAAGTACTGAGTATTTTTTATGAAAGTCATAATCGAACATGAAATCAGTTAATTCTGATGCAATCTTAATTATTTTATTTTCATCATCTGTAATTAATGGTACACCATATTTTTCTAATTGGTGTTGATATAAACGAAAATGAAATGTTTCACCACGATAAAATTTACTTGGTTCATTCAAAAAGTGTTCTTGAAAAGTACTTCGTGAATATCCATCAGATGGTTTGTTTTCAATAATATAAGATTTATAGATATACAATGATTCTACAAATCCTTTTTTATCTAATGGTTTCCACTTAAAAAGTGTCCATCGAAAATGCTCTAAGTACTCTGCATATTTCTTTTCTAGAATTTCCACTGCTTCAACATTTACAATTACTGCATGTGTTGCAATAAATTTAATATCTGCTAGTAGTTGATCTGTTTGTTCTGGTGTATAAGGTTGTAATCTCACAAATAATCCTTAAAATATTTAAGGCCACAGTTAAGTGGCCTTTTTAATTACTTTGGGTCGTAGTTATACTGCTTTAAATCATGCTCATTTAGAACACCACTATCATAACCGTACTGTAAAATAATATTAAATTTCTCATCAACTAGACGAACAACATCAGCATAACGTGTAATTTTATCTTTTTCACGTTCTACAGATGATACTAATAGATTCAAAATTGGTTCCATTTGTGGAAGATGTAGTTTATTCATACGAGGGCGACGAGTAGCCGCGAGAATATCTTTCACGTCAGGAACAAATGTTACAGGTCTACGTGGAATATCACTAAGTACTGTTGGGAATGTTTTATTTGATTTCTTCATCAAATCTTCTTGTGCAGTACGATACCCACGACGAAATAGAGGGTGCATTTGTTTCAACTGTTCAGGGGATAGAAGTTCAGTACTTTTCTGAAAGAAATCATACCCTGTTTTGTATTGATCGTTATTAGCCATTGTATTACTCCTTAGTTACTGCTACTTTCTTTTCGAAAGTTCCTTCTGTTTCCCTTAGTACTTCTGCATGTTCAAATAATGCGTTTGGTTCAATATTCTTTGCTTTTAAGAACGAACACATTAAATCCAAAATATCTGACATAGCTGTTAGAACTGGTTCAGCTTCGTTGGAACCCTTTACTGATAATGCAGTACTGGAAATTTGTTCCAGTGCAACATCCATAAATTCTGAAGTACTTAATACTTCAGCAGATTGGGGGACTTCTCCCCCACGAATTAGTTTTTTAGACATTCGTTATACCCAATCAATCACGTCATTACGGCGTTTAACTTTGTATTGACCTTTTTCATTACGTTCACCAACCAAAATACCATCGATGAATCCGAACTCACCATAGTTAAGAGCTTCTTCTGCATTTAGCCACAAATCACGATCACAATCTTTTAGGAATTGTTCATGAGAGACACCACATGCTTCAGCAATTTGTGAAGTTAGTAGTTTGTTCAAAGATTTAGTATGATTCAATGCAATTTCTTGATCAGTTACTAGACCTTTAGTACCACTGGATACTTGGTGTGCCATGATAAAAGCGTTTTGTCCAGCAAGACGTTGGCCTTTAGTACCACAAACTGATTGTAGATAGCATCCCATACTTGCAGCATATCCCATAACAATAGTTTTGATAGGTGAACGACAGTTACCAATTACATCACGAATACCAAGACCGTCATGTACTGAACCACCAGGACTTGAAATGTAGATAGAAATTGGTTGACTACTACGTGCATCAAGATACATTAACTGCATTTTAACAACGTGTGCCATTGCTTCATCAAATTGATGGTCAATCATGATGATGCGATCTTGCATCATACGAGATGCTAGATCATAAGAACGTTCACCTTCACTAGAACGCTCTAGTACGTATGGAATAGAAATAGTATTAGTAGTCATAATTTATCCTTATTAGTTAATGTCGCCAGATATTGTACTTGCGTTCCCGCCAATATCGTCACAATCTACATCACCAGAAACAGTACTTACGTTCCCAGCTACATCATCACATTGTACATCCCCTGATGTACTGGTAATATTCCCATGAACATTCTCACAGAATACATCCCCTGAAACTGTTTTAATACCATTGGTAACATTGGCACAAGTAATTGTACCTGAACCTAACATAATAGATTCAACATCACCATTTACTTCAATGTTAATGACTACATCATCACCGATAGCCGGAACACCATCAATCATAACAACAGTTCCACCATCAGATGTTCTCTTGATGGTCATTTCACTAAATGACATGGCTTGATCGTTAATAGTTACTTGTGTTTTATTAGCAACCATTGACATTAGTTTGATTAACGAATCTGAACTACCCATGATTATACCTCAAATGTTAGAGTACTGTCAAATTTTTTATTTTCATTTGTGTGAACATTTCCATAACCACGTGGATTACAAATAATACGGGTATCACCAATCATATAATCATGAGATGAATGTACATGACCATGTACCCAAACGTTGGCATTAATATCACCAACATAGTAATCCATGTTAGAACAATAAAACCCGTTCGAACTGTCATTCGCATATCGTGAATCAACACTTTGAAAACTTGGTGCATGGTGGGTCATCACCACTATTTTTAGATTATCGCACATTCCACGGTGTTTGTCAACACAATTTTTGATAAATTGTTTGGTTTTGAAATGGAAAAATTCAACGTCATCAGGAATCAATTTACGACCCCAATAATATTCAGGAGTCCCATGACGAATATAGCGATAATCATTCATCATCGATTTTGCCATAATCTTACTTAACGGATTCCCACCATCAAAATCAGTCCACAATGTACCACCAAGAACAAGTACTTTATCAGTTCCATCTTCGAATACCCGAAAGTCATCTTGTAGGAAATGAAAATTACTAAACTCATCATCAAGTTCTTTTAATTTACGATGTACTTTAGTTATGTTACTACGGTAATATTCGTGGTTTCCTGGAACCATAACAACATCTTTGTACTTATTAACAAGTACTTCTACAATAGAACGATACGCAGAGTATGTTTTTACTTCATGAATATCACCAGGAATCAAAAGAATAGTATCTTTTTGATCTGGTAATTCTTTAATAAAATCAATTTCGCCGTGAATATCAGAAATTTCTGTGAATTTCATAGAGAGCCTTTATATATTCTTCAAAGTTTTCGCACAATGAAATATCAAATTTATTACTGTACTTGAATTTACGACTATAAGAATATGCCGCCCCTTCAGTCTCTGAACCTATTTGAATTTCATCTCGGATTCGAGATAATAGTGTACCAGAATTCCACATGCTGTCAAGTGGTTCGTACCTATTTTTCATTACTTTGTGTGCGTTTTTATCAATATCTATGATTGATATAAAATCACTTTGAAAAATTAATTTTGTATCAATAATACCATGTAATGAACTATGTTTATCCAAATATGGAACAAAATATAGAGCCTGTCTAGGCTCCATATAAGTACTTTTAGTGTAAATTATCATTCTAACCTTGCCAATTTTTCACGAAGAACATGTACAGCAGATTCACGAATTTCAAGAATACGTTCATATGTATCAGCTACATCTTTATCGAATCGGAATTCTTGGAAAGAAGGTAGGAAGATACTCATTTTACCAGTACGCTTATCTTTTGTTAATGAGGTGCTTTCAACCATTACGATTTTTCCCATCAACTCATCACGTTTATCCCAAATACTTTGGAATGTCCACTCGTTATCTTTTTCTTTGATTCCCGTACCACATCCAACGGTGATAACTCCATCTTCAGATTCTAAAAGAATTGCACCAAGCATTCCTTTACGTTTACCTTCACCTTCATTGAAACCAATAATACGTAAATCAAATTGCATTTTCAATTTCATTTTCAATTGTTTTGGTGAGGTGTGAGATTTCCAGATTCCACTTTCACATTTTAGTACTGAACCTTCTTCACCAGCATCAATCATTTCAGTATTAAAATCAAAAGCTTCTCCAATATCTTTTACTTTACGATAATGTACTAAACGAACAAATTCTGATTCCAACGTACTAATCGCTTTCTCTAATAGTTCACGGCGTTCTTGTCTTTCAACTTCCCAAATACCATTACAAAATGCATCATATGGTATAACATCCCACAATACAAATACTACACGCATTGCTTCTGAATCGGACATTGTATCCTTACCAGCTTTCTGAATAATACCATTACCAGTTTCACGGTTAACTACTTTACCATCATCACCCATGATTAAACATTCACCATTAAACACTACACCAGAACTGAATCGGGAATCCAATGCTTGAACATTTTTTGCTAGACGAATCATATCTTCATCTTTCATGCCAAGAAAATCATAAATTTTACCATTACGTGAGGTACACAATAATGAATCATTTACAATAGTACTGTTAAGATATTGACCATCCATTTTTGTTTCAATAACTGCATATCCATGAGTTTTGAAAGATGTAATATTCTTAACAGTTTTTTCATCTACTAATGAACACCTCATATAAGGTTCATCTTTGATAAATTGTTTACCAAATACATCATTAGCATTTTTTTCTTGAATACCACAATCTAAATTCTTTAGTACTACGCGGCGAATAATGTCTGCATCAAATTCATTTACTGAACCTAATAGTTCACCAAGAAATTGACGGGCTGCATTACCAGTTACAGTACGAGTGTAAAGTGCATCTAATGAGGTTAGAGCTTCAGAAAGAGTAAGATTTTTGTCAGTACTAATTGGTTCTGGAATTTTCTTAATACCACTAACAATAGAAGGTTCAAGGGCGAGTTTAATTACACGCTTTAAATCTTCATTATCAATATTTTCTTTAAGAATATCTTTCTTCGAATTAGTACTGGCTGTTTTTTTAATTTTTAAAATAATATCAAGTACTGACATGTTATTTCCTTATAACGGTGGGGAATATTATTCCCCTAGTGTGTAATATCCTACTTCAATGTTTTCTGGAATATCAACGTGACGTAGTTCTGGTTTACTACCACTACGACCATAACGATCACGTACACCAAATACATTACCACTACTACTATAATGATCAATTCCTTTATGTTCAGATAAATCCACTGAGATTTGTGGAACATTTTGTTCATTAATAGACGAAATTGGATATACTAATAGTTTAGAAGCTACCATGCTATGATTACTGTACGCATTTTTATCTGTGCTAACATACCAATGACCACCATTATTCATAAGTCCGAATCCAAAAACTCGTTGTTCATTATAAACATAGATTTTTGTATCATCAATTACTGAAATATCTTTCATAGGTTGTTTAATGAATTCCATTTTTAATTTATCTTTTGTAAATGGCTTATCATTAATTAACAAAGGTTCAATTGCATTCTCAACATAACCAGATTGATAATAACGTACAATTTGAACTTTATCACTGCGGATTTGTTCATTAAATTCCTTAATGACTTTTTCACGATCAATATCTGCATAATGTTCAAGTGGGGTAAATGCATCAGAAATTTTAGATAGACAGTAATAATTACCAGTACTAACTTCACGAACCACATAACGTAGTGAGCTTTTTGCACCAAGAACCATAGGCTTATTACGATTAACTGTAATAGAATGGAACTTACCACAATACACATACTTATCTGGTGGCGGTGGTGGATTACGATAACTGTACTGATTTGGTACACTAATTAAACATCCAGGTTCCAGTTCTTTAACTTTCTCAATTGTGGCTTTTTTCTTTTCTTCTTGGCGAATCATTTCAGCAAAGAGTTTAGTCTTCTGATTAACTAATTTACGATTGTGTGTGAAGAATAATTCATCTTGAAATTCACCTTCAACAATAGTATTAGTTTCTAAAAGATCACACATGTTATCAGAAGTGATTTCAAATTCAAAACCTTCAGGGTGCATAATACGCCATACCACATTGGAAGTACTATAACGACTTACATTTGTAACTAAACGGAAACCAGAACGTGGTTTGTTGTCTACATAGATAGCATCCAACGGATTCTTATTATGTCGTGTCCATCCATCAGCCCTTTCTTTGGCTTTCTGGAAAGTTTTAGTACTTTCATTATCAGCCACAACCATGAAACCTAGAATTTCTTCTGCACTACGATATACACGAGAAACATAAAACTTCTCAGGAATTTTAGTACTCATTTGATTTACCTTATTTTGCAAGTGGTAGGAATGCAACTAGTTCAAATAGTTTAAATGCATGACGCCCGTAAGCTACATGAATATTATGATACAACTCTGTATACTCTGGAGTCATAATATCATTTCGTGGTTTCTTTGCACGAATTTCAGACATAAAATCAATTGCATCTTGTGGCATAATAATACTGATACTAGTTAATGCATTATTAATACCTGGTTCAAAAAATGGAGCAAATGGTAGTACTTCATTTGCATTATGGCGTTCCCATTCTTGCAATTGATTTAGTACTTCCATAAGTGAATCATGCATACCACCATTTAGTACTACAGTAGTTTCATGATCATATGCCCAATCATATAACATATCTTCTTGTGGGAAATAATCACCTCTAGATTTGTCATATTTTACAAATAGTCTTACTGTACTATGCTGTGTTTGAATACCTGCATGAATTCCATCGGTATACATATTTGTGATACTGTATAAACGCATTATTTTGTTTCCCTTATTTCATAACCAACATCTGAACCCCATTCATCTGGAACTATAGTATAGTACTTCATCAGATGATCATCGTCCATTGTTGCAATAGTAAATTGACCACTACGGAATTGAGTATCAATCCACACACGATTACCAAAAGCAAATTTGTGTGGAACACCAGTATGACCATGAATTACATAATCAACCCCAGCCACGATACGTTCTAATTTTTCTTTTTCAGAAAGTTCAAAATCATATCTTGCCATTTGAATTGCATCACGATCCCATAGAAGTTGATAACGATATTCACCATTATCTTCAGTCCATTGTTTAATAGTTTCCCAATCATTAATACTTGGATAATGTGGTATTCCCGCATGTGCAATACCTAATTTATATCCACGATGGTTTACTTCAATTAAATGTGGAACATCTTCTAATAAAGTACAGAAATGGTCGATACCTGGTGCACCAATTTCATCTAGTGTTGTTTGTCCACCGTTTTGCAACCAGTTGAAATACCATTCTCTACTAGTACGCCCACGCATCATCATATCTTCGTGATTTCCAAGTACCATATGTCTATTTTCTTTATTCAAAAACTCAAATAACATTTTTGCATTATTGCGACCTCTATCAACTAGGTCACCAACGCTAATTAGTACATCATCATCGGTGATTCCTATTTCGTGCAGCGTTTTTTGAAATAAATCAAAATTACCGTGAATATCACCAATGATGTAAACATTTTTTTCATCTGGAATATCCAGAACTTTTACATGACTCATGTTACATCCTTAGATTTAAATAGTGGAGTATTAAAAAATTTACTAATACCTTCACCATAATTTTTTTCAATTAATTCAGCCAATCCAATCATTGGAACTAACAACCAACCAACTGATGATAGTACTGAACAAAAAATAATATCACTGAATGAAACTTCTCCATTCTCGACACAATTTATGTTATAAACAATATAATACAAAATAGTAAAAATAAAACCCATTGAATATAGAATAGCAAATAATATCATATTAATATTCTTCCGTATAATAATGATTCTGTGAACAATATTCAATAAATGCATCTAAATCAGTATTATAATATACTACACTAAACCGACTCCAACGCATTATGGTTAATTGCCATTCACCAGTACTTACAACATAACGAACATTATAAGATCCACCTTCTGAAAGAGTATGTTCAAATAAACCAAACCGTTTTACCTCACCTACTGTATCATCTTGAGCAGGTAAAATAAATGGAAGTACTTTTTTGATTGAATCTTTCATCATTGTATCACGACAACGGTCTTTATACAAGACAATTTGCAAACATTTTTGATTTGTTTCAGGGTAATAACCGCTACTCATGAAACCCATAGAATCAAAAAATTGTTGACTCTTACGGTAGTGTTCCATGCCATTTTCTGCCTGTAAGAAGTAAGGGATTTGTTCTTCTTCCGTTTCCAACTGAGAGGAAACAATAGCACTTAAACGATCATTTAAACGTTCAATACGTTTCCAATTAGAACTTAATTCAGTTTCATATGGATTGATAATTGTACGAATTTCAGTATTACGGTTTGTTAAATCAGAAATCTCTTGTTCAATTTGTTCTTTGTTCATTATTATTTCCTCAATTAAAACTGAGTCTACGACTCAGATTAGACTCAACTTCACGTCTTTAATTAGTACTGGTTCATCTTCTCCTTCCACATATACTTCAATAACTGAAATAGAAAGGTACATACCTAAATCCATTTTCTTACCTTCGTATTGTTTAAGAAAATCTTCACCAAATACTTCTGGCTTTAGCTTTACATCATAAAAATATAAATCAGCTACACCATGTTCATCCCACCCTTCCCAACTATTAAGTAGAGTGAATTCTATTCCTACCTTTTCTTTATTCATCTTCATCACCGTCATCTTCATTCCGATTCCATGAATCATCATACCAATCTGATAGCATATCATTTACTTCTTTTCTTTCAGATTTTGTAGTACTATCATCAAAGGTTACTGCATAATCACATACTGGTTCATACATTTCCATATTGTCATATAATTCTTCTTTTATTTGCTCTACTGTTTTATCAACAAATAATTCCAAATAGTGATCACACGATTCACTTTTAATATGCATTGCTACAATCATTATCGTATCCTTTCAACTTTAGAATCACTAGAACCTCTATATTGAGAATCTGACTGATCTTCTGTCCAATATTTTTCACAACATTTACAGCGTATTTCATACCAATATGAATCTTGAGAACGATCATAATTTCCAGTATCTGAACATGCTTTAAGAGTTACATATTCATGTGGACATTCTTCTTGAAACTGAAGTACTGCATCCAATGCATTTAATGATAGATTTCGAAGAATTAAAAATTCTTTACGTTTTTCAGTATATTCAATACCTGCTAATTCAGATAGCTTTTGGTATTCTAATACTGCTTCCTTTGTACTAAATTCAGTACCATCAAGTGCTACATAAACTTTAGACATATTAACCTCCAATATTTGAGACAGTAGTGGAGTCATTTTTTCCAGAACTAAAGGTAGTTGATGTGTTTGAATTAGGACAACGTACTACATATAAAGTTTTCCCAATACCATCTGCTGCAAGACGATATATTTGACAGTCTTGTAATCCAGATGGTAATGTATAATTTCCTGTGCGGTCTTCCGCACTACCATCACAACCAGTTATGGTAAATGCCAATACTAATACTGCTAATAATTTTTTCATTTCTTTCTCCGTTTCTTCCTTTGTTCTCTACCATATTCTTCATAGAACATTGCAGGAATAGTATAGAACCAAAAGAATGCAAAAGCGGCAGCGAAAATTATACCAAATATTCCATCTTTAAATGAACCTGATACATAGCCACCGACTATAAATGTTAATAGAGCACCGATACAATATACGATGCATATAATAGAAAGTACTGTCATTCATCCCATCCCAAACGATGACGCCAACCTTCTGTTCCGAATGAATCATTCATGTCACCCCCTTCTAACATATCAAACATGAAATCAATTTCACCACTAGCACTTTCGCCATCGATTTTAATTCCAGTACGAATATGTTCTAGTACTTCAGGAGTTAATGATGTGTAATTTCTGAACATGTCATTGGGATCTGCATCTTCATCATCTTCCCAATAATCATCATCAAAATCTACTACTAGTTCATAAATTACCATTAAGTTGCTATAAAATGATTCACGTGAATCTGAATTGTCGATTCTACCATGAAGTTCTAGTTCTCGTTGGTATCCACCAAATTGTCTTTCGCTCATATCTATACCTATAGAAAAAGCCGGATCTCTCCGGCTAGAATGTTACTTTATTCTTCTTCTGAATCTTCTTCAGATTCTGGATTTGCTTCTTTGTAAGCTGCTAGTACTTTAGCAGGGAAAAAGACTTCATCAGTTTCAGTATTGATAATATCTTCAAATACTGCAATCGGTCGATCACCACCCTGAAGTTTATAAGGAACATATGCACCCCAAGGAATACCACAAACTGCATGATTAGATAGAGAGCATACGCGGGTATATTCTTCATCTACTACATTATTCTGATAATCTTCTAGGTCTTTTTCATGAATAACGATCCAGATACCTTCAGTCATACCTTCACGAGTAAGGCTTAGTTTAATGACACGTTCATCATCTGGTTCATCCATAATATCAATATCAGTTGGAAGTTCATATGTTTTATCGTTTAGTTTAATTTCAATTGTCATCAGATTTCCCCAAAATTAGTAGACCGATAAGTGCTAGAATTGGTGATAGTACTAAACCAATAATAACCCATAGTAGCTTAGAACGACCGAAGTCACGTGCTTTAATGAAGGTAATCACCATCAGAAAAAGCCAAATTAGAAAAGCAATAAAGCCCATAATTATTCCTCAATTGAATCCATTATCTGGATAGTTTGATATTGTATTTGTTTACTAGGGTACATATGTTGATAGTACTCTAATCCTGTTTGAAAATCGTAGAACGCTCCTAAATCGTTACGTTCATTTGAATATACTGCACCATCTTCATCATGATCTACTATTTCATAGCTGGTGTAATAAAATAGATATACTACTTTTTCCATCCCCATCCCATTCTTCCTCTCCACCCATCTTCATCAAAATGTTCTGAATGTTCATCGAGATACTTAATAATATTACTAATATCTATTGCCAAATCTTTAGAATTAATTTCATTCAATGATACATACGAATCTGTAGCTATATTATAAGTACTATAAATGTCAATACATGATTCATCATCTAAATCGTTCAATAAAGTGATATAAGCATATAATTTATTAATATTATAAACCTCACCCCAAAACTCATCAGAAATATCAGTTTCCCCATATTCAAAAGGATCAAATGCTGAATTAATTTTAATTTCTTCAGAATAAACCTTTATTTTTTTAAGTACTCTATTGAACAAATGCTTATTCATAATTAATCCTTATGGATTGCAATTTCTACATTAATTCTGAACTGATCAGTTGGATATTTTAGTTCAAGTACTTCTCTAATACCACCACCATGAACAAGGGTAGAACCTTTTTCAAAATAATAATTATCTTCATGGATAATAATATCATAATCATATACATGATTTAGTTTTTTAATTCTATATATAACACTAACTGACATAGTACAATCTCCTTTATCTTAATTAAAATAGGGGATATTTCTATCCCCTTTATATTAGAAGTTACCAAAACCAACCTGATAAACTTTAAGACCCAACAAACGCCGCCACATTACGACCACCTGATCGCGATCATCAAAGACTTTAACAACTTTGAATTTGTTGTGTACATTTTCCATGTAAAGTTCGTACTTCACAATGTCGTCCGAGCGGCTATCTTCAGCACCACGCATGAAGATATGATCGTATGGAATAGCATACTTATCCAACCATGCTTCAGTATCTTCTTTACAGGTTTCATGACGACCACTCATGATGATCACTGTACGACCGAGAAAGTTCTTTTCTGCCAGTACTGACAAAATTACTTCAGGATCTGGTGAATCTACAAGTACTTTATTTTCTTCGTATGGGCCACGTTTACCGTCCATATGTGCAAGAGTACCATCAATATCTACAATGATCGCTTCTTCCAAATCTTGTAAAGTTGGTGTCTGAACCTTCATTGCACTATAGAAGTACTTTTCAGCCATACCATCAATTACATCTTCTGGTACAGATTTCTCACGCATAAGGTTGCGGTCTTTACACTGTTTAACAAAACCTTTAACTGCAAAGAAATCATGAGAGAAAGTTTTATCTTTCTTGAATTCTTCTAAGAAGCTTTGTTCTTTATAAGTGTAATTATGCTTTTTGGCAAATTCTTTCCACTTTCCACGAACTGTAGGATTCAAGTTCGTGTCGGATACAATGATGTTCCAGTTATTAGCTGCTGCATGTTCCGCTGCACTGTACTGTGCGTCTTGCACGTACTGTTCGTTGTCTTTACGGAACTTGTAGTTACTATGGGAACCAGCCATTGTTTGGCGAAGGTCATCAAGATTTACGTTCACAGTCTTAGACCGTGCGGTACGTACTTGCTCGTTCGCCCAAGTGGTTTTACCACATCCTGGAAGTCCTACTGTTACTGTTAATGTTGGCATGATTTTCCTATTCCAAATTTATTTGTAATGATGTTTAATACGCCCTCACTGACACGTATACTAGCGGTGTCTAAGCGAGAACTATATTTAAGAGGTGTCCATGATAACCCATTCGTATCTAAAAAGTCAAGTGCTCGGTGATAATCTTTTAAAGATAAAAATTTAATTACCGACATGTCTTGAATAATACTATGTTCTACTTCTACTTTCATGGAAATCTCCTTTTAGATGAATACGTATTTGTCACAGTACTTCATCGTCAAGTTGAAAAATGCTCCCTCATCGAAGTACATTTCGTTATCGACAATAAAGGCTGTATCACCAATTGCTTTAACGTATCTTACCATTTCGATTTTATCATAAACGGTTAGGACGCTAGATGGAATAAGATAAAATTCACGTTCATGGTACATAACCTTTGTAAGATCAATTCTACGAGGATTATTCACGTGCATATCTTCCTAAATCATAAATCTTTGGTTTTTTGTTTTTTGGCTTACGTTCCTTCTTATACATAGTACTACTAACACCAAAAGTATTTTTAAGACGCTTTGCACTTTTCACAACTCCTTTCCTTGAGCGTTCACTTTGCAAAGCGTCAATTTCTTCTAATATTTTTCTATGTTCTTCAGGAGTTCGTACATCGCCCTTCTTTGAATTATACTTCGGTTTAGCCATCACTACTCCTTGTTAGGCTATTACGTCCTTAAACTTCGAAATCTTTAAGGACTTCCTTCATGTATTTTAACATCGTACCTTTATAATCTACGGGCTTAGAATTATAAAGACTAAATGCTAGACCTGGTTTTCCAAGCTCATTTGGTAATTCTGCCTGAACTTTTAAAGCATAGTCTTTTCGTTCCATGTGTTTGTTCGCTTCTACAAACGTTTCAACATCATGTACTAGCTTATTATAGCAAGAAAAAACAAGCTGTTCCATTTTTTCAATCTTTTTCATACTGTACAAATCAGTACCGAACATTTGTTTTAAATCGTCAGAACCACCATTAATTACTGCTTCGTACAGACGAGAATCAACATTAATACTATCCTTAGTAAAATGTAATGCACTGTACCAATCAGTTTTAATCTTGCACATACGACCATCTTTAAGGATCAATACATATCCCTCAATGTCAGTCATAGAGCGAACTGCTTCAATACTTTCATACAATGTTTCACGCATTGGAAAAGTACTGTCAATTTCACCGTACTTCGCAAATACAGAACTGGCATAAAGTAATGGGAATGTAGCTTCCAATTCTTTACCGATTAACAACGTTCCATCATGGCGATGACGTAAATTTAATACTGTTAAACCATCTTCTTGATATGGAAGAACAATACGAAACTCTGGAGATGTATACTCCATATTAACCGTATATCCGCAAATTTCTGCCTGATATACTTCTTCGTAAAATTCTTTATCTTTATGAAGCAATGCAGTACTGTTTAAAGCATGATCAGAATTTAAAGATGCATGTGATTTAGTACGGACAATATAATCTACATCCATGAAAGTACTAATAATAGAACCGTCAAGCTTATCCATAACAATCGCAATCTCATTACTAAGAATACTTTTATCATACATAGTGAACGGATTTTCATATGCATTAAAGAACTTTTGTGGAGTCCGAGATGCAACACGATTATATGTACAATCTTCATTAATTAGGAACATACTGCCACGACATTCTAAAGCATTTCGCTCTAAAAAGTCAGAATAACTCGCAAGACGATAAGAGAAGATACGAAAAGTACCACCACCTACAGAGGTGAAGTCTTTCCACATAAACGCATCGTTTTTTGCAGTCAAGGTCATCAGATCATCAAACATGATTTCTGTACTGGTTTTATTAGTCATTTCTTTATCTCTCGTAATTAAGTAGATGCACATCATATCACCGATTGACAGCCCATGTCAATCAATATTCGCACGTTTCGTCAATATATTTTTGTAAATCGTACTTGTAAATCGTAACTTTTAACATTTTATTCTTTGGATAAGAATAGTATACACCATTTTCATGCTTCAAGTAAACCATTCCGTATTCTTTTTCATATCTACCCCAATCATTATAAGTATATGTTTTATTGGGTTTTTCAGTTTCTAATGTATAAATTACTTCACCAGTAGGTTTTTGTACTAAAGTTCCATCCAGAATTTTAGCTGCCTCTATTAGTATAGTTACATAATCCGTTTTGTTTAAATCTATCATGAATATTCCAGATAAAATAATGCCCCGATACTATCAGGGCATTTTAGTTAGCAAATATGAACCATACCCATTAGTACTGAATTATCAGGACGTGAATATGATTGTTTTTCTATTTTGAAATAGAATGAATCAGCATCTTCTAAACAATAACGCTTCTTCAAACATCTCGTGTATGTTTGGTTATTAGGATGTACCCATTCATAAATCTGAATACCATCTTCATTGAAACCAACAATTGATGTACGGTTACCAACATGTTTATTAAAGTTCTTGCTACGATCCGTAAAGTATTTTACATCTACTATAGCAGGAGGTTCATATTCATATGGCATTTCGGTCAATCTAAAATAGAAATATTGATCATCTTCACTATATCCAAGTAATACAGTCTCAGTGTTTTGCACACTGTAAAAGTCTTTACTCTTTTCTTCATTCTCACGAATATCTTGAAGTACTTCCTGAAGTACAATATGCGGTTCTCCATTAGGATCAGAAACACCCGCTACTCTACGTTCAATAATTGGATCAGTATATCTACGTTCTTCTTGAACTACACCGTTCATATATAACGAAACAAAGTCATCCTTATATGTTTTTACTGAATATTGTGTACTACTTAAAGTACTATATACATCAGCTAACATATTAGCTTGACCACATTGAACACCATCTACCGCACCAGCAGTTGCGTATTCTGCCATTACGGATGTTAAAGACTGAAAATTAGCCATGTTCAACTCGTTCGCCATTTCAGTTGCAAATTTAATACGATCTACCATCGCTCCACACTCCTTGTGAATAAACTTGCTACATTACTCCCTTAAACTGTTTTGGTTTCAGACCTAATTGGTACGAATTTAATAATCTTTAAACCCCTAAACCAAGTAGCTCCTTCATCCTCTGCTTCTTTCTTTGTATTATATAATCCAGTAAACACCGTTTCATACGATGTTTCTGAATTATCTTGACAAACTTCTAAGTACCACATTAAGTTGGCTCCTTTGTTCCCAAAAGTTTTACTGCACCAGTAAGTACTAGACTATCACCCTTCATTTCAACTTCACCTTCCACTAATTGCAAAATAGCAATATGGAAATTTTTTCTGAAGAAATATGTACTGTTCGCTTCTTCAAAAGTACAATATACTGCCATCCCATCACATGCGGTTATTTGATCTGTACCAAATGTTTCAGTTCCACTATGTAAAGACACAAAATTTATCCCGTTATCTTGTACTTGTTTGAAAAAGATACGTTGATCTTTAATCGGAGAACCTTCAATATTAAATAGAAGATCTTTCAATGTAGGATGAATATCAGTACTTTGCTCTGGTAATTCTTCAACTAAATCTAGCATTTCAATAGCAGTATCAATACTAAATTCTTGCGTCTTATCAAACATTTTACGAACATCAATTCCATAAAAACCACTTAGCTGATCTTCTAATTCTTCCCATGATTCAATGTTTAGTTTAGCAACTGCTAGTGCAATCTTGAACATTTCCTTCTTAGAAATCTTATATCCACGATCAACATATTTGGAAACACGCAAAGTACTCATAATTGGGTACTTAGTACCTGCATTAAAAGTAAGTCTACGTTCTGCAATATCTGTTAAGAAATGCTCATCCAGAACAAACTCTGAAGTACTGAAATCATATGCTCCCATGTTATGATGGAAATCATAACTATCAAAAATTTTCTGAATAGAATCAAAATAATCAAAATGAATTAATTGAATCTTTAATTCATCAACATTAAAAGTAATACTACGATTAGTATAGCTTGTACATATTAATGAAAATGGTGCTAAATCTACAAATTCTTCATCAGATAGATTATCTTCATCACAATAAGCATTACGAATAAATGTAATTAAATCTTCTATTCTACGAAAGTAAATGTCAAAATCATTAATGTCTTTCCCACTAAAGATAGAAGTTATTGCACCACCTGCTAAAATAGCTTTAGTGGTAGTTAAAAGGCGAATATTATCTTCGCCTAGTGTACGTGTAATAATATTACGTTGTTTTTCAAAACTCATTTTCGTTCATTCCTTTTTAGACGTTGGACTAATTCAGATGCACTGACTGTCTTACGTTCTTCTTCTTCCTTTGCTTCCGCTAAACGTAAAAATGCACGAATAGTACGGACTTCATTTTGAAGAATAAATTTAAGTACTTCATATACTTCTCGTTGATTGAAATTACTTTTTGCAATATGCATCATACTAAGGAAATACATATCTACCTCGTCACAGTACTCTCCAATCTTTGCAGTGCTGAATACACCAGGTGCAGTACTAAGATTATGAATACGGTCAATCAATTTTACAACAGAACACACTTCACATGCTGCAATTTGTGCAAAATAATTATAGTACGTGCTTAAATCTGAATCATTAAATTTAGATAAGATTCGACTATAATTAACTACATCAGGAAACATCTGAGCCAGTTCTGGTTGAGTATGTGGATAATCCTCAATTGTATCATGAATGATAATAGCCATATAAACTTCATATGGTTTCAATAGAGAGTTATGCAAACTCAATGCTAGAGAAAGCATTTCAAGTTGATGTGAAAATTCAGGAGTACCATCTCGGCGTTGATTGCAATGTACATGTTCTGCATACACTAAGGCACGGCGAACGTTAAAGTACTTACTATCAAACATCGTTAGACCCTCAATAATTCCAAGGATCTTAGTACGTAATTTTGTGTAATCAGTCTTCTTCATCATCATCTCCGTCATCATCTTCGAACTCATCCATAAAATGGATACGAACTTTTGGGTTATAGTAACCTTTGAACAATTTAATATCCACACGGTTATGTAAGATTAAAGTAAAATAGTCTGATTGTTCAACTATCGGTTCTTTATTTGTTTCTTCCAAGATTTGAGCTTTGATTTCTTCAACTAACTTATTGAATGCTTCCATATCTTCAAAGTCCATCATGAACGTAGCAATTTCTCCATCCACTGAACCAAAAACAACATTAAGCTGCATACCTACACCAACTCGTACCCAAATATCAGTGTCTAGTACACCCATTAGATGCTCATAGATTTCACTAATCAATTTGTGATTACGATCAATAATTGTTGCTCTAGATTGTAAACAATCTAAGATATAATCAACATCGTGGTCAATCTCATAGTCTCCAGTATCATCAATGGCGTACTGAACATCACCATGATAGATGCTATACATGTAATCGCCATCTTTCCAATTACCACGAACTGGTCTAGGTGTGATTCCTAAACGCAAGTACTTAGCAAAAGTTTTGGTCATTAAACTGCTCATTCATTTACCTTCTTAATTTTTGTTGTTCATAGATTGTATAATACTTTTACTGGATTGTCAAGAGAAAATTCTGCATTTCTTCTGAACTTAATGATTCAGTACACATGAATTTCATCAACGAAGGAAGTACTTCAAATAGTCCTGAAAACGCTTCTACCTCATCCAGTTCAAATGAAAATCCCATTGGAATAATCCTAGATGACCACACCTTTGACACGTTGTGGGCGGTTACAGCCATTAGTACACGACCATTATATTCAACACTAACATGCCTATAACCAGTACTTTCATTCTCATCCCAAAACATTTGATTCAATTTATAAAGCATCAATAGTTGTTTACTCCCATAAAATGAGAAATAATTTCGTAGTACTTCTCATTCATAGCTTCACCCCTATTAGGCAAGAAGGTACAAAATTCCTTGTAATTATTATCTCGTATAGCCTGTCTCAAATTTGTAGCACTGTACTTATTATACTCACGAGGACCACCATAAGTGCGAACAGATAATTCATCAAATTCATATAAAGTACCATTATATTTGTGAAGTACATTATTAAAATGTTCATATCTATCTTCACCACATACTAGTACTAAATTATCAAACTCAGTATCTATCTTTTCTAATGTACCAAATAATGTTCCTTCTTGTGCCTGTTGCATATAAGGAAAAATACTTGGAAAGTAATCTTGAACCATATTCATTTTAAAACAATGAGGAATAGGATTACTTATACTATCTACAGTAGTGCTCATGTAAATTCGTATTTCAGAATTTGGTATTTGATTCATGGTACTTAAACATACATCAAATAATAAGCCATGACCTAAATGTACTGGATTCATTCTCCCATACATCATTATACAAGTTTTATTCATAAGTAATTACCAAGGACGCACTACGAAACCTAATTCTTGTAGTACTTTAATTTTATCGTCTGTTAAATCATTATCATATATAACAAGCATACTAGGAAAAGGTGCACCAGATTTTTTATGAGAACCGTCTTCTGTCCATGAAGGAAGATTTCTATTGTCAAATTTTAATCGGCCTTTTACAAAGCATATTGCTGTTGCTGATTCTTGTACGTACTTGTGAAAGTACAAAGTATCTGTTCTTGCTGGTGGTAATGCAATAATAGTAGTTCCATTTTCTTTGAATTCTTCATCGAACTTTTTAAACCATTTCTTTATTTCACGACCATAAGGGGGATTACACCAAACAGTTTCACCACTCCATGAGTGAGCTAATCCATCAGTTTCAGGTGTATAGTACTTTTCACATTTAGCTGTTTCTGCCATTGCAGCAGGATCTAATGTGAAATTCCAAACAGCATTTAGTTTCTGATAAAATTCATCAGGAGTATCCCATGTATTAGATGCAGAACTAAAATGTACTGATTGTTGTTTTTCATTATCTTCCATATATTTCCTTATATGTGTTGACAGTACTCTGTGATACGGTCAAATTCAGAACTATCCCGTTCCGATTCATTGCGAAATCTAAAATAAAAACCGTACTTCATCATGATGTTAAACAGTTCATCTTCTTTAAATTCATAATTCTTAAATGAAGATAAATCATCAGTGTAACCAAGAAATTGAATTATATCTGAAGTTACATCCTTTCCTTCGTAATAGAAAATCCTATCCAAAAGTATTCCATTCAAATCAAATTTTAAGTACTCTCCATATTTTTTATCATTAAATTCATAATAAACACTACTAACATTGTTGTTATTGTAACGGTATTCTATATGACCATTGTATTCAACTTTGTGTATGAGTGGTGTTTTGGAGGGACGTAAACTAATCTTAGCAAGTACTACATTCTTATAAACCTCTGTAATATTGCTGATTTTGTTTCCTTTCTCCACTTGAATAATATAACCATTAAACGTACTCATATCTACGGAATCAAGTACTGTGTCCGTATTTTTGCATTTGTATACAACTTTCATTTACATCTCACTTTACATAGAATCAGTACTTTGCTGATTCTCATTATACAAGGAACATCTTGCGATGTTCCAGTAAATTCATTCTGAACTTCGTTAGCACTACGTTCATTCTGAATTTACATTTTATAGTTACTTACTTAATAGTACTGACGAGATTTGTTGATGCATTTTCATCCCCCCATCGGGAGGGAAGAATAAAACTGACGATGATAGTCATAGCAATTTCATGTCACGAATTTCTTAATTGAGCGGAAGCGGGTTGTCCGGTTTCTCCCTATCGCGGTTCTATACAACGGTCGTAGTCTTACTACACTTAGTACAAAAGCTACATGAACAGCTTCAGTACTTGTCAAATTCTGGACGGATCTATATTGTAATAAATCAATCGCATTTTTTTGACTCCCTTATACATTAGGTAGGTGCGATCCTATATGTCTATCTAGGCATGAACTTATGTAGTACTGTCATGCTTTATACAGCCGCATTGCCGTGATCTCAGTGTCTTATGTCGCATTTGATTGACTGCACGTACTTCTAACGGGTTTCTTTTGCTGTTCGTACTGAATGATCTACTCATCTGCCATCTACTTTTCGATAGGATCAGGGTTAAAACTTCCTTGTTTAACAAGGCCATTCAGAGTTTTTCTCAATTAAAAAAGGACAGCTTATCTTGCTGTCCTATATATTATAACACATTTTTTTAGAACGTTTCACCCGAAACATTCATTATTTTTCTACACAAAATACCTATAGTACCATACTCAATAGCTAAGGATTCTTTATTGGCTACAATGTCAATATCATCCTCCATGAACCATTCAATCACTTTACGCATCTCGGACTTCTTAAATGGTGATAATGAACGTATCTTAGATTCATCATAAACTTCAGTATAATAATTATCAAAATACTCAGTTATTTCTTTACTGCTCTTTAGTACAAAATCACTGAATCCTTTGAATATATGAAGTTTTTCATTAACAATATATGGTTTCAGTTCTTGAAGTACTTGCTCATAAAATACATCAGGTACAGTAAATTTATAAGGTAGTACTGTTGGCATCTCAACAAAATAATTAAAGAATAAATCATTATTAGAACTTTTAGATTTGTATCCCCATCCAAAATTATCTTCCTGTGTCGCTTCTTCTGCTTCAGCCATATTGTTACCAAATCCAATTAACTTAGTATTTAAATTATAGGTACAATAACAATTTTCTGGTACAGATAATGTTTCTAATTGGAACATTGCTTCATCAGAAATGTTGATTAATATTTCTCTAGTCTGATTAAGACCGAAGTCGAAACGAGTAGGATTATCAATGGAACGCATGAATGAATCTAGTACATTGTTAAATGTTATAGTCTCATGCCGTTCCTTTTTGTGATCGTTATGAGTACTAACTAGTAATTTATTTTTTCCTGAATTTCCACCAACCAATCTACCTGTTGAATTATTGAGTGTTAAAAAGAATTTTAAAAACATTAAAAATATCCCGTTACCAAGAACTGCACTTCACCTTCTTCTGTAATCTTTGATATGTAATGTGCATTGTCTTCTATTAAATTTTGATTTTCTAATGCATGACGTAAAATTAAATGCCTACGTACTGCATCATTATAATTGTTAGGTAATTTATCATCTTCGAATTTAGAAAGAGGTTGAATATGAATATCATAATCAAATAGTTCATCAGCCTGACGTACCGATCTTTTAAATATATCTATTCGCTTTTCACCATAACTTCTATTAAATTTATTTCTATTGTATTCAATGAATTTTGATGGAGAACTATTACTCTCTACTGATACATATTCATTATTACCAACTAAACTGTATCCACTTCTTACCCAAAACGGTCGATGAATATCTATCTGAAGTTCATTGTATACATAATTCCATACATGTTCAATTTCAACACATGGAATGAAATCATTAGTAATTGAATCAAGTACATTACCTGCTTCTTCACCTGAATCCACATAATAGCCCAATGAATCAAGTACATTACCCATATCATTAATATAATCCAATAGATATTTGTCTCTTAATTCTTTAAATTCTTTTTTATACTCTACAATTAATGGATAAACTATTTCTGTATATTTTTCTTGTAGAGTATCATCCTTGTACTTGTCATTGAATATGTCTTCATATGATAAAATGGATAGTAACTTAGGATCAATCATGTTTGCGATTGTTCTTATTTTATCATCCCAAGTACGTTGACATGTTATTAAATCTTTAATTGATAACATTAATAATCTCCAGAACCAAAGTTCTTTTCTCGTGCCACACGTATCGTATAACTAATCAACCACACAGAGAATACAGGCCATATAAATAATGCACAAAAAATATGCATAATAGTTAGTAGAAATGAAATTCCTATTACAATTGTCCAATGTTCATAATTTGTACTATGTAAACTATTGCCGAATTGTATTTTAATTTCCCTTGGTTTTACATACCTAGCCGTATATAACTGTTTTATGTACTCAAATACACCACGAATATACGATAATACAATGTATAAACTTACTACAATACCTACCAGCATATAAGCTAACGTAACAATTTGACCTGTACTCATTTATTTTTCCTATGCGAAAAGGGGCATATAGCCCCTTTTTTATTATTAGTGATTAGTACTGTAAGCGTATGCAGGACGCATTAATTCCATTGGATTAACTTCAGGTTTAAGTACAGTAACTTTAACTTGGTACTCTTGCTTAGTTTCTGGATGAATTAGTGTTTCGAAATAATGACCAATAACATATGTGTCATATTCTTCCTGCGAACGTGCAACAACTGCTGCTGCATATTTCTTACGAGTATCTGTCTTCATTGTAATACTTACAATTTCATCAGGTACTTCAGATACTTCACCAGTACTTGTTTCATGGTCTTCATCGTGAAGAACTTTACGAGTTTTTTCTACATCTAGACCATCGAACATATTGAATTTGTTGTCGCTTCCATTTGACATATTATATTCCTTTATAATAAATTATTGTGCTTGAGATGCAATCTTAATTACTGTCTCTTTATACATTTCTAAACGTTGTTGTACTTTATCTCGTGGTACAATCTCAGGTACTTCCTCGTTAAGCTGTTTACATGCTTCAACTAGGAAATCATAATCTGATGTGCAACTTTCCATTGCTGACTGAATTGCTTTCCAATCATTCGAAACTACCTCATCAACTTTATAGTGAGGCCATAATTTACCGTACTCATGTACTTCTTTACCATACAGTACTCGTACTGCATTGAAAATTTGACCAATAGTAAAGTGCTTTGTATGCTGCATATCATCAATGCAGTACAAATGATCTTCACCGTCTTTGTTAATTAGTATTACACCAGTAATAGCTTTTAGTGATGTTGAATGCGTTTTGTTCATTGTTTATACCTCATGTTTAGGTGCGTATATTATACCAAAAAAAATTATGTTGTTTCATCTTTATTGTCCATATCAATCATTTTATGCCACTCACTGAATGGTTGTAATAAAAGATAAAACGTGTCCTCATCTTCATCATCTAAGTAATGACATAATGCGAATTCGTATTTTGCAGTTTCTGTTTCATTGTTAGTAAGCTTACTAAAGGTATAAATTCTCTCCAATGCACCACGATAACTAGGAGCATCACTAACTCGGATTATCGATTCATCATGCCATGTCAGTACTTCATGTTTGTTAGGAAATCCTCGATTACCGAGCCATATGTATTTTGGAGCACCATCTTTGAATTTAATCTTTCTTTTCACTCTGTATCCTTATTTTTTCCAATGCTGTACCAAAACGGTTTTTATGTTTGTCGAGTAATTGAATAAGATGTTTTTTGGCGAACTCGATACATTCAAAATTTTCTGCACCGAACATAAGTAAATCTATATTCCACATATTCAAATCATTAAACAAGTACTCAATACCTGCTTCTTTAATTTCTGGAATTCTTATATTATCTCTTACATATAAATGTGTTTTACCAGTACCAGAATTCATCCAAAATGTTGCACCTTTCTTTTTATCATAATACATTTGAACAGTTGCATGATTTCCCTTATAGTAAAAGCTAAAGTTACATAAAGTACAAACGCCTTTACTATTATATTTTTCATATATGTGAGTACCACCAAAAGTCCTACTACTAACAACACCGTTCTGATAAAGTACTATAGGAAAATCTACATCAATTGTACTACACCCATTTCTGAATAATCGTTCTTTAATACGTAAATCTTCATACGTAGTTGTATAAGTTTGACTGTCAGTTTGTATATCAACAGTCTTGTTACTTAATTTGTACATCTTAGTTTTAATTTCTTCAGTCTTGGTTTTCTTATTGTACTTAGTACTGAAAGAAACATTTTCAAAACTATAAGTTGTAAAATTATTATACTTACTATAATAGAAGATATATTTCTGTTCACGCTGTACAGAAAATCCTTTAGGATAAACCTTAGCTCTACAATCACCAATATCTTGCCATTTTGATAATAACATTACATTACATTCGTTATCATACCCAAGTACAAAACTTCTTGTATCAGTATTACGATTTTGTTCACGTGCGTAATCTAATATTTCTTGTACTGAATGCTTTTTAAAATCTAACATTAGTATACCCCTGAAATGCTAAAAGGACGTGCCTTCATAGCCACGTCCTTTGTGTTTGGTTTTACCATTTTTAAATTCTTTCTTTTGATCTACAAAAGTTTTTGCTTTGTTGAAAGTATTCATATGTTTAGCAACAAAATTTTGAACATCAGGTGCTTCTTGTACTTTCTTCTTTGACTTCGCCATTTTTTACTCCAAGTAAGGATTTTTTAATGTTAGACTCTCAATGTCTTCCGCAGTAATCATAACATGTGGTTCACCTTCTGTAAAGAGAAAATCATGATAACTCTCTTGTACAGTAAAATTATCCATAACATATCCCTTCGATAAAAACATAAGTATGTGTTTCTCATCAGGTTTAGTATACGTGTTACGTAGTTTTTCTACTTCAGATTGTGGAGTTTTTTCTTTGTTGTTACGCATTACACATTCATTGAATTCAGTATTCATTGTCATGGGTGTAGCCATAACCCATTTATCATTACTGTTAATAGTAACAGCAAAACAATTACACATTGGGTTATTAAAAAATTCATGCATAGTTGCACTGCACAAAAACAGACATTGCACAATATCTTTAATATTAAACATTAGTCCATGTACTTCAAAAGCGTCTTGAGTGATCACATCATCAATCGGCCCGCTGTCTTTTTGAATAAGATTATTCATGTGTTCACTCCCTTGAACTTGTATTTTTAGCACATCTTTTAGTGCTCTAAAAGTATTTATAACTCATCCATGAGTGTCTTTTATTTTTGCGTAGCAATTTTCCGCAAGAAATCATCACGAATTCTACGGCACAGTTCAATGGTTTCCATCATTGTAGCATGATCAAATTCTACACCTAATCCGAATACAGTACTATTATTCCTGAACGCATTAGGTAGTTCCTCTAAACTAAACAGTCCCTCAAACAAGTTCGTGCTTAACGCTGCACCTTCTTGTACAAAGAAAAACTCAGGACTGTAACGAATAATAAGATTCTTCTTATCAAACGCAATATTACATAAATCTTGTAAATTATTTGTTCGTACTTTTAACTTATACGAATTCTTACGAACTTCTTGTATGTCAAGTGAGTATCCTTCACCAATATAAAAATTATTACGTGGAGTTAACTCTAATCCATTGATGTTATTTAATACATCCTGAATGATGTAATTAATTGGATCAATGTTTTCAATTATGTTTAGCATATCGAATCCCTGAAATATTTTATCAATTTCTCAAAATACTCGTACTCATCTTCTTCAATTTCAGAAGTAACTATTTCAGCCCAAATAAATGAATCTGAATGTACTGCTTTCATTAATTCAGATGCGTACATGTAATTTTCTTCAATAGTTATATGATTTTGTGTCATTGCCTGAAAATGTGCCGCCTCATCAAAATCATATGGGTACTTCAAAATATAAGCACTATCTTGTACTATACAATCACTATTCAATAGTGGTGAAAAATGTAAGTACGTTCTTCCTGCTCCAAAATAGTTTCTTCCAGTATAATACGATTCATATTCAACATGTAATAATATTTGTGAATAAAATTCTGAGCGTGTTCTGGTAATGTAAAATGCCTTATCTTTGATCATTTTTAGCGTATAACTTGTATCATCACCAACACTAATACTGTGTGAAGTTTCTAATTCATTTTTATAATCATTCATGAATATTAAATTTATCTTCTTCATGAAATCAAACATCTTCATTGAAATTCGAAACTCTTTATCTAAAAGTACTTCTTTAGTACTCGTACCGGTAGTCATCTGTGTATGTCCCATGTAATATATCTTCTGCCATATCCATATGCATAGTACTACAATCAAGGATTTCAACTAAACTCGCATCAAATAAACAATAGGATGGAACAACGTCAACCTCGTACTTGTTCGTATATTTAATACAATCGAAATCTGTAGCAGTAGCTATTAATGTCTGATTTAATCGCTTCCATGATGCATCACTTCCCATATCATCAGCCTCAAACGGCTTCAGTGCTTTAAGAAAACAACGGTGAATGTACACCGTATCCACATCAATACCAGCTTCACGGCCTGTATAGACCTTCCGTAAGGCACATTCCAAAGCACTGTGCATACCACCTAAATGTAATCCACCGTAAGGAATGTAAAAGTTTGTAATCTGAACAGTACTAGCATGGAAAACTATCATATTTCCTTAAACCCTTCTAACAGATTGATATTAAATTTCTCTAAATTAAAGATAAAGATTCTATCATACTCATCTATACCGTGAGAAAGTATTTTCTTACAGAACTTAACTTCTTCTTTAAATTGTTCAAAAGGAATTATGTCCTGTACGGTCAGTTGTTGAAAAAACCATTCTTCTGGATATTCCTCAAATAATTCTTCTTCATCCTGATGATTATACACATATAGGTTGCTTTTGTCAAGGTCTAAATGATCACCAACATTGATTTCAACTGCCTCGCGTGGAGTAATAGAAAACTCATAGTCATTCAATAATGATTGAACCCACCATTGGTCATCTTTCAAGTATTCAATACTAAAGATTTGATTATCATCTCTGTCTTCACCATTAGGCCAAATATATAATCCATGATGCGAACATTCTAAATCATAACCACTATCGTTGTAATCATATAAAGTAAAATTATATAACTTCCCCTTGTACTTTTTTTCCTTCTCTTTGAAGATTTTATAAGCACCAAGAAGACGATACATAGTACTACTCTGAATTAATTCAGCTCTGGTCATGTAAAAAATCCTTAATCTTAAACAAAAAATTCTGTAAATGTTCTTTTGAATACCTTATACAAAAACTAACATTATATGGAAATTTAAATAAATCCGTCCTTATACTGTTCAGTACTAATACGTCTTCATAAAATGGAATATCAAACTTAGTCATTAATTGAAATAACCATTCTTCTGTAATTACTTCATCTCTAAGTACTATCATAGCAGAATTGTCAGTACTATCATGACATATGGATAAAACATCCATGTTAACATTGTTTAATGATATTCTACCCCTGTGATGATCGATACTATTAATATACCAAGCCGTATCAAAACAAACCTCAAGTGTACATAACTCCGCAAAAGCAACTGCGTTTTCTGAATGGTGCATACTGCTTAATACAAATTTATAGTACTTAGATGTATATGTCTCTAATGGACCACTTACTTTAAATGTGTACGATGTGAATGGCTTCCTCTCAGGCCATAAAGATGCAGCTATTCCATCAGATACAGAATATTCTATTGTTTTGTTCCGAATCTTATATAGTTCAGAAGCAATATCTGTCAAAATTTTATACTCTTGCATATCAGCCACCAATACTTAAAGCTTGTAGATATAAAGCTTTCCATGTACTATGATGAACATTAGTCCTACACGCTCCACGAAAACCCGCAGTATGTAACATCGAACAACAATAATAATCAAATAATTCACTGTCCGTATATACAGTACTTAATTGAAATGCTAAACATTCATCATAAACTGATACATCACGTAAGTCTTGAACTGTTTTAGTACTACAATGTATAAATTTAGTATGATCCGTAATAACATAAAAATTATTTCTACGCTGTGAATCTCTGTGTGTATATGGTGCTAGATGATAATGTACTTCATAAGAATTATATTTTCCCCTAGCCATTTTCATTATAATTCCCGTCTTATTATTGTCTAGATTTACCATGTACCGATTAGTACTAAAGGGTGAATTTCTCCACGAATTCTTTTTAATTTTCTCATGTACGCCAGAAAGTACTTTGTGTAATCTTAAAAACTTATCACAGTACTTTCTAGCCTGTTTATAAATCTTCTCACTCATTTTTGTCTCTTATATGTCATGATAAGAATATTCAATTGCATTAATATGTTATTAATTAAAGTAGTATCATTTAGCACTGTCCTCGCTAACTCTACACCATTATCAACGTGGGAGAATTTTAAACATAACTCTATAGCTGCTGGTTCAAATCCCATGAAGTACTGATAGAAAGATTCTTCTTCTAATTCAATCCTAGTACTATTCTGAAAGTATTCTTCTTCTAATATCGGATAGTTCATGTCCCGACGAAATTCACTTTCATCTCGGTGACATACATTAATTTTTGTAGTACTAAATCCTGTACCAGTGTATATCTCTGTCCATGTAGGACTCGTGAAAAATGTACGAGTTGCATTGATAGCACCGTTTTGTTCACGATAACATACTGCATCTAATGCAAAGGTATAATCAGTTTCATCTACTAACTTAACACTTGTATAAGAATCAGTACTGGTAAATGTATATCTTAACCCCTTAACTCGACCTCCCCATTCTAAGGTCTTGGTGTTCTTTGCAGTACTCAATAATCCAGCATCAGCTATCGGTGCAGCAAACTTTTCGTAAAAATCTTTTAGTACTATCATCGATTCCATAATTACTTCCCACGCTCCCGACGCCCCCTCGACCCCGCCATTTTATCTTGACAGCAATCATTAGAAGCGGAAATTTTTTTGACTATTTTTTATACAACAATTTTTAAGATAACATTTATTTAGTCTTTTAAAATTGCGTCATTTTCAAGATACAACTTCTCTAACCTTTCCAATATAGATTGTACCATATTATCCATCTCTGTTTCATTTTTTGCATCTAAACTATGTGGATGAAAAGAGAAAGAACTAAACTTAGTACTACCATTCAGTACTTCATAAGATGTATCCATGAATGTCGTAATTGATTCTTCGGACGGTAAATTAAATCTAGTCAACTCCTGAAACACTTGTTCTTCCCGTAAAGGATAATCCAACTTGCATACCTTCTTTACATGAATACTTTCATTAACTTCATAATGGAACTTGCTCATATTAGTAGTACTATAAACTGCACTTATAAATGTATCTGTACTGTAGAAAAATCTAGAAAAAATATCTACATCGTTATTATAACACCACGTCATGATAAGTACTGGATAATTATAATCAAAACCAATTGCATGTATATCAAATGTCATACGATCATCACGTACTCTCACCAATCTTACTGATAATATATCATCACGATACTCTATATCATCCGTAATGTTAGTATTGAACTTAGACATTAGTTTTAATATTTCTTTCAATTTTGGATAGTACTTGAAGTTGAAGTTCATCTATTTTATTCCGTATATGATTGTTCATCTCTAGCAACTCTTGTACTGTGCATTCCTCAAGTACTTTAAAATTAATTGCTAACGATGGAGTGTACTTTGAAGTTAATGTATGTGCTGGGTAATCTTTCCTGTACTCTCGAAGTAAATGATAAACAATCATTGCTTGTACTTCATTAATACTGTACTTAGTCAAGTACTGAAACTCTAAAGCTTCTAAGGTATCATGGTTGTACGGTGTATCTTTATCGAGAAATGGAAGGTACTCAGCAAGCTTTCTCAATACTCCAGTAGTTTCTTTGAGTATGCCAAATTGTAAAAGATTATCTTCATTCATTAAGAAATAATAATCATCTCTTAATTTTATGTGTAAATCCATATGTCTCGATAATCGGACTAATGTAACATCCTGTCTATATTCTGATAGATAAAATTCTAACCTAGTTGCAATAGCTCCAGATTCACCTGACAGTACACGATACTCATTACCAGTACTTAATTGTATTCTATCATCATTCATAACAATGGATGTGTTGGAAGTCCGTAAACTATGCCATTCTATTAATGACTTACATACATTAACGAATTGTATAAGTTTAATCATTTTTTATTTTCCCACATCTTTTCAAAGAACTCTACGCCTATCTTAATTACATCATCAGGTGTAAGATACTCATCACGTAGTACTAAACCTATACTTAATGCAGGATGATCAGAGAGTACTTCTTGCATAACCATTACTTCAGTATCCCATAATTCATATTCTTCATATTCTAACGTATTTTGTACTGTCATCCTCTGAAAGAAATAATCAGTATCACATGGGTACTGGATGAAAGTATATCCCTGACCATTCTCCTTAGAGTTATCTGGATCATGAAGGGCGTAGAAACGAGGTAAATCTTTCTTCCAGTGTGCAATACGTATAGTGTCCTCAGTAAAAGTACTGAAGTATTTCGTTTCAGTATTGTAACTGATTTCAAATAGTATGTCAGATAACTTAGTACCACCATTACCGTATATCCTGAAGATATGATTCGGGGAGAAGGTTATGTACTCCGCGAAGTATTCATTATCAATAGGAGTACTGTACTGATTTAATGGGGGCATGAGTGGAATTAGTATAGGCCAAACTTTTAAAAACATTTCTTTTATCTTTTCATATTCCATAATTTACTCCAAATAGTATAGCCAGTAATACCTATACCCCGATTATAGGGGTGCTAAGCATTACTGGCCTTTAGTAAGCAAAAAAATTTGCATAGTCCTTCAACGTTATATACAGAAAAGTTAACCAATACCTTATACATTTTAAAAGTCAAGTACTTTTATTTTGTATAAGATATTTTTTGAATTAATATAAAAATGGGTATAACATAGTACTGCTTACCCTTCTACACGCTGTACGGTGCAGCCAGTGCCGCCGTAGTCTATCTGATACTGCTGGCCTACCTTGAGGCGTTGCAGTGCGTTACGCATAGCTGTACGCTTCTTATCGCTCACTGTTATCTGTGACTGTACTAGAGTGATGGCTGTATCAATGCTATCAGCCTGACCGATGGTAACGCCTAAACAACCTACTACATTAAACATGTTGGTATCTCCTAATAGACAAAGCCACCGACAGTATGCCAGTGGCTTGATGTATTGTCAAGTACTTTGTTAGAGGCCGAGCACCTTACGTGCTTCATTACGCTGGCGTACATCATTAAGGATATACTCTAATGTATCCGCGTTAATGTCGCCGTCCTGCATTGCCTGACGCACTGGCTTAGTGTAAGCACCGAACCCTGTACGAACAACAGTAATGTCATTCAGGTTAGTATCGTACTGATCCAGTACTAACTCTGCCTTGAATACAGCATCAATACTGTACTCTACATTGCCATCATTGACATTCTGCAATTCAATGATTTGACGAGTTGCCCATCTCTTACATTCTCTGACCAGTGCAGGGAATGCAATGTTAATAGTGTTGTTCTGTACTGCATAATCCAGTGCAGCAACGCCGAAGGTTTTAGCCAGTACCAGTACATCATTGAAAGAGTTAGTAGTGAAGTTCATGGTGAAGCTCCTGATTAAGAAGGGAAGCGGTATTGCCTCCCGATGAATATATAATACTAAACCTTAGACTTGTTTGCAAGTACTTTTAACTTTTCTTTTAGCAGTCGCACATTATATGTATGCACGATAACATTACCATTAATATCTTTGACAGTATATAATCCATCCTGCCAGTACTTAACAAAGTAATCTGGTTCGCTTGCATCTTCATCCATTTGAATAGAGTAGTACTCAAGTACTGATTTCTTTTCATCATCATCCAGTACTTCCATGTAGTCAGAGATTGAATCTTTACCGAACAGCTTCTTAATCAGTGTAGTAACTCTCATGGTATTGCCCTCGTTTGCTTTCAATAGATACATAATACAATTTCAGTAGATATAAGTCAAGTACTTTTTCATTTGAATTTTAATATATTTTACGGGCGGATCTTGGCACCCTATAGGGTTAGTGCATTTCGCTGCATTGATAGTACTATAACAAAAGGCTCAACCGAAGTCAAGCCTTTCTTTTTAATTATTCATCCCATGTCTGAACTTCATCAGTCATGCCCTGAACATATGCATTCTTTAGTTCTTGACGCTGCCAGCCATCCAGTGTATTGAATAGCGTTCTGTTATCACCAGTGATCGCAGTACCCGCACGTGCCAGATCATACCAGCGTTTACGCAATTCAGTCATATCTACTTGTACCATGATTGTATCCTCTCGTTTAATATGCTGTCAGTATATCAGTACTGACAGCGGTTGTCAAATATTAATTTTCGCAGTATACTGCATCTTCACCAGTACCATGAGGATATAAAATATCCTGTACTTCATCATAGACAGCGGCGAATTCATCTTTATTATCTTCGCCAAACGTGCCTAGTACTCTTTCCATAGCTTCCATCATTTCGAGATGGTTGTATGACAGTACTTTGTTAGCCGCTTTAATTATTTCTTGTCTAGTCATAATACTTTCCTTTGTTGGTGTAAAAGAAGTATATCAAAAGGGGCTGACTATTGTCAACCCCTTAGTATTAATTTTTATAAGAATCTTCGCGTTTCTCACGCTTATAGAAGTAACCAGTACTATCTAAATCAATGTAACGTTGTGAACCATAGCAAGGATCAATTTCGTACCAGTAATCTAGATTTAATTTTCCGCCACCAGCTAAATGATTATTAATTTTAGTAACGATACGTTCTAAGTACTCAGTACATTGTGAATCAGTGTATTCTCTATTAACAATTGATACACTATCTAATCTAATACGTTGACCGCTTGATGATTCAGCAATGATATAGTACTCTGTTTTTTCTTGTTCAGTACCGAACTCATTGCGACCATTTGAAACTAAATCTGATCTTACATATACATCTAACATTTGTTTTTCCTTTCCGGTTGGTGTAAAAGAAGTATAGCAAAAGGGGCTGACAAGTGTCAACCCCTTACATGATTTTAGTACTTAATTATTATGATAATTGTGCGTCAACAATATCATGCACAACCTTAGTATTCTTTTCTACCAGTGCAGTAGCGAGTTGCCATAAGTTACTATTAATGTCAATGTTCTTATTGATATTAGTAACTCCACGGCTTGAACGGCGGCGGGTGCGACCGTTACGATCTTCCATGAATGAGCGTTGACCGCCGTTAATTAAGTGCTGCTGTACAGTGTTAAAAGTACTGTATAAGCTGTTATCGTACTGGTCAAGGCTGTTCAGGCCATTGCGTGATAACAACTGTAATGGGTTATAAACAGCGTCATCCAGTGAACCACTTTCTGGCAAACCTTCTTTCATGAGGTAGCCAGCGGTGGCGAATGTCTTACGCTCAACATCATTAAGCTGGATACGTTGCATTTCATGTTTGTAACGTTCGATGTTATCAAAGTCTTTTACTACAGTGTAAACGCCCTCGATAACGTCATCCATGATGTTGTTACCTTTGTGATAGATCTTTGTGTTATGCTTCATATTGCCCATAACTAGACCATTAGCACAAACGAAACGGAATTGACCAGCCATCAATTGATAGGCACTTGTGCCATCGTTGGCGTTAACGAGAATGATCTCATTAGATTCGCCGGATGTTTTGCCATCATGCTGACGGAAACGCAGCATATGTTTAGTAAATTCACGTTTAGATTCGTCACGTACATTTGACTGAATCGCAAAGAATGGTTGATAACCTTCCTTTGCTAAGCGGTCAACAACGTCAATTGTTGCAACAGGTGCGAACCGTGCTGAACGTGATTCGTGTCCAGTACTTGAAAAGATAGAAGGAACAACCAGTTCCAGTTCTGATCTTAGCAGTGGACGGTTTTCTTTGATTGCTTTACCTGCGATACCTTTGTACATTTTCATGATTTCGTTTCCTATTGCGTTGATTAAGATTCTATTTTAAAGTACTCAACTGATGTAGTCAAGTACTTTTTACGTTTAAATTTTTATTCGATGCCACCATCAACAGGCCAATGATCACGAATAAAGTTAACACTATCAGGATTGTTAAGTACTGAATTTTGCAACGAAACCAAATGTTGATTGGCTAAGGCTTCAGTACTGAATTCAACGTTAGGTTGATAATGCTGATTGTTTTTGAGATAGTCCAACAGTACTACATCAAACGGTCTAGCATTAGTATCTGACCATTTTCTAACTTTAAATTCAAATTCTTTATTAGCCATTTCTTGTACCCCGTTGCTGTTTCGATATAGATATAATACATCCACCAGCATTACATTGCAAGCTGTTTTTCATCTTATTTTTAATTTATTTTTGCTGTACAGATATACAGTACTAAAAGATATAGATACACTTCCGCACCCTATAGGGTTAGTGAATTTCGCTTCATTGGAATTATTATAGCAAAAAGGGCTGACTCTCGTCAACCCCTATTTTTAATTAAATTTCTGGTTGTAATGATTGAATCATCTTGATAGTGTTTTCAGTACTTTCAAGTGAATCTGAAATATATTTTTGGATAGAAACAAATTTGACTTCTGGCTCTTTTGCAATACTCTTTACAAGAGAAAGATTGGCATTAGCCATACGTTCAGAGAAGATAGTAGGGAGTTCATCGCCCATCGCTGGCCCGACTTGTACACCTTCGGGTAATTGTTCCACCAGCAAGCCTAAGTTAAATGGTCTAATATACACATAACCAATAGTTGACGCATGTTTGATGGATTCATTCAACAGGCGTTCACGATGTGCGATCAGGTCATTAAGAGTAGATTGGATGCTAATCATGATTGTAATTCCTTTGCTTTGACAAGAGACTATCTCCTGTCTATGTAAAAGATTATACAGTACTGATATTCTAATGCAAGGACTTTTTCATTTGAATTTTAATTATTTTTATTATAGGTACAGTACTGCACCCTATAGGGTTAGTCCATTTCGCTGGAGTAATATAACTATAACAAAGTACCTGACCGTAGTCAAGTACTTTTTGTAATTCTTTTAAGCTTCTTCGAGTTCTTCATTGAACCATTCAGGATATTCACCGAACATGTTATGATACTCTGTAGGCGACATTGACGCTTCACAATACGCCCACAAGTCACCATCATGATGTAGCTTAAAGACTTGTGTAGTGTATTCATCATGCCATTCAGCATTGTCAAGTACTTGATTCCATGTATCCCAATAATCTTCATTATCTGGATGCGAAAGTACTTCCACGGCATTAAGTGGAATATTACGCCAACCATTGTCTTTAAGACGATGGATCATAATTTGCGGAATGTAAACGCCATGATGTGAATCGCAAAGTAATTCTACGTTTGGTTTTCTCATTTTCTTCTCACTTAATGATTAGTTGATAGAAATAGTATAATGCAATTACGGCACGTTTGCAAGTAATTTTTATACGGCCTTTCTGTACTACAAAATGATCGGTATCAATCATTTTAATACTTACACCATTGTAGTACTTGATTATTCTCATTACAGTATCCAGTACAAAATGAATAAAATAACAATCAGTACTTGAACAATGCGTTCCATTTTTTGGCCTTGAATGTAAGCTTCGTTTAAAGTACTGTACAGAACTATATATTTCTTTTTCATATAACTCCGTTTCAGTACTGATAGAGTATCAAAAGGGATTGAACTTGTCAATCCCTATTTTGAATTTAGATATAAGTTACGCAGCTTTCGCGTGGATCTTCTTCAAATTCCATTTCATTAGCTATTATTGTTTCCTTGACTTGTTCATCTTCCAATAGATGATAATAATGCTTGTCAAGTTCTGAATAATATTCTTGACCTTTCTCCGTTATAAAATCATCGATCTCTTTTTCTAATTCAGTATACAATGATTCTTGTTTTGGGCTAAGATCTATATACCAGTTACCGCTTAACGTGGCTTCGGTTGTGTTGTAGTGAACATAACGCGAACCGTTATCACGTACAACTATACATGTAATATCATTAATGCGAATGAATTCATGTAATGAACGATAGTGTGTCCAGCGTTTCGTTTTACGCAAGAACTTTTCAATATCAACGTTATCAGCGGTAAAGCTTGCCCCGTCACCTTGTGAACAAAAACCACTATAACGTGATTCGACTTCTTCAAAACCAAACTCATTTAGTTCTGAATGAAAACGCTCTTGAATGAAGTCGCACCAGATACTATTATCATCCAAATTAATATCACGATGTACTTCAATTGCTCTAGCTTGTTGTTCAGCATTCAGTTCAGTAAATTTCATTTTGATTCTCTCACTTAATATGGGTAAGCGGTATTGCTTACCCTATGTAAAACATTATACAGTACTTAAAACTTAATGCAAGTACTTTTTTCATTTAAATTTTAATTATTTTATTATAGATACAGTACTACACCCTATAGGGTTAGTCCATTTCGCTGGAGTGATAGTACTATAACAAAAAGGCTTGAACGTGTCAAGCCTTTATTTTTACCATTTATAAATTAACAATCCTGTCAGTACTGCTATAATACAAAGCAGTGGGAAGGATGTTTGACGTTGTACTAGTATCATTATAAATGATAGAATGATTGCATTAATAATAGTTTTCATTAATGCAGTACATGCATTGCATTTTCAATTAACGGCGTGTTTAACGCTGATACTTTGTCAATGATTAATTTTGGTTCAATACCATTGAAGTAATGCAACGTCATTAGTACTTCGGGAATATCCAGATCATTCTGGATGCAAAGATCACGCAGTTTTAAACCTGCTTTTACTTCTTCTTCCGAAACTTCTTCTCTAACCAAAGATTCTAATGCAGTAAACATATTGTTATCCTCTCGTTTAAGTACTGATACTATAACAAAGGGGCTGAACATTGTCAACCCCTTTTTAATTTGTTATGCTAACATTTCCAGTGCAGCACCTTTCTGGCGGTACTTGCGTTGCAGTTCACGAATAGACGCGAATGACTTGTGTTTGCTTACAAAGAAACCAGATCCAGCCGTCAATGTACGGGTACGGTTTTGCGTGGCTTCTACTGTGTTAGCTTGATACTTAGGCATGTTAGGTGCCATATCAGTAGGGAAATAAACATGGTAAGCACCATCTGGAGCATAGCCAGTAATAGTACCATGACAGAATGTAGTGTAGTTGTGTACTACGATTGTACCTACTTCTAAAGTGTGAGCAGGAGTACGGTCTACTTTGTTCTGTGCGTTGAAGTTAGCCATGTTTATTTCTCTCTCAATTAAAATGTTTTAAAGTTTGTTTACCAAGAGATTGCCGCCTCTCGATGTAGTTATAATAGCAAATCTGTATTTTAATGCAAGGACTTTTTCATCTTATTTTTAAATTCTTTTAGTACTGTACAAACATCCAGTACTATATCTAATAGATACATTTATGTACCCTATAGGGTTAGTCCATTTCGCTGGATTGAATATAGTATACAAAAAAAGACCTGAACGAGTCAAGTCTTTATTTTAATTATTTGCAATGGTATTCTATTTTTACTGGAATGTATGCGGTTCCTGTAGGATCTTCAATCGCTGTTTTGATTTCGAATTCATTACCAGACTGTTTAATCAATCCGGTATCATTACGATAATCATTGTAATCTTTCCAGAATTCGGTATAAGTACTTTCTTCACCTTTAACATACACTTTAATTACATCGCGTGATGTTTCGATGATAGTACTGAATGATGGCGTACTGTTATCAATTTTATTGTACTGACCATTCCCAACACCCTGATATACTGTGTAAGTGTTGCAAACATAAGTTTGTGCGTTTACAGCACCAGCAAAGAGTAATGTAGCTAAAAGAAGTTTTCTCATGATTTTGTTCCTTTTGTTTAAGTACTGATACAATAGCAAAAGGGCTGACCTAAGTCAACCCTTTTTTTAACCCTGAATGGCTTGCATGATAGCGGCGTATATGTCATAAACATCATCGGTTTGATTCATTGTCTCTTGTGTGGCGTTGAATCCTGCTTGTACTGCTTGCGGGTAGTTTGCTTGCGGTACTGATTTTAAAGCGGCGGTAATGTCTTTGATATATACTGGCTCGTCTTTGAATACTTTACGTAAAGTATCAGGCCATGTTTTTATAGAAAGTTCTTGCTTTTGTTCTGGCTGTAGTAACCCTAATGAATTAAAGTACTTTAGCTTTTCTGATTTATCCATGCGGGAAGTATCTATTCCCTGTGATGGCATTGCGTTAACTTTTCCTTGAATGCCAGTACCTTGATTGCGACTGCCTTTACTGCCTTGCCCCGCTTCATGGCTACTTGCTGAACGATTCTCATCGCTCCATTTATCAGAGTGTCCTGCTAGTGTAGCACCACTCTTGGATCTGAATTTTCCAGGCATAATAAAATCCCCTAATCGTATAAGTTATTATATACGTATTTAGGGGATTATGTCAACGGCGTTCAACGAATTTATTATATTGTTCATGCGTCATTAGATTCAGTGTGTTATCTTTAATAACGATTCGCTCGTTACGGGAAACATCCAGTACTGAAAACAATCCACACCCTAATCGTCTTGGCCTTACTTTACCAGTGTTGTATTCTTTCACAACACGAATAGCTTTGTCAAGTACTTTTGTTTGTGCCTTGAAATGTATTCGTAATTGTGTACTATCTACTTGAACCTTTTTCATGTAGTGTACTCACTTAATTAAGGGGGCATATAACGCCCCCAATCGGTTACTGTTAAGCTTTCGCCAGATGTGCGGCTAGTCGCATAGTAACTTTAGAACGACGCCACAACACCCGTACAGGCTTGTTATTGGAAGTCTTCAACGTCTGTTCACCTTTAAAGCCTGTTGGTTGATTCAGTACACGTACTGCATCTTCTGGCAGAGTATCAACGAATTGAGTATGTACTTCTTCTTGAACGTCTGGAACTTCAATCAGTACTACCCAACGTTCACCATATGGAGCATCTTTGCCCATATCTTTAAATTTGCCGTTGAGTTCTTTTGCTGCTTCACGTGCCAATGTTCTTGTGCCGCAATATACTGTCTTTTCCATTTTTAGTGCCTCTTGTGTGGTTGATGTGATTATTATAAAGTACTCGATAACTTCTGTCAAGTACTTTTGGTAATAATTACATAGAACGTGGAATTTTTAATTGATATTCATTAATCGAATCTTTAAATTCTGCTAAACCAGATTCTAAAGTTTCCCATGTATGTGCAGCCACGCCTACATTTACTTCCCACAAATCATGGTCGATCTGTGTAAGTGTTACCGTTGGCTTATCTGGTACTTCACACTTAGCCACCAGCACTTCTTTAAACATCTTGTAAAGTACTGGTACTTCAATATTATACTGTGAATCAGCACCGGATTCAAGTATATTTGTATCAACTTCTTTTGTGTCGAAATCAGGGAAGTAATTGTTTTCCCCTTCATAGCACCAGCGACAATCCTGATCATAAAGTACTTGACTTACATCAGGAAACAACGCCCGTACATGCCCAAAAGCTTTTTGTACTTCTTGTGGGGCTTGACTAATATAAAGTACTTTCATTATACTTCTCCACTTAAAAGTTTTGATACATTAAAATCAGAATGTTGTGCTTCGAACCATTGCCACACATCTATTCTATCAGTACCAATATCAAAATGCAAGAAACTTTCTTCTATCTCGTCATTGTTATTAACTGGTACATTACTAAACCGTTTCCAGTACTTCAATAGTTCTTCCATTTGATTATCTCCTGTGCTTCGATATAAGTACTATAACAGCATCAGCCATATAATACAAGTACTTTTACATTTGAATTTTAATTGTGTTCATAATAAAAAAGCCTCGACTTTGCGAGGCTTTTTGTGATACAATTACTTGTTGAGATTCACGAATGGAACGGTAGAACCTGGAACCATTTGTGTAGGTAGTACGCCATCCCACTTGTCAACTGCTGCCAACTGTACGAGTTGCGGATTATTGCTAAGTGCGTCAGACTTCGCCTTAATTGCTGCTGCATCAGCTTCACCCTGTAGGCGTGTCGCTTTCGCTGCTGCTGTTGCCTTAGCAAGCTGGCTATCAGCTTCGGCCTGTGCGTTGGCAACCGTGATTGACGCTGAGATCTTAGCCTGTGCAAAGTCCTGCTCACGTTTAGTTACTGCGATCTCGGCTTGCATACGTTCTTCAATTGATTTTTCATATGCAGGGCTGAATGATAAGTTTTCAACCTGTACCGATTCAATAATTACCGGATAGTTTTCCATCGCCTTTTTAATTGCAATGTTTAAGTTAGTAACTAACTTATTACGATCCTGTACGGCGGTAATCGCGTTAAACTGACCAAATACGTTTTCAACTGCTTGCGGTACTTGACGGTCAATTACACGTGCTGTAAGGTTTTCGATAGTCCCGAAAGTACTATACAGATCCCCCACTTTACCCGCTGGAACGGCGAACGATACGGAAACCGACATATCTGCTGGCTGCTGATCGCGGCTGTACGCTTTAAGGTTCGGATAACTTTTGTTCTGACCAGTTACCGGAATTTCAATCACCGATGTAACGAATGGCTTTTTCCAGTTCAGACCAGGCTCGGCAATTTCTGTAATTTTACCGTTAGTCAGTACTACACCGCGATCCTGTTGGTCTACCGTATAGAACGAACCCAACAACGCACCAATGGCGAGTAAACCAATCAGACCTAAACAACCCCAAAAAATATGCTTACCCATTTTCAATCCTCATTTTATTAAACCACGTTTATCATAGCAACCCGTTGTTGCTTGACCTAAATGTACCACCGTACTGCTAGTACTGTCAACAATATTTTTTGGATATTCATTCTTGACAGTACTACTTGCTAACTTAATAATTCTACTGATTGGCTCAACTCTCATGACTATCTCCCATCATAGCAAACATTAAACAAAATAAAATGTAAAGTATACCAGCTAGAAATATAGCATACACTCCATTGCTACCATATGTCAAGAAAGAATACCAAGTATCTTCAATTTCATATGCTAACATTGTTAACCGCCATACAATACCATCTCTTGCCTCCGTTAACAATAAGAATGTTAACAGTACTGAGAATAATAATGACACCAGTGCTTTCAATGTGGTACTCATTATATCAATCCTTCTTAGGGTAGTCAATACCAAAATGCTCTTTAATACTATGGTTATTCATATCATTCGCCTTGATACGATCAACTTTCCATGCTATCAGTATAGCACACGGTACGCCCCAAAAGCTACTTTTAAATATCGCAGGTAATGCAAATTCAATTACATAACGGAAATGTGAACCACCATAGATATACTTAACGTAAAAATCACCATCGAAATAATCTAATACGGTAATGCATATAACAAGTACAGTACAAAGTAATGCCATACCAAAATACCCTATCAAACTGTATTTGATAAATCTCATTTCAATTCTCCCGTTTCGATATAAAAGATTATACAGTACTTCATGATAATTACAAGTGCTTTTTTTCGTTTTAATTTTAATTTAATCCTTGACACCATTACCAAAGTACTGTATTATTACTTCATAGACAGCGAAATGTCTTTGACCCACAGGGTGCGAAAATGTATCTATTAAAGAATAAGCTGTATATAAAAACAGTACTGGATATTTCACCAGTACTTGTTGTTTAGCGTCCTGTTACTTTTTGTAATTTATTCATCACATCAATATCAGCTTGGCGTTCTTCATCATTATCATAATGATTGCCTTGATGTAAACGCTCCACCATTTCACAAACGGCTGTATGCATTGTACATGATTCACCAGTACTAAACAAGTGCTGATCGCCTTCTACAAAATAAAAATTCCCATCTTCATTGCGATCAAATCCAGAAGTATTCCCATCTTCGATAAGTCTAGCGGCTTCTTGTAATGCTGCGACGACTGATACTAGATCAACCCCTTCGACTTGTACTGTAAATTTCATTTTGTTATCCTCTCGCTTAATAGTGTAACCATTATAAAGTACTCGCTTTCTGTTTGCAAGTACTTTTGATAATGTGTTACGCTTCCACCAGCACACGCTGTGATTGAACCGCTGGCACTTCACCGCTGGCTTTCCACTTCACGATCTCTTGTTCGGCTTCGTGACGTGTCGCATGATCCGATACCCACGCCCCACAGAAACGCAGTACTTGACGCTTCTTACCTGAGATGTGACCAGTAAACTCCGCTGCGATTGAGTAACGACGATCTTTTTGAGCCATGATATACTTCCTCTTAGTTAATAAGTACCGATTCAATAACTTCATTATAAAGTACTCGCTTTCTATTTGCAAGTACTTTTGATAATATAGTTAAGGATTAATAAGCCCCAAATTAATAACTTGATAAATGGCTAACTTAATGTTATCATCATTATAACCATTTGTCTTATCTGCGGTATCATCCAGATAAGCCGCTACTACTCGACATTCTTCGCGGTCGAGCTGAATATTAATATCCTGTGCTACTTCACGAATATCGTCTTCGTCCCATAGATCCGCAACGATAACGGCGTTTTTGTTCGGATAAGTACTTTCCAGTTTAGCAATAAGATCCGCAACTGTCATGGTCTTATGTTCGTATGCTTTCATTAATTATATCTCACTTAAAAGTTAATTAACAATACCAATCTTCTTCTATACAAAGATGATACTCTAATGAGGTTGATTTGTCCAGTACTTTCTTAAAATCTTCATAACTCAATTTGGTACTGTAAGTAATAGACGGCATTGGATTATCAAAGTATAATCCATCAGGATTACCTGCTAATACTTTTACATCCGTATTTTTTACAATTTCATCAATGAGATGAATATGAGTTATTGCATCAGAAGCATAAACTGTAAAGATGTTTTCATTTTCCATTTCAATATCCTCTTACTTAAAGTAACTTCATTATAAAGTACTCGCTTTCTATTTGCAAGTACTTTTGATAATATAGTTAACGCATTATAATAACTTTATCATAATCTGATGATTTCAAATCAGTAACATAAATTTGATCTGAATGATTCAAAAATGTTACGTTAACATCTAAGCGTCCGGCGTACTCATTAGCCACCCACTCATTGATCCCTATTCTTGCCTCGTTAATATGCGGGAAGTCGCCAGATACTAACAGAGTATGAGATCCAGCCATACCAACACTAATACAGTTCACTACTACTTTATATAAAGACATTTTGAACCTCTCAATTAAAATTTACACAAGTTACTAGAATAAACAAAACAAACAACAGTACTTCATGCCAGCGTTTCATATTTGCTTCCTCTTACTTAGTAACTTCATTATAAAGTACTCTACGATATAAGTAAAGTACTTTTGTGAATGATTTTACAATTAAATGCTTTCCAGTTTTAGACCAGATTTTTTATACTTCTTCTGTGCGATCTTAACTGCTGCAAGTGAGTTAAAGCGGCTGATAAAGAAACCAGCATTTAAGCGAATTTTACGTACACGAGAATTAACATCTGTCAAGTACTTTGCAGTTTGTGGGCAGTTCTCAACAGGAAAGAATACTTCATACATATCACCAGCAACATGAGATACAATAGTACCATGAGTGAACTCACCGTAATTGTGAACTACTACAGTACCGATTGGAAGGATTGCAGGGATCATTGATACTATCGCGTTTGCTTTAGACATTTTCTTTCTCTCTCTCTTAAAAGTTATTTGATTAATTTTATTATCAAGAGATTGCCGCCTCTCGATGTAGTTATAATACCATACCCACGATCTAATGCAAGTACTTTTTCATTTAAATTTTAATTCTTTTTTTCATAGATATACTTCCGCACCCTGTGGGTAATTCGAATTTCGCTTCGATATAAGTATTATATAAAAGTACTCACATGAATGCAAGTACTTTTTTCATTTATTTTTGAATTAAATTCCGACGATTTTCCTTGACTTCTCCTAAGAGTATCAGGCAATCTTCTTTTTGATATTCAAAAACAGCTTCACCTAACTGATTTTCATTTTCATCAATCCAGTACCCCCACCAGCTTTTAGTACTGCGATCATAATAGATTACATATTTCATTCTATCATATCCTTGGTAGTTAATGCAACATGTAACGCCTGTGTAATACGATTACGCATAACTTTAAGTACTTGCCGTAAACATGCCTTTTGTGTCCTGCTATCAAGGTGCTTAAACCCTTTACGTTGCATTGTATAGGATTGCAGTACTTTCCAGTGATCTGTGCGTGGTGTTCCCTTTCTGTATATTACACAATGTATTTTATCAGAACTACAATCAAAAGCAACAACTAATTTTCTGGTACAATAATGTAAATTCATATAACCTCAAAAGGGGATCATAGATCCCCGTTGCTTTTGTTTAGTCTTCGCTGTACGCTGCTGGTATATAATCCCCTGTGTGATCGTCTACCAGTTCGGTATTTTCGTAATTAACTTCAACCCCTACGATATACCATTGCTTATCATCAGGATCATTAAAGTTCACTTTATGGAACTCATTAATTACAGTCCCGATCCCTAAACAACCACCATCAGCACAAATAAAGTACTGGAATTTTTCATAACCGCCAGAATTGAACCCGTAGTTAATGCAAGGTACATCACCGGAAAAATTGAATGCCGTTTGTAGTACTGGATTTTGCATATTACTTTCGGCGTCAGTTAATTCAGGAATTGCAACATGATCCGCATCTAAATCAAAATCAATCTTCCCATCTTCGTTATAATGGTTAACGATTTCATTTACATCTAACTTGCAATCATTACCACACTCTTTACATGTTCTCATTTAAAAATCCTCGTTTGTTTTCGATATAAAGAATTATACAGTACTCACATATTATTGCAAGTACTATTTTAATTATAAACCTAAATCACTTGTACAGTCCCACAGTACAATATAAGCTTGTAACCATGAAACAATTGCAGGATCTGGATTTTCAGTACCCAAATACTCGATTAGCATTTCATCGGCACTAGCAGGTACTAACCCATGTTTAATACAAAAGGCATTAAGTAATGCGATTAAATGATCCATCGTTAAACCCTCGTTTGCTTTCGATATAATGATTATACATGACTCAATACTTAATGCAAGTACTTTTTCATTTGAATTTTAATTATTTTTATTATAGGTACAGTACTGCACCCTATAGGGTTAGTCCATTTCGCTGGAGTGATACTATAGTACTACAAAGGGCTGACCGTAGTCAACCCCTTTTTTAAATTATTTTACGTTGCTCAAATACCTGTAAAAGTAGTACATTGGCGAATGTTTCAATACGTAACCAGTAGGAACCTTATAACGTGCGTACTTATAAACAGTTTTAAGATCTTCAACCTGAGAAGATGATAACATAAGGTAATCAGTTTTTAACACGTCGATCCCGTAATCATTACGCAGGATTTGACGAATGGAGCAAGGAGTTAAACCTTTATGTAATGATTCTGCCAGTTCTTCAAAGGCTTTTAAATCTGACTCATTAAAAAGGTTCTTTCTGTTCAATGCGTTTATTGTTGCCTTGTGGAAACGTCCACCATTCTGGATCAATGCTTCTTGTACTGATACCGCTTTATCATCAATCATAAAGCAGAAACCGCCACCAGTAAAACCGCGTACATGTAAAAACATAGTAAAACCCTCAATTAAAATTATACTACAGGAACCATCCATTTACCATTAGAATCAATAAAATTGATCCAATCAACTTCTTTCCATGCATTGGTTATTACTGGCGGTACTGTAAACATATACAGTCCAGCTCTGTAAGCTTCAATCTTTGACATTTCTTTATCCTCTCACTTAACGATAACTTATTGTAAAGTACTCGCTACTTTAATGCAAGTACTTTTGACAATATATTATAGATATTTTGCGGGGATCTTTTCTTGCTGAATAATACGATTCAATCCAGCTTGTTCGGTTACACTATCCTTTAAGCGTTTAAAGTACTTATCTAGATTAATTAATGCCTTTGACGGCTCCGCGTTAATCTTGCGACTAGGCACCTTGTGAGATTGACAATAATTGTGTGGATTGTCTGGAAGTACTGAGATCCAAGATCCATCGAATTCGATAACAACATTTTCTAAATCAGTTGTTTCGTCATTGAATGAAAAATTATCATGAATGAATGCCCGTACTGTCATTGGGTCATTCATGCGGATCTTCCCGCCCACATCATTAATGTCACCAATCAACCCGCAGAAGATACCACAACCGCCACCCATTGACAATTTAGAAATACCAATGTAGCCATTTGGGAAGTACTTCAAAAAGGCTTCTCTTGTTGCATCTTGAAATTGTTTGCTATTCATGTTTATATCTCCCGTTTCGATATAAAAGATTATACAGTATTACGATTCAATTGCAAGCTCTTTTTTATAGTACTGAATCAAATCCTTTAAAAGTTTACGGCGGATCTTTCCTTCTTCGCCCAAGATATTATATTGATCTGTTGCTTTTGAATGAATCCAACGGGCTTGATCTAACTCATTAACGATCTGCATTTCTACAGGATAATGAGGATGTAAGCCCATACTAACAAACAACGGGGAAAGATATTCTAATCCAATACCTGAATAATCACAATTAGGAGTATAGGCGAGAACATGCCAGCAGATCCCCGCATGTCGATTAAGATTAAAACTCTTGCCATTGATACGCACATATGTATCATTAACATCTAAACAAGCTTGCATGTTTTCCAGTACTTCAAGAACTAATCTAAATTGCTCATTACGTTCCATTTCTTAAATCCTTTCATTTGTTTCGATAAGGTAAGTATACAGTACTTAAAACTTATTGCAAGTACTTTTTCATTTGAATTTTAATTTTTATTTTCGTTTACCCCTTGCTTTATGTTCTCAGTACTGGCATAATACTTACATACGAGAGAAATCGGATACCCTAGAGGGTGCCGAGATATATCTATTAAGTACTGAATTTTCTACGGACGGATCTCCGCACCCTGTGGGTTACGCCATTTCTCTGGCTTGTATGTATTATTGCATTTTTTGGGGCTGGCTGTCAACCCCATTTTTGTAAAGATTATTCTGGTAGTACTAATCTAAATGAAAAGTTTCCTTTCTCAGTTTCCGATAGTACTTTAGTCGGTATTCTGGCATCATCCAGATCTTGCGGGAATGATACTTCTAAATGTTCGATTGTTTCAATTTCATCATGCCAAAAAGAAATATCAGGATCATTGTTGCCGTGTACTTTCGCAAGTTCTGCAACCTTCGACAACTCCGCTAACAGTTTACTTAATCTCATTTCATTTACTCCGTGTTGTTTCGATATAGGATATTCTACAGTACTTAAAACTTATTGCAAGTACTTTATGAATTCTTTTTCAAATAGTCTATAGCACGTTGTAAGAGTTCAGGATCATCTTTAAAATTTCCTATACCAGTATTACAATGATGACATAATAACCCACGGATTTTATTAGTACTGTGATCATGGTCAACATATAATACTTCTCTACTGCTATCATCTTGATGAGTTCCACAAATGTAACACTTATAATCTTGTGATTCAAGTAGTTTTATATAGTCTTCTTTTTCTAATCCATATAATCTTTTAATGCTTAGATACTTGAAAATTTCAGGATCATTAGATTGCCATGATTCCCTAAGATGTTTGCTACATCTTGCCCCGTATTTGTTTTTCTTAACTACTGCCTGTAGATTGTCACATCCATCTATAACGCATTTTCCTTGAATATGTACAGGTTCAGGTTTTTTGTATCTCATAATTTAATCCATAATAAAAAGCCGCATTGCCAATCAATGCGGCTTTAATATTTATGAATAAAACTAAATTTTATACAGTTAAGGATTCAACGTTAAACGCCCCGCTAATTGGTTTAGCTGATACATTAACGGCATAGTTAACTTTCTGGTGTACTATATACATACAGGAATCATAAAGGCTATTATAAGCCATATCATAGATCCTGCGTTGTAGGATCTTCCCATCTACAACAAAAGCCAGATAGCCGCTATATACTTGTTTAGTACTGCTAACGGCGTTCATCGTTCGGGCGATCCTTGTCTTAGGATCAATTAACTCTGTAATGGGTTTTAGTTCCATAGCGTTTACTCTCACTTAAAAGGTATTGTAGAACGCCGTAGGATCGTTTCTAAGACGTTTTAACAGTACTATAACCGATTGCATTACAGTACTGTTAGAACGGCTTAGGGGGCTAGTTAGCCCCCTTTCGCGTTACGCCGTGATATTATTCGGCGGTGTTGGTTTCTGCTGCTGCTGGTTCGTTGCGGTATTTGTTGATAAACGCTTCACGATCCCCGCCGTCTTTAGCAACCAGTGCTTTGAGTTCTTCGCTCATGTTCCCACGTACTGGAACATCATAACCTTTGCCGTTCACCGTTACCGCTACACGTTCGTAGCTGTTTTTCGGTGCGTTCGCTGGTGCTTTTGCTTTCAGGCCAGCGGCGACCATTGTTTGAGCGATTTCCAGATCCAGACCGCTATCAGTAAGGATTTTCAACATTTTATCTTTTTCGGCCTGAAGTGCTTCTTCATCAGCTTTGCGTTTCGCTTCAGCGGCTTCAGCGTCTTTTTTACGCTGTTCTGCGGCTTCGGCTTCGGCTTTCGCGGCTTCTTCTGCCAGTTGTTTCTGTACTGCTGGAACCTGTTTAGCGGCTTCTTTCAGAATCGCCAGAATCACGTCAGGAGTTTCAACTTTGCCGAGAATGTAGCCAGCCAGTTCTTTACCCTGATTTGCAACAAACTCCGCTACCTGCGTTTTGTGCTGTGCGATCACTTCTTTGCTGTGAGGCTGTTCACCTTCGGCAACCGCTGCCAGTACTGGAGCATTGGCGAAAACGATAGAGTTCAGAGTGATACGGGTAGCTTTTGCGTTGTTGGTAGTAGTCATGATTTAAATCCTCTTAAAAGTTTAGTTTAGTTTGTTTGGTAAGCCGTTTGGCTTGAACACATATTACTACGTTTCGTTTCTATCCGTCAAGTACTTTTTTCAACTTCTTAGAAACTTTTTTTTGTTACATCGTTAGGCGGTAGATAGGTCACTTACAGTTAGTAAGCTTTTTATAAGGCTATGTGAGCACTTTCGGCTTCACACTGCAACAGTACTTTATTTTGCCCTGTTACCCTTTCCTATCATCCGGCGAACCTTACCGCCTTTCGATAACCAACATTCTACACTTTCCATTCTTGCCGTCAAGTACTTTTTTGTTTTTCTTTTTCCTTATTTCTAAAGAGAAGAATCACTATCAAGTAATTGTCTAGCAAGTTGTTAAAGAGCGGTGTCGTGTTGACGAGATAGATATTATCATACCGGTAAACCTTTGCAAGTACTTTATGCAATCTTTTTAAAAATAGTTCTGCTATAGGGTTTCTTTCCTTTATACGTGTACATGCCCCCATATAACGCATAGGAACCATTACACGGCGTTTATATAGTACTGCTATACCTTCGCCCCGCTCCACCTGTTCGCCTTTTAAATCCTTTCCTTTATACGTATACAACGATCTAAACTATTTTCACCAAAAACGAAAAAAGTCCTTGCATCTTATACCGTACTTTGATATTATTATTTCAGACGAGAGAAATCGGATACCCCAGAGGGTGCGGAGATATACCTATAATCGGTAATGATTCTCATTCGCATTTAATTTCTAATAGGCGGATCTTGGCACCCTGTGGGCTACAAATTTCTCTTTGTTGTGATTATAGTACTACATCCGGTTTGTACTTGTCAAATTTATTTTTATTGAAAAAAGTCCTTGCATAATGGATCACCGTTTGATAATATAGCTCTGTCAACACGAAAAGACGCCTTTCGATTCTGCCTAGTACTAACTAGACGCGGAAGGGGAACTAATGGAAAATCGAGACAAAAAAGCGTTTAGCCGTCTAAACGTCTAGAGGGATAACCATCTAGACGTTTAGACATTTAGCCATCCAGAAGGATAGCTGTCTAGACGTTCAACCATCTATACATCTACACTGCCAGAAGTCTATCCATCTATAGATAGCAGATAGGGATAGTACACCCAAAATTCAGACAATCCTCAAAACAAATCCATCTATCAAAAGGTACTCTATTAGTACTTCTATTCTTATAGTACAATGCAAAAAAGGATAGTACTTTATAATATATTCTCCAGCGTGTGCTTCATGAGAACTCATTATAAAGTACTATCCTAATTAGTACAGTATTACTTCCAAACGTTCAGTACTAAATCTTTCCTGAACAATAGCGAGAAAGAGAGAGGGGAATAAGGTATTCCCATTTCGTACCAGTAATAACATGCGGCAACATGTTCGGCAATTTACCAGTACTAGATGATTCATACAGCGTCAACGAGAGAGGTGTCTAACTGTGTTCTTCATCTTGGATACATCATATCATCGCACCCGTAACACGTCAAGGTTTATTTCAATTATTTTTGTACTGTGTTTTTGTACAGTACAAAATAGTACTTTAGTACTTTTCAATTCAATAAAATTTTCACACTTCCTTATATGTTTTTTGTACTTTCGAGATCTCAGCAAAAGTCTAGAGGGTACTCCAAATTTTTTAGAATTCGTATTTGATTTCACGTACCTTCGAGATTTTCCTGAACCTCATGTTATCATTTTTGAAAAAAGGTGATTGAACAAAAAGTGCGAAGTACTATGCGACTTCAGGAGAAGATA